TCAACCATAGATTTCCTTCCATTGAATCAGACCGTCGATAATTTTCGCGGCGGTTCGATTGTCCAAATATTTCTTATTCAAGTCTTCCTTATAGCGGACTACGGGAGGGCAGTTTTCGAGGTTTTTCACGTTATTAAGGTCGGACTGGTCGGTGAGTTTGAGAATTAGTCGAATCTGAGCTTCCGTGGCCTTGCGTTTCTGTCCCGCGTAAATCATCATTGCTCTCCCCGGCCAGAGTGGTGGACGTTTGTCGTTCGGAAGTGTTCCGATAACAGGTCTTTCGTGTTTTTTCTTAATTGGGCTGACGCGAGTTCCTGCACTTGAGAGACCGCTATCACATAGTCGGTCAGCTGGCTGGCGAATTCCTTATCATGATGGCGTCGAGCCAGTTCGCAGACAGCGTCGATTGCCGAAGTGTGGAAAATGTCCGATACTGGTTCGATGTAGTCACCGTCTGCCATGAGGGCACGGTATTCGAATCGGTTTCCGCAGTTGATTTCCCGAACCATGCCGTAGTCCTTACCGTCAACCACGACTTGATAGTCTTTAGTTTTGCTGGAGGATTGCGTGTAGCAGGGGAAGTTGATGGCAGACAGTGTTGCCGAATACTGGTCTTGTACCATCGCCAGTTCTTCGTCCACCCAGCCGAGTGAACGTAGTTGGATGGGGTTTGCCGGTTTTTTGGGGTTTTGTTTTTCCAAGCTTTCCTCCCAAAGACTGCTTATGTGTGGACTTATCCAGTATAGCAGAGTTTTCTTCGGAAGGAAAGCCGACGTTCAGGCGAGAATGTTCAACGACTTGAAAAGCGTGTCCGCCAGATGATTGCCTCCACCGTTGAGGCAAACCACCACATATTGGGGCAGGTTCACGAAATTCAGGCTTTCCACACGTAGACCATCCTCGGTCTTTTCCATACGGTATTCCAATTCGCCGTCGATGGTGGTTCCGCTTACGGTGATGGCGATAGCCCTTTTACCGGCCAGTTCCTCGATAGGCTTGTCCATCCAATCGGAAATGGTCTCGTGTACGTCAGTATGCATATAATCCTCCAAGACTCTACTTATTACTCGCGTCCGCGAACAGTATGGCACTGCCTTCATTATGAAGCTTGTCCGCTTGGCGTTTGATATCGCTCGTCGTATACCAGAAAGTGAATTCGGTCGGGTCGGTTCCGGTAATCAATTCCTCAACCATGTTGATTCCCCAAGATGGAATGGTGTCGTATACGCGGTACAAGTCAAGTTTCTTCACATCCTTGTCCACGATGCCGCCGACGTGGATGCCGTGGGGCGCATCCCCCAACGGATGATAGTCAGCGAGCACGCTGATGGCGTGTGCGACTTCGTCCCGAATCTCCTCAAGGGTTTCCAATTTCAGTGGACATTCCTCGCTGAACAGTGGAAGGTAATGTTCTTGGGCGAGCCAGAATGGGAACTCCTCCAAATCGTACTTGTCCATGTCGTGACGACTCAACGGCTTCTCATAGTCGATGATTGCGGTGAGCTTGCCGGTCGGGTCAGCCAGTGGACGCTCGTGAATGGAGATGAGTTTTTCGTCGGGATACTGATGGTCGTATAGCGACTTGGTGTAGGCGTATGAGTATTTTTTGGTCAACGATTGTCCTTCACTCTTGTATGATGTGAATGTTTCCAGTATAGCAGAGGGAACGGTGAAACGTCAGCGGTCAGTGACCTTGACTTTGTTATACGCAAGAATCGACTCGAACAGTCGGAGTGGATTGCGGGAGTCCAGCTTGTACTGATGGTGATTCCTCGCGGTTTCCGTTTCGAGGAATCGTCCGCTCTCGGACGGCTCTTCCACAATCATGGGAACCCAACGCCATTTCTCACGGCCTTTGCTGTTCTCCCAGACGATTTCCCCGTTTTCCAATACCCGCTTGTAGGCGGTCTTGTCGGGGAATGACGAGTCTATTCGTGCGACTAGATTCAATCGGCTCATGGTTTAATTCCTTCTTCTCTCAGTTCTTCATAGTCTTGCGGCGTGAGGAAAAGCCAAGCTCCACAGTAGGGACACTTGACCCTATTGGCATCGACGGTGTTCTTGCAATACCAGCAGGTGACGTACCATCCGTTTACATATCGGTTTTGCATTGTTGCTCCTTTTTCTTGAAATCAGAAGACAGTGGTCTTCTAATTTTCGCAAAGAAGTCGATGACTTCGATAAGATAGAGGAACATTTCAAGCAGGACAAAGAAAACGAATCCCAGTACGTCAAAAGTCCAGTTTTTCAGTTTTTTGAATATGTTGGACATTGCTCTCCTTGTCTTAATAGATTGTGTGAACAACCCCAGTATAACCAAAAAAAGCAAGACTGGCAATCACGCCAAAAACCGGAAAACAAACAGGCTAATCGTATCTTCAGGCAACATCAGCGGATTACTTTCTCGCTCTGATTTGGCACTTCCAACGGCATAGAACCCGAATATCCCAACTGTTCCTCGCAGTGTGCGATGACGGCTTGCAACGCGAACCGTTCCCCTACAAGAAAATTCTCGTCCGAAGCGGTGGGAATCATCTCGTTGATTCGGGCTATCTGTTCCTTGCACCAGTCTATGGTGTCATGCAGGGTTTTGTCTTTCTGAGTGACGTTCACCGCCATCTTGTTTTCCTTTCTTCTGTTAACGGGGCTAAAATCGACTTTTTGTTGAAAATGACCCCGTTAACTTTCATTTTTCTGACGATAGGGGTCAATGTCGGCGTTTTCGACCATGCGTCCGTAGTCTTGACAACGGCACATGGATTGGATTTTTCGCATGTACTTTGGGTCTGCCATTGATTCAGTCCTTCTTGGACGGGGCTTTCGTCAAGACCGGCTTGACCAGATTCCCTTGAGAATCGTACACTCTGACGGTGTTCTTCTCCGAGTCGCCTACCACGGTGATGACCTGCCTCTTACGACCATGATTGGAGTAAGCCACGCACGGGGTGTCTCCGTCCCGCACGTCACCAACCCCTTTGCATTGTACGGATTCGTACCCGTAGGATGTAGCCAATGCTTCCTCGAAGGTCGGGTGCTGGGTCTTCTCCGCTCCCAGCGTCATAATCAACGCCACTACACTGATAATGCATCCTACTTCTAACAGTCCGCCTACGATTTTCTTAATCTTTTTATCGTTAAATAAAAAGATAATTCCGGAAATGAAGGTCACTGTTATAACCAAGGTAAGAAACGCCGCAAAAAGAGCGAAAGGGTCTTGACTCCACTCGTTGAAATCTACCATGTTTTACTACTCCTTCTGATTTTGGTTTTGTTGAGGTGGAACCACTTCCAATCGGAAGGTTCTCTTGACGTTTGCCTTAATCTTGTATCTGCCGTTCTTGTCGGTGACGCTTCTGGCAGGATTGCCGACACTATCTTTGTAGGGAGTGCCATCGTCATGGACGACCGTGACCGTCACGTTGGGAACGGGATTGCCCTGCCAGTCGGTGACGGTGGCCTCTAAGGTGATTGACCGTCCCCAGATTTCGGTTTTCAACCGATTGAGTCCATTTGTCAATGGTGGTGCGACGATTAGTCCGATAACGCTTAATGCCACGACCAGTTGAGCTAGGCTCAAAACCAGTCGTGTCCAGAGTAGGATACCGTCGGTTCTATCATTTTCGTTCACTTCCGGCCTGTCCTGCTCAACTCGAAACCGTCGAGATACAACTGGAACAGGCTCACATATTGGCCGTCTTCTATATCATCCTCCGGTTTTGCGTACAGTTGAGTGTTCAGAACCGCGACCGGCAGACCGGTATGCTCCTCCTGTTCGATGTGGAAGGGTATTTCCTCCTGACCGTGAGCGTTCTCGCGGACTGCCACACCGTAATCACCCACCTGTGGTTGGGTGGATGAACTGCTATCGTCAATATCCTCATAGGTGAGATAGAACGGCAGAAGCAGTGGATTGGGAACATTCTTCAACGGGATAAATTCTATACCGGCCTGTTGGGAGTGCTGTTGGCAGACGCCACTGTAACTGTCCCCTTCACCGTAATCCGGCCAGTGGCGGATTGCCACGATGGGTTTACTGCACGGGTATATTTGACCGTCCGAGTCAACCATGGTTTGGGCGCAACCTACGTCAATGAGTTCCTTAAGATTCAACATGATTCGTCTTCTTCCAAGAGTTTTTCGCAGATGTGAATTATGTCGCCGTAGGAATTGTGGCCTCCTTGTTCGTCGGGTGACGGTGACTCGTCTGGGGAGGTGAGGTTCCGTATCATACGGTTGTAGCGGAGTTCTTTTTTCTTCTTGTTCGCATAGTCGATGATTTCCATGAGTGCGGCTGTCCGACTGTCTGTGGTCGGTTGGACTCCATACTGTTTGACGCGGGCGATGGTGAATTCGTAGGCTGTGGTGAGGCCGTCGTAGAAAGTGTATTTTTCCAGCAGTTCCCCGTCCGGGGTTTCGGAATCTTTGACGGCTTTGTCCCATTGTTGTTCCAACCATGATATGAGGTCGGTTTCTGGTTCTGACTGACTCATGTAGTGGTTCCTTTTTATGCGAATGCTTTATGTGTGGACATCCCCACTATACCACAATCAGTTGAGTGACCCTAATCAGATGATATCATCCAAAGACTCGAACACGTCCTCCAAAAACTCCAATTCCAGTTTCTTCTCCGAAGCGTCTCGACCATTCTTCTCGTCGGCACGAATCACAGACTCCAACACCTGACGTTTCAAATTCAAACGGTCGTAGACGGCCTCACCCAACTGTCGGCGCGAATCGACGGGATACCTTCTGTTCAGAACATCCCTCACCTGTTCCGACACGTCATCATCCGGCAAGCCGATGAACACTTCCCCACGGTCTTGAACTGGAAGGATGGGAGCGGGTCGTATTCACTGTCCCGCGAGAAAACCAGACCGTATTCGTCGTTACCGTTATCCTCGAAATCGACGTTCAACATTATCTTGTGCTTCTTTTGTTTTTCAGTCCGTGTTGCTGTCGGAAATGTAATACACCGTCTCATTGTCGGTCATTTTGCGGCCTTCTATGAGATAACTCGCGCCGCAAGCGCAGTTAACATGTCCCACCACATCGGAAGTCCAGTGTATGTCCAGAACATTCAATATCTTGCCGCACTTGGAACAATGCCATTCACCCGCCATCCTCATTCTCCTTATCTCCTAAAGTCGCTAGGTAGAGCCAAGTTCTTGACTCTGCTTGTATATCCGACTGCCGCGCGTCCTTCGTCGGTCAGCTCGTCATACAAATCGTCCATCCAGTATTTGCGTTTCAGCAATCCCATTCCTTGCAGACGCTTGCTCAATTCCTCCGGTTGAACAATCATGAGAGGACGATGATGGGAAAGCGTGTTGAAGTCCTCCTCACTCAACAGCATGGGCACATCGTCGTTTTGGATGGCGTCACGAAGTTTTTCGGCCTGACTTGAATATCCATCAGCCCTTTTGACCAGATTGTCCGGCATGGGAGTATCATCCCCGCTAAGCTTCTTCCAACCGTCGCGCACGTCCTCGGCTTTCCGCTCGTACTGGTTGGCAAGACGGCGTATCAGTTCGTGGCGGAACTCTTTGTAGAAAACAGTCTCAAAAACATTATCTTTCTCGCCAGCCCAAATGGTGAAACGGAACCCTTTCTTATCGTATTCGAGTCCTCCGCCGAACTCTCCGAAGTGGAATTCCGGCATTCCATCATCTCGCTCGTCCAATACGGCTTCGACACCCATCGAATTCAGTTCGTGTTCCAAATCGCGCAGGTCGGATAGCAGTTGTTCAAGGTCAAGCATGGTTCACCACTTCCTTGCGTAGGATTCCATGATGTCCGCGTCGAATTGGGTCGATGAGCTTAATATCATCCGTTACCATAGATTTTTCCTCCCTCGTCTTTGATGCCTTTTTCGACCAGACTGACAATCGCATACAGGTCGATGCTGCCGTGTTCGCCCACATGGACGATGCCGGTGTCCTTATCGACCGTTGCCGTCTCGTATAGTCCGTCGCTGAGCCAGCCGCGTTCATTGTTAGCGTCTTCACAGAGCAGTTCCACCGCTCGTTTGTTCGGAAAATATTCCATCTCAACCCCTTAGTCCTTGTCCAGTTGCCACACGTCGGCCAGCATGTGCAATGCGGTCTGACGGCGCGTCTCATACGGACTGCCAAGCTTCTCACACAGCAGCCATCCTTTGAACACGGACACCGGGTCGCGTTCGGGGTATTTGTTGAAGTACTCGCAAACATGCATGTACCGTTCGGCCATATCATCGGTGTCCTTCGCCATCTGTTCGTCGCCAATCGTGTTCCGCCACCATTCAGCGGTCTTGTCGAACTGGTCTTTCAGCCACATGAGCCGGTCGGTGCGCGGCATGGGCGCGGCCAGCAGACGGGCCAGTTCTGCCAATGCCTGTTCCTCACCCATGTCGGACGTATTGAGGACGGTGTTATCCTCGGCTAGCTCGTATCGCGTGCGGACGATGCGAATGGTGTTGGTGTCAGTGTCGGGAAGTCCGACGACGACTTCGCATCCCGCTTGAGGGTTGTATGCGGTGATGCGTCCGAATTGGTGGTCGTTGTACACATGCCAGTCCGGCAGTGTGCGAGTGACGGTGTTGAGGATGTCGCGTGTTTTCATTTCGTCAGTTCCATTCCTTCGGCGCGACGACAATCCAGCCGTTCGACAGCGGGTATACTTCGCAGGGTTCGTCAGATTCCAAATCGTCGTCCAACGGGTTCCAGTCTTCGAGACCGTCGTGGGCGATTTCGTCGTTGAGCGTCCCACTGTGGATGCGTTCGGTTTCGACGTGAACGTCCTCCTGTTGGAGGAAGAGGAACGAGAATGGTTCGAGCATTGGTTCGAAAAGATACGGCAGTCCGTCATTGGCTCCCCAGTTGGCGACACATGTTCATGTGTCGTCCGTCATCCGTTTCCACGAGGATTATTCCCGATTCCTGTCCAGTGAGGTCGTGCAGGTTGATGGTCATGTTTTTCTCCTTGGATTTAACTTTTTGTGCGAACAACTCCAGTATAACCCACAAAAACAGGATTGTCAAACGGAAAGACAAGCAAGGTTCCCCACCCTAGAAAATGACGAAAACAAAAAAGGGAACTTGTACGTTTCCTGTACAAGTTCCCTCAATTAGGAAATCAATCCCAGTTGCACATGAAGTAGCCATTGGGGTCGATACCATCGACAAGATGGGCAGTGGCGCAATCATTCACGGTGAACATAGGGCGGGGCTTCACGTCATAATCACCCCTGATGCGTTTGTTTTTCAACTCCTCCCCCACGAAGCAGTTCTTGACGGGAACCACACGCCCACCCTGCGGGGAGCAGGTGGCACCATCCACGACCTTGTAGGCGAGCTTGCGGACGTTGACGCTTTTGCCGGTCTTGCTGACCTTGGTTACTTGATAGAAGTCCACGAGGGTCATGCTGTAACCCCAAGAGCTGACAAAAATGTCCCCCACATGCACTTCCACGTCGGTGGTGGAGGTCTGTGGCTTGCGGCGTTCCTCTTCGGTGCCGTTGATGCGGAAGTTCTCACGAGTGAGCCAAGGGTAGGTCTTGATGGCCTTGTCGATGAAGTTCTCGACGCCCTTCATGGTTCGCCAGTGCTTGCGTCCGCTGAGGTAATTGCGGCTAGTGATGTTGAGGAAGTCGTTGGTGACGTCCACCCAACGATTGGTGTGTTTGCTGATTTGGACTTCGAGGCTGAGCATTTTTGTCTCCTTTATGTGTGGTGGGTTTTCAACCCCTGTTTGTGTGAACAATTCCAGTATAAGCTATGTTTAAACAAAAGTCAACCCAGAAAAACAGGGGCACAGTCCACCCAAGCAGACCATGACCCAGAGCCTAAAACTCACCGACCAGCCAAGGCGATGGAACGAACCATGGAGTCCAGACTTTCGCCTCCCAACGATTTGGTCACATAGTAGCTGTCGTTGTCGAGGTCAAGCCAATAGACGACCTCGTTCTTGTCCTTATGGTACTCAGAGAAGATATAGCGTTCATCCGGCTCGCTTTTTGGAGACGATTCCTTATGCTCGTCGTAGACGTGCTTCCAGTGCTCTTTCGTCAGCTTATTATGTCGAATACACAGCAGAGCGGTGTCATCATCGCTCCAGAATTCCAGTTCGACATCAAACGGCTGGATGGTGTCGCTGATATTCATAGGGGTTCTCCTTTTTTGCTTGGCTTGTTCGGCCTTTTTGTGTGAACAATTCCAGTATACCACATAATTGGATGAAAAACAAAGGCGACCAGTCCTAAAAGACCGTCACCCTAAAAAGCCTCTCAATCAGTCATGAAAATCGACAAACCAGACACGAGCGGAAGAATCATTCCCCAGCCTCTCAAACAGAGCATCCCTTGACACGGGGAACCACACCCCACCTTCGTAACCGTCATTGTCGCAGACAACGCTCACATTGCAGTCCAACAGCTCTCTGACCTCGGAATCACCGTCGCTGTAACGTTCTTTGAGTTCGCCGCAGGTGATTCCCTGAAGCCCGCCTACCATTTCCTCCCAACGACCGCCGAACTCATACCAGTCGTAGAACGAATCGTCGTTGAAAGTAGATACCACATCGCCGTCTTCGTTCAGACTGTACCCACAGTATTCGGCATAGGCTTCGAGCGCTTCTTCATCATTCAATGCCAGTCGGCGTTCCGCTTTCCCGAAGGCTTCGCTCGTTCTGTCGTGCTGGTTTTCGCCCTCGCGTTCAATTAGACGCCTGTCGTTCTCTCGATTGTCCTTCAGGAATTCGTCCCGCGTGTAGAGGACGTATTCCTCGACTTCCTCGTATTCGCTGTATGGGTCGATGATGGCTTCGGCTTCGCTGGTGTTGTTGCCTCCGATGACTGCGCCTAGGAAGTGCATTTTTTCTCCTTGTTTTTTGGTGGGGTCGTCAAACCTTTTGTTTGTGTGAACAATTCCAGTATACATCATAGAAAAGGAAAACGCGCCAGCATAACAAAAGAGATAGAAAGGCATGATTGCCGCCATTGTTAAAAGCCGTCGGGAACGGTTTCCATGCTTTCGGGAAAAACGTTTGTGTTTCCGTTCGTTCTGACGTGGTTGCCACGGTATCGTGGTTCAGAAAAAATGTATGGTAGCACCCAAAAAGACAAGGTTTTCAGATAGCTTTCCCCAAAACAACAAAAAAGCCGGAAGCTTGAGGTTTTTTCCTTTGGCTTCCGGCTTTTTCTGTTTTAGTCGTTGTGGTCTTCCGTTGACCCGTAGACTGCTTCTTTCATATCCATTGGGTGCGCGTATTCGTAGGTGCTGATTTTCACGTAGGGTTCGCCGTCATTGTCTACGAGGACGCGATGGCTGTCAGGTTTGCCCGCGAACCGGTTTTCGCTGGTCACGTCGGGGTAGACGGTGCATCCGGCGATGTCGTTGGGGCTTCCATCATAATTCTTGCGGAGTGGGCGGATTTGCACGGTCTTGCCACTGGGGCTGACCTTGACCACTTCGTAGTAGCTGTTGAGAATCATGTCGTAGCCGTAGACGGAGTGGAGCACGTCTCCCACTTTGAGGGTTCCCACCGCCTTGGTGTTGTCCTTGCGGGATTCTTCGCCTTTGATTTTGAAGTCTTCGAGCGTGTAACCGTTATAATCCATGACTTTTTGGCGGAAGTTTTCAAGCCCACGCATGGTCTTCCAAGTACGACGGTAGGTGCCTTGGTAGGTGCGTTCGCCTTGGCTGTTCTTAGTCCAAAGTTCAAGGCTGAGCATTTTGGTTCTCCTTTTTGTTTGCAGTCTTCGCTTGTGTGAACAATTCCAGTATACCACATGCGAGAACAACCAAAAATAACGAATCGCACACAGCGCAAAACACTGCACATAAAAACATTGCATTCCACTTACAAACAACATACAATGTGAACATCTTTCCAAAAGGAGTAAAATGAGCGGAACAACAACAAACGTAAACATTCGCATGAACACCGAACTGAAAAAACAGGCGGAAACCCTTTTCGGGGAACTAGGAATGAACCTGACCACGGCATTCAATATCTTCGTCCGGCAATCCCTACGTCAAGGAGGAATCCCGTTCACAGTCTCCTTAAACGAACCAAACAAAGAAACAATGGACGCCATGCTGGAGGCAAAACGGATTTCAAAAGATGAGAACGTGAAAGGCTACCGTGATTTGGAAGCTCTGTTCAAGGATTTGAACGCATGAGCGAAACCAAATACAAAGTCAAGACCACTTCTAGATTCAAGAGGGATTTCAAGTTGGCGAAACGGAGAGGATTGGATACCGGTCTTCTGGAGGAAACCATATCCGTCTTAGCGAACGGTGGAACACTGCCTGAACGGTATCACGACCATGCTCTTATAGGCAAACTGGACGGTTTTAGAGAATGCCACGTCTTGCCGGATTTCCTACTTATCTATCTCATTGAGGATGACGTGCTTACACTCACTTTAACTAGGACTGGTACTCACAGCGACCTCTTCGGTAAGTGACTTACAGTGTACTGAGATATTTCAAACCATCCCGCCGAATACGAGAAAAGGCTGGACAGGGAGCCGTAAGGTTCCCTATCCAGCCTTTTCACTTACCGCCGTAACCTACTTCTTGTGGCGTGCGGTCACGGTCGTGTTTCCGCGACGGTGGGCGAGAATCAATCCCATTCCCATGAGTGTGAACAGGATGACCGCCATGATGGGCGTGTTCACACCGGTTTGGGCGAGTTGGCGAATCGTCTTCACGATGGCCGGTGTCGCCGGTGGAATGTAGGAGTTGGTGAACTCGGGTCGGGTTCCGGTGGTCGTGACCATGCTGGGGGTTGCGGTCGGATTGTTCTCATCCTCACCAGCATTCTCGTCGGTCTTGTCGGCCTTATCGGTCGGCGTGACGAGCATGGTGCTGGAATCCTTAGCCGAATCGTTCGTCGGGTCGTATTCGACTCTGGCGGTCAGGTTGCCTTGCAGGTTGTCGCTTACGGTGACGGTCACGTGGTGTTCCGTCTTGTCGTAGGTGACGTTCTTCTCGCCGGTGTTCTTCTCGCGAATCACATACCGGTATTCGCCGCAATCATCCACTCCATCATTGTCTCGACTGTAGGTGAGCGGCTTGAACTGGATGTTGCCCTGCTTGTCGTTCTTCTCACTGTCGATGACATTGCCCTTGTCGTCCACAAGCTCGAACTTGAATTCGGACGCTTGCAGTTCACGTCCGGTCAGATTCTTCTTGGCCGACAGTTCGACCAACACGTCTTCCGGCTGGTACGTGTTCTGGAAGATGATGCTCTTCTCACCGGCCTTGCCGTTGGAGTAGGCGACGCTGGCGACGAGCTTGTGGCTCTTCGAGTCCTCGGTGACGGTGATGGTGACGGTGTGGATGGTCTTATCATAGATGACACCACCCAAGGTTCCGTCCTGTTCGTCAACCGTGTACGTGTACACGCCGGTCTTGTCGAACGTGAGCTTGTCGAATTCGAGTGTTCCATCGCCTTCGCGTGCAGTTACCTTGTCGGATTGCGTGTTGCGCGGAGCACGGGTGAACGGTTTGGCTTGGAGCTGGTTGCCGTCGGAATCCTTCAATTCGGCGGTGAACTCGTTGTCGTTCAGGTCGCGTCCCGTCAGATGTTTGTCCGCTTCGAGTTGCACGCTGACGGGTGTCGGCGTGTACGTGTTGTCGAATCGGATGTCATCGGTCTGACGGTCGGCGGTCGCTGTGAGAGCGCCGTCATGGTCGGTGACGGTGACGGTAACATCGTATTCCTGAGTGGAGTAGCCGATGGTCTTGTCCGTTCCGGCGAGTTCCTTCACATGATACGTGTATGCGCCGGGCATGGTGTAGACCATTTGGCCGAATGTGAATCCGGTTCCCTTGTTGGACACGGTTTGTGTTCCGTTTTGGCTTCCGGCTGGCATCGGCATGTCGTTCACGCTGATGGTGTTGCCGTCCATGTCATGTGCGGATACCGCGTTCAGTTGGAACTTGAATTCGCCGTCTTGCGGAGTGCGGCTGGTTGCCGTATCCGTGTTGACGATGTTTTTCACGCCGCTGATGGAGTATCCGACGTTCTTCGGACTGTAATGGTTGGTGAACGTGATGTTCTTGCCGTTAGCGCCGGTGGTTGGGGTGACGGTCTTGGACACGACGGTCAGCTTGCCCTTGTGGTCAACATCCTTGACCACGTAGGTGATGGTGGCTACCGTCCCATCCTTGGTGACTCCCGGAATGGTCGTATCCTGTTCCGTCATGGTGTACACGTAGGTGCCTACGAGCGGGAACGACAGTTGGTCGAATCGGATGTTGCCCTGCTGGTCGTTCCGCTTCGTCTGGTCTTCGTTCCGCACGTTGGCGGGTGCCGACTGCTGGTGGAGTGTGAAGTTGAAGTCTCCGTCTTTGAGCGTGTACTTGTTGCCCTTGGAGGAGGTCATCTTCTTCATTGCGGTCGGATTGTCCGTGGCGGGTTGGGCCTTGTACGTGTTGGTGAATTCCGGAATGTTGGTTCCGTCATCATATTTCATGTCGGACAACAGTTGGCCTTCGCCATTGTCGGTGACGGTGACTTTCACATGATGTTTCATAGCATCATAGGTGACGCCTCCGTTATCGCCGTGGACTTCGCTGATGGTGTAGTCATACACTCCCGTCTTCGTGTAGGAGATGGTGTCGAACAGGATGTTGCCCCGCTGGTCGTTGGTTTTCACCGTTCCGACCTGACCACCGGTCTTATCCTCGACGCATTTGAACTCGTATTGTCCGGCTTGCAGTTGGATGCCTGTATGGTCGGGGTCGTTGAGTGTCTTGTGCGCACGGAATTGCACGCTGACCGGTTTCGCCTGATACGTGTTCGTGAACGTGGTTGGATAGGCCGTGTTCACTCGGGTTTGGGCTTGCAGTTGGCCGGTCAAATCGTCGGTGACGGTGATTTGCCACATTCCCATGTGGGAATCGTAGTTGACACCGCCCGCCGATTGGCGGACTTCACGCACCGTGTAGGTGAACGTGCGGGATTTGACACCGTTCAACTGTTGGGCGGTGAACGTCAACGGTTGGAAGCTGATGTTTCCGTTCTGGTCGGCGTTCACGGTTTGCAACGGCTTGCCTACCGCCTGCTCGTTGTCGAACAGTTGGAATTGGAAGTCGGTGAGTTTCGCATGGCTGGCGTTCTTGTTGTCGAACGTCTTGTGTGCGGTGAGGCTCACGGTCACGTCCTTCGGCTGATACGTGTTGTGGAAGACCGGGGTCTTGTTCGTATTGTCGTAAGAGGTGGAGGTTTTCAACTGTCCGTAACCGTTGTCGGTGACGTTGACGTGCATGGCGTGGACGGTCTGGTCGTAGGTGATGCCTTTGAACTGTCCCGTCTTTTCCACGATACGGTAATCGTGTTCACCTACCGTATTGTAGGCGAGCTTGTCGAAGGTTACGGTTCCGTCCGCATTGTTGGTCTTGGATTGGATGGTCTTGCCATTCTTGTCCTGCAATTCGAATGTGAACTCGTTGGCGTTCAACAGGCGGAGCGTGTGCTTCGGATTGTCGATTACCTTGCTGGCTTTCGGCGTGACGGACACGGGTTGGCTGGAGTACGAGTTGACGAACTGGCCGTTGTCAATGGTCTCACCGTTCTTCATGGAGATGGCCGGATTGATGAGCGAGGCTTTCAACTGTCCACTGTTATCGTCGGTGACGGTCACAGTCCATACGGCGTAATGGTCGTCATATTTGACGCCCGCCGCACCCGTGTTGCGTTCACGAACCGAATAGGAGAAGGTGGCCTTGTCTTTGCCGTTCAGCTTCGCCTTGGTGAACAGGAGCGGGGAGAAGTCCACTCTGCCGTCCGCCGTGGCGTTCACGGTTTGGATTGGCGTGCCGGTCGCCTTGTTGTTCGCATACAGGTCGAATTGGAAGTCGGTAATCTTGGTGGACGACCTGTCGGCGTTCGTGAACAGTTTGCCCGCTTCGATGACGGCCTGAGCGTCCTTCGGAGCATACGTGTTCGTGAATTGGATGGTGTCGGATTGCACTCCGTCACATGCCGCGTTGACGGTGACGTGACGTTTGAACGTGTCCAAATCATCGGTGACGGTGACGGTCAGAATCCAAGTGCGGCTGTCGTAGGCGACTCCCGCATTGTCTCCCCTGCGTTCCTTGACTTGATACCGGTAGACGCCATCCGTGGGGAACGCTCCGGAGTTGATTTTGACGGTCTTCGTCCTGTTGTCGGTGAACGTGATGGAGGCTGGCACCGCACTCTTCGGAGCATTGTCCAACGGGGTGATGTCCGCGACATACTTGTCCTTGTCGGTCCAAGCGCCGTTCGGACGACCGTTCAGCACTTTGACCGCTTTGAACGTGGCCGGAACGGCGGGCATGAGCATGCCGCTCATGCCATGGTCTTCGTTCGGGTCATCGTAGACGGCGGCGGTCATCTTATCCAATGCGGGGAAATCCTTCAACGGGATTACGCCCGCAACCATATTGCCGTTGGAATCATCCTCCTCATCACTGTCGGAGTCGGTCGCTTCGGAAGCTTCCTTCGCGTTCTTGACGGTGACATGCTGTCCACGCCAAATGATGCCGGTCTTCGGAGTGAACCGAAGTTTGAAACCGGAGCCACCCGGAATGTCCGACAGTTCGTAATGGCCGTTCTGGTCGGTGACTGTGATGCAAGGCTTGCCGTTCACACTGGTGACGGTCTTGCCGTTCTTGTCCAACAGGGTGACGTTCACGCCAGCGAGGAGACGGTCTGTGCTCTCACGCACACCGTTATGGTTGTTGTCGAACCATGCGACGCCGTTCACTCTACGTTCCACGACCTGCGTGACCGCATCCACCTTGTTGTCACCGTCCGTCCAACGGTTCACGTACACGTCAGCCGCCTTATTGTCGGACGGGGTGAACGTGAGCGTGAAATCGTAGCGTGCGTTCGCGGGCAACCTGTCCGAAGTGAACGCCCATGCGACCGGCTGTCCCATACCGTCGGGAATGGTGACCCTGCCGGTCTTCGCGTCGAGGGCTGCACGCGTCCACGTTGTGAACATGGCGGGCGTTATCTTCAACGCGTCCATGCTCCGATATCTCACGTCGGTGGTGAACCAGACGGACGCGTTGTCTAACGATGCGCCGTTCTTACCGGAGACGGCGAGCGTATTCAACGTGTAGGAGCCATGGTATTTGCTGGCCGTACCGGATTGCATGTGAGGCATGATGTCCACCACGTACGGATTGGCTTTCTCGTCTTTGGAGAAGTTGCCCAGCATGTTCGTGAATCCAAGCCTGCTGTGGATGTTGTTGAGCAGCGGGTTCGCGCGGGTAGCCAACGCGGTCGAATGGGTGCGGCTGACTCGTACCGTCGCGTCGGCTATCTGCGCCTTTTGAGCCAATGGGGAAGCCATGTTGCGTTTCGACCGGATGGTCGCATGGTTCGTGAACGAATCATTGTTCTTCACGTCATGGTCGGGGTCTGACGCGTCTCCAATGGTGGTGGAATAGGTGATGACGGTTCGTGTGCCCGAATCGGCGCGCGCCCCGTTCACCCTGATGGTCATGGTGGTGGTGCCGTCCTTGTTTACGACGATTGTCGGCGTGATGGGAGTGCCGCCCGTGACCGTGCCCTTGTCTGGCGTATGCTGCGAGTATTGGCCGCCGACCGTCATGGAACCATCCACGTAGGCTAATCCTTTGGGAAGCGTGTCGGTGATGATGTAGTCGGTCGTGTACTGTCCGCCGTCCGTGGTCGGGGACGTGTCTGCGGTGGCGGTGAGCTTCCAGTCCACCGTACGCTGTTCCTTGTCGATGTCGTAGACGGTTTTGACGTTGCCGGCCTCGTTGGTTTGCGCGACCTGTTTGGCGATGTGCGGTGTTTCACCGGCCACGTACAGGCTGTCGCCTTTTATGGTGTCGGCGGTGTCGCCGCCCTGATAGGTGCCGTTTTCGTCGAACGTGGCGGGACGGTATGTGTCGCCGCTACAGGTCAGGTTGGGCTTCACGCTGTTCGCGTATTCGGGCAGACGGGTGGCGAGACTGTCGGACCATTGCTGCCATTGCGTGTTGGACGCGTCCACGTTCAGGTTCGCGACCCGGGTGAGGCTGTTGCGCGTCCAGTAGGCGGTTTCTGCGACGATGGGTGCGACCGTGCCGATTCCGGCATTGTCGAGGATGTGGACGGGCAGTGCGACGACTGGCACAAATCTTTTACTGAACGTCGTATTGTCCGGGTCTACCGTGTTATGGTCTTCGAACAGCATGCCGACGACCGTGCCATGCCGTTTCGCCTCGTTGAGGGTCGGATAGTAGTCGAGTCCGCTGATTTTCGTGTCGCGCTGCTCCTTGTAGTCCTTCCAGTTGGCACCGTCCTTTTTGACGGCATACCAGTAGGGGATTGCGTCCCCCCGTTTACCTACCCTCGCACCCCAAGTAAAAACGTTCATGGGGATGGTCGGCTGCGTGTCGGGCGTATCGTCCACCGGTTCGATGGTGTTCGGGTCGAATTTGACCAAGCCCATGCCCATCACTTCGGCGTCGCCTTCGGAGTTGACTTTGATGTTATGACCTATTTGGAGACGTAGTTTCGACCCCTGTACGAGACTGTCGGACCCGGTGTCCGTGTCGGGGTTTCGCCAATGGCCGCTCGTACCCGCATCATTCGTGGAGCGGTCGTTAGCCCAATACGTATATCGGATGAGTGTAGAGTACATGCCCGGGATGCGGACGGTTGTCGCCGTTCCCGAATGGTCGTCATCGGTGGCGGCCTGATTCCCATTGTCTTCCGCCGATACGAGACGGTCTCCGCTGACTCCAGTAGCCGTCAATCCCATGTCGTCCATGGTGATGTTAGCCGTCTGGTCAACGTTCCCGTAATATTGCGCCACGGTCTTGCCGTCGCGACTGGTGGGCGTGATGAACTGCAATACGTCCGAGTGGATGGCCCCGACCTGCTGAGTGGAACAGTCCGACGACATGTAATGCGTGCTGCATTTATGCACTCCTTGCGGAAAGCCTTCGTGGATGGGGAAGACGGACGTATCGTAGCCGTCGAACGAAACGGTCACATCCGTACCCTGCTCACCGGTCGTGGACGTGACCGTCGTATTGCCACGCGCCACTCTGTCATATCCGTTGGCATGGTCGGCGACTCCCGGAGCCAGATATTGTGGGTCGCCCATCCACGCGAACGTTCGCCCATACCCCGGAACTTCTCCGATATGCCCGTAATCGTAGAACAACGGCTGCCAACGGCGTTCCATCGCATGCTTCGTCCCGGTCTTCGTATCATCAGAATACTGGTTGGACAAGTGAATCCTATAGGTGATTCTGCCGGACGGAGCCTCCAAGCCCTTCAAACCCTTCGTCCGGTCAGGCCAACGCAGCTCCGTAACCAATGCGATGCCCAAACCTAAGCCGGACACCTTGCCCTCCGTCTTGTTGGGCGCGTTCGCAGCACCCGAAGAGAAGTCGAACACGCCCCTGTCCACGTTGCCGTAGTTGACCATGCGAACGTTCAGACTCAGCTTCGCGCTGACCGTCACATCCTTCGGCGTGTCCGAAACGATACGGTTCGACGTGTCGTTCGGCACCGTCCACGCCTTCACGGTCGGATGGAACCTGTACCCGTTGGGCGCTCCCAACACTTTGACCGCGAGGGTGATGCTGGACGTGCCGGGGCAGACGGTCGGAGTGTTCGACGTAGGGGTGAGCAGACGGTATGCGGTGAACACCTGCCTGTCACCCTCCTGAGTGACCTTCGCCGTATAGCCCGGCGTCTGGTCCACCCAGTTCATCTGGTCGGTTGCGAACGTGACCTTGTCCTTCGGATACGGCAGTTCGAACCGGAAGCCGACCCGAGCCTTACGATAGTAGGCCATCGCATTGTCCGGCGTAAGCGTGTAATCGTAATCGTAGGTCACCGTATCGTAGGAGCGGACAATCGCATTGTTGTCGTCCTTGTCGTCGCCGCGTTCGTTGTCCTTATCGAACGGGGCGGTGCCGGTCGTCCAACCGGTGAGCTTCAGTTTGCTCACGCTCGCCGTATCCGTGTCGAGCATGTCGTGGATGGTCACGTCAGGCGCGGCCTGACCCGCGTCTGACTGCGGTTCGGCGTCGTCGGACTGGTTTTGCGTATCGGCTCCGGCGTCATTGTCGGAGCCGGTGTCGGGTGTCGTTTCGGACACGTCGCCGCCCATGGTTGTTTGCGTATCGGGTTCGGCTTGGAGTTGAGTGGATGTGTCCAAGGTCGTATCGTCCGCATATGCGGTGGACGCTGACAACGCGCCTCCGCCGAACAGTGTCGCGGACGCCAATATGAGCGCGGCGATTTTTCTTAACCCGGGTTTCATAACGTTCGGCTTCCCTTCTTAAATATGTTATGAAAACAGGGGGAAGGCCCTAAAAGGAAGCCCCCCCCGAGTTTTTTAGGATTGTACGGTTCTAAAGGTGGGAAGGCTGGCCTTAAGTACGGTTTGCAGGAGAGTTCCCAAGACCAGTCTCCCCGGTTTCCACCCTCCATGACACACCGCCCCAATCGTTTCCGACCGAGATGACGGTGCGCCATAGAAGGTGAAGCTTGTTGGATTATTCGGCTTTGCTGACCGGACTGTTCTTATCGGAGTCGTTTCCCGGCTCGGGATTGGATTCCGTCTTACTGTCCGGCGTGGCCTCAACCCGCTTGACGGCATTACGTTTGCCAAGCCTCTTTACGGCCACAGCCAACAGTCCACCGGCTGCGGCGAGCACGATGATGACCAGTCCGATGATTCCGGTGTTCACGCCTGTCTGCGCGAGGTCGCTTACACCGGCGGTGCCAGCGCCTCCGAACAGTTTCTTGGTGGCGTGAATCTTGTAGTCCTTGGACACGAGTCCATCTCCGGATGTGACGGTGAGTGTCGCATCGGCACCATTCTTGTTGATGGTGATGCTCATTCCCGAATCCTTGTCGTATTGACCCACGACCGTCCACTTGTCAGGATTGTCCACGGAAACCTCGTAGGAGGTTTTGTTCGGGTCGAATCCGTTAATGAGCTTGCCGTCCACGGAGATGCCGGTGAGTTCCGCCTTGTGGGTGGCGGTGGTGATGTAGGTGACGGTGTAGTCGTGCTGGGTGAACGTATTGCCGTCCGGGGAGAGGACGCTGACCGTGTACGTGTAGGTCATGCCCTTGTGCGAACTGGATGCGACGGCGCTTTGTCCGACTTTCGTCTCGTAGGAGAAGACTCCGCCTTCCGGGATTTCGAATTTGTCGGATGTGACGGGAACATACTTGCCGTCCTTGCCGACGTAGCCGACGGATGCGAGGCTCGTGTCAGTCTGAGAGTCTGGTGTCTTGACCGGAGACTGTTCCACCGGCTCCTTCGGCTGGAATTCGGTGACGGCGGTTTTGACGGGACGGGTCACGGTCACGCTGTACGTGCGGGTCGCGCCCGTGGCAGTGTCGGTGACTGTCCATTCCTGACGGTTGGATTGGGCGCTTTGGGTCACGTTTCCGGCCTTGACGGTAACTCCCTTCGGGGCTTCCGGCAGCAGGTAGGCGCTGGTGTTGGCGTCCTTCAGCGCGACCACGTAGTCGAGACGGTTCGGATTCCAATTGTCGATGAGCGTGCCTTTTTCGGCTTTGCCGGTGAGGTTCACGTAGATGCCGTCGAGTCTGGCGGGACTGTCCGGCTGGAGGTCGGAGGTCTTGAAGTTGACGCGTACCGTGTAGTCCACGCCGTTTACGGTCACAGTGATGAGTCGGCTGGTGCCGTCAACACCCAGTTTCGGGCGGGACACTTCAGCGTCGAGGCCGTGTTCGGCGGAAAGGGAGAACGAGTCCTTGGCGTCGGATGCGGGAAGTTCGACGGTTTTCTGATGGTTCTCGTCGAAGTCTTCCTTCTTGATTTCGTAGCTTTTGGACTTGCCGTCTGCGGAGGTCTGGGTGAGCGTCATCTTCGTGAAGCTCTTGTCCTCGGCACGGATGTCGCGCGTGCCCACCGTGTAGGATTGCTCCAGCTTGTTGCCGTGCTTGTCCTTGACGGTCACGACGCCGGTCGCGGTTCCGAACAATACGATGATGTTGTTCTTGTTGTCCGCGCCCACCATGGTTTTGGGGGCGGACTCCCATTGGACGGTGGCCTTGTCCTTGTTGGACAGTGTGACCTCATGGTAGGAGGGGCTGTTGTCCTTGTCGGACAGGCCGGTGGCGGAGTAGCCAGCATGGTAGGAGCCGTCTTCGTACTTGCTGAACGGGGTGCCTTTGTCGGTGCCGTTGTTCAGTGTGATTTCCTCGCCAATTGAATATTCGAACGGGACGGTCACGTCGAATTGGGGCAAGCCCAAGGATGGGTTCGCGTCGGCATGGTAGACGGCTGTGCCCGTCACGATGGCGGTGCCGAGCTTGTCGCCGGACGTGATGTGCTGTTCGGTGAACTTCGGTTCCACTTTGAACTGGGTGTTGTCGTCCTTGTTCAGGGAGCCGATGGTCACGGCGGTGGGGCGTACGTTCACGGTCGGGGCGGTGAGCGACTGGTTGCCGCCCATGTTGGGAAGGTTCACGAACGGGAGCTTGTCGTCTCCGACCTGCGCGTACCAAGTGTTGGTACGCGAATAGTCACCCAAGTTGACGGTCATATGCCAGATTTTGGTTTGTCCGGTCTGAACGTCCGTGTACTCGTAGTTGCCTGTGGCGACGCCGGTTGCGGATGTCACGTGAGTGGAATTGTCCACGCTGACGTTCCATGCGATGTTCAGGCTTTTGCCGTTGGACAGTTTGATGGTCTTGACCTCATTGCCGTCCTTGTCAACGACCTTGCGGTCTTTGGTCACACGATAGGACTTGTTGGCGGGCATATTGGCTACGGCCTCCACGGTTCCGTCCGAGTTTTCTCCGGATACGGTGAACTGGGTGCCGTCGGCCAGAGTGATGTTCTCACCTGTGGAATATTTGAATGGGATGGAAACGTCGAACGCCGGATTGCCGTTCTTAGCACCGACATGGTAGACGGCGGTGCCGGTCACATCCACTTGGGCGAACGTGCCGTTGGCTGTGAGCTTCACATCCTGCAAGTCGCTACGCTTCAATGTGAACGTGTCATCGGAATCGTTCGTATGCACGGTGATGCGTCCCGGAACCTTGCCGGATGGTTCGGTGGCCGTATAGGATTGGTCGCCGGTTTCCGGATTGTTCGTGAACTGGAACGTCTTCCCTTCGACTTCGCCGCTCCAAGTGTCGGTACGGGAGTAGGATTGGTTGACTTGAATCGTCCACTCGTATTCGGCTTTGGTTTCCGGGTCGATGGTCTTGTACTTCTGGTTGACGGTTCCAACGACGGTGGTCACATGGGTTTTGGAGTCAGTGGTCTTAGCCCATGTGATAGGCAGTTCGGTGTCGTCGGACAGTTTCAGGCCGGTGATTTCCCTGCCGTCCTTGCCGACGACCTTGCCCGCCTTGTTGACGGTGTAGTCCTTGTTCGCGTAGTCCAACACGGCTGTCCTGCCGTCCTGTTGGACGGTGAACGGGGTGCCGTCCTTCAAGGTGACTTCCTTGCCGTAATCCTTCGTGTAGTTCACGGTCGCGGCGAATTCGGGGAGGATTCCTCCTGCTTTCTTGGAGTATCCGGCTGTGCCGGTCTCGTGAATCATGCCGAGTTTGCCCGCGCCGGTGGTGGCTCCCGGCGTGATGGCCGGATTTGTGAGGGTCACGTTGCTGCCGTTGCTGCCGGTAACTTCCAATCGTTGAGGAATGGTGTTGCCGGTCATGGACGCGAGTTGTTTCCCATCCTCGTCGGATGTGGTGAATGGGATGTCGTTGCCCTCATAGTTGGTTGACCAGCTGGCGGTGTTGGATGCGGTCACGCTCGTGTGCGTGTTCCAACCGTAGGCGTCGATTCGGGTTCCACTGTCCCAGTTGAAGTCCATGATTTCGACTCTGGCGGTCGCGGTTCCGGTTTTGGTGACGGTGTAGCCGTTCCTGTAATCGTATGTGGGTTTCGACCAGTCGATTGCGGCTGTGGTGCCGTCCGACAGGCGGACGGTGTTTTCGGATGGGTTGCCGTCCTTGTCCAAGGTCACGCCGTTCAGTGTGGCGTTCGCGGTGCTGGTGTCGCCTTGCACGACGAACTTCGTCCCGTCCTTCAGGGTGACTTCCTTGCCGTAGGTTTCATCCACGTTCACGGTCAGTGTGACCTTGTGGCTTACGGTGTCCGACTCATCGAATGTGCCCTTGTAGGTGACGGTGCCGGTCAGATGGCTGACGCCGACCTTGCTGTGGTCGATATTGAGCGTCGGGGTTTCAGCAGACAATGCGATAGGCTTGTCCTCGCCGTCAAGCGTGGCGGTGGCGGCTTCCAACGGGTCTCCGTCGTACTTGTCGATGGTGGCCGTATAGTTGCCGTCGCCGTCCTTCTCGTAGGTGACGGTCTGCTTTCCGTAGGTGGTTTGGAGTTTACGGCTTGTCGTGGTGGTCTCGCCGCCGGAAGTGGATGGCGGGGTCGTCGTATTGGCGTCGTCAACGGCCAACGCCGTCACAGCTCCCGTTCCCATGGAGCCTACTGCCATCACGGCAGCAAGACCCACGCCACCGATTTTCTTCGCGGCATTGTTCCAATTATCACTCATTCAATGTCCTATCCGAGATGTGAAACGTTTCCTTTGCGGATTTCGTCTACCACCTTAGCGGACGTGTATGCCGTCAACCTCGTATAGGCAGGAAATTACCTTGAAAAAAATTTCGGGGTGGACGGTATCCAGACTTTTGCCGGATTGTCCACCCCGAAAAAATCGTTTTTTGGAAAACGTCATGCCTTCTGGGGATTCGCTTTAAGCAGGGATTCGGTGTCGGTGTGGTGTCCGCGCTTGTTGTACCAAGACACGACGCTCATGCCGCTGGCCTTGTCGCGTAGGGTGATGCCGTACTGGCCCTCATGCTTGCCGGTGCCGACATGCACGGCTTGGGCGGGTACCGGATTGTTCTGGTGCGAATAGTTGAACATGCTACGGAATCCGTCGGCGTCGTTCGCCTCGTATCCGACACGGGAACCGTATCCGTCGTAAAGGGTGTTGGTATGCTCTCCGCGAACCGCGAAGGACACTTCCTTGTCCTGATGGCGCATTTCGATGCTGTCCTGTGGAATGTTCATGTTGCCGGTCTTACGGCGCATGAGCTTGGCGGCGTCCTCGCTGTCCACCGGATGATAGTAGTTGGACGCGGCTTTGTTTCGACGGTCTGCGACTTTCGACTTGTAGTCCGCGTACTCCTTGTCGCTGCTGAACTCGCCACGGGCCTTCTCGACCTCGGTGCCTTTGTTGTTCATTTCGATGGTGCCCCAAGAGGTCACATGGTCACCACTGGCCTTGTTGCGGTAGAACTCCTTGCGGAAGTGCAGGGCGTTCTGCGGATGGCCGTTCGCCTGTTTGCCAGTACCGGCGCTGATGGCGCATTGCATGTCGTCCAGTCCTTCGGCTTGCATGGCGCGGGTCATTCGGGTCAAATCGTCGCCCGGAACGATAGCCATTGGGGAGCCGCCCTCATTATGCGGGCGGGGGGCACGTTTCAGAAGGCCGGTCTTCGAGTCTCGCTTCAAGGCTGGTGCGACGTGCGTCTTGCCTTCCTTGTCCATGTAGACGAACACTTCTGCGGAACGCGCGTCGGCATTGTTCAAACCAAGCTTATTCTCGTAGTAGTGGCGGGCTTTGACCTCCGCCTCCGCGAAATCCTTCGGGTCGATGTGGTACACCTTCGCGTTCTCGCCTTCGAACGCGGCACGGTTGACCTGCTCGTTCGTTCGGGCGTTCAGGGTGTCGTACACCTTGCCGTCCTTACGCCCCTCCAATTGTGCGGCACGACCGCCGAAACTGGTCTCGTCCAACGGCAGGTTCTCGCTGACCGGCTGGAACTTGTTTCCACGACACATGCTCAACGTGTGTTCCGGGGCTTCACGGTCATGGTTGATGACTCCGAAGCAGGTGTTGCCGGTGGACGCGATGGCGAGCTGTTCGCCGTCCTCGGTGCCGGTGATATGCACTCGTTCGTGAACATCATGGTTCTTGAGCGTGCTGAAATTACGTCCGCTCGCGCCGACGTGCATCATCTCATAGCCGCTGGGCATTTGGGAGAGATTGTTCTTGTAGTACTTGCGCACGTTGCCGCGACGGTCAACGTACTCATGCCAGCCGACGGTCAAACCCCATTCAGTCCACTGTCCGATGGGGTTTCGCGGCTGTGCTGGATTGTAGGCCATGTCTTGTCCTTCCTCGACCTGATTCCTCCCCGAACGGGAGGTTTTTCCAACATCAGATTCCAGTCTACAATCCTCAAGGTCGATAAAAGGCGGAAGAAGGTAATCTACCGGTTTTTCTTACGCTTCGACTTTTTGGAAAGATGGTCGGAAACGTGGACGAACACGGTTTCAGCGAACACGCCCACATCCTTGGCGAGAATCCTCAAACCCTTCCACAGCAATCGTCCCCACGTCTCCCCCAATATCCAGAAGCCTACTATCAGACCGAAAAGGGACAGAATGGATTCACGAATATCCAGTCTGCCGTCGGCGGGAACGTCGAACGACATGTAGATGACGGTCGCAAACAGGATACCCGCCCCGAGCAGGGTCTTGCCCAATACGCTTTTCCAACTCATTCCGCCCTCCGGTCGTGCTCCGCCCAACTCGCATCCGCTGAATCCGCTATCGCTTCCAGCATTTGGAACCCGTCCGGCACGGGGAACACGAGCAGTCTGACCAAATGCCGTCCGCCATGATTCAGATTCTTAGACCGGACGAACGCCACGCCCTTGCAGTAGTTCGACGTGGTGCCATGCCATGCGCCGACGTTCGTTCCCGCTTTCAGAATCGCGTTCACGCTTTCTGCGGTATTGTCCGGGTCGGCTTGCGCCACGCCATACGGGTAGGCGATGCTGGCGATAACGATGTACTTGCCGTATCCGCAGTAGGGCTGGCGTTTCCAACACTCCTCCGCGTAGGCGATGAGCTGGGAGCCGACCTTCTCACGCACGCCCAACGTGTTGCCCCTACCCCACGTGGTCGCCTTGCGTTGACCATGCTGGCGGGCTTTCAAATCCGAATCCGTGTAATTGCTGGTAATCCAGATTTTGTCCGGCACGCTGAACTTCACCTCATAGCCGTCACACCATGCGGGACGCTCCCCCACGGGAATGTTCCTCCACATGCCGACCACGCTCGACGCCAATCCGCCCGTAATCTGATACTGCGGGTTCTCGTCGGAAATCGGAATGATGAGAATGTCCAGCAGATAACAGCCGGAAGGCGCTTCGATGGGCGATTGCAGGTAGATGGTCGAATGCCGGTGCAGACTATCATCATCATCCCACAGGCGCACGTCGGAACCGGCGTCGATTATCGGCTTCACGGTTTCGGCGGCTCGTGCTGGGAACACGTTCCCGCCGTGGGGTGCGGACACCGTGACCACGGCTAGGAACCGTTCCACCTTCCACGCCTGTTTCATCGTTTTCAGATTCCGCCACTTGTCTTTCGCATACCGACGGATTCTCGCACGCCGTAGGGCACGCGTCTTTTCGGTCTGCACGGTGTCGGTGCCGCTCCACCATTCGATTGGAATGTTGATGGTCAACCGGTATCCGCCGCGTTTCACCGCTACGGTTTGACGAACCATGACGCTCCTCCGAACCATGACGATTCTCCGAACGGACGGTGGCTGCCGGACTCATGCACGCCCAGACAGTGCTGGCACATGGTTTCCCCGTCGTATGGGGTTTTCCTGACGCCGCAGCGGACGCAACGGCTGGTTCCCTTGTCGGTCGAATGCAGTGTGAATCTCATTTTCGGCTCCCCATCTCCAATGCGCTGATATCGGCTTTTAGAAGGTCGATGATGTCCTTACGGGTATGATTGGTCTCGATTTTGCCGGAAACCCCGTGAAGGGCATTTAAAACGACGATACGGTCATGTTCAGCAAGCCACTCATCGTAATCCTTTCCGTCTGCGGGAAGACCGGTCTGAACGTAGGCACCATCGCAATACCGGCCACGAACGGTCTCATCATCAAGAGGCCGAACCGGCGAACCAGTCGGAAGCGCGATAGGCAAAAGCATGTTTTCTCTTTTCCGTTAGCCAATGTGGACTAATCCAGTCTAACGGAAACAACATTGGAAGAGTCTGAAAAGCATGGAAATACGACGAAGAGAAAAACCGGCGGCACGGGAGGGGCGGGCTTTTTCTTCTTTAGGGAACCCGGGGTAAAGAATTCTCGCTTGTTAACGGTTTACAAGGTTTAAGATTTTTACCGGTTTTCTTAAGCAAAGAAAAAGCCAGTGAGCGACAACCCAGTCTAAGGATTAACCCGTCTCCACTCCCAGCAAAGAGAGCCACGTCTGTTAACGGTTTCCCAGCAAGGAGAGGAACTTGCTTTCAAAACCTACCTAGAGGGTTATGTCTGTTGACTTTTACCCGGCAAAAGCGTTTTCCTATATTTTTTGATTTTTCAAATTTTTTAAAATTTGAGCCTATATATATGTTATGTATTAGTTATGTATGTTATGTATACTTATGGGGATGCCTGAAAGCCCTTGTGGCAGTAAGGCTGAGAGGCCGTTCTTATATTCAAATTGTGAACTTTTCATAGTCAAATTGTGAACTTTCATATCTAAATCATAAACTTTTATATTCAAATCATAAGTCAAAATAGGTAAAAAATGTTTTTTCATACTCAAATTGTGAACAATAGGGTGCTGTAGACAGTGTTGTTGAAAACCTCATAAAATACAGTCCACAGCCTACAATAAAGAAAAAGAGAACCCCTCTGCGATAGGCAGAACAGGGGGGTTCGCTAAAAACCAGAGTAAAAGGAAGTGGTTTCATGTCCAATGATACACTAGCCGTCAACAAAAAAGACATCAGCTATTCCCCTAGCCTCATGTCGCAGATTGCCATGTTCCCTCTCAAGAACCCCGGTGACGTCCGATTCGTGGAAAGGACGAACGGATGCGTGTCCGTGGCGGTAATGCAATCGATGTGGGGTTGGACATATGGGAAGATACCCAGACTGTTCCTGATTTATGTTCGTTCTTTGGTGCAAACAGGCTCCGACAAAGTGGATATGGAGCACCATATCGTCAAGATAGATAAGTCTTTCCACTTATTCTGTGAACAGGTTGGATTGGCGGCTGGAACCAGTGTCAAAGATGTCGAACAGTCTCTTCTTTGCTTATCCGGAACGACTTTCACGATTTCCCTAATCGGCAAGAGTCATAATGGGAGACATTTCATAGAGGGGCGCAACTTACGTCTTGTGAGCCGCTTCCATCTGCGTTTCAATAACTCCAAGTTCGACTATCCGGGGTTTAAGGATGATGGAGACCCGTCTTCTTATATCCAGTTCTCTGAGGAGATGTGGAGTATGTTCACTGACAATCCGGTGCCGTTGAACAAGAGAATCACCTTCGAGCTTGGCAAGTCGGCTAGAGCATTGGATATCTACCAGTGGCTTGCCTATAGAGCTTATGGGTTGAAGAAGCCTTTGTTTGTTCCATGGCAGTCTCTCAAGTCCCAATTTGACATATCGGATACGCCCATGTATTCATTTAAACAAAAGTTCAGTAGAGCCTTAAACAAGGTATGTAAGGCTTGGCCTGAAATCAAAGTCATGTGCGGGAAAAACGGGCTAACCTTATACCCCTGCAAGAGTTCTCTGGACTCCGAGGAACCAGTTCAGGAGAGTCCCCAACCGGTGAAGCCAAGGCAGGTGGAACTAAACCCGTTTGCCTAACTCATCCTTTTCGATGAGTAGAAATGTATCCTCCTGTTTTCTATCGCGGATTTACACGCGGCAAAACCGTTAATTAGTTAAGAAAAGAGCAGTCGCATGATTTATAATAGCGGCGAAGACAAACTTCTGAAATTTGCTTATAATCTGAAACTTATTCCCATCGTTGATGTCTTCCCTATAGTGAACACGGGGACTGAGTTCTTTGAGAAAAGGAGTGGAACGGTCACGGTCAATATTGCCCCGGAAAGAGGAAAGTGGGCTTATGGGAAGATTCCTAGGCTTATTCTTCTCTACTTGAGTTCTTTAATCATGGAAAGGTCTGAGAAAGTCGATTTCGATAAGAAGACTATAGTCTTTAACGAATCATTCCGTTCTTTTTGCAAGCACGCCGGTCTGACATATTACGGCGGTTTGGCTGAAAAAGTAGACGAGATGCTGAATCGTATGCTGAATACGACTATCCAGTTTAGGGGCCGGTTCGATGCGAGGGGAGAACGAATACTGGCCGTGGGAAACTATCGGATTTTCGATTACGGAGAATTCCACTTTCATGACGTGGACACTTCTCGGAAAACGTACATCAAATTATCCGATTTACTGTGGCGGATTTTTACGGAGAATTGCGTCCCCTTGGACAGGGATATCGCCGCCCAATTAGGACGTTCCCCCAGAGCTTTGGATATCTACCAGTGGCTTGCCTATCGAACATATGCCCTGAAAAAGCCCGTCGTCGTTTCTTGGGAGAATCTTCGGAGTCAGTTCGATTCAGCGGATACGCCGATGTACTCTTTCAGACGGAGGTTTTGCCGGTCGTTGGAGAAGGTGTCGGACGCGTGGCCGGAGCTGGCGACTTCCGTTGGGGAAAAAGGATTGACGCTCTATCCCAGCAGAAGCTCCCTCACTTCGGGAAAAGGAAAGGAAAAGGCTTTCGGACAGGGGGCCGTCTCTTCCGCAAAGGAGTCCGCCATGACGGAAAACCCGTTCTAACAAAAAGCTTGGGGCACCGGTTTTTCGATGCCCCAAGCTTTTTGTTGGGAAACGGAGGGGAAAGAGCTATGCGACAACGTCGTTGTACATGGCGAAGTTTTGCGCGTCGGCCATATCCCATGCTGTGAATTCGACTTCCTTCAAGGACTTGTCGTATCCGCAGTTTCGGAGCGCGTAGCGTGCCGCCGCGTCGATGCCTTTGCCGTAGTGCCCGTCGGCTTCCGCCTTGTCACGGAGTTCGGCAATGCCATGCAAGGCCGCGCTGATAGCCATTCCGGCCATTTTCGTCACGTCATTGTCCGCGCTGATGGAGAACGGTTGCCAATCGCATGCGCCGCTTTTCTCGAACACCCAGAATTGCATAGCCACAGGCTTGCGTCTGGTGCGTTGGAATGCTTCCGCCGGACAGTTCGCAACCGCCTGACGGTAGAACGACGCCTGAATGTGATAACCGTATTCGATGACATGCTTGTGGAAGTCCGTGGCGCTGGCACTGCTCGCGGTCTTCAAATCCACGAGATAGTCAACGCCGGTCGGAATCAAATCCGGCTTGGCTTTCAATCCCAAGCCGGTATCGTCATCCGTCCACACGATGCACTGTTCGCATGTGCCTTTGCCGATAAGGTCGTACATGTCGGGACGGGAGTCGATGATGTTCTGCTTCATGCGTTTGAGCAACTGCATATCCTTGTAGGATACGACGATGTTGCCCATCGCCTCTTGCGCTTCACGCCATGCTTTGTTGGCTTTGTTTTGGAAGGTCTGCCCCTCGTCAAGGCATACGACCTCGCTCGTGTTCAACAGGTAGGCGTGGAATGCGGTTCCGAACTTCATCGCGTCAGTCGGCGTATGGTCGCCCAACAGTCGGTCGTAAGCCCATTCCTTCGGATTTTTCAGGAACGCTTTCAACTGGCTCTGGTCGAGCGCGTCCATGGCGAAGTATTCCTCGTCGGTCGCGTCGATGATTTTCGCTTGGCTCATGGAGGATTACTCCTCTTCGTCTCCGGTGATGGAAGTGTCTTCGCCTCGCGCTTCGGCGTCGGCCTTGACCGCGTCTTCGTCGGGCAGATGCACTTCGACCTTGTTGGTTTCGGCGTTCTGGAAGATAACAGGCTCCTCATAGTCGATGGGTTCGCCGGTCTGCGGGTCGAACTCCGGCTGGAGCTTCATGTTGTCAACGTAGTTGTAGGGGTTTCCATCGGCTTCGGCCTGTGCCCGGTCGATTTCCTCCCACGCGTCCTGCCATGCGGCGTACTCCTCCGCATAACCCGGATATGGTTCGATGTGGCGAATCTCCCAGTCGAGGAATTGTTTATCGGTGATGGGCTGGGATGGTTCGAAACTGTTGGTCAGAGAGTCCGGAATCGGAACCGTGTATGATGCTCGGTTCCTTTCCTCCTCCTCGTCGGTCATCGGTTCGTCGAATACTACTTCGGAGTGGCCGTAATCGGTTGCCATTTTGGTCTTCTTTCTGATTTGCGCGGACATTTCCAAATATTGGACGGTTTCCAACCACATGCCGTGTGGCATTTCAAGTGGGTTTTTCTCCCACCGTTTATATGTGCTTGTTGACACGTCCAGTACTTCGGCTGTTTCAGCCTGTGTTTTTCCCGCTTGTATTCGAAGGTTGCGTAATGAGATGTTTCCCATTTTTTAGACAACTCCTTTCCTACAAGTTTCAACCCAACTATAGCATTGGTTCACTTTTGAGCCAAATCGTATGATTGAGTATGCTGATAATCGTTGAAATTCAAGGGGACACGCTTGATTTCACAATAGTTCAAATATGACCTATACTTGGACATGTCCACATAAAAGAACTGACTTCCTCCACTCATGTCAGAGCATGTTCAAACTGTTTCCCGAATGGAAAAGGTTCATGCCTGATATTGGTGTGAGAGGAAAACGAAAATAAAGGAGAAAGCCAAAAATGGCAGAGCAAGAGCAGTCCGCGTCAGTGCCGTCCACGCTCGACGTGTTCCTCCCCCATATCACTCTTGGACGTTGCTCCCTCTTCGAGCCTTACGTTTTCAAGCAGAGCGACGATGACAAGAACAAGGACAAGACTCCAAGCAAGCCGTCCTACATGTTCCGTGCGATTCTCGACAAGCGTCGTGACAGTGCTATCATCAAGAAGATTTCCGGCTATCAGAACGCATATATCGAAGAGCTGAAAGCCAAGCGCATGTTCGACAAGCGTGCCGCAATCCACTTCGCCCTCGTTGACTGCGATAGTGAGGAAGTCGAGGACAAGGACACCGGCGAACTGGTAATCATGTCCGAACGTGATTCCTCGCTGAGGGGCAAGTACATGCTTTCCGCCAAGTCTCGCGCAACCGAACCGCCGAGCGTAGGCTGGGTCGATGACAAGAACATCCTCCACCCCATGCCGAAACATTTCATCGTGAACGAGGAAGACCCCGATTCCGTTGAAGAGTATGAACGCCGACTCGACTTCTGGAAAGACAAGGTGTATGCGGGACAGTATGCGAGTGCCGTGCTTCGTCTTTCCGGCTGGCATCAGGCCAAGATTGGTCAGGGTGTGACCGGTCGAATCAAGAGCGTTGTCATTATCGGCGGTGGTACTCCGGCTGGCATCATGTCCCTTGAGGATGCTTTCACCGAAGAGCAGATTGCTGAAATGGTCGCATGGCGTGACCAGATGGTGCCGGATTACGAGTCGGGCGACGACCCGTGGAACAAGCGTGTCAAGCTTCGTTCCAGTTCTGACGTTGACGATTATGCTGAGGATGACGATGTGGAGGAAGAGGAGACTCCGAAGCCGCGTCGCAAGGCGAAGCCGGTCAAGCCGGTCGAACCGGAACCGGAAGAAGAGGACGACTACGAGTATGAGGAGGAGGCTCCGAAGCCGCGTCGTAAGACCAAGCCCGCCCGTAAGGTGAAGCCGGTCGAACCGGAAGAGGAATACGACGGCGTGGAGGAAGAGGAGGTTCCCGCTCCCCGACCGCGTAAGACCCGTAAGCCTGTCAAGGAAACGGTCGAAGACGATTACGACTCCGACTTTGACGAGGGTGCGGACACCGAATGGTGATTGACTGATTCTAAAGAGTTATCCCAACCTACAAGTTTCTGTTGTAGGTTGGGATAACTCTTTTTAGGCTAGAACATCACGCCGCTGTTGCCGTCACCACCGGTGGACGGTTGCGACGGTGTAGCCGGTGTGGATGGAGTCGATGGTGTGGACGGGGTTGACGGCGTGGACTGCTGTTGCCTTGGAGCCGTATACTGCCGTTGCGGCGTATACGTGTACGTGTATTGCCGTTGCGGCGTGTAAGTCGGCTGGGACTGCTGTTGCTGTTGGGCCTGCTGATTTTTGGCCTCCTCCTCGGCTTTCTTCTTATCCTCTTCCGCCTTCTTCGCATTATCCGCGTCGGTCTTGGCCTTGCTGACCTTGCCCACCACATCTTGCAGACTGGACACCGCCTTGTTGGCGTCGGCCACATTGTCAGCCGTCACCTGCGTATCTTTCCACTGTTTGACGAGACTGTTCATGGTCTTCTTATCCGACGAATCCGGAGCGTCGCCAAGTTTTCCGGCTTGGTCGATGAGACTCTTCAACTTATTGGACACGTCCACGCTCTTCGACTGCAACGCCTTCCGATACGCGTTGTCGGTCGCCTTGTATTGAGCGTTCAACGCCTTCATTTTCTTGCCGATTGCCGCTTCGGTCATCGGATTTCCTTCCGTGGCCTTGCTGAGCTTGTCACACTCCCCCAGCGTGGTCTTGTCGTCCTTCACGAGACTGTTCTTGATTTCCTTAATCAGGTCTTTCGCGTCGGCCACACGCTTGTCCCAATTGTTTTGGGCTTTCGTGAGCGAATCCTGCTTCTTTTGGATTTCAACCTGCCGGGCCTTCTCGGCTTGGGCGTGAGTGTATGTCGAATAAGCGTAATAGCCACCACCGCATAGAAGCGCGATACCGGCCAGAATCACCACGACCATGATAATGATTTTACGGATTCTGCCACCATCGCCTTCACCGTCGGTGGTGTTTTCGGCTTCGGCATCATCCGCATAATCCGGCAGTTCGCCGTCGAATTGTTGCGGCGGAAAACCGGAGGACTGTTCTACGGGCGTACTGTCGAACTGGTTTGCCTGTATACTGTCATCCCAGAAACCGTCATCCTCCTGTTGTGGCGCGGATTGTTGTTGCTGGGGTGCCGACTGTTCCTGACCGTTGGAACCATCCTCCCACCATTGGCCTTCACCATGGTCGTTGAAGATGCTGTTTCGACGGTAGAAGTCATCATCCGGCTGGTTGGACTGTTCGCCGTTCTGCTGGTTCGCCGGTTCGGTGTCGGATTGGCTCACCGGCGTATTGTCGTACTGGTTTTCCTGTCCGCCGTCGAATGGGCTTGCCTGTCCGCCGTCATCCGGTTCAGGCTGTTGGGCTGGAATCTCATCTCCCCAAATATCATCGTAGGCTACCGGAGCGGCGTTCTGTCCATACGGCGAATTGTCGTCACTGCTCCCCCATATATCCGGCTCGTTGGACGGCTGGCTTTCCGGCATACCGTTCAACTGGTTTGCTGTTTCGCCTGTGGGATTGTCTCCCCAAATATCCTGCTCACCGTCCGACTGGATTGCCTGTCCGCTGTCCGACTGTTGAACCGGCTGAACGTCGGATTCATCTCCCCAGAAGTCTTGTTCGCTGGCCTGCCTGTCCGCCGTTTCACCATTCGACTGTTGGACTTGCCTGCCTGTGGGATTGTCTCCCCAGATATCCTGTTCGCCGTTCTGTTGGAACGCCTGAACGTCATCGGACTGTTGTTCAGGCATACTGGTCTGCTGTTGCGCCGGTTCGCCGGTATTCCAGAAATCATCATTTGACTGGTTTGCCGTTTCGCCGTTCGACTGTTGCGCCTGACCGTCGGCATACTGTTGTTCCGGCGAATCAACACTCCAAATATCCGCTTGACTGTCCTGCTGGCTGGCCGGATAATCGGCTTGTTGCGGTTCCGCCTGTTGTGGCATGTCATCCATCCGCCAGATGGAATCCTGTTCCGCCTGTCCAACGTTCTGCCTGTCCGCCGTTTCGCTGTTCTGTCGCCCATCCGGATTGACGGTATTCTGTCCTACCGTGGAGGCATCGGACTGTTCCCGCATGTTCCACATGGAGAACGGGTCTATGTCATCTTCAGACTGCTGGTTTCCCGCTACACCGGTTTGCTGTTCTGCCGGTTCGCCGTAAAACTGTTGTTCCTGCTGGAAAGCTGACTGCTCTTCCGTTCCAACAGCCGACTGTCCGACCGGCTCACCGTAGTATTGCTCAGCCGGTACGCCGTTTTCGACGGGGGACTGTCCGACCGGCATACCGGAATCCTGTTCAACCGTTTCGCCTGTATCGGACGATGGGGAACCCCACGGGTCTTCCAACAGACTGTCGATATCGATGGAATCCTCATCGACCGTACCATCATTCTGCTGGCTGACCGGTTTCACATCGACCGGCTCCACCGGTTGACTGTTGAAACGTGGAGGCGGCGTTGTGGAGGACTGGTTTTCACTATCGGACGGTACGGCGTCATTCCGTTCCGCCTGTCCACCGTTCCGCCTGTTCGACGTACCATCATCGTTCCGGGAAGACGATTCTCCACTCGACTGCTTCGCCGTCGCACTGTTTTTCTTCCTCACAGTCGAAGAGGTGTTCCGCTTCGCCGGAGACTTCTTTTTCCTGCCCGCCGGTTTAGCGGCGGACTGCTCCACCGGCATGTCGGACATGTCCATCAAAAGAGACTCATCCAACCGGTTGTTGCCAATCAGAAAATCATCCTGCTCAGACATCTGCGAAACACCTCCAGACTATGATGGTCGGACTCTTACAAGCCCTGCTGTGCGGACTCTTTGGCAAGACTACGAGCGGCGGCTACCGCGCTCACGTGGGGCACGTCAACTCCAGCCGCATACAGTTTGCTCGCATGAGCTGCGGCGGCGGCACCTTTCAACGGTTCGTCCCGGTCTGCCACGTCACGACCGTCTTCACCGAATCCGCCTTCGGTCTCCAACCGGCTGGGGGAGTGGCTGTCATCCTCGTACATGGCACCGTCGTCGGGTTTTTCTGCGGCGGCGGGCACGGCCACGATGATGTCATCCCATGACCAGTGACCGGCCTCATCATTGCCTTTCGGGGGATTGTTCTCCAACATGTGCTCGCGAAGGATATCGCTCCAGCTTTTCCCATGCTTGTGGTCGTCCTCGTAGAAGCCCTTGTAAACGCAAGCCTCCTGACCGACAAGCTCGGCTATGCCGCAACCACGGGACACTCCAGCCTCGATAAGATAACTCGGCACAGTTGGAGCGTTCTTCGCATCATTCAGCACGGTGCCACGAACGGTATCGTTGACCTTGTCGCCCAACAGAATCTTCGACGGAAGATTGGTCCGGACACTCGGGTCAAGACCATTCTGGCTGGTTGCGGACTGGGCCGCATACATGAAGAAGATACCGCTGAAACGAACCGTCTGGCAGATTTTCAGCAACGCCATATAATTCATCGCACGGATACCCTTCTCGTATTCGGCTTTGATACGGGTCGGATTATCCTTCGACAATCCCGGCGGAACGGTCAACGGTGCCGCCCATTGCGCAATCTCATCGCACACCAACAGAATCGGCGGATACTGTTTACGGACTGCCTCCGGCAGACCCCACCAATTCTCCTTGCCATACTGGTTGATGACATTCGCACGAACCGTGCTCAAGTCCAGAATGTGTTGCAAGGTGGCCGCGCAGGATTCCATGCTGTCGCAACCCCAACCATGGTCGATGACCCACGGACGGCACCATTTGAAATCGACGCTCTTGTACTTGTCGTCGCATACCGCGAGTTGGCATCCGGCTGATACTGCGGCATATACAAGACAGTTGATGACCACACTCTTACCGCCATTGGAAGCGCCCGCGACCAGCACTCCGGACGCGTCCTTCCAATCGTTGTACAACAGGTCACCGGTCTCACGTCCACGGTCGGGAAGCTTCATACCAAAGTAGGCGTGGCGCAAATCGCTTTTCTTCCAGAACTCCTTCGGCGGATTGATGACCGCAGGGAAGGTCGGCGGCACTCCCGGATACACGGTGATGACACCGTTCTCGGCATCAGCCTTGAAGAACCAGCCTTCACCGCCGATAATCTCAACGGTCTCCTGAATCTTCGTATCATGCTTGGAAGGACGATACGTGGCCGCATTGCCTTTGATACGGATTTTCCAACCACCCTCAGCGGTCGGCGTCAGACGAATAAGCCACGGATACTTCTGCAAGCCCAACGCCTCAGCGAACTGTTGGCGAATCGAAATGGTCTTATCGTCCATCAACTGCAACAGCACGACGCTCTTGGAACTGGTGCGCGGAATGAAATCGATTACCTTCCATGTCATGCCCGGCACATGTTTGATGGTCGGGTCTGTACTGTTGGCATAATTCAGTTCGATACGGGCGACGGTATCCTTCTGACGGGCTTCGCCCATACAGTCGGCGGCGTCGATTTCATCACCGTGTGCCATACCCTCCGTGAGAAGCTTCTGCATCTCCTTATCGTCGGTAGACATAGCCATCGGAGCAATGTAGGCGTAGAGTCCGTCCGGGCTGATGCTGTCAATGAGATAGCCTTCATATTTTTCAGGCTGGCGTGCGGCCTTCTCCTGAATTTTTCGGGTCAGACGCATCATATCGTCGGGATTGTGCGCGTCGAACCCGTCAGGGAACATTTTGGATAATCCGATTTTGATTTTCGGTCTGGTTTCAGGCATTGTGGTTTCCTCCTTCGAATGCGTGGGGTTGACTGATTGGTTTCAACGCTCCGAACCGGTCTTCGTAGAAGCCTTGTCCGGGTAGCAGTTGGAAGCTGTGGTTTGCGAGACGGGTGATGAGATGGCTCGCCTGTTCCCTGTTGGATGGGAGTACATATTCCTCGATGGGGGAGTACCCTAAGTGGACGTGACCACTATGGGAGATGACGTTCTTCAAAAGGGAATGCTCCTCCATGGGGAACGTGGATGATACAAGCACCAGATACACGCGCAGTCCGGAGATTCCGGTTTCGACTTCCCGTAGGCGTTCCTCGACGGCACGTAGATAATATCGGTCTTCGGTCTCTATGAGCGTGTCCAAGTCCTCGAAGACAAGCAGAAGCGGACGTGGGGTCGGGTCTCCTTCCACTCCATGCTTTTCGAGGCATGTTCCACGCCGTCTGATTTCAGCCACCGTCCGGTCAAGCACCTCCAACGTTTCGGCCTTTGCTTCATAGTCAACCTGACTGACGATGGGGGAGGGGAGCGGCTTGCCCTCGAAGTCGAAACGAATGACCGCATACTGTGCGGACAAAGCCTGCAACATGATGGAATCCGCAAGCATGGTCTTGCCCGAACCATGATTGCCGCTGATGGTCAGCATGTTCTGATTGCCTTCTTCAGTACGCCATTCGACCGGAAGGCCGTGAATATCATCACCTAGAATGAACGACATTTTTCTGGAATTCCCCTCCTTTGGGATTGTTGGAAAAGACGAGCCGGAAGAGCGGGATGATTACCATTCCTCTTCCTCCACGTCCTCGTCCTCGACGTTTTCCGAACCGTTGTTGGAAGTGAAGATTTCCTTGATATCCTCCACGTCGAGCTTTGTGAACTGTTCCGCAGCTCGCGGCATGTACTGCTGGTAGTCGATGGGTTCCGGGTTCGGAATGTCGGCAACGAGCTTAGCCAGTTCGTCCTGACCGCCCGAATACCATGTCTGCACGGCCATCAGAGTGCCTTGCATGCTTTCGTACATTCCACGACCGACCGGGATTAGACCATCCTCGTTCTTCAACGACTTCTGGGTGCGGTTCGCTTCGGAGAGATTCTGGGCGCTGACCACGCCTGCGGGGGAGTCCATTCCCAAGAGGATGCGGCCCAACGAACGGAAGAACGCGTTGCCGTTGTACTTCTTCATATCGTCCATCGTCAAACGCTGAGCGCCGAAAATGCATCGGATGCCAGCGGTACGACCCTGCACGATAATCTTGCTCAACGCGCTCATCGTCCGGGCGATGGAAGCGTTCGTGGCGGACACGGCGGCATTGTCGTTGGCAATCTGCATGTCCTTCTGAGGATTCTGCGTGGTTTTGCCGGTCTCCTGCAAGTACGAGTTGAACTCATCGAACAGGATGTTCAACGGTTTCAGATGCTTGCGGTCTGCCTCCTCCACGTCATCCGGATTCAGTTCGAAGATGTTGCCCACGCCATACTTGTTGTTGATGCGCACGCGTTCGGCCATCTCCTCACGCGCCCAAGAAATCACAGCCTCCGTCTCACGCAACTGGTACAGGCCGACGAACGCCAGAGCCTTCGGCTTCGCCCACTGGGTGAAATCGATGCAACCCTTCGACGGGTCGATGAGAATGATGTCCTCGCCTTTCAGCAAAGCCTCCGCAATGACAATCTGCGACGCGGACGACTTGCCACTACCGCTCTTACCGCTGATGAGCAGATGTGGCGTGGTCTTCGTATCCCAATACACGGGATTACCCAAATCGTCCACGCCAATCGGGAACTTGCGACGGTCGCACTTCTTGGCCGCGTTCCAATCGGCCATGACGCTTGTCGGGAACGGACTCTTCTTCGCCAACACCATGGAGAAATCCGTGCCGTAGGCTTGGATGATTCGACCATACGGATAATTCGCTTCGGTGAGGAATTTGCCGATATTGTATTGGGGTTTGTCCAAATCCAATCCGCCCGGAATCTGGAATTTGGCGAGCAGGACTTCCTTGTTGTTCGGAAGCACACCCAACGATTCGACGGTCGGCGTCTTGCCGGAACTGTCCTGAACTCCGGCCACACCCCAAGCGTCAGACAAGGCTAGTTGAATGAGTTCCTTTTGGGCGGCTCTAATCTTCCAATGGGACACACTGTCCGGGTCGGTGCCCAAATACGGGTTGGAGCACAGCCAGACGGTCGCACGGTCCGCCGACTGCCAATCCCAATACACTCGTTCGGAACCGACGGCGGCACTGATGTTCGCGCTTTTCCTGCGCACGTCGGCAACGGTTCCGCCACGTCCCAAATGGAATCCGATACGCCAGATGGCCGTGTCCTTGCCCATCTGCTGACAGGAGTCGATGACCACTTCCGCACGGGATGGCATCACGTCCATGAGCGCCTTGTAGATGAGCGCCTGAGCGTAACGACGGTATTCCGGACGGGAACCGGTCAGACGGTCGATTCTCAAAGGGGCGTTGTCCGCCATGACCAGCGAGGTGATGCCGTTTTCCTCGATGAGTCCGACGAAATCCTTGGACGGGTCTAGACTCGATAGGTCGTAGCGCATGAAGTCGGACGTGCGGTCTGGTGCCGTCAGCATTTCCGGCATGAACGAGATAGACCAGCCCTCACTGGTTTCGGCAATCTTCTCTTCGTCGTAATTGCAGACAGGAAGATTCAGTTTCGAGCCGACGATATCCTGCCAAGCCTTCTGGTCTTGCTTGAACCGGCGGGACAGCTCGATATACCGGTTGAACGATTTGCTTTGCGTCAAACCCGCCGGACGATACTTGTTGCCCTTGTCGTTCAGTCTCGTTTCGGGTTGTGCGGCGAGCATGAACGAGTTCTCCAAGTCGGAGAAGATAGGCATTTTGATGATGTCGGCGGGGCTGAACGGGTTCGCCAGCCATTCCAATCCCAATTGGGTGATGAGAGCGCCACCACTGGGAGGATTGTGCAACAGCATCAGCCATGCCGCCTCCTCCTCATCGTCTGCGGCGGCGTCGATGACCTGAACGAGCGGCGGACGTTTATGCCATTCGTTCTGAGCGCAATAATCGTAGGCGATGTCGGCAACCAGTTGGGCGATTTTTGCTCCGACCTTCTTCTTGGTGATGTCGGGAATGCAGGACTCGTCCTTGCCGTATACGATTCGCACTAGGCTTGGGTCGAACTGCCAGCCGTTCTCCTTGATGGTTTTGGCGGCGAGCAGGGCTATGAAATTGTATCCGCTGGAAGTGGCGGAGGAGCGCAATGGTTCCACACCGGCCTTCAATACCTTCTCATTGCTTCTTGGGGCGTCATACTGGTCTTGCAAGCGGACGCGCATGACGTGCATCGGATTCTTGCGATGGCCGACCTTCTTGACTTGGGTGACGTAGGCTCCTCCCCACATCTTTGCCAAGTCGTCGCTTTTGACCCAACCGTCCAGCATGCGTTGCGCTTTTACAAGTTCACGCCAATATGCGGTCTGCTTCTTCTTGTCGAATTTCGTCACGAGCGACAGGAACAGAAGTGCGGGAAGACTGAGCGTCGTGGGAATGTCCACGAACCCCAAATATGCGCAAGCTCCCAGTATAACAAGAAGAATAACAGCGGAGACGATGGCGGTGGTCTTCTGCGACGGTTTACCTTTTTGCAGGAAGGCGAACACGCTCACACCCTGATAGATATGCCGACGGTCTACAAGACGGTCACGCCAATGGATGACGCCCATGACCGACATGAAACCGAATATCATGTTGAACGGTATCGTCCACAATCCGCATCCACGACTGGCGTACAGGCCGACGAACCAGCCGACCCACCATGAGACCCTATGCACGGCAAGCCAGTCGGACTTGGACATGAGGTCTGTGAATGTCTCGGGGTTCTCATCGAACTCGTCGTCCTTTTCGGGACGGGAGTAAGGTTTCAGCCCGGAGAACATATCTTTCCAACGGTAGTAGACGTTGAGTTTCTTCGGGTCTATGGGGTCTGTCTTACGTGCGGGCGTCGGATAGGTGGCCGTGGTTCCTCCTACGAGGATTCCCAGCCAGATGAACGGCATGAGCGGAAGTCTCAGTAAAGTCCAGAGGATTACGCCGATGATGATTATGAGTCCACACCAGAAGCCGCTCCAGATATGGGTCGGCTCTTTGCTTCTACTGCGGCTTCGTCCACCGCGATTCTGTGCCATCGAGGACTCCATTCATTATCTGTTTTTTGAATGTCGGAAATCTATTAACGACACTAATGGACTGTTTGTTGTAAACCTTTTGAAAACAGGAAAATTGTTTGGGGGAGTTTGGGGCTGGTTGGGGTGTTTTCTTGGCGTGTCGTCGTCTTGGGTGGCGAGTTATTGTAGAAAGTTTAGGTTCGTGCTATACTGAGAATGTCCACAAAAAAGAGTCGCCATAAGGAAACAAATTATGACCTAAAGAAAAAGGAGAAAACAAAATGGCAACGCTACTTATCTCGATTGGCACGTTCATCGTCTACTCGATTTGCGTCATCGTCCTCGCAATCGGAGGACTGTCCATGACCAGTGCAGGACAGACGTTCGAAACGATGTTCAACAACTTCTTCGGAACAGTCATCCCCTCAATCGCCGTCGGAGCATTCGACATCTTCACGTTCCTCATCTTCGTTGCCATCCTCCAAACCATCATCTGGTGCTTCCGAATCGAATTCCATGAGGGCAAACTGCGTGATATCCCCATCGACTGCGTGCTCATGGCAATCGTTCCAATGCTCTACGTTCACTGGAACCCCGGAGATAATTTCTGCCTCCTGCTCGCACTTATCGGATACCTCATCCCCACGGGTGTCATGTGGATGAACACCATCCTGCTTCGCCTCGGAAAGAACGGGTTGGATGGAAGGGAATCCCAGTACAAGAAGGCCGACGGCAGGGTTTCTCGCTAAGATTCTTCTAGATGTTCGAACACCCGTCCGAACTTCCTAGCAAAAGGCTGAACTCATGTCCCACAACAAAAAAACCATCACCATAATCACAGCAGTCGTCCTAGTGTTGGCGCTCGTCATCGGATGGTGCGCATGGCGCAAGCACGTCACGTCCACCAAAGAGACCCAAGCCAGTGCCAACACCAGCTCCTCCAGCTCCACCAACAAGGCCAAAAAGAAAACCCCAGTCTTGTCCGACAAACAAAAGGAACAGAACAAGACCATCGCCCTCCAAATGGAAAAAGACATGCGCAATTGGGGAGTGGACTCGCTCGCAGACCCACACCAGTGGGCCAAACAGCCAGCCGACCAAGTATTGGCCGCATTAAGAACACCAGACAATATCGAGACTCCGGCGGACATGCCCACCTCCATGAAAATCAATCAAGGATGGGGAGGCAACGCCCCCTCCTACGTGTGCAACACCTCCGACTACCAGTCCTTATGCGACACCATGCCCACTTCCCAAGCATGGTGGAAGAACGAAGTATGGGGCACCGGAGCCAGATGGGTCAAAGACCCGACGGCCACAGTGCTCGAAAACGGCAAGGTAAGAGTCAAAGGCAAGGTTCGTTCCATCCTCGTCACTAGCGGCGACACTTATTCTATGGGCGGCTACAATGCGCTCACCCCGGCATGGCGGGATTATCAGATTGACGACATCCTCACCATCAAAAATGGAAAGGTCTCCGACATCGAATATGTAGGAAACCAGAATTGGTGGATTAACCCGTTCCTGACTGCATGGACTCCCGACCGGGTGGCCGACAGTATCGGTGAGGGCAACAGAATCGCCATTCCAGTTTCAGGCGCATTAAATTGGAATGGTATGAATCCAACCGGCATCACCCGCGTACTGAACGCGCCCACCAGCATGGGAGGCATGGATGGAAAAGTCGATTGGAGCATGTGGGACGATTTGATTCAGGCCGGAAACACAGCCAACGGTCAGCAACAGGCACCAGACCTTGACCCGGCGAAGGATGCGGCCACCATCCACGACAGAGAATAGTGCATTACACAAGCAAAAAGAGAAGGAATCTACATTCCTTCTCTTTTTGCTATAACTCAAACTACTTCTTCCAGTTGGAATTACGGAAGAATTGGCAGTCAGTGCTGGAAAGCTGGGATTTCGTCAGCCATCGAGAACCATAGGAGGAGAACGACGCGGAACCATCACGGTTGCCTTCACTAATACGAATCTTCCAACCGGACGGGTCGGAGGACACTTCCTCAACCACGGCCACGTGACCACAATCACCACCACCGGCGAACGGGCTACCACGACCTGATATACCGTCACCGGGTTTAGGGTTCCCATCGACCGTCCAACCGGATTGGCCTTTCAAATTGTTGGCGATGTCACCACCGTTACCCATAACCCAAGACCAGCCTTCGTTGCCGTGAATCATGGCAAGACGGTTCCATGCATACCAGACGCACTGATGACCATATTCCAAATGCGGGTAGAACACACCAGCGTCAGACGCGCTACAAATCTTCTGATTGCCCGAACACATCCAAGAAAAGTCCCCATCCTTGGTAGGCGCACCGCCGACGGAACCATACGAAGTACTACCGCTATCGTCACTCACAGGGCACGTGGTGTTCGCGTCGGAATCGTCTGAGGAACCGCTTGAGGAACCACCCGTGTCAGCCGGGGGAGCGGAATCAAACTGCACTTCTGACGATGGCGGGAACTTGTTTGTCTGCTTGATGTAAGCAATGAACTGTTGTGTCACACCCCAAACGGTCGAGACGTAATTATTGTCCGTGGCATATCCGGCATTCTTTAACTCCTGAATGTACGCGTGAGGGTCGGTACGCTTCTGCAATGCCGTCGCATAACGGGAATTCTCGGTGATGAACTTGCCATAACCGGCGAAACCATCCTCGTCGGAATCGTAGACCGCGAAATCACCGGTCGTATCGTAACATCCACCTTGATTGCATTCCTTGGTGGCAAGCTTGACCGACTTTTGACCATTGACCGCCTTGATGCCAAAGAAGTTATGATATTTGGTCGTCAGATTGGAAGCGCCCCAAGCGCTTTCCACTGCGGACTGTCCAAGAATCGCCTCATATGGGATACCGTACTTCTTGCCAATGTCAAATGCGGCCTGACCATACTTATCCGTATATGCTTGAACGGAATTGGTTACTGTCACATTGGCCGACGTGGTATCGGTGGTTCCGTCCGTATCGTCGGATTGTGTGCAACATTGGGAACTGTCATCATCGGAGTCTCCACTCTTGCCGTTGAAGGAGATGTCGTTCAATCCTTTGTCGTAATAGTTCTTGGCTACCTGTTTTCGGTTATCCTCATTACGGGATGCCCAATTTGGCCTTTCCCATCCGGCCATCCATGCGACTGCGGCCACTTCCGGGTCGCTGGCTTCATGCCAAGTATCATACAGACTGTCGTTCTTGACGGTTATCTCGGCCTTGGCTTCCGACAAGTAATGATTGTTGAAGGAGCTTTTCGCGGTTGCCACAAGCATTTTTATCTGCCCGTCCTCGTCCGAATCAGGCGTGCCCTCCAGTCCGTTGGCGTCCATCCAAGTGCGGATTTTGCTTCGGGGAGTCCATTGTCCGAGACCGTATCCATTGTCGGGGCTGCTTCTGTCCGCTACGAAACCGGATTCGGCATACACATTGCCCAATACTCCAGCCGTGGCCGCTTTGGAGAATCCCGCTGACGCGAACGCCTTGGCGATTTTGATTGCTACATCATTGGTTTTGAAATCAGAAGATGAACTGGAGCTACTGGAGTCCGAAGAGGAGGAGTCGGAGGAGCTGGACGCGGAAGAGTCGGAAAGACGATAGTAGGAAGTGTATTTACCGCCACCGTAATCAAACGGGACTTCCGACACCTCGTCCCCCTTGCTGTCACCATCCTTGCCATCGGTATCCTCGTGAGCGCCAACGGTCTTATTATCCCCGATATAGATTTCCGTATGGCCGTCCCGCCATACAACATCACCTTTCTGGAGCTTGTCTGCGGAACCATCGAAGTCGGTTTTGGTGAAACCGGCCTTGCTCATCGGGTCATCCATACTGGACGTATTAAATGGGGAGTCGCCCAGATTCTTGACGCCACCCTTTGTCAGCGCATAGTAGACGAAACTCGAACAGTCAACATCAGGATTGAGTTTTCGTTTCGACTGGCTATAACCGATTTTGTCGTCCTTAGCCATTTCCTCGGCCTTGGCTATGTACTTGTCTATGAGACTGTTCCCACTGTCCGAACTGCTTTGGGCAGAGGTCTTCTTGCATCCGTTGGAGCGAATGGACATCATGGTCGTATCGGACACGGTACTCATACTGGTCACGCCGACCGCTATCATCATGTCGAAGAGGAGTAGGCCAGCCATCCCCGTCGCCGCCATTTTTCCAAAACTTTGCACTGTACCCGCCTTACAAAAAACTTGGAAGAGATTTTTGCCATCTCTTCCAAGTTAACAGAATTTTTTAGGTAAGGGGAGGGAAATCAGTGGAATGGTTCGAATGGTATGCTGAACACCATATTGTAAAGGTCTTCCACATCGCCCGCCGCGGTCTGCGCGTCGGATAGAATCTGTTGCGGTTCCCGTTCCTCCCCCCAAAGGTCGAACAGGTTCACGACCGTATCGACTTCCTTCTCGCTTTTACTGTTGATGGCAAAACCCAATAGTCGGCCACGATTAAGGTCGGACAATGGTTTGCTGATTTCCTTAGACCATTCGCAAGCGGTTTTCCACGCGTCATCGTCCATCGTATAATCTCCGTCCACACCATAGGTGAGCAGGTCTCCTTCGGTGCTTTCCTGAGCAATGTCATGGATGACGAACATGTATTCGATGGCGAGGAGATACTCGTCCAGACTGATTTCGTCCGCATTCCAGTCATGGTTCGTCGGGAAATGCAGATACGGATAACGGTTCACTGTCTCATTGCCGATTTTGTCTCCCTCATGGAGCAGTGCCACGGGGAGTGTGAAGATAGGCGACAGGTAGACCCTTCCCTCGACCCCACCATATTGGTCGTTCTCCGGAATGGCGATAATCTGCTTCATCGAATTGACGATACGATTCACATACTTGGTGGGCCGTTCCAACAGCAACGGTCTTCCACTGGAGAAGCCTTGGAAAGACATCACATCATATTTTTCAACGACCGGCGTGGTGTCGAACGTCGGCGGAGACAATGGTGTGATGTTCTGCTCATCCTCCGTCTTATGGGGCATCGGACGATTCTCTCCGAAGAAATCCTTGTAACTCACTGTTCTTGTCCTTCCTGCGTTTCTGACGTTTGCATTGCTTTCTTCTTTTCCTCTTCACGGCGAATCTTATCGGTTGCGGTCGTGGAGATTTCCTTCAACAGGTCTGGCGGAATGATGACTTCGACGGGTACCGGCTGTTTGCTGGAATCCTTGAAGTAGGCGACGGCACCACGAATGGTCTTGTCCTTGCCGGTCTCCTTGTCCTTGATACGCAGACGCCTCATGCCAGCCCAGTTCGGCTCATCGTTCTCCTTCGTATCACCCATGCTCATACGGGAGCGGATACGATTGCCGGAATCCTCAATCTGCAACAGTCGCAAAGCGTCACGGGCAGGAGAATCCTGAATCGGGTCGTCCAAAGCCAGCAGGAACGCTCGGCCGATACCGCCTGTCATACCAGCGTTGATGAACTCCTTGACCTTCTGGGAGGCGAACACCGGAGTGAAACGGCGGGAACGTGCGGTACGCATCCACTCGTTCACCTTGGCGGCACCCTTGTCCTCGCCTAGGATTGCCCAAGCCTCATCGATGCCGACCATTCCGTCTCGTTCGCTTACTGCGGCACCCGCGCCGAACACAATCATACGAAGCACCCAACGTTGGATACGTCCTGTAACGGTGTTCTCGGCTCCCTGTTCCGGAATCATGGAACGGTTTCCAGCGTTGATAAGGGTAAGGTTCTGACTGACACGCAAAGGGGTCACGTTATCGTTCGTACCGAAGATAAGACGCAACGACTGGTTCGTATTGACGCTCATCGTAATCAGTTTGAACACGTCCAACGTGTCCGGATACAAGTTGTATTGCGAAGGGTCTTTCCCCGCTTGCTGGAGAGCACGGAAGTCGGTAGCCGCCTTGTACAGGATTGTCCCGCAACAGCGGCCACCCTTCTTGTAACCGTAATCCAGCATGGCCTTAACGGTAAGCTCATAGGAGGTATCGCCGTCAGGTTTCAGAATATCGGAAATCATGATAGCGGCCATATCCTTGGCCTCTTCCTCGCTTCGGAGCACATTGTACGGGTCGAATGTTCCGTCAGCGATGTCGGAATCCATTCGGAGCACTGTTCCGTTACGGGACAGGACGGCATCCTCGAAGTCGTTGCCTTCCTTCGGGTTGACGAGAATACAAGGCGTTTTGCCCTTGCCGCTACGGGAGTCAATCAGCATCCACTGGAGGAACAGGCTCACCAACAGCATGGACTTTCCGGAACCGGTTTCACCGATGACCAGAATGCCCGGTCGGGTATCCTTATCCTGCACGGTGGTAGTGCCCACGTAAACGGGTTGCCGGTTCGCTTCGGTCAATCCGACCAGTGCTCCAGTATCATCACCGGCCTTGGCGAAACTACTCACGCCGCCACCAGCCACGCAGGTCGCAGACCAGTGAATCTCATACGGTGTCATACGCACCGGAGAACACGCCTGCATGCTTTTGAACGCCATCAACTGTTCGTTGGCCGTGGTCAGATTCGTGAACTCGAAATTCTGGATGTTCTGCAACGAGTCCACGGCAATCTGAGCGTTACCTGCCACACAGGTGGCGACACTCAAATCGATGATGCTCGGCGGCATTTCGGGAGAATTGTAAATGGCCTTCTTATAGTCCAGACGATATTTCAAATCGGTCATATCGGCGGAAGCCTCACGGCCATGCTGATAACGTTCCTTGATGTTCTCGTCAATCGTGCGGGCGTTACGGCGAATCGTGTCAGCCGTCACCTTGCCGGGTTCGACCTTGCCGCGAATGGACGTTCCGACGGCGTTCGCGCCACCCGCCGTAGCGACTTCCATCAGTTTCGCAATCCACAGGTTGGACGGGTCGGTGATGTCCGATTGTGCGAACTGGGTTGTTCGGGCGAAGCAGATGGACGCCGGATACTCGCTGTCGATGTTCCACTGGTCGCAATCGATTCCCTCATCATATAGTCGTTTCGCGTTCTGGCAGACCTTACTGTTCGGGAAGAAATGCAGGTGGTCGTTCTCGGCAATGATGGGAAGGGCGGACGCGGACGCTCGACTCACCCACCAAGTCTCCATCATCGCAACCATCTGCTCGCGTTCGCTTTCCTCCATGATGGTGAACGGGATAAGACCGGCGTTCAACATGATGCGTTCGATACGATGCGCGTCCGGCAGATACTCCTCAAACATGGCGTAACCGTTCGCCATGGAGAAGCTAAGCTGATTGAACTTCGTGGTGACTTTCCGAAGAAGCGACTGTTTACGGCCTTTCCTACCGGCTTCGCCACCCAGTTTCAACGGGACTCCGATGACAGCGAACTGCTTGCACACGTTCAGATTACGGTAATAGTAAGCCTGATAGCTTTTCAAATCATCCTGTTGCATTACCGGCGGACGGTAGGGGATAGGCATGGAACCCGTAAGCAGATGGAATTCACGGTATTCGCTTTTCAGCAAATCCCTGTAGCGCATGCCCGCCACGCTGACCTCACCGGCCAGCCCGTCGAAGAAAGCCATGAAGCTTTGCTCGGCTTCCTTCCTTTTGGAGTCGCCCGCACCATCCAATAGTGCGCTCGTCCAAGGAATCTTCGCATACAGCCATACCGTTCTGTCCGGTGTCGCCGCTCGGAGCAGACCGTATTCGCTACCGGGGCTGATGAAGCTTTCCGGACGATAGAAACCGTCTCTTGCCATTTCGGGTCAACCACTTTCGATTCTGTGGAATCTTTCCTGTATCACTGGTTTCGACTCTAATGGTTTCGACTGTTGTCAACCTTCGGAAAACGGAAAAATCCCTCCCCCAACGGATATTCCAATAGGGGAGGGATTCAGAATCGGCGGATTGAATCAGTCGTTCAGACCGAAGTATTCCATCGGGTCGAAATCGGCGCTCATGTATTTTCCGGGATTGTCGTCTTCGACCGGCTTGGCCGGTTTGAATGGCTTGTCGATAGGTTTCTCACCTTTCTGCTTCAATCCGGAATAAGCCAACTGTCTCACGGACTTATCCGAATCGTGGGACAGTTTCTTCAACGTTTCAACGGACGTGTTCGAGTTCGTCGCGATAGCACGCTTCACATGGGGACTCCACTGGTCGGACATATAGTCCAATGTTTCCGTCGAAGTATTCGGATTACCGGCGACGTTGATGCGGGTCTGAGTCCAACCGTCATCGGCCAGAACGTTCAATGTTTCCGGCGAGGCATGGGGAGTCAACTACCGCGATGACGAGCGTCGCGGCTTGGACGTGGGCGTGACCCCCGCGACTCTCGTAAGGGAGGTCGTCGCGGGCACCCCATCCATCATGGGTGGTTGACGGCACCCTGACCTTGGGTCTATCCAAGGTTTTGTATGGCTCTGTCTCGGATGTTCAACGCGGCGTTATGGTCGGCGTTGTCGCTGTGCCCGCAACGGAGGCAGTCGAATCTCGCGTGATTGCGGTTTCTCGCGTCCACGTATCCGCAACGGTTGCATTTCTGACTCGTGTAGGCGGGGTCTACCATTAGGATTCTGACGCCGTTCCTTGCGGCCTTGTAGGCGGTGAACTCTTGCAGTTGGGCGAACGGCCACTGGTTGAGCATGTTGCGGCGTCTTCTGCCGGTCTTGGTTCCTTTCCTCGCCTGACGGCGGATGTACGCCAAGTCCTCGAACGCTATGACACTCACGTTCGGAGTGTTCGCCAATCTTTTGGACGCGCGATGGTTGACGTCACGGATGAACCGCTCTTCCCGATGTCTCATCGCCTTCAACCGGCGGCGGGCGCTTCGGGTGCCTTTTTCCTGCAATGTCTTCCTGTTGTGCGCGTAACGGCGTCTGATTCCCTGCATGCGGGAATAGGAGGTCTCACCTCCTCTCGAATCCATGGTGAGGGAGTGCTGTCCCAAGTCAACGCCCAGTACGTCCCCATGTTCGATTGGAGTGGACTGGGGTAGGCGGTATACGAGCATGACGCTCGCGTTTCGCCCGTCCGGGTCGAGGACGAGTTTGGCCGCGTTCAATTTGCGTTCGGGGTATCTGCGGTCGAACCATTCGGGAATGTCCGGCAACAGTATCCGCTGTCTTTTCTCGCCGTGCGTGACGCTCAACGACAGCAGGTTGCCACGCAGGGACATGACCCTCAAATCGTAGTTGATGGTCTTTTTCCTGCGTGACGCCTTGAGGTTCCACCGGCGTTTCGGATGGTTCGAGTTCCACGAGCGCACCGCTCCGGCGGCGTCGCGCATGGCTATGCAGACGAACTGGGATGGCAGTTCCGGATATTCGGCGCGGAGTCTCGCGTAATTGTCCTTCTGCATTCTGGTGCGGTTGACCGAACGGTTGCTGTCGCACCATGAGACAAGCGAACCCCACATGCGGTTGTAGGAGTCGGCCAATCCCTCGAAGATTCCGTACTGTTCAGGTGAGATGTCCAATGGGAGTACGAGGGTGCGTTGGGGTGTGGCATTCACCATGCTTTCCCTATGTTGCGCCGTCTTGCTTTTCCCAATGGTCATGCCTCTTATGATACCATAGGTTTTATGAGCATGCAACGAAATAGTCACCAAGTCTATGAACTCGGCTACCACATTATCTTCTGCACCAAATACAGGCACAAGATACTCACCGGAGAAGTCGAAATCGCATGCCGCAACGCCATAGCCGAGACCTGCGCCGCATACGGATGGACGTTGGAGGAGATAGAGGTCATGCCCGACCACGTCCACATGTTCGTCACCGCCAACCCGCAGACCGCCCCTGCCGAAATCGCCAGAACGGTCAAATCAATCAGCGCCGTCCGCATATTCACCCAATTCCCCGCACTCAAAGGAAGAAAATTCTGGGGAAGTGGCCTATGGTCGCCATCGACCTACTTCGGAAGCGTCGGACACATCAGCGAGGACACCGTCAGACGATACATACAAACCCAAAAGGAACGAGCCTAGAACGGCGATTCCTCCCCGCCCACAAGAGGCGGGGAATCCTCACCTAACAAATCTTGAACGAGTCAAGCGTCTCGTCGCTGATGTTCGGGTTCATCAGCGCCTCCAGCCGGTTGTCCTCGTCTTTGCCGGTCTTGGCTATCTGGTCAATTACCGCTGTCGGCGTGTTTTTGGTATCGACAGCCGCCCCATGCTCTTCCGCATAGTTGAGACTTTTGACATTATCGGCAAGACTTGCCTTCGGATTGCCGCCATGCGCTTTCATCCACTTGCCCAGCGGGTCGCGTGGTTCTGACGGATTGTATGTCATAGAAGAAAACCTCCTTTTCGCTGTAAACAACCTTACGCGAAAGGGAGGTTCTATTCTTGCTGTTTTGTGAAAATCAGGCTCCGGCTTGAGTGGTGTCTTTTTTGACTATGGACACGTATTCGTTTACCAGTTTCTTGAGTTCAGGATTCTGGTCGAGACGGATTTCCACTCCAAGCTTGGTGTTCTTGTAGAACGCATAGTTTTCCTTGGCGGCGATGGAAAGGCTGAAATCCTCAACCTTCCAATTGTCGCCTGTCCCACGGTCCAGACTAAGGAACATGGCTCGGGCGAACCATTCCCTGCCGGTCGTATCCTTGACTGTAATCATGGGCTGAATCTTATGGGTGACATCTGCCGTGAGACGTTTGCCCGGCACGATGATTTTAGGCATCTTCCTTACCTTCCTCCTTATATACGAACATGACGTTCATGTGACTGTTCTTCAAGGCCGCATCCAATGGTGTTTTGCTACGAGCGCGATGACGGTATGCTTCGATATACCATTTTTCAAACGGGAAGTCGTCTCCGCTTTTGATGTTCTTGACCTTCACCCAACGGGACGCGGTTTTCGCCCGCAGTGCGGTCGGGGCGGTGTAGCCGTCACGGTCGTCCATACCGTACTTGTAGTCCTCTCCGGACTCGTACAGTTTGCCGATGAGATATCTGCCGTCGGTGCGCCAGAGGATGAACTGGGAGCAGGTGTCGAGCGAGCGGACTGAGACGATGCTGTCGAACGGGATGATGGCTTTGCCATCGTTCTGTTCCGCATGGTTGATGATTTCATCCATCATGCTTTCCGCCTGTCGCCAGTTGTAGCGGATGATGGTGTCTTCGTCGGGTTTGACGCTGGCTTTTCCAATGAGGTCTGATTCCGAACTGATGCGCATGAATACCGCGCGTCTGTCCATGAGTGTTTCGGTCATGGTGTTATCCTTACTCTTATGTGACTACTTCCAGTATAGGGTGTTTTTGCGAATGTGTCCAATACTGGAACCATTCACACCTCACGTAGTCGAATACGGGTAAGTCCCGAACGTCGGGAAGTGGTAGCGGACTTGCGTTTGCCATCGGCGTCGGCCATGGTCAGCATGGGTACCTTGCGTTCGAACACCAAGGACAACGGTTTGCCCTTGTCTTTACCTGCGGCGAGTTCATACAGGTCTGGGTTGAAACCTTCCAATGGTCTCAGGTTGTCCAACGCTATCCAGTATTTGGCTGGTTCTTTAGACCATGGTTTGGGACATTGGTAGAAGCTTCCTTCGTCCCATGTCCTTGGATTGTATGGGCTTCCGAAGCCAGTCACTTCGCCTATGAGCATGAGGTCTTCGTCGTGCGCGTACAGGATTACCTGCTCCACGTTTTTCATGACGCCTATGATTCCGCATTTCCATAGGACGTGGTTGTCGTGTTCTTTGCTGAATCGGAGATATTCCTGCATCACGGTGTGTGGCTGGAAGTATACGCGGCCTTGTCGGGGTGCGTATCCGATTCGTATCATCAGGATTTCTTTTGAGTGTGTTGTACCAGTCATGCCCCCATATTACCATATGTGGACAATTCCAATATAACGTGTAGCATGCTAAGGGGGTAACCTAAACTCAGTGCGAGTCACCCTTCTTCGACTTGCCGGACTTGCGAGAAGCCTTTAAAACGGCGGCAAACATACGAGCATCGTCCACCACAGAAGAATCCTCAGAATTTTTAGAAAAAGTTCCTTCGGGGGGTTCTATGCCAGCTTGCTCATACGTGACATCCCCTGCAAGGAACTCAAACAGAAAATCCAAAGCCGCCAGCAGGGCCTCGATAATCACCACGACGGACGGAATGACCAGAAGCCCGACCGCATACGTTCCAAATACGAGATGAAGCAACACAATCGCCAGCAACGTGAACACGAACACCGCCAGCAACAGGCTGAAACCCCGATGGAAGGCTTTCAACAATTCGGCTTCGATTCTACGAAACCTTAATCTCGTTTTCTTCGACATGCTTTTCTTGCCTCCAATCGTCCACCGACAGGAGAAACAACGCCAGTGGAAACACGACTAGAAACAGTATGCCGCACACAACGAAGGGCAAACCCCAATACCAAGAAAATCGTTTCAGCAGAAAAGAACCGACAAGCCCCAACAGGGACACCATTCCGGACAGCGAGTACAGACCCAGACCATACCGGAACATAGCATAGGACACTCGCTCAAGGAACGTTTCGTTCTCCTCCTTCATGTCAGCGCTCCTTTCCGGTCGGATTCCAAACACCATCGGACTTGTCCAGCTTCACAAGTCCCCGGACTTGCAGACGGTAGGCGATTTGATTCTGCGATTCGGTCAGCTCCTTATCCTGCCAGACAGCGGACAGAATAGTTTGCTCTTCGTCGGTCGGCATGGACTCCAATAGTCGGATTCGACGTTCCAATGTCTTCTTGGCGCGGGTGTAACCGGACTGGTGGTTGCAAGCGAGTTCGGCCATGCCCTTCCAGAATCCTCGCATATTCTGCCAGTTGAGCCGGGCGAGCTTCCTCAGCATATGAACTGATTCGTCATCGATGTGGAAGTGACCATAAGGTGGAACAAGCGAGTCGAGCGGGTAAAGTCCGATGGGTTCGTAGGGGCTTTCCGCTTTCGCTCGGTTCAGATACCAGAGGGCTTTCCTTAAGTCTTCCAGACCGTTCTTGTCTTGCCAGCGGTACACGTATTTAATTGCGTTGCCTCCTAGGAACGGGTATCGTGATGTCAGTTCGATGCATTCGAAGGGGCCTGACGTGTAGTGGCTGGGGTGGTTGACGTTATCGTTGTGCAAGTTTTTCTCCTAAACGATAGGCTGTATGTGAACGTTTCCAGTATAGCATACTATTTTCTAACGGGGGTAAGAGCCTTGCGATACTCCTTGGAAAGCTCATCATACGAACGCTTCAAAGACATCGCCTTCCGCTTGTCGCCATCCAAATCCGTGGAGCAATGCAGATTCTCATACTCCTTCGGCTTCTTGCCTTGCAAAGCAGCCAACGTGTCCAAATCATATGATTCGTCCAATTTGTTGAACTTGGAAGACGCCTGAGCATACAGCCGGAACGCCTTATTATACGATTCCGTCATCCTGCTGACTTGTTGGAAACAGGCGTCCTCCGCCTCGGCATGGGCACGCTTCGCCTTGCCTTGGGTATCCCACCAATAGTATCCGCCGCCACAACACAAGGACAGGGCGACAAGAACGGACAGCACGGCGGCTATCCTTTTCTGCACACGCTGTCTCGCCCATTCCTTGCCATCCCTTACTCCGGCGGCGATAAGACTATCGAAAGAAGGAGTCTCGCCTATCGTCGTCGGTCGGGCTTGTCTGTTTGAATGCCTTCCCAATTGTGGTCAGTCCTTGAAACTCGGGAAAGATAAGTCCAGCCTCGGCTCAGACTCCGAACAATACACGGGAGAGCCTTCACAGAGGGCACGGTTGAGGTTTTCAGCGAACTTGTATGCCTGTAGTCTCAGTTCAGGCTCACTGCCCCGCAAGCGTTTGCCGGTGGGAGTGTCTTGGAACCCGTGGGCGTCCTTCTGTGCCTTGGTGAGAAGGTTCTGCAACTGTCCGACGGTCAGCGAAGTGGCCTTCCCCGCTTCCAGTCTTCCGGTCTCACGCAGTTTTTGGATGGCATACTCGTTGTGGGACAAGTCCAAGCTTGTATGCCATTGAGTTCCTTCCGGATTGTCTCCCAGTAGAAGCGTTACCCTTCTGGTGTCCTCTGCGAGTTCCGACATTATGTTTTTGTTTCCTTTCAGTTTTTCAGGCCGTAGTAGACGACCCCGTTTGTTTCTTTTGTGCGGTCGAACAGTTCGTGTCCGCGTTGCGTGTTTTCGATGCTTCTGATTACGACCTCCGGCGCGTCGAAAATGGTCATGGGTTCCTGTCCGGCGAGTTTCGCCCACTGGTTTTGGATTACCGTGAGCGTGACGCGACTATCGGAGTCGAGTTGACGGCATTGCCGTTCGTGCTGGTGTTTGCGCACGTAGTCGGATGCGACATCGGCTAGTGTGGTTCTAGGCATGTGTTTTCCTTGCTTTTGCTTGAATGTGGTTGTTTCCAGTATAACAAGGAAATGTTTCGGATTTAGCTTTTCTATGAATCTCGACGCCAACGGGAGAAATACACCCAAGCCGGAATGTTGGCGGAAACCGCCACCACACCAATCAGGCCGGTCAGAATAGGACGGACAATCATATCCTCTGGTTCCGAAACCGGCATAAGCCAGAGAATCGGAACCATCCCCGCCAAGAAAACAATGCTTACGGCGAGCATGACGAATGGCATGACCTGTTCTATGGGATGTTTGGTTTTATCCGTTTTAGCCCGTGACTTTTTGATTTTTGGCGGCTTGCTGTCATGCTTGCCGTGTCTGCCATACATGGTGATTTCCCTATTGTCCGGACGGCTGGACGCCATGCGTGTGATGGACGCGGGGTCGATGACGGTGGTGAGTTCCACGGTGTCTTCTGATTGTGGTCGCAAAAATACTCCCTCTCTATTTAAAAAACAAGCCAACAGACACTACCAGTCGATGAGCATGTCGCCGTGGACGATTTCTCTCGCATACTTAATCAGGTCGGCGTTTGATTCGACACTGGGGTCGTCCACCAGTCTTTTCAGAGTGTGCAACACATTTTGCTCGTATCCTTCCCAAAACTCTTTCGGAAGATATTCGCTCCAAAAATATTCCCCCATAAGAGCCATGCAAGGTTTGCACATTCGGACTATTGGAATATGCTCTTTCGGCACGTTCCCATCTTCCATAGTGACAACTTCCAGATAAACGTACTTTTTATCCGCTTTGAAGAACAGAATGTTCTTTTTTGCTGGATTAGGGTCGCCTTCCAGTACGAAGTCCGGGTTTCCGAAATGCATTCCGAATACGATTCCAGCATCGTAATTGTTGAGCCGATTGACGCAATCGCGGAGTGCTGAACTGTTGCATTGACTCCAATCTGGATAATCCGATAACGACACCTCACGTCTGGCACATGAGGGGCATTCTTTTTCTCCGTTTTCCAATATTATTCCTCTCTTTTTAGATAGCCGTTTCGAGTAGAACCGGGGGAAGACACTGTTTCCAATTGACTCGCAACGCGCTCGTCAAATCGTTCATGTTCAATGCGAACAGTCCGGCGTTCATCATGCCGTTCAATTCCACGATTGACACTTCACCCTTGATAAGACACAGGTCGAGCGTGTACGCGCCGTAACCGCAGTGTGAGAACATTCGTCCGGCTCGCGTGGCGAACTCACGGTATTGTTCCACCAAATCCGGTCTGAGTTCAACGTTCTTAACGGTGGTGTCGTCACGAATCTTCTGCATTTGAGGGTCAAATCTCGTATGCATGTTGTCGATTGGTGTTTTCAATCCGATATTGCCAGCGCCGCAGACAGGCTGGTTGCCGACCATGAACATGCGATACTCGTATTGGACATCGACATTCTCCTGAATAAGCAGAGCATTCGGGTCATCATCCGCATGAACAAACGCCCAACCTCCCCACTCCTGCACCTGCTGTTCAAGCTCGTCAAGATTAGTTCCGGAGATTTTCAAATTCGGTAGCCATTTGGCTTGGTTCATGAATTTGATGAAGAACGACGAAACACCGTCCCTAATAAGAGAAGCGAACGCATGTTTGATGTCATCCTCGTAGATGGAACTGAGTTTCGCCTTCCGATGCATGAGCATACGCACGTTGGAATTGATGACGTAACGGTCGGCATGAGATGGGTCTGCATACTGGTCGATTGGCGGCATGTCCAACACTTGTCCGAAGTGCGGTAATCCGATTAGCTGTTTCGGGTCGATGTCGGTTTTCCCATGCACTCGGACTATGGCGTCCTCACCTAGATTGCGGACACCCCAGTAAAGTCGGGAACAGGTTTCAATCCAATCCTCACGGTCTCCACCTTCCGGCTTGACCTTGCCGACGTACTTTTCCCATATTTGAATGTAATAGTTAGGGATGCCGGTCATGTCATCGGGACATTTGACTGGTGGAATGGAGATGACCCACGTTTTCCTATCGGTCAATTTACGGCTCCTTTTCGATTGTTGTTGGCGTATTCGATTCCGGCCTTGAAAGCTTCCACGGCATAATCGTGGAGTGTTTCAAGCTGTTTCAGACTGAACCCATCCTCTAAATGCGGGGACAGGTCGGGTAGGTTTTCTTCTATCGTCTCTTCCGACATGTTGGAGATATTCAATTCGCCACTTCTTTGTTTCATCCGGCGTTTGTAAACATCCCCAGTATAACAAGACAGGAATGATATGAAAGACGAAACAGGGGTCTGAACACAAAAGTAAGCCCAGCCCCCTATTCGACATCAAAGACCATGCTTGGTCAGATACTTGTTGTTGATGATTTTAAAGCAACGGTTGCTGCCAAGCTCGTTGTACAGGTCGTCGCTCAACCGTTCGCCCGCTTTCGCATGCCAGACGATTCCTTCGTCCAACAAGTCGCGGGTCACGTTGCCGCGCAGACCGTCCACTTTGGCAATCATGTCCATCACATCGCCGGTCGGCTTCCACTCGGTCTCGTCTAACAGTGGGACGGCGTTGTCAAGCATGGCTTTCGGCCAATCCCTACGGTCGAGTTTCATATTGTCACGCCATACGGCGAACACGAATGGACGATAGGACGCCAGCTTCAACCTGTTGCCGTTGACACTTGGGCCGCACAGCTCGAACTGGCAGACCATGCCTTTCTCCAACGCGTCAACCAATCCGGTTTTCACCGCCACCTGCATGTTCGTGCATTCCGGCTTCAACTCCCAATTGCGAGAGTAGACGTGAACCGTATCATCCATATCACGGTAGATTGTGGTGCTGGTGCCGTCCACCTTCACGGTCGGAGTCCACGCAATCCGCCTGATTTCATCCCAATACGCGGTGAGATTCTGCACTCGTGTGGCGTCGGACTTGGAGCATGGCGCGTTGAAAGCGCCAACCATGTCACCGCCTTTCAATGGTGGCAGTTCCTCATACTTCCATACGTCCGCCTGTAAGGTGATATCAGTGCCGATGGGAGTGTTCTCCGGTACGCCAATCGTTGAAAGCGGCATGACTAGTCCTTGACTGTACACTCCGCGCAGTCGCGCGGTACGTAGCACGTGTCCGGTGATTTCCTTCTCTTCGCCGGTAATCGTGTTAGACACTGGCACGGTGCGCTGCCCACGTTTCTGCAAGTCCGTATAGCGTGGGTCGTCGGCGGGCAGCATGGAGTCGATTTCGTAATAGGCCACATGGTCGCCGGGTTTCAATCCCATGTCCTTGCCTACTACGACAATCCAACCGCCAATGCGAACCTTCTCGATACGGTCTGCGTTCTCAATGGGATACACTCCCTCAATCTTTTGAACGCTCACCATTTTTCTAACCATCGGGTTTCCTTTCTTGACTAAGAGAGGGAGAGGCTGCTATCGGCTTCTCCCTAGAAAATGTCAGTCCTTTTCGGACAGTGGAGTCAGCCGCAACGGGAACTGTTCCTCCAGTTCGAGGGCGATAAGAACTCTCTCGTCCACCGGAACATCATGTGAGGCCAGCTTGTCCAGCAAAGTTGACAGGCTGGAATGACCTCCCAGATGATGCTGTTTGCCACGATACTGTTCCGGCAATGCCACGGGAGTGCGATGCTCCTTGCTCCACGGTTCGCTCCGCAGAACATCCAACGTGAGGGGAGTGTTGGATTCTTCCATCTTACGACGCGCGTTCCAATACGTTTCGTCGCACTGGTATCGGCATTCCGGAACGTCCACCTCGTACTTTCCGTTCATAACGGTTCAGCCTTTCTTCTCGCTGGTTTTCTTGGTGGACGTTTTTCGGGTTTTCGGTGGCCTGTGGAATTCAAGAACGTTTTCCTCATTCAAGGATTTGCGTTGCAAGGTCATGACGGTTTTATGCGTGCGCATGCAATGCTGGCAGATGACCAATGTTCGAGCGTATGAGCATCGACCGTGACCGCCTGTTTGGACGACGGAGATGATGTACTTGTAGCCGGTGTCCAAGTCGGTGACTCTTCCGCACAACATGCATGTGTATTTGGAACAAATCACGATTCGTTCTCGCCATCTTTATCGAGTTCATTGTGAAGGATTTCCAAAGCCATGTCGATAGCCTCGTCCCAGCCTTTCCGCCATCCGATGACAAACGCTTCCGCCGGGGCGACTTTACCAAGCTTCGATTGGAGCAATGAGTGTACGGCCCTTTCTTTCAGTTCGTTTTCGTTCAAACTTTCTGCTCCTTTCCCTTGTCGGCCATCAGTGCGACGGCCAACCATGCCGGTAGTGGTGTATTCTGTAATTTCTGTGCTTCCTTCCGGGTTTCAGCCACGCGAAGGAACGGCTCCTTGTCTTCGGTGAGCATGTCGCCCGCCATTTTGACCGTTTTTTTCGAAGTGGATAGAAGCTGTTCGGCCTTCTGGTCTCCGCCCCTCCACATGACTTGGAATCTAAGAGTTGCCCACAACCATGGATTGTCCCAAGAGTCCTTCGGAATATCGTTAGCCGCGAACAAGTGGAGCAAATGTCGGACACGTCGGGTCAGGCTGGCTTTGCTTGCGGAATATTTGCCGCGTTTGGAACCAGAGAGGAACGCTTTCATTCCTGTGTCGAACGCGTCTGGATTGGTGTGTTGGAGCACGCTCCCGGACAGGATGGTGTCGTTCACGGTTTCGGCGCTGGTCAGATGCCATCCGTGGCAGACGGGGCAATGGTATGCGCGTTTCTCCGTGTGTTTCGGATTGCCTCGTCCTTTGATGACGGCCAAGGCGAGTTGGGCTTCCTTTTGGTTGGGGTAACGCACTTTGTTTCGGTTGAGAGTGCATTTACCTGCGGTCTTGTATAGGCTATGCATTGTTGTTACTCCGAATCGGGATGGTGGTCTCTTTCCGACTGTTTTTTATGTGAACACCCCCAGTATAACACAGTTGGTTAAGAAGACAAACCAACACCCTCGTAAGCCAGCATTGACATGCGACAGGAATCCCCCGGCTTCAGCCGTGGGGAGGAAGTCAAGGTTACGGCACCAGCAGCCCGTAGCCGAGGTTGACTCCCAGCGTGTCGTTCAGGCATGGAATGTTCTCAGGCTCCTGAATCCTGTAGGTGAAGTCATCGGGCATAGAGAGGGCGATGAACCGCATGATGGCGTTGGCGTACTCGTCAGGCCCGCTATCGTAATTGGCGAGGTATTCGCCTTCGAGCGACATCATGTCTTCCTCGGGCACGACGCCGGTATGCGTCAGCAGGTCGTGCATCTTTTCGTCGAGCCAGCACGCGCCCATGTCGGGGTTCGACCAGAGGGCGCGTTTGTCCCAGCATTTCAGCCCCAGTCCCGTGAAGTCGTTGTCGCCACGGTTGAACTGGATGCCGTACTTCTTGCAACTCTTCCTGTATCCTTCCGCGATGGCGGCGACATCGTAGTTCGTCTCGTAGATTACCGGCTTGTGGACTCCGTAACCGTCTTCGGAATAGTCTCCTATTTCGAGCTTGAACAGCATGGTATGCTTCCTTTCCTTGTTGTTTGGTTGATGTATTTTTCGTCCATCGAATGCGTCCTGCGCTTCGCGTTAACGAGAACAGGTTCTCAGCAAACGGGAGGCCGCGTATTCGCGCGGATTGTCCGACCATGGACGTGACGGTCAGGCCGACGCAACGTAGTGTTCCATGGCCTTCCGTCCCAGTTCGGTCAGCCCGTCGCGGTCAATCAAGCCCCTGTTGAACATATTCCTGTAAAACGGGTCGTCTGGGTCATACTCCAGAAGACGTTCCTTCTGCGGGTCGCGGAGGAACCTTTTAAGACGTTCACATTCGTAAGGGGATAAATCCATTGCAATCGGGTCGGCTTTGATAAGGTCGCGTAGCCGGTTGGCTGCATCCTCGTATTCCGTTTTCCTTCCGGCCAGTTTGTCGGGGAGGGGCATTTCGACATTCCGACCGTCGAGATTCCTGCGAAGATGTGTCCACGATTTCGTGATGTTGTCCGCTTTCAGCATGTAGCCGCGAGCGAGGTCCAAAAGCAGGTTCATCCGAAACCATGCGGAGGCATTGGGATACGAATTCCATCTCATGTGAACCACGCCATCCATGCTGACCCACGCGAAACAACGACACGGCTCGTATATGTCAATGGTCATCGCCGCATCCTCGTAATCGCTTTTCGTTTCGGCATCCGCATCATTGATGAACATTTCGATTCCGAGTTCACGCAAGGTGTTTTGAAGGTCACGCAGTTCTTTCAACGTCTTCTCGATTTTCAGCATTTTTGTTTCTCCTTATTCTCTAATGGCAGTATTCGCAGTAGCCGTAATCATCGTCCGCCATGTTGTCCCAATTCAGAAGAGCACCGCAGCCCGCGCAACGTTCGCACACGCACTTGTCAGATTCCCGCCCGCAGTACGGGCAACGGTTCCAAATGTCCTCCGCGATGGCTTCCGGGTCGGTCGAATCGTATTCATGCGTCCAATCCGGCTCGGGCATGGTCTTGTATTCGTACGGATTGTCCGACCATGCCATAACGGACACCTTGCCCGCCTTGTCTACGGTGACGCGGGCGAGGCCGGTGTGCTCGCCGTCATACTGGTCTCGCAGTCGGCATTCCAGCACGCCGCCCTTCAGTTGAGTCCAATCGTTTTCATATTCGAGGGCCTTGCTGATTTCGGCCAGCATATCTACGGCAATGAAACCGGTCATTTCTCCACTCCTTTTTCATAGGGGAAGGTTGAGGTTGTTTCTGCTTGGCTTTGGGGTTTTCGTGATAAGACAGGTCACATTTCGTCCCTTGGCATGGTGTGCGCGGCGTCCAAGTATTCGACGCCGTCGTGAATCCAGTAGCGGGCATTGATGGTGGCGGGGTCGTTCAGTTCGACGAACCAGTCAGCCAGCCCCTCCAAGCCCATGTCATCGGCGGTCTGCCAAAGGTCGTCGATGAACGCGTCCCAGTCGGCTTGGTCGTCGTCCTCGCGTTCGTACAATGCGAAATACCGTTCGCGCAGCCCCTCGTCGGGGAGTACGTCGCCTGAGAACTGTCCGTCCGTCAGCGACGACCAATCGGCCACGCAGATTGCGCCCAAATCAGCCGTGGAAATCTCATAGATGCGGCTGTCCGTGCCGGGCCAGTTGCGGTCTTTGACGAAGATGATGGTGTCCATGGGTTAGCACGCCTCCTTGATGATGGCTTCCACGCCGTCCTTGTAGTCGTGGTCGTCTTCGAAGTCGTAGCACAAGCCTTCGGTCAGAGGCTCCTTGTTTCGGTAGCCCTCGTCGTTGGCGTATATGGTGTACAGTGCGACCGCTGGATATTCGTCCTGCACGCCGATGGCGACGACCGTGCCGTTGCGCATGACCGTTTTGATGGTGTCGTCCGTGTACATGCAGCTCACGATGTCAGCGTCCTCGACTTCGGGACGGGCGTACAGTTCGGACATCAGTTTGTAGAGGTTGATGTTCTGCATGGTATTTTCCTTTTTTTCGACTGGGTTTTATGTGAACACTCCCAGTATAACATAAACCTCTCAAAGAGGACAACTACTCCCTCTTCACAACCTTCGCACCATACTTATCAGCCCACTGACGAGCCAACGTCTTCGCCTGTTCCCTACAAGCACGACGACTGAAAGCCGCACTGAACGTATGAGAACGCTTCATATCCCAAACCTTCCCATTCTCAGTATCATGCCGACGATACAATACGACCTTCAAGGCAATGACGGAACCATACTTGTCGCGCACCTTCTCGATAACCACGATTTTCTTGCTCTTGCGGTGCTTATCGTCGTGCTGGGACATTCCGACTTCTCCTAAAAAAGAAAAACAGCGAGCACGGTATTGTGCCCACTGTTCCACTATAACAATAGAGATTTGGAAAACGCTAAGAACTCAGTAATCCGACTCCAACCTCCGTGCGGCACCAAGCCCATGGTCGGTCAGCCTGATGGCCTCGTGTCCCAACAGAGTACGCCAATAGTCGGCATACCCGTTATCGATAAGGAACATAGCCGCGTCCTGATTATGTTCGTTAACCTCCGCTAGTCGTCCACGATGGTATGCGTCGCAGAGGAGCCTTTCGGCTTTTTTGTCCAATGAAACCGCCTTTCGACATGATAAGAGAACATGTACTTTCGGTGCTCTCTGACCGGAGTGTAAATCACGAACTTGATGGTATCCGTGTCGCGGAGAATGATACTGATTTGTCCGACGGAAGTCCGTTGGATGAACTGCACGATACCACGAACAGTCATGGAACGCCGACTTAATGTTACTTTGTCTCCAAGGTGCAATCGTTCCCCGACGAAACAATCGTCCAATTCCGTCAACAGCTCCGCGCCGGTCTCAACGAACGGGTGGAAACTGTTTACCGGGTCACGGAGGAAGCTTCCCACCTTGTAGTTCCAGTCGCGTTGCGCATCATGTAGGGTTGCGAAGCCAACCCCTCCGGGTGTTCTTAACCCATTGTCCACGGGACAGAAGTGGGAATATTCCCAACCTGTTGGTAGAAAATATCGTTTGTTGTCCCAAGTGCAATGGAGTCCGGCTTTACCGCGGTATTTGAATTCAGGCGTACCACCGCAACACGGGCATACGAGTAGGTTTCTCAATTCTGTCATTTCTGAAACTCCAATAGTCTGTCCAGTTTTTCTTCGATGCTTTCCAACCGCAGTCGCAACGCTTGCTGACTTTCGTAGATGGCCGCAATCTCACCGGAAACCTCATAGAGGCTTTTGTTTCCGTATATGTCGTGCTTGTTGTCGGCCTGTTTCTCAAGCTTCGCTATCTCCCGCTCCCGTTGCGACGGCTTGCGTGATTTCAGATAGTCCCTGCATTCGGGACTGAACATGTCCTCGTATCCCATTTAGCGGCCAAATTCCTCTCTGCGCATGGCTTCATACAGCATGTTCTCCTGAGTTGCGTCGGACAAGGCACGATGCTCCTCCACGTCACCGATACCATAATCGCGGATAAGCACGGACACCTTATGGCTTGGCTTTTCGGGATGGATTTTCCGGCTCATTTCCAACGTGTCCACGAACCGGTGGGGGAAGAAGAACATGCCGCCGTTCACGGTTTGCATGGCCGCGTCCAAGAAACTCAAATCGAATGACGCGTTATGCGCCATGATGATGGTTCGCGGGCCAAGCCACTTGTCGAATCGGATGATGGCTTGGCTTACGTCGGGTTGTCCGATGACCATGCTGTCGTTGATTCCGGTGAGCGAGGTGATGTATTCGGGGATTGGCTGGTGTGGGTCAATCAGTTGCTCGTATCGGTCCACGAGTTTCCCGCCATGGACTTTCACAGCTCCGATTTCAATGAGTTTGGCCCCGTTTTCAGGTTTGAAACCGGTGGTTTCGGTATCCAAGACCACGTAATCGTAGAGTGGTGTCTTCATTGGGTCGATTCTTCTGGGGTCTCGACTTTGATATCTGTCCCAGCTCATAGTGTGGTCTCCTCGGGTAAGTGGATGTGTGGACGTTTCTAGTATAACGCCTATTTGGTGATGACCTTGACGCGACCGTCCAGAACCGTTCTCACGACATCCTCGAAGTCCGTGCCGTCAGGCAATAGGTGGGAGTCTTGGAGGGTTCCGATAATCTCCAACAGTTCCATATGCCCGTGCGGAGTACGCTTATAGTCGCGGGTCGCACCAGCCTTGTATGCTCGACGCAACTGCAACGCCAACTGCTCCCGTGTGAGCGTGATGCAGTCGCCTTCCTCGATGGGATACCGTTCTTCCAGCTCTTCGTTGAGAATGCTCATTTTTCTTGTTTTTCCTTTCTAAATTTGTTCAGACGTACATTCCCTCATGCCAGCCGTATAGTAAACCCCATTCGGATAGTTTCCGGAACCATTTCTCGCATTCGTCCGCCACCTTGTTGGGATAATCCAACGTCGGGTTCACGTTGAGTAAATACTGGTAGTCGTAGGGTTGGCAGAAGTTCTCGTCCAACACGTCTATCTGCCAGTCGCTACCGTCCTTGGCAATCTCGACATTCAATGTCATGTCATGGTCGGGGGAGGCTGAACAGCAGAGGTACCAATACCCCTCACGGTGGTCGGTGAACCCCAGTCGGCGCATGGTCGAATCTTCGGCGGGACTCATGCTAAGTGCCGCATTGTTCTGATGCTTCGTGTAGGTGACGCCTATGGTCGAGAATCGGGGCGTGTTCTGAGTGTCGGACATGTTCTCTCCTATTCTTCGCTTTCGCGCAGGTCGATTATCGGAATGTGGGTATCGGTTGAATAGTGGACGGAATAGGGGTCGATTGTCCTATGCCGCCAGCTGACGCCACCTTCCAACGGCCAAGCCAGCCAGCTTATGCCGTCCAAATAGTTCAGAATGCTGACGTGGACAATCCAACGGCACCATCTTGCAGGGCATATCACGTCGAACATGGGAGTATCCTCGGTTCCCGGTCGGCAGGAATGCCGTTGCCAAGAACGCAGATACACGCGATAAAGCGCATAGGAGTCGTCTGTTGGCAGTTCCTCAGTGTCGAACACCGCGCGAGTTGGGTGGTCATCGAAGAGGATTCGTTTGCCGAATTTAGTTGCTTGATTCAATGCGTCCTCCTTTTTGGGGTTTGTCTTTGTTTTTGTTGTGAACAATCCCACTATAACACAAGGGGGTAGAAAAACGCAACACACGAACCTAGGTCAGTGTTCCGTTAAAAAAGAACTCCCTCTTCCCAACCCGATACAAACCCACATACGAACCGGACAGACGAAAACCAAAACGACGGAAGAACCTCTCGTACACCGGTAATAATTCCTCCGGCACTGTCACCAGAGGGAACCGTTCATCCAGCAATCCCAGTGAATATTCGACCAGTGCGGAACCGACCCCTCGATTTCGGAAAGCCTTGGAAACATACAAGGTGCAAATCTTCCGTTCAGATGGATTTCTCTTGAGAACGCAAAACCCCGTCAACTCACCGTTTATGCGGGCTAAAAGAATCGCGCGGCCTTTCCCCAATGAGGGGAGAACCGTGCGGTCGAACCAAATATCGAAGCCGGGATAATACGTTCGGATTATCCTCGGAATAGGAATAGAAACCGCAGTTTGAGCGTCCCGGACTAAGTCAATCCTTAAAGAACTCAAACACATGAAAATCCGTCACGCACTTGACATTGACGTGAGTCGTATTATCCGGCCAAACATACAAGACCGGCATGTAACCGGGCAGTTCCCGAACAACGAGATTACTGAAACCGTCCAAGTAGAGGGTTCCGGCCATGGGTTTGCCGTTCCAGTTGAAAATTGCGGGCTTGCCTTCGAGTTCCGTCCAGTTGATTCCGTCTTGGTAGGGGAGTTCTTTTAAGGTCATCGGTTTTCTTTCTTTGGTGTGAACTATCTCACTCTAACACAACAGATGTAGTGCAGAAGGCGAAAAACAGCCTCCCTACAGTCAGAATTCAGGCTCTTCAACATTCAACAACACCAGCCTCGGACGGCGGCGAAGAATCCTACAATCCTCGTCCCAAGCATCCAAAATCTCACAAGCCAACACGGGCGCTTCCGAATCAAGAGTAGGCGTGGTACGCAGAACCGACTGGATGTTATCCAAGTCTGCGGATGGGAGTTCAGTCGCGTCATTAGCCGCGTTCAAAAGATAGTGGGGCAATTTGTATTCCTTCCAAAAATCGAGACGAAAAAGCCCGTAGGAAACGATTCCCACAGGCTTTTAGGACTATCGATTAATGCCATGAAGTTCCAAAACCCTGTGCAGCCCCTCAAGGCAATCAACTATAATAGTAGTGCTACCCCAAACGTTTTCCCACCACTCGTCCAAGAATTGTGGCACGCTCATGTCGAACTTCTTGAGGGTTTCGGCTGTGATGCCAGCATCCGCCAAAGACCCCTCGTCCAAATAGGCGATTGTTCTTGGGGCTACCGCATACTTGTCAGGGTTGGTGTCGAGTCGTTTCAGGAAAGCCAGTACGGTCTCTTTGTCGCGCTCGTTCAGTTCAGGGTCGTTTTTGGCTGAGGTGGTCAGATAATCACAGTAGTCGCTGTTCATTTCTCTCCTTTTGGTCTAACGTTTTTTTGACGTGAGGGCTAGTCATTGCTCCAGTCGGTATTGCGTATGCCGAATTCGTTTCGTTTCTTGGATTGCGGGTTCCAAGCGCTACCGGCGTCCCATCCGTTATGAGTGGAACGGTTGTTCTTGTGAGTGTTGTTTTTATTGGGACTGTCGGTTGCTACCCAGTCGTGGTTACTCATTCGTGAACCTTTCAGGCGAACACTTTCACGGACTGGAATTCTTCGCCCATTTCGTTGCCGGATTCGCATTGGTTGACAATAACCCATGGTTTGACGCCGGGGAGGTGGAGGCTATCGATTCTCACGTACATGTCGGGTTGTGCCGTGCGATATTCCAGTATGCCTTCGATGGTTTCGCCGGTTTTGGTGACGGCGATGCACTTGTGGCCTTCCAAGTTTTGGGGGAGGGTGTTGTGCCAGTTGATTTCTGTGGTGGTGTTGCTCATTTTTCTCCTTAGTAGGATACAACTTCTTACTGTGTGAACAATTCCAGTATATATGATATTAGCGCAAAACACAATCCGATAGAACAATAAGGAGGCATAGAAACGGCAGTCTTCCAATCTTTCTCAATAGCAGTTATCACACCAGCCGGTATCACCGCAAAGGTTCTCGTTCTCCTCGCTGAGAAGGCAACCGCAACCGCTGCAATACATGTTGGCTGGATTGCCGGACGAAGCGAAAGAACCTTCCCTGACAATGTTACCAGCCAAGTCGGTGATGGTGTAGATTGCCCGAGTGCCGGCTTCCGGTGCGGGATAGCCGGACATGCCTAGAATCCTGTTGTACACGTTCGTCAGTAGAGTGCGAACGTTTCCCACCTGACGAGTCCCATTCAGAATGGGAGCCGTCAAATGGTCGAAGAATCCTACCGTCGTATCCCAAGAATGCTGACCTTCGTGGATTTCAATTTCCAGCTTTTCCTTGCCGTCCGTGAATCGCATTTTCGTTTTCCTACAATTCTCTCATGGCCTTGTCTAAATCGGCCACAATCGCGTCATACAGTCCGTCAACATCCAACGATTCCAGCTTGTGCGACGGCAAATCCACGGGAGTGTATTCCCCGTCATCGAAAATCCAGTGTGTGGACGGAACCGTGTATACTCCGCCACGCCAACGGTAGGAGCGTCTGCCGTCTCGTTGCGAGTCGGCCACCAGATAGTACTCGACCTGCTTGCCCATGTAACGGTGTTGGAATGCGACTTCGATTCCGTCTCCGAAGATGGCTCGGGTTGCGTGTGCGCCGGTCACGTAGGGGATTCTGACGAGTTTGTCGATGAGTTTCCGATAGGTGTCTTCGCTGATTTTCGAGTACATTCTGATTGTCCTTTTTCGTGTAATTGGGGTTTGTGGTGATTGTTTTTCAGCAACAGTATTCGTTGACTGCGTTGACGAGTTCAGCCATGCTCATGCCGTACACGTCGCTGTGGTGGGCGTAGATGTCTTTTGCGAAGAGTCTGTTTTGCATGACGTCGCGGGCTTCGGCGCTTTGTGCGAGTTTTACGCTTTCGGGGAATATGCCTGTGGGGTTGTCATTGATTTGTTTGGCGTATTCGATGGCTTGGGCTTTGGGCATTTTCCTTACGTTCATTGCGCCGCCGATGTAGTGGATTGCGTACATGTTATGTGCTCCTTTTTGCCTATCACTCTTTGTGTGAACAATTCCACTATAGCACACTTGAGAGAAACCGCAAAACCCCAAAAAACAAAAGCAGGACACCAAAACAGCATCCCGCCTCCCCTCCATCAAACCTCAATCGGACAAACCGGCACGGGCACGCATCTTGCGTTTAATCTCGCTACCCTTGGCAAACAAGCGCTCCATACGGGCCACGGTCTGCAACGCCTTCTTATACTCCTCCAATCGAGAAGAGATTTGCCAATTACGAGGTTCCGCCAACGACTCCTCAATCAGAGAATCGGGAACATCCCACATAAAGGACATAATCCAACGGCGGTTTTCCCCGCCCATGCGACGCCACAAGCGCACGGCACGCTTACCTTTGACCCATTCCGGATTATTAAACAAGACTTGGATGGCGGATTCGTCGGAGAGGGAGTCCAGCAATGGGTCTATGTCCGTTTCTTCCGCCAACGGTGCCGATAGGACGCGGATGGTTTCATCATCGCTTTTCACCCAATGCTCGAAGCAGAGCCTATCGGCCAGCTTGTTTTCCACCATGTAGCGGATAACGTCGTAATCCGTCTCCTCCCAGTACATGCTTGCAACGGTATGCTTTGCGGCGAGCTTGCGTAGTTCGGGGTCTTTGTCCTTAGCGAGGCTGGTCGCGGTCTTGTAGTCAAGCTTTCCCTTGTATTCCAAATAGTCGGCCACTTTGCGGCGAACGTCACGACTCCGGTCTTTCAACACGGTTTCGCGTAATCCGTCGTATACGTTTCCGTCCTCGATTTTCATGTTGTACTTCAACTTGCAGTTGACGTAGTAGTGGCGGAACGGTAGGGGGAGAGGGAATATTCTTCCACTCTGGTAGATGTTCTTAATGCTTTCCAGCAGGTCGATTCCCTTGTTGGTAAGCTTCCAACGGTCGCGTTCCTTGTTTAGTTCGATTAGGTTGGCTTCCTTGAATTTATCTAAGGGCTTCTGGTCGATGTATGCGCTCAGTCGTTGTGAATGGGTTTCATTGTCGAAGTCTTCGAAGCAGTAAACGAGGTTGGCAGTCCACTTTTTGGTAAGACTGTTGATTGCGTCGTTGTCCATGGTTTCTCCTTCTCGGCATATCTTGTGTGAACAATTCCAGTATAGCCTAAGTTGAGATAAAACACAACACGCAACCAAGCCAAAACGAAGACGCAATCCCCGCCCATACGAAAAAAGGAATACACCCACATGGTTTACCTGCGGGCATATTCCCATGTTCTTATCTCAGAAGGCCGGAGCGATACAGAATCCTACGGATATTGATGTTGTGGACGAAAGCGGTGTCAGGCTGTCCAACAAAGTCGGCAAGCTGCTCGTCGGAACACGTCTCGTCAACGGCGGCATCCAAAAACACCTCAGTCGGAGAGTCGAACATCCTACAGCCGACGCCAGCATGCCCCTCGATATGCTCGAACAAGGCGAAGTAGGTCATGTCCTCGTCTGCAACACGCAACATGACATAGGAGGCATTGCCGTTGTGGAAGATGTTGTAGTCCTCTGCTCCGAATCGTGCGAAATACTCGTTCATTGTGGCTCTTTCTCCCATATTTGTGTGAACGATTCCAGTATATCATATTTGAGAGAAAGAGCAAAAACACAAAAAGCCACGCAAACACAAAAGCATCCACACGACTCGATATTTTTCACCACTGTACGGAGGGTGGTGCGGTTCCCTCCGCCGGTGGGTGATGCCGGTTAGTCAAAGTCCGACGGTTCGCCATTGACGTAGTTTAAAAACTGGTCGAAGGCATATTGCGCGGTGTCCTCATAACGGCTTGGCTTCGATTGTGCGTTCTTTTCCCGCTCTTTCTGCTCTATCAACTGGTCTATTTGGCTTTGCTCATTGCGGTGTTGCCACGCGAGAGGCTCGTTGCCTTGGGCTAGGTTCTCATACACCGTGTATTCGTGCCCACGATAGCTGTAGACAAGATAGACCATATGTGCGTCATATCCGTGCCCGTAGTATTTCCTAACGAACGTCGCTTTTCGCATTATTGCCCCTCTTGTGAATGGTGGGGCGTGTCTGTCATGGCACGCCCCTTTGCGTTTTGACGGGTATTGCGCCGTGGGAAACCGTATGTTTTTAAGCTTCTACCAGCTCCCACCGGTCTCCAGCCTCTTCGTCGAATTCGCCTAATCGGAAACCATATGCGGCAAGCCTCCTGTCCGCTGTGGCCTCCCATTCGTCCTCGTCATCGCCGTATACATCTTCGACCCTCTCGGCATCGGAGTAGGAGTCGGCGCGTCCCAAGTTGATAAGCCATTGGGAGGAGTCAGCCCCCATCCAGATGCCATTGCCGGTGATGGCATCGACGATAAGAAGCGTGTCGAATGCATCGCTCCCGTAGACGGCTATCGGCTGAACAGTGACGGTCTCGTTGGTGTTGATGTCAAGTGCGGTAAACATTTCGGCTTTGTCTTTTCTTGTGTTTTTGTGTGAACAATTCCAGTATACCACATGAATGGAGACATCCCCAAATAGCACACACTCCACTTGGTTAAATCTCGCGCTCGGCACGCTCCCAAATCTTCCGGCGAATCTCACTGTCCTCGGAGAACATCGTACCCAACTCCAACACTTGACGGACAGCTTCTCGGTATTCCTCCAAACGGTCATGCAAGGCCATGTACGCGTCGCTTTTGAACGCCTGATTGATGAACGAGTCCGGCATGTCGCGCATGACCTTGACCAGCCTGTAACGTCCCGCCTCGTCCGCGTTCTCCCAAGCGTTCATGACTCGTTCACGCGTGGCCCACTGCGGCTTGCAGGCCAGTACATGCGCCACATCCTGTGAGTCGAGGCGGGCCAACACTTCATCCACCTTGCCGTCTTCGGTCAGAAGAGCCGCCTGAACGCGAATCTGACTGTTGGGATTGTCCAGCCAATGTTCGACGCATTCCTCATCGAAATTATGGTTATAGATAAGAGTCTTGACCACGCGCTCGTCCGACTCCTCGAAGAAGAGGTGAGGGTCTGCGTTCTTTGCCGCCATGAGTCGAATCTGATAATCCTCGTCGTGGGCCAAACCGTTCGACGTTTCCTTGTCGAGCTTGCTGAACTTGTTGAGCATTGTGGCCGCTTTCTTGCGAATCTCGGCGCTCCTGTCATGTAGGGCAACTTTGGATAGTTCCTTGACGGGTAGTTTCTTTTCGTCGTATACGCGCCAGTCGAAGTAGTAGTTACGGACTTTCAGGGGTAGTTCGGAGAGTTTGCCGGAGTTGAAATGCTGTCTGATGTTGGCGAGTTCGTCTTCGCCTGTTTGGGTGAGAGTCCAGTCGCCCGTCTCGTTTTCCTGAATGAGTCCGGCTTTGGCGAGTTTGGTGATGTCGCGGTCGGGGAATACTCGGCGTTCGGGTTCACGCTCGAATCGCATGAATTCGTAGACTGCGGTTTCGTTCCAGTTGATGTCGCTCATTTTTTGCTCCTTGGCTTCCATATTTTTGTGTGAACAATTCCAGTATACAATTTGCTTGGACAAAACACGCTAAAAAACAAAAAAGCGGGAACTACAGCAACAAGCCAATAATCCCCGCAAACCCAATCAGCAGACGCTCGCGGAACCATTATCGCAAAGAGAGCATAACAGGCAACCGATGCCGTTAATATCCCTTGTCAGATGCACGCCCTTGGTGGAGCCGCACTCCTCACAACGAATGCCACTGCGCTTACGAGCGGTAGTGGAAGTGCGGGAGGGGGCAGACCCACGACGGTAGGTTTCCTTCCTTGGCGTGCCTATGACGTATTCCACACCGTCCAACACGAACGGCTTGCTGACCTTGACGATGTTCACATGGGACACCTCGCCGTTGGCTTTGAATACCGGGAACTCGTCGGTTTCACCAGCCTCGCTCCAATTGTCCCACCATTCTTTCGGGATTCGGACTTTCCAACCGTCCTTTAGCTTCGTCCAAGTCGGACGGGGTTCGGTCTTGGCGTTTTCGATAGTGTCACTCATTTTTTGTCCTTTTAGCGAGTGTATCCGATTTTCCTAAGCACATGGTCTTCGGGGTCGGAGAGATGCTTGATGACCTCTTCCGGCGTAAGGCTGATTCTCTTCGTGTGGAGCAGGGGTTGGAACGAGCAGGTGCGGAGGAACTTCGTGACCACGCCGTCTCTGCTCATGCAGGAAGGAATCTTCTGGTTTCGATACTGGCGGTAGGTGAAGCGGAGCCAACGAATCGCCTGTTTCGAGTCGATGGTCTTCACATGGGGATTATCAGCGTAGGCTTTCACCCAATCGTTGCGTTCGGTGGCGCTGTGGAAAATCTGGATTAGTGGAATGTTGTTGTCAGGGTCGAGCTTTTGGTTGGGGTGGTTGACTATGGCGGCGTAGTAGGTGTTCATGGGACTGCTCCTTTGTATAAGCCATGTTTTTTGTGTGAACAATCCCAGTATATATTCAGATATGGCAATCAAGTAAGTCGGCGTGTCGCAAAAACCTACCCGACCACACAAAAAACCAGCACGCCAACCAGCGCGACAAGAAACAAGTAAAACAGAGACATAAGAGACAAGCCGACCCGCAGACCCCATACTGAACGCCGGATTACGCGCCGTGTCCAAAAACCCTATTTCTCACTCCTATCGAAAAGTTAACGGCTCTTCGCCTATTCTCACAAGCAACTCGTTCAGTTCGGGTATGAGAATATCCGTCTCAATCTCTTCAATATCATGCTTGGTGAGGTAGAACGCTTGCCCGTCCTTGTAATGCAACATGCCGTCAGTGTCGAACGATAGGCTCTCAAACATGGTTTCGACCATATCCCAGAACAGGTTTCCGAACTGTTCTTTAGTGCGTTCGTCTTTCAGAACCGTGTACACCGCGTGGGAGTATTGTTCGCCACGTTTCAAGTCCTTGTTCAGGCAACGTTCGCAACGATGGTATCCGTCCAAGTCTTTCATGCAGTCGGAGTATAACGGTCGGGAGCATTCGGGGCAGAGGATAGTCCACTTGTTTGTTTTGCAGATTGCGCAGATTCCGTTGTTCAGCACGTCGAATGCTCCTTACCGTAGTGGGTGTGATTGCTTCCAGTTTAACTTGACTAGTCCAACGGTTTGCCGCGTCCGACAATCTTCTTACCGTCCGCGTTCCGCAACCATGCCAAGCCGTGACCATAGGAAACAACACCAGCTTTGACGGTCGGATTCTGCTGGAACGTGTAATAAACTTCCACCAGTCCGCCGCCACCGTTCGCTTGCAGAATACGAATCCTGTAATCCCTTTCCACGGCTTTGACGGCCATATCCCGTTCGAGTTCATCAAACCAACCGTAAAGTGGGAGCATGGCGAAAGCGGCTAATACTCCTACGGTGATGAACCGCCAATATGTTTTGGCCCCTACCAGTAGGGCGATTACCGCCACGAGAACGCCGATGATGGCGATTCCGGCCACGAGCTGGCGCCAATTGCCGTTGCAATCGTATTCGACGGGAGCATAGGGATTGGTGAGGGTCGGCGCGGATTTGACGGGTTTTGACTGTTTGCGTGGGATGGTCGGCCTGTAGGTCTTCGGCTCTTTCGTGGACACGGTTTCGGTCTTTGCTTTAGGTTCCGTCTTGACTGTAGGGTCGTTCTTCGGTTCGACGGGCTTAGGAACGTTCTTCTTTTCAGCTTCCACGGGCGGTGCCGGTGGTTTCAACATTTTCCGTTTCGTCTCTTTGACCACTCTTTGAAGTTCGATGGTGGTGGACGAGTCGGGTTCGTCCATCGGTTCCTGACCTAACATCATGAGGTCGTTTTCCAGCGAGACATCCCGTTCTTTCATACAAGGCTTCCTTTCTTTTTTGTCGGATATGAGAGAGGGGAGAAGCGGTCTGGATGACGCTTCTCCCCGAGGCTTTTAGCATAGGTCAGAGGATTCGGGTTCCCTTGCGGGTGACGAGCATGATTCTGTTTTCGTAGCGGTTCTCGAAAACGTCCCAGTTGCCGCTCAGGACAGCCAAGCACACATTGCCTTTGATGAGGTTCCAACGTTCGTCGCAGTTGGATACGACGTGCTTCCAGTTGATTGGATTGGGCTTGTGGTGGGAGGTTTCCACGATGGCTTCGGTCATGGGCCTGTCTGCGTAGGCGTGGTCGTAGGTGTTGTCACTTGCGACGATGCTGATGGTGCCGTTGTCGAATGCGATTGGCTGGATGGTGTTCATGTTTTCTCCTTTTGTTGTTGTGAGGCCGAACCCTTTTTGTGTGAACATGACCACTATAACACATGGTCTGAAATATCACAATACGAAAAACAAAAAATGCCGACCAGCGCCTAGAAGCGGAAGACCAAGCCCTGCGCCCTGACGAAAGACCTCAGAGCCTTCGGGGTACGCTCCCACGACTTTCTCTCCCCATACCATTCCACAAGAGCGGCACCAAGCTTTTCGGCAATCTCACCATTTTTTTGGACGGGGATGCCCGGTATTTTAATGCCGGGATGAACCGTCCTTTTTCTTTTTGTTTTATTATACGCGTAGTGATATACTTACAAGCATGTCCCAGAAGGTTGTCATAGAACGTGTTCTGATACGGGGTGCCGCCCCGTATGTGGGCATGTGTTCGGCCTTGAACGGACAACACGTGCCCTTGTATTCGTACAATCCCGATATCGTCATGAGATGGTTGTGTGATGGGTGGCGTTGCCGTTACAACCAGTTGCGTTCCCGTAGAACCAAATGGGACAGAAACCTTGAGACGGCCATTCCGTTGGGTGGAAAGCCGGACATGCGTTCCGACCGTCAGGTTAGATTGGAATGCTCTTGGCTTGCGGCCATCCCCTCCATGGTGTTGCAATCCCCCAACCGTATAGAGAACACCGACTGGTGGAGTGCGAACAAGCGTCATCGGACATTGAAGAAAAAGCATAGGAATCCGGGCATGATGCCACGGTTCAAATCCCGTCATGACGACCTGTATTTCGTCTGCTGGCACAATAAGGGAGCGAACGCCAACTACCGGCAGTTGAACCGGAATCACGGCGAAGTCGTCATCACCGGACAGAATCCGGGCGCATATCGTCTGGACGGGCAATCATGCCGTTACAGCATCCATATCCGTGTCCGGGTCAGCCAGCCCGTCCGCGACTATACGAGCGTCGGGGTGAACTGGACGAAACGAACGCTCGTGTTCGTCAACAATCCGTTGCCGATAAAACATGAACGCACGGGGGCCATGGTCGGATTGGACAGGGGTTGCGTCCACACGCTCGCCACGTCCGACAACACTTTCATCGACCTTCCCAAGGAACGGTTGAACCGTATCGACAGGGAGATACGCCGCCGTCAGAAAGCACAGGCGAGACGCGTGAACATGTCCGGTGAAACGTTAAAACAATACCGTCAGCATGCGAGCCGCACCTACGAGCGCACCGGTCGGGAAATCAGCCGACTGTACGCGAAAGCCCACCGAATCATAGACGATTGGCAGCACAAGACCACCACCAGTCTCGTCAAACAATACGACCTCATCGTATTGGAAAACCTCAACCTGCAAGACATGAGCCGTAAGGCGAAAGCCAAACCAGACCCGGACAGGCCGGGCGCGTACCTGCATAACAGCCAGTCGGCAAAACGTGGACTCAACCGTAGTCTACGTACGGCAAGCCTTGGCGGAATCGTCGGCAAACTCGAATACAAAACACAGTTGACCGGACGAAACCGTCTCATACTCGTCAACCCCGCGTACACAAGCCAGACATGCAGTGAATGCGGTTATTGCGACAGTCGAAACCGTGAAAGCCAAGCGGACTTCGAATGCAAGCAATGCCACATGAGCATGAACGCCGACTTGAACGCGGCCAACAACATCCTCAAACGGGGATTGGACCATCTCATCGGCTTGGACGAAGCCGAGCACGCCGAAACGGAATCAGCCGTCCAACCCGCTTATCGCGGGAAGAACGCTTCCACCATGACGTGCAAAACCTCAACACGATAACAACGTGTTGGAATCCCGGTGTTTCAACACCGGGAGGACGTCAACTCCAGAACAGGTGGGCGAGCGAATCGGCGTCGATGTATCGGCGTCGTCCGATTTTGTAGGTGCGTATGCGACCGGCCTTCAGCAGGTCGTACACGTGCTGTCGTGAGCAGGAGAGGTGGGCCATCGTGTCAGCTATAGTGAGGATGGCTGGCAGTTCCTTGGCTTTGGTTCTCATTGTCAAGTCCTCTTTCGTTAATACCGGTATTCGCAACCGGAATCCAAAAACTCGTGTTCGCCGTCGCTCCACAGCACGGCCTCTGTGGTCGAAGGGGTTCAGGTCGATGAAAAACGCGGCAAGCTCGTCCGCTGACAAGCGGGAGAACTCCTCGCCCACGGCTTTATTGTATTAAAGCGTCACAGCGAACCATGTCCGCGTGTCCTCTCCAAGGCGAACTGATAGGCGACTTCATCCAGTTCCTTGGGTCCCAACCCGTCCAGCACGGCGAGTGCGAACCTCACACGCTCACGGTCATCGACCGGCAACCAGATGTCGTCGGCTCCCGCGACGACGTGAATGCCCATGCCGTCGTTGTCGCTGATGTAGTCGAATCCGGTGAACTTGACATTCATGCTTCCTCCTTTTTTCTCAGTCTTCCCCGTTGTCTGAACGATGCGACGTAATACGGTTCCAATGTTTTGTGTGAACAATTCCAGTATAGCGCACTTTGTAAAACAGGTAACACGGACACGCCAAAAAACAAAAAGCCCCGCCAAAACGACGAGGCCACAATCCTGAAAACTAACGATTCATGCTCAAACGAACCTCAACCGCGACGGTCAGCAACACCACCGTAATGGCGCACACGGATACGATACCGAACGTGCGGCCAAACGTGAACAGCCAAGTGCCGAACGAGTAGATGCCGAACGCGACTGCGGTTGCCACCCCACCGAAAGCGATGGTGACAAGCGTCATAAGCAGAACATCCTTGATATACATTTTTCTCCTTTTGGTGATGGTTTTACGAACCCTTGTTTGTGTGAACAATTCCAGTATACATCATGTTGGGTACGACACGCCAAACAAAAAGCGCCCCACCCATCCAAGGGAGAGGCGCTAAAACCCGACGGTCAGAACTCATACTCGCAATCGGAATCGAGATACCATTTGTCGCCGTAACCCCAAAGAACACGACGGATGGTCGCAGGGTCGTTTAGCTCAACGAACTTGGACGCCAGTTCATCCACCGACTTGGCGGAAAAAGCCTTGCCGACGGAAGCGTAGAATTCATCCCATTCCGCCTGTTCGGCGTCGGAATCGACCAGCTCACGGAACCGTCCGGCAAGCTTCTCGTCCGGCAAGCTTCTCGTCCGGCAGTGTCGCTTCCGCAGAATTCGTGTCCTCTATATCCAACCAAGCGCCGAAACACTTGTCGGCCAACGATTTAACCGGAATGGTGAGGATGCTGGAATACGTGCCCTTCCAAGCGTTCTTCTTGAAGAAGCTAACGTCTCGTGCCTTCATTTTCCCCGTTCCTCCTATTCTTCCTCGCCGTCCGCCTGACGGAGCGGAACGATACGGTTCCACTGTTCCTCATACTCGTCCTCCGCGTCCTTGGAACCATTGTCCAGCAGTTTGTTCAACGTGGCTCGTCCTACGTCGCTGAGACGACTGATGCTGCGGAGAATGCTCGCCACGTCGTCGGCTTCGTATAGTTTATTGCGATTGTCCGACAGTTCTTGATACTTCGAGTCGGTGAGGTTCCAAACATAGTCTTCCAGCAGTTTCCAGTCTTCTTTTTCGGCAGAGGGTACTGGAATCGGCTTGGTGAGCCGCCAATCTTCGAGAATGTCCACCCAAAGGTCGGTCTTGACGTTGTATTCGCCAAGGTCTTCCTCGTGGGTGAGTTTTTCGATTCGCTGTTCTTCGCCATCCTCGTCCAAGTAGTCTATTGTGAGATATTCACTATCCACTGACAAGGTGGAGAGTTCGCGTAGCTTGGTGATTTTGAGGTTGGTGATTGTGTTAATCATTTTTGTTCCTCCTTGTTGGAATCTATCTTTTGTGTGAACAATCCCAGTATACCATGTTTGTTGGGGAAAACAAAAACAGCCCACTCCCCAAAACAAGGAAGCGGGCTGAAAAGTCAGGCATTCAGCAAAGCATGGGACGAAACACCCATTTCAGACAAACCCAAACCCACATTGTTCGCGTCACTCACACCACGAGCAAAACCATCCTTGCTACCACGAGCAGTGGCCGCACGACCCGGCACCAGCTCAAGCTTGTCAAAATACTCGTTCAGACGCTGACTCTTGCATGACACCAGCTCACGACCGGAAGGAATGGCGAGACTCTGCTTGCGAAGCTCCTCGAAACGTTCGCTCAAACGTTCGTTGAATCCACCGCGATAACCATAATAGAACTTGGCGCGTGGATAATCACGACGCATGTACTGTTTGCATTCCGTCAGCGTCGGATAGGATTCACGTCCGTAATGCGTTTCGACGTATTCCTTGTTGTCCTCATAGTACGCTTTGGCGTGCTGGTCAATCATGTCCGCGTAGCTAGTGCGGGCGTGGACTGAGCAGTACAGGTCGATGCTTTGGAAGAGAAGGACTGCGGCGTTCACATCGTCCTCCTCGCCTACGAACATGACGGCACGTTCCTCAATCCTTCCGCCACACCGGCTTTCGTGAATGTAGGCGCGGCATTCGTTAGCTTGGGCGATGATGGTCGCAAGGTAGCCTTGCTGATGGTAGATGGTGGTTTTGCTTACGTTCACGCCACGTTCGATGATTGGCTTGTTCGTGCGGGTGCGGTCGCGTTTCCAGTCTTCGATACGATATTCGTTGATGAGTTTCTGTGCCCGCTCGAACGCCATTTGCGCCTCATTGTCACTGGAAGCTTCGTTTTCGGCTATTGCCATAAGGTTGTTGATACGTTCGATGATGGTGTTGATGTCGCTCATTTTTTACTCCTTGTGTTTCAGACTTCTTTTTGTGTGAACAATTCCAGTATACCTGAGTATGAACACAACACGCCCAAAAACACGCAAACAACCCTCAGAAAAACAAAAACGCTCCCCAGTCCAAAAGGCAAGAAGAACGCTATCCGACAAAAACCTCAGGCACCAAGCTTGGAATGGTGCAGAAGCCTACGGATATGGATATTGTGAACGAACCGACTATGACCATTAATCCTCTTGGCGAACTCCCCATCGGAATACTCACCATCCGGAATACCATTCAGAACGTTCTCCGGAATGTCTGGAAGGGACTCCGGAAGACGCTCAAACATGTAATAGTTGACACCCTCACATCCTTCGACATGCTCGAAAAGCATGAAGTAGGCACCCTCGGGGTCGTCCATGAAACGGCTCAGAACATAGGACTTGGACTTGTTAGCGTTGGCGAAGATGTTATAATCCTCGGCACCATATTGGGTGAAATATGTGGACTTGTTCATTTTTTCTCCTTATGTCCTTCAACTTACTTTTGTGTGAACGATTCCAGTATACCTCAAGAGAGGATAAAACACAAAAAGAGAGACGGGAACCAAAACGAAAACTGTTCCTCATTAACTTTTAAAGCATTATACTTATTATAATTATTATAAAATCAAGGAGACAGCAATGACCAACCCATTCAAACCAACCGCCGGACGCATACCCCCAATTCTTGTTGGACGAGAAGAAATCATCGAAGACTTCGACTACGCCCTAAAAGACGGAGTAGGAAGCCCCGGACGACTGATGTTTCTCACCGGAGCCAGAGGAGTCGGCAAAACCGTAATGCTGGACACATTGGGAACACACGCTCAAAAACAAGGATGGCAAGTCTACAACGAAAGCGCTGACAGCGGTTTTACACAAAGACTCGTGGACTCACTTACCGGCAAAGATACCACCCGCATATCTGCATACGACATGCCCAGTGTCGGACTGACGGGAAACACCGGAAACCTCGAACTGAGTCTGGGAAGAATCGAACTCGAACGCAAAGAGGAACGTTCCTTGACATTGCGCCAAGCAGTCGGCAAGCGTCTAGGCAAAATGAACGAAAACAGGCAAGGAATCCTCATCACCTTGGACGAAGTGCAATCCGGTTCCATGGATGAAATCAGAGCAATGTCTACCGCCGTGCAACATCTCATACGAGAGGGACGGAATATAGCTTTTATTTTCGCAGGACTACCCTCAGCCGTAAACGACGTGCTGTCAGACAACGCCATCACATTCCTCCAACGGGCAGAACGATACCATTTAGGTTCCGTGCCCACGGAGAAGGTTCTGAAAGCATTCGAGGAATCGTTCAGCGGGGAAAAGAAAGCCGGAATGGAAACCTTGATACGGTTGACCAATGCCACTCATGGTTATCCGTTCATGATTCAGCTGGTGGGTTATTGGGCTTGGAGGGTTTCCGAAACCAACGGCCATGTGAATCAAGTGACCGAGGAGGACGCGGTCAAGGGTATCGAAAAAGCCCAAGCCAAACTAGGGGATATGGTTCACGCCCCAGCATTGCATGGCTTGCCATCCCATGCGGTGAACTATCTGCTTGCCATGTCGGTGGATGATACGGTGTCGAATACAGGTGAAATCGCCCGTCGGTTGAACCGTTCGCCACAGTTCGCCAACGTGTATAGAACCAAGCTGATTGAGAACGATTTGATTGAGCCGGTCGGTTACGGTGAAGTCGCTTTCAAAATGCCGTATTTGCGGGATTACTTGCGTGAGCATGGGGCTTATTTGCAGATGCGGGAGAATATCAGCGAACGCTCGGAGAACTAGGTTTTGTTGTTCTGGGCGGTTTAGCATGGACAAGCTGGAAGAATTCAAGCTTGCCACCATTTGACATTTACCAGAAAGCCCCTCAACTAAGGGGGCTTTCCTCTTTTGCTATCCCTTGTGCGTTTTCTCATACCATTCCACGAATCCCAGCATGGCTTGCTGGAATGATGGTTTGAATTCGCCGTTTACGGGAATGTTTCTGTTGAGTGGCGTGGTCTTATAGTTTTCCGGTAAGGGTGTGGCGCACCATTCGGGTGGTATCCGGTCGGTGAATGGTTCCTCGCAATCGTCGCTGAACATGAGTCCTACGGGCTTGCCGTTGAGGAGGATTGTTGCGTGGGGGCTGATTTGTCCTTTCGCCAACCGGTATTCGCCTTTTGTCGTGTGTATTGGATAGTGGAAGGTTTCAGGTAGTCCTCCCCGCCGGTATTCGTCGCGTAATAGTCGAATCGGATTATAGTAGCGTTCCAATGCGGGGTATGCCCATTCGCATCCGCTCCAACAGTCGCGTACCCTGTCCATTCCGTCCCAGTTTTCTTTCGGATTGGGTTGGATGCTGAGTTTGCGGTATCGGTCGGTTTGGCACCAGCGGGTGGGATTGTTCAGGGCATAGTTTGGCGTGGTTTGTTCGGCTAACCGTATGAGAGTGCTGAGGGTGCATGAAGCATAATGTTGCTTGTCGTATCGTGCGACAAGCCGATACGGGTCGGCATCATCCTTGTTAAACACAGGCTTCAACACGCGTAAATGTTCCTCCGTTACGGGAATATCAAGGTCGGCTGGTAAACCCAACACTTCCATCCAACCTCCAAGCCTGTTCGTATCCCACTTGTAATCCTTGCAGTATTGCGCTTGCAACAGCCAAACCATCCAACGGCGCACATTCCGCGCATCAGTACGGGATGGGACGCGAATTCGAGAGGACGCCCCAGCATGTCATGATTCACATTATCCGGCGTGGTAATACTGGTTCGATTACCGTACTCGTCCACTGCCGTCACGACGATATTGTGTCCGGCGTCCACAGCCTTGAACATGTCGCTGATGTTGTCTTCCACGAACGTGGGCGGAATGAGACGCGACTGGACTTGACCATTAATCGGCACGGAGAGCATCATTCACCATCCTCACTATTAGAGGCGAGTCGGGTTCGGAGTTCCCTCAACCGGCCTAACCGTTCCTCCATAGCCTGAATACGAACGTCAACCGCAGTCAACGTGTCACCATCCGGCTCAGACAACTCATACTTGCCGGACGACAGTCGTTCCAGAAAACTGGTTGGAACATCCCATACCAATAATCGGAGTTTGTCGGGACTGAGATTCAACCCCGTGTACAAGCCGGTTTTAGGCCACATGCCATCCACGAGAGCCACATTCGGCATCATGCGCGGTGGACGGTCGGGCTGATATTTTTCGACTAGGATTCGACCAGCGAACCAGATAATGTCGCTATCCTGCTTGGAGTACGCGTACAAGTAGTCGTAGGGGTCGATGGTGACTGTGACACGCTTTTCAGCGTCCACGCCCTTATGCCACCAGAAGTATTTGTCTAAAGCTTCGAACACCAGCCTTTCCACACGCATATCGAACGTCCAAGTCTTCAACTTGTCATCAAACGTTCCACCCAACGCGCGGGAGCGACGGGCGAACAACGGATTATATGGAGCCTTAACCTTCAAACGGCCATCACTGCGAGTGACCGTAATATCATCAAAACCTGCCATGACAGTTTCCTTTCACTCAAACGGCATACTCTGACCAATGCGCTGATAACCTCTAAAGCCCCACATGGGCGAAGTCCCGAGGAAGGAAATGCAAGTAAACCCAGTGTAACACCAAGCTGGGAAGAAAAACTAGCCGACAAGCATGCCGAGTGAAATACGATACAATCCAAGCCTCACGAAATCTCATCCAAACGATTGAGGAAGCGGAAGATTCTGCGCCACCGCTTCCAGCAGATTACACCCCTCCACCAATCTGGAAAGTCCGGAAATCACGGGTGAAAAGCCAGCTTCCGCATTTCACAATGCCTCCGATACCACGCTTTCTCCCGAGCGCACAGTCCACGACGGTGAGTTAGACCCGACAGTGTGCTCTCATGGCTCGTCCAAGAATCCTGAACTGTCCGCAATCCCACATGCACGCCATCATATGAGCGGATAAGGTTACGCGCATGCCGTCGGCTTGCACGCAACGCCTTATGGTGCATGCGGATAAGAATACTGCCGTCATCCTGTACGCTGTATACGCGTTTCAGGAATGTGAGTTGACCGGTGCGACAGTCCACTATGTGGGTCTTGCGCTTGTTCAACCGCAATCCCAATTGATTGACATGCCGCTCGTAACCGGCCAGCACACGTTCGGCCTGTTCACGATTCTTGCAGAAACAGTAGGCATCATCCATATACCGTCCGTAGAATCCTTGCGACATGCACCAGTGGTCAACCTTGTTCAAATACCAGATAGCCATGGTTTGGCTTGTCTGATTGCCTAAACCCAAGTGAGGTTCGTCCAATACGAAGATTCTCAATACGGTTAGAATCCGTTCCACATCCTGCTTCTCCCGTCCGGTGCGGGCGATGCTCCGGTACAGGGTGGAAATCATATCGAACGCTCGTTGGGAGCTGATACTTCCGAAATAGTTGGAACAGTCGAAGATGACAGCATACGGATGCTCCCATTTGCCCAAAGCCCGCTTATAGTGTAGTTCGAACCGTTTTCGGGCGAACGATGTTCCACGTTTCGGTAGGCTTGCCGCATTATCGTATATCAGTTGGCTTTCCACGATGGGGACGAGACTGTTGTCGCATAAGGCGCGTTGCACCACCCGGTCTCGGAAGGATACCGCGCTGATGTGGCGGAGTTTGCCTCGTTCGGAAATGTCGAATCGGATTGGCGCTCTCTTCTTGTATGTGCCGTCCTCTAATTCTTGGGCGAGTTTCCAACAGTTGACGGCACGCCTATTGTCGAAGTTCAACACTGTGTTTTTCCATGTGACGCCGCGTTTGCATTTTCTTGCGGCTTGGTAGAGCGCGTCGAATCCGAATGTTTGTTGGAAGTCGATGTAACAGTGGATCTTCCTGTACTTATCATCCGAGCGTTGTTGCAGTCTGCGTTGGCGTCTTCTACGTCTTTGACTCGCATTCACGATTTTAATGCTTCCTTCACTAGGGAAAGAGAAAAGAATGGTTGAGGGCAGGTCGTCGGCAACAACCCAAGACATGCAATGATGTTGGACGCCCAGCTTAAGGGGCGAGTATCCGTCGTTCCCGACAGTCTTAATATCTCCCTCAACCTATTTCACACGCAACCCATTTTTCGAGGGGCCGCGCATTCGACCATATCCCCTTCCCCTTCGGGAGGCTTTCACCCATTGGGCTACTGGCCTATCTGATGTTAGTTTTTGGTAAGAGGAATCGGGGACAACGGAGTAGCGATTGTTGGCATTGTTGTTGTAGCTGGGGTCGCCGTTCGAGTTCACTTGGAGGAAATTGTTGTTGTTGTTCGGGTTGGGCGAACGCTCCCACCAATTGTTGTTGTTAGCACCAAGAGGAGTGGAACCGGAAACGGTCTTGTAGATGCCGGAGAGAATGCTATTACCCGACCAGTTATTTGTCACCTTACCGTGGAAATACTCGTATTGGCTTCCCTCCTGATTCAACGCTTGGAAACCACCAGAGGTCTTCCAACCATCGTATAAGGTTGGTACGAGTTCACGGTAGGAGACGAGCCATACTTTGTCTGCCGTGGCTGACGCGCTTGAACCGACTGTGCTTCCGTAGGCCATGTTGTTGGTTTGTTTCAGCACGGTTGTGACGTTGTTTTGGAAGTCGGTTGGGAATTGGTTCCAGATTTCACCATTGTTCATCTGATTGCGGAGAAGACTGTCACGCCAGCCGCCATTATTGGTGTGACTATTGTTCATGGCATACGCTTTCGGTAACGCGTTCCAAGCCATGAACGTCAATCCTGCTTTTCGTCCACTTCCGTCGGCTTTGTCGTCGTGGAGGATGCCGATGAGTCGGAATGGGAGGTTCGAGCCGTCTGATAGGGTGAGCGTGCCTTTGACCCCGTCGGTCAGGTTCTTTTCCATTGCGGCATAGTATGTGCTTCCTTTGCCTTTCTCGCTTAAATCGTCGGCAATCTGTTTCAATCCCGCCGCGTTATAGCCCGCGTAGCAAACCTTGTCCACGCCAGTATTGCATTTGGCTGGTTCGGCGGCTATTGCACTACCGGTGAGGAAGCCGCCGCAGACCGCGCTCATGATGGCGAGGGTGGCGAGGAGCCGCCGAACCATGTGACGGCTCCCGTGTGATTGTGTGGCGTGTTCGCCCATTCTTGTTCCTTTCACTGTTCTTCCTTCTTTCGTAGGAGGATGATTGCCGCGACGAGTCCGCTGATGCTGACGAGCATGAGGAGCGGCAACAGCAATCCCATGCCCGTGTGCGGCATGGTCGCCAACCATGTTTCAGGCAGGACACCCGCATCCACATGCTCCTTGGTTGGAGCATCTTGGGTGAGGGTGATGGTCAGCTTGTTGGCTTCATCCGTGTAAGCATCCGAATCAGTGGAGCTTCCATCCGTCGCAGGAGTCTTGTCTCCCACATCCGGCGTGGTGAAGTCCCGGTGGTTCACTTTGGTGAATTGGATACGGTATTTGTTGCCGTTCGCGTCCAGACGTTCGAAAATGTACTTGCCATCCTTGTCGGTCTTGGTGGTTGCCAACTGTTTGCCGTTCTCGTCAGTCAGAATGACCGTCTGACCGGCGAAATGCGTGTTCTCACCTTCATCTTGAATGCCGTTCTTGTTGGTATCCTCCCAATACAGGCCGCTGATGGAACCGAGTTTCTTCGCGGTGGTGGTTGGTGTGATGATGGTGCCGACTTGGTCGCAGGAGTCCTCATCGGACGTGCTGAACCAGTGTTGGCGTCCTTCCTCCGTATAGTCGGTGTCGGTGCGGCATGTCGGATTGCCGGTCACGTCATTCGTGTTCGTATCCAGTTTGGATGCGTTCGGAGGGTCCGGCTTGGTTTTGCCGCTTGCATGTGGCGTGCCTGAGTATGGCGTGTGTTCGGAGGTGAACCATGCTTGGTTGAGAATGGTCTTCGTATTCTTCTTGACCCACTCGTCTTTCTCAGTTGGAGACCACTTGGTAGTATCCGCAGTTTCACGGTCAACGGTGCCAGTGAAATGGTAGATGACATAGCCGCCCGACTCAATCGCATACGGCAGATTGTACGTGCGGGTCGTCAACCCCTTCTCCGTGGACTCGCTCAACGGTTCGACCGGTACGGCGGTCGGGTCGGACGATACGACCATTCCCTTCAAACCGGTGGAACGTGCGCCACCCGTCTTGCCGTCACCATACGGGTCGAAGCCCGCAATCATGACCTGCTTGCCGACAATGAGCACGTCACGGTCGCCGCCCGCAACGTCGGATGCGGTAATGCCCGTATCGATTGGCGTGGAAACAATATCCGCGTTGCCGCTCGTACTGCCGTTGGTCCAATACCTGCCTGTACCGGTCTTACCGTTCGCTAATTGGCCGTCACCATTCCAGCCAGCCGCCCACAAGTGTTGGTTCTTGTCGATGGCGTAGAAAGTGTTGTATCCGCCACCGATACGGGTGATGTACCTCAGATTAGACACATTGGACTGGTCGATACCGCTATCACCTCCGCCGACGAGCACTATCACTGTACCCGCGTCAGTCAACCCGTAGGCGTTGCCGAATGAGGCGACAACTTGCGTGAAACCAATAGAGAAAAACTCGTCGCCGTCCACCACACAACCGCCGTAGGACGTCAACGCGACCCACCTGTACGTGCTGGCGCTGACCTGCGTGAACGTTTTACCCGACTGGATTTGCGTCCACGTTGAATACGAGGTGGAACTGACTTTTCCGACCACCCACAAGGTGCCGTCACTTGCTATCGCCACAGTGAACTGGTTGCCGCACGCCACGTCAACAAACGTCTTATCTTCTGCGACTAGAGTCCACTGGTCACGATTATCCGTATCACCCGTACCCAATTGGCCTTTACCGTTCCAACCAGTCGTGTACAAGTGGCCGTCCGTGCTGATGGCGGCGGAATGCTTGCCACCGGCGGCGACTTTCAGCCAACTACCGTTGACGATGGTCGGCTTGTTCACGTTCGTTGGGGTAGCGGTATTCGTCGTGTCAGGCTTGAAACCTAATTGACCATACTGGTTGTTACCCCACGCATACAACAAGCCCTCGTTCGTCAACACAAACTTATGGTCGCCACTCGTCGCAACCTGCTTCGCACCACCAGACTCGATAGAAACCGTACCGGCGGTAGCGGAAACATCATGCACGTCGGCGCTCATACGGTCAGAAACGACACTGGAAGTATCAAAACGACTAGTGCCAGAATTCTGTACTTTGACATCCCAGTTGATGACGCATTTCGTATCGGTGCAACTGGTGCCGGTGACGGTTTTGTCCACGGTGGCTTTCGGGTCTGGTTTCGCATACCCGTAGTCCACGTTCTTCTGGTCTGCGCCGATGCCTAGGTGGATGTCGTCGGACGTGTCTTTCGCGTTGGACTTGATTTTGTTCGACCAGCTTCGCGTGTTCGTCACGTTTTCGAGCTTGCCATAGTAGGTTTTGACCTGCGTCTGCACGCCATCACCCGTACTGGTGCCAGTGTTGCGTTTCACCGAAGTACGGTAGGTGCCGGAGTGGAGCAGGTTGAACTCGTAGTAGCCGTCCTTGTCGGTCTTCACCGTTTTGACGGCCTGCCAGCCGCCGCTTGAATCCTGCTTGCCGAGGGTGACTTCCACTCCTTCGATACGTTCTTCACTGTCACCGATGAGCGTGTTCTCATCCTTATCCCACCAGACGGTGCCGCTGATGCTACCGGCCACTACCTTCGCCACGTCAGGCCACGGCTGGTTGCCCGCCGGTTTGTCGGAAGCGTCGGAATAATAGTTACGGCCAAGCCACAGCGTGTACTTGTCGTCTTTCACATTGTCGGATGGGGTGAGCGTGATGGCGCCGTTCACCGCCGAATAGGACAGTTTATCGTCGGACGCGACGACTGTGCGGCGGAACCCTCGGCCTTGCCTTTGACTTCGGTCGCGTGGGCGTCCGCGTCGGCGGTGGATTGGGTGGCCTGAGCCTCCTGCTGGCGTAGATACAGTTCCGCATCCGCATGCTTGCGGGTCGTGTACACTTGCGCGTCGGCCTGCTGTTCGGCGGCGTATCTGTCGGCGTCGGCCTTCTTGCGGATGGTCGCGTTCAGTTTTTGCTCTTCGATTTCGGCGTTCTTCTGTTCGAGGACTGCCTTCTTTTCGGCGGCGGCGATTTCCGCCTCCTGCTCCTTGACTTTGAGAGTTTTGGACTGTTCGGCGGCGGTGATGCCCTTCACCGCGTCGGCCTCGGCCTGCGCCTTGTCGGAGATGGACTGGAGTTCGGCTCGTTTCAGGTCGAGCTGGTTCTGACGGACGGCCACATCCTGTTCCGCGTTGATGGACGCGAGCTTCGCATTCCGGCTGATTTCGGCGGCCATTTCAGCGCCCATGTTGGCGATGACGTTCTGACGGTCGGTGAAGTCTTGAATGTTGAACGTGGTCAATTGAAGGCCAAGCCGTTCCATGTCCACGCGGGCGGATTCGGCCACGGTCGCGGCGAACGTGTCCCTGTTCTCCATGAGTGCCTTCAACTCGGTTCTGCCGATGACCTCGCGCAGCTTGCCTAGGAGCACTTGTGTCACGTCCTTCTCCATTCGCTCCTTGGACTGGTTCAGATAGTTCTTGGCGGCGTTTTCTAATGCCTTCACCTGTTTACCGTTCTCGTCCACGGTCATGGTCTCGGATGCGATTTGGAAGTTGGCGACGGCGTTCACGTCGATGAGGATTGCATCCTTCGTCGGAATCGGCGTGTCGGTTCTCAGGAGCGACTGCACCGCTCCGAGGGAGAGCCAGTCCACGCGCATGATGAAGGGTATGATGAACGCGCTTCCGCCGGAGACGAAGCGTCGTCCACCCGGCCCGGTGATGACCATTACCCGGTCGGCGGGGCAGACCTTGTAGCTTGCGGTTGCGAGCAGGATGATGAGTATCGCCACTGCCGCGACGATTATCAATGTTGTTGGCATTGACTTTTCCTTTCTTTTTTGTGGGCATACCCACTATGACAGAACTTGTTTCAGAACTCGTTTTCGAAACCTGCGGCCATGTCCGCGAATTTGGAGCATTCGCCCATGAACGCGAGATTGAACGTTTCGGTAGGCCCGTTACGGTGCTTGGCGAGAATCACGTCGGCTTCGCCCGGACGTTCCTCACGGTCGTAGTATTCGGGACGATGCACGAGGAACACCATGTCGGCGTCCTGTTCGATGGAACCGGACTCTCTCAGGTCGGACAGTTCCGGCTTCTTGTCGGCACGCTGTTCCGCATTACGGTTCAACTGGGAGAGCACGACCACGGGGCATTGCAGTTCCTTGGCGAGCATTTTGCATTGGCGGGAGAAGTTCGACACTTCCTGCTGACGGTTCTCGACGGTTTTACCGGAGGACATGAGTTGCAGGTAGTCGATGACGATAAGCTTCAACCCGTTGACCTTGCGGCTGAGAGCACGGCATTTCGCACGGATGGTGCTCATGTTGATGATGGCGGAATCATCAACCCACAATGGCGCCTTCTCGACCTGATGGCAGAGCGCGTTGAGTTTGTTCCAATCATTCGAGTTCAGATTCTCGGGATGTTGGAACGATGCGAGACGGATGCCTGTTTCGGCTGCGAACATGCGTTGCATGAGTTCGTGACCGCCCATTTCCAGACTGAAAATCACAGTCGGCAGACCTTTGTGCAGTGCGGCGTTACGCGCGAAATCCATGCCGAGAGTACTCTTGCCCATGCCCGGACGGCCCGCGACTATGACCATTTGTCCGGCTTGCAATCCGTGCGTCAACGCGTCGATGTCACGGAAGCCGGTGGGTGTTCCGAACTCGTTCGGATTCTGTGACATTTCATCCAACTGTTGGAGCATTTCGTCGGACAGGCGGTATGCGGTCTTCAACTCGTCGTCTTCGGAACGGCTTGAATCCTCCAACGAGAACGCGGCCTCCAACGATTTGCTGAGCACATCTTCGGCTGACGCGTCGGATACGTTGCTCATCTGTTGCAACTGCTGTCCGACCATGTTGATGTGGCGGAGGATGGCCGCGTCACGAATCTGCTTGATGAAATAGTCACTGTTGTTCGACGTGGGCGCGGAGCCGACAAGCTGGGCGATGTAGTCGATGCCGCCGACCTGTTCCAACTGTCCGTTGTCCATCATGTGCGAGGACAGCATTTGCGCGTCCACACGGTTATTGTCTGCGGCCAGTTCCTTTATATTATGGAAGATGGTCTGGTTGGTCGGCTGGTAGAAGTCCTCTTCGGAAAGTTGGCTGATGACCTTGTCCAACGTTTCCGCGTCTTGAAGCATGGCCCCCAACAATACTTGCTCGGCCATGTCCTTGTGGATTGGTGTGGGGACGCTCACTTGTCGTTGTTCTCCTTCTTGCCGGTGTTGGTCTGATTCTTGTTCAACGTCTCATACAGGCGGTGTTCCGTTTGCCAACGTTTGACGCGGGATTTGCTGGGATGGTTGACCCACCGGTATACGCAACGTTCTATGCGCTTGTATCCGAGGACTTCCGGTCCGAGATTGTGACTGCGGAATATCTCCGAGGGACGTTCCCCTTGCAGATATCGGAGGGTCACTTCGTCTTGGAATTGGGTGGTGAAGATTACCCACCATCCGTGCTTGTTTTTCAAGACGTTGACGACTTCCGGCCGTCTTCCCAAGGCCAAAGCCTCGTCTGCGGTCAGAAGCTTCGCCGGGGATGTGTTCGGTTTTTTCGGTTTTTCGACCATGCTTTTGTTCGTCCTTTCCAAGGTCAGATTGCGTCCGGGAACTGTTCGTTCGGAGAGAATTTGAGGAGTTTCACAGTTACTCCCTCACGCCATTTGTTCCACGCTTTGATGGTGATTCCGACGATGCGTCGGCGGGTTGGACGGTCGCTGTGCGCTCCACGCTTGTTGATGTCGAACAGTGTGTTGCGGAGTACGAGAATGGGGCTTCCCTCATTGAGGTTAGCGCCGGTGGCGAGCATGTCGAAGAACCGTTCGCACGCCTCACCGTCGATTTCGTTGAACGTCCAGTAGAGGAGCGCGGCCATGCTGATGGACATGAGATGGTTGCTTTTCGTGTAGAACGTGCTGGCCTGTCGTAGCGTATCCTCCAATTGCGGAGTGCTTTCGATGAATGCCAGCAGTTCATTTCGGGTCGGTGACATGTTGTTGACGCATGCGGCTTCCACACCCAACTGTTCGCTCAGATAGATGGAACGGGCCACGGTGGAAAGCTGTTTGGCGTTGTTACGGCCTTTCAGTTCGAGCACGTTAGCCATGGTGCGGCCCTTGCCCGCATCCATGGTCTCCTGCGTGTCTTCGGGCAGTCCGCGAATGACCAGAGTGCGGAACGGAACACCGGATTCGACGCATGCGAGGAGCCTGTGCTGTCCGTCCAACAAGCGTCCCGTGTTGCTGAATTTGATGGCTTCGCCGTTCATTTTCCAAGCCTTCTGCGCCATGGTTCGGGCGAACAGTTCGACCTGTGTGCGGCTCACGTTGCGGTTGTTGGTGTTCACGCCGAGCATTTCCTTGGCAACGTCCGGAGTGATGGTTTCGACCCGTCCGGTGATGCTGTCCCAATCGTATTCGTCGGTTTCACCGGCATAGGATGGCGTGGCCTTGGGTGCTGGCTCTTCCGGTTTCAAATGGATAAGCAACGTGGTTTTCGGAGCGCCGGAATGCCGTCTGATTTCGGTTTTCGGTGGTTTCACTTCGACCGTCTCGTACTGTTCGGATTCCTCGACCTGATTCATGGCGAACGCGAACGCGGTCATGGTGAACGCGAGCATGAACCTGTCCACGCTTCGTTTCGGAGGGAACTGTTTCATTCCGTCGATGATGCGGGTGGCGTCCGAATGGGTGATGTATGGGCAGTGGTTCACAACCGTGTCCAGTCCGTCCTCGTATTCCTTATGGGTGAGGAAGACGAATGGTGCGAGGGGAGTACGCGCCTGTGCCATTCCCTTGAAGCATTGGCCTACCTCATTGTAGATTTCACCGACCTGACGGTAGCGTGAAACAGTGTCGATGCCGTACTCGTCCACGGGGTTCGTGTACTCGTATTCGTTGTTTTTGAAGATGTGTTCGTTGTATCGACTGGCTTCGCGTAGTCCGGAGCAACGTCCGAAACCGAGTGTGGTTCCACTGCTTTTCGTACCGTCAGTCCGTTTCAGATTGTCTTTGCTCAGCCAGTAGGCTTCCATGTCCGCGATGAATGTTTTCGCCGCGACTTTCTTGGTGAGGTTCCGTCCGGTCATACGGGCGAAGTATTCTCCTTCGACGCCGGTGAGGACTGGCAGTCCGGTTCCGACGAACAGATTATCAGGCAGGAGGCCGTACCATTCGGGGTTGATTTCATGGTCGCTCATGTAGGAGAGAATCCGTCCTACGCTGTCACGGTCGATGAACACGGTTCGCGCGTTGGTGAACGAGTCAACGTCGAGATTCAACGCCTTGCATACTGGCTGGAGGTCTTTTTGAATCATGGTCATGAACCGTGGTTCGGTTTTGATGTCTTTGTTAGGCACGTTTTCCTTCCTTCAATCGTTTCAGCATCCGGTAGGTTTTTGGAGCGCAACCGGATGGATTGTGTTCCTCTTGCCGATACTGTTTTTCAAGTTCGTCCCAATGGTCGATGATGTTCTTCCAGTCTTCCGACACGTCGCGCATGAGACTCAGATAGGCGCGTGCGGATGGCACCATATCGAACATTCCGAGTATCCGACGTAGGTCTCCGGGGTCTTTCGGAGTATCCTCGCAACCGTGTTCGCGCGTGCCGTTCACGGTCATTGTGATTCCGGTGAGCCGTTGCACGATGGCGAGCGAACTGATGCCCACGTCACCGTTGGCGAGCCATGCGGCGAACATTTCCAACGGAAGTCTGGGACTGTCCGTCATGCCGTCGGAGGCTGGGTTGAGGTTGGCAACGAGCCTGTCTTTCGGAACGTCCGCGATGATGTCCGGTTGGGTTTCGGAGTCGGGCATCCGACCGTAGACGAGATGGTTATTGACGAGTATGGACGGCTGTCGGCCACCATATACGCCGATGGTGCAAACGGTGTCTTCGACCATGGTTCACGCTTCCATCCAGTGGATGCTTTCGTTGAGGAAGTCTCTGATTTTGCGGAGGGTTTCTATATCTTCGATGGTGATGCTGGTCGCGGTGTCGCTGTCGGTGATGGTGAACATGAGTTCCTTGCCGAAGCTGGGGGATTGGAGGATTGTGAGCTTGTTTGTTCCCTCGTTGCCGACGATTTGGAGTGCGGATGTGTTGCCGTTGTCGTATTTGGTTGCGCTCATTGTTTCTGTGGTCTTTTCCGTTCCTGTGGAATGTTTTGTGTGGGCGAGGTCAGCTTAACACACTAGGTGGGGGTATGCAACCGTTCGGGGATTCGCGGTCGGATGACTTGCGTTCGACCACACCCTTTGTTATACTGGAAACGTCCACAAAAAAGGGAGCCACACACTCCCAACCACGCCAGAAAAAAAAGAAGAAACCATGAGCAAACAGACGGAAAACAACATCAACCTGACACTGACACTCATCACAATCGTCAGCGCACTCCTCATGTGGAGACAGGATTACGGACACGTGGTAATGGCAATCACCAGCATCACATTTCTACTCAGCTCCACCGCACTGTTCGCTCACTTCATCAAGAAACTCGACGCCTAAAAAACAAAAAGGAATGCCCCAGCCCGAACGGACTGGGGCATAGGCATGTTCGCAAGAACGAAGGAAACCAATGGACGATAAAAACAACACCGAACGAGAGCCGAGAACCGAAGTGGAACGACTCCTGTTCAAAAACGAACGCATGCAGGACGCGTTACTCAGCCTCAAGGACACCATGAGCAGAATGATTGGCGAAGGCCGACTGCCAAACGACGACGAGGTACACCAATGGTTTGAGGGAATCGACCGCAAACTCGAACACGAGGCCGCTGACCGTGAGGTGTTGCTGTTCAACCATGGGGCCATGACCACAGTGCTCCCGAAGTCCACTGAACGATACCAACCCGACCTTCAAGTCCGATATCAGGAAATTCTCACCACATGCAACAAAGCGTATGCGGACGCCGACTACAAATATTGGATTGGCCGTTTCCAACAGGCCGGACTCTGACCTGAAAAACGCAATCCGAGCACAGTGGACAACACTGAAAGGAGTATTCGGACAGGACAATGCCGGAAACCATACAGACATACCATCCAACGTTCGAGAAGGCCAAGAAGCTCTTCAACCTGCGTAAAAGATTGTGGGAGATAGCCGACGGTAAAAGCGACGGAACAATCTCATATGAGGAGGCGAACCATCTCGCCGTGGACGCGGTGGCGACCGCCAACGGAGGAATGCCACGCGCCACGAGCGGCCCCATGGTACGACTCTGCAAGCTTTGCACCAACGGTTGGATTCGTGAAGCGGCAAACGAGATGGGCTTGGTTTACCCGGACTTGGACTGCCCGGAACGGTGGGGCAAACATCGAGACCATAGCCGTAAAAAGGAAAGGAAGGCAACGGTTTGAGCGGCAACGGATTCGGCAAGGAAGACATAAGCAGAACAGCCATTCCGGCACGCCCATACGCCAAGGATATGGCTACCATCAACCGTCTGATAGCAAGGTTGCAAACCATTTCGGACGATAAGGCCAAAGGGAAAATCACATTCCAACAGGCGAACAAGAAGGCTGTGGAAGCAATCCACAAGGCACGGAACACCAAGTCGAAGTCCCTGCAACGCAAGCCATTAGATTATTTAGAACGTATCTGCGAGAACGGTTGGATTCGGGAAGCTGTGCGAAAGATTCCCGAACTGTACCCGTATCTCGACCATCCAGATTTGTGGCTTCGTAAAGGCGTCTGATGTATTCCAAAGAGCAGATATGTTGCATGGTTTCTCTCATAATATTGTCGGCGTTGAGCTTGGCCGCGCTGGTGCATTACGCTCGACTGTCGATAGGGAGAATGAGTCGGATGCCTGACGAGAAATCCCGTTCAGACCTGTTCAACTATCGGCTGATGACCGTCGTGTCACTGCTGGTGTTGTCGGTTTCGGTGGGTTCCATCATCGTCTACGGTTCCTCTCTCAAATAGATTGGAAGACTGCCATATTACTAATTCCTTCTACTTCTCAAACATTGACCATAACGTTTATTGACAAAAATCATTTTCAGAAAGCAGGAAGGTCAGTTGTTAAACAGCACGGAAATGCTTCGACTGGTCAGAGCCGCATGCAACGGAGACCATTTGAAACTGTCCCAGCAAATCGACTTGCTGGCCGACTCGGTGGAGAAAGCCAAGCCGACCGCCTACACTACGAATCTGCGTCGGCTGGCAGAGTCGGAACGAGAGAAGGGACTGTCCGTCAACACGAATCTGGCACCGGTTGACGGGTTGACCGAACCGTTGCTCCCACCGGACGGTACTCATAAGCCTGTGTGGGATAAGACCATGCGGGGATTGTTGGACGGACTGGTTGCCGAATATGGGAAACTGGATGTCCTGACCGCGCATAATCTCGCTCCCCGTAATCGAATCATGCTCACGGGAGCGCCCGGCACAGGCAAGACCACCTTCGCTTCCATCCTGTCGGAGAGGCTTGGACTGGACGGGGTCATCCTTCGTGCAGACCGTGTTATCAGCAGTCAGCTCGGTAAGACGTTAACCAATATCGCCTTGGTGTTCGACCGGCTCCACATGGAACGCAAGCTCCTGTTCATAGACGAATGCGACATGCTTCTGGCACGACGCGACAACTCCCATGACGTTGCCGAAATGCGTCGGGCAACCAATCTCATGTTACAGAAAATAGACCTGCTTCCGGAGGATTGCATTCTCATCTGCGCGACCAACATGGACGGTCTCATCGACCGTGCCGCATGGCGTCGGTTCGACGTTCGAGTTCGCATGACACTTCCCGACAAGACTACGACAAGGCTTATTATCATGCACCAGCTTAAGGAGTTGAATATCCAAGCCGACGTTCGACCATGCGACATCAATGTAGAGAACATAAGTCCAGCCCTTATCGTCCAAACAGTGGACAATCTTGCCCGTAAGACTTTGATTTCCGGTTCGGAAACCATTCCGGCCGACCTGTTCGTCAATGCTTTCAACTCTCTGAAGATGGAGGTTTCCAACCAGTGAACCGTGACGGATACAAGTTCGATATCAATGTCCGCAGAAACGGTTTCATGTCATATCTGTGGAGTGCTGAAGTGGAAGATGAAGGATTCTTCACTCCCATTGCGAACGGTACTGCCCACACTCTCAACGGCGGCAAGAAAGCCGCTATGAAACAAGCGAGAAAGTGGGCGCAACACCAGCTCGCCCACCCCAGTGAAAAGGAAAGGTGGGCGGAATGTACGACGATGAGCAACACCAAAACCAGACACCGGCGAAGTCACTGAAACGTTCCGGAAGGCAACCGAAACTATCCGACGTCGTCATGCTCGACCGGGGTTGTCAACTGTGGATTCGTGAAGCCCGTAAAGGGAACATCACTGACACGTCGAAGACCTTGGAGAAGATTCGGTATCAGCTTCGATTGGAACGTCGTGTGGCCGGACAATCCGGTTCTGGACTTCGTAGACCTGTGGGTAGGGATAAAAAACCCGATACGGATGGGAACGGTTCAAAGCCGGATAGGAAAGACTTGTAACCCATTAGGGTGCCGGTGGACGGTGCTGTCAACCGGCACCTTTTGGTATCCGACCTCACAATACTGGGGGTATCATTGTGTTATCGACGGAACCACACGCCCGTCATTTTTATAAGGAGACACAATGAACGAAGGAACCTATGGGCTGGAGACCCTGAAAGCCGACTATCATACGATACTCGGCTACGATATCGGCTATCTCACCGCGGAATCCTATCCACTGTTCGCACCCTATCGTGCGAAAACCAAGAACAGTTTCTCCGGTAGAGTACCGAGACTGTTAAGCATAATCATCACCACTCTCATTAACACGCCAAGCCGCGAATGGGATGCGGAAACCCGCACGCTCACCATCGGCGACGACTTCTTCTTCCTCGCCAACAAATGCGGTTTGAACAGTGGAGGAGACGGACGCACTACCGTCCGGAACCAGCTTCTCATGCTCTCGTCAATCCAGTTCACCGGAGCGGACGGAGTCAAAGTCACGCCGGTCGAACACACCGAAATCACCGCCGACAGTCTCACTATCGAGCATCGGAAAATCACGTTCACGGAACCGTTCGTAAAAATGATGACAAGGAACGTCCGGCAGATGCCGTTGAAGTGTCTGTACCCCAACGCGGGTAGCGCCATAGCGATAGACCTGCTCGCATTGGCGGCATTGTATTGTCCGAACGACCATAGGCTCATCATCGAACGGGCAGACCTTCCATCACTGCTTCCAGCAAGCAGGCAAAGCCTCTCCAAGCAGAATCTTCTAAATAGATTCAAGGAGTTAAACGACAGTCAGAACGAGTGGACGTATCGTATAACGAAATACAGTGTGACCATCAGCCCGTTCGGAGTGTACTCATCCGAAGACGCTTTGAGATTACGTCGCAGACAATAGTCCAAGCATGAAAAGAGGGGAGCCGACCGTAAGGCCGACTCCCCTCAATGATGTCGGGTTGGAAACTCAGATTTTCAGCTCATCGATAACGGAAAGGTCAACACCGTCACCCCAATTATCGACAATCTTGCTCAGGTTCTTACGCATTCCGGCAGGAGACTGGTCGTCAACCGGACGTCCGAAATTCTTCTCCGGCGCGACCGCGTTCAGCACGGAGAACAGCAGGTTGGTCATATCCTTGCCCTGCGCGAACACCAACGTCACCTCTGCGGCAATCATGCCCGGCTCGGCTGTAGCCAACCCTTCCAACGCGGACGCGAACTCAGAGATTCGACGTTGGTTCTTCGGCTCAGTCAATGCGTCCAGCACTGCTTCCGGAGTGCTCTTCTTCGTATCAGTCAACGCCTTGGCGAGAGAAACCACACGCTCGTCATCCAACGATTTGACAAGAGGAATCAGCTTCTTGCCGAACTGTTCCTCGATGTGCGGCATGGTCTTCTCACGCGGTTTGCGATTGGAACGGCCCTTACCCTTCCCCCTCGGCTTGTCTTCGGTTTCAGTGGACTCAGCGTCCACGTTCACATCCTCACCATCAGCCGGTGCGGACACGTCAGAGACAGGCTCCGAACTCTCCTGATTAAGAGAATCGGATTCCGTCTGCGACTCCTCGACAGAAGACTGCTCCGGTTCAGCATAATTGTCGGAACCGTAACCATTGTCCTGCTCCGACTGCTGGTTGTTGTTGAATCCCCAATTGGTGAAGTCTGGCATCATACCTTCTTTCGTCATATCCAGCGAACACTCCGGTCGTACAGGCTGTTAACAGTCGGAACGAGGTGTTCTGTATTTTCAATTCACGAGTGTAACGCCCGACAGCATCCCTAAACGGGGAAAACGGGAAAAACAATTCCCCGCGCCGCCCGCGCCGGTAGTTCCAACAGAAAAGCGGAACCAAAAAGAGTCCCCAACAAATATGAAAAAAGGAACAACACCCGACCATTATCAGAAAAAACATGAAAACCATCCAGTCCACGCCGGTAGGTCAACATGAATAGCAGACTCAAAAAAAAGAGAAAAACCAAAAATCAAAAAGACTAAAAGAAAGGAAGCACTACCCACCAAAAAATCAGAAAAAGAAACCAAACACCATCACATCAAAAAAGAATAACCAAGAAAATCAGAAAGAAAAGAAAAACCAAAAGGAAGAAAAGGAGAATATAAGAGCAGCAATCTTAATCAAATAGAAGCAACAGAAGAACAGGACAATAAAAGAAGAAACACCTACCCCTAAATCGGGAATACAACGTATGAAAACAACAGAAGCAACGCAACCATCCACAAAGGAACAGCACATCAACCCATATGGCATACAAAACAGAAGAACAACAGCACCAAACACCCCAAGAAACAAGAAAAGCCAAGCAACAGCACCACAAGGCAACAGGTCAAGCACCAGCACCAGCACAAACAACAACCAACAGCCACTACAACAACAAAAACAACAAAAAGGTCAATAGTCTCACTAACAAGGTCAACGACAATCAAAACAAGGTAACATCAATACAGGAACAGCCAATGCAATGAAAAAAGCAACAGCAAAACCAACAAAAAACTAAATATCAAAAAACTATAAATGCCAGAACTCGGACAAAACCGTAAACGTTCCGATGAAAACAACGGAACATGACCCATCAGGAGGCGGTCTTATTGGAAAAACGAACGATTTCCCTGATAATCGGCTCCGGAGGGCTTCTCACAACCATCAAAAAGGCCCTTACGAGAGCTGGAAACATGCGTTGGCAGGTGCCCGCCGCAGACAATATTCAAGCACAGGCCGACTATCTGGTAAGACATCCGGTGCCCTCCGGGTTCAAGGGAATCATCTTCACTGACAGGGCTGGAAACTGGCTTCCGATAGCCAACGCCGGATACATGGTCTACTGGTGCAACACCGGTCAGATACCGGTCGGAGCCATAGGCATGAGCGAACAGATGTTACGCATGAGCGTGGCTGATTTCGCACGGACTTATTGGGGAATCCAGCTTGCGGACAAGCGTCTCGTAGTCGATATCCTCCAAAACAAAGTGAAGGAAACTGCGGTTCTCCTACCCATCACATCCAACACCGGAGGAGTGGGGAAGACCACGTCCAGTCGACAGTTGGCAGACCGTGCGTCGCAAGCCGGATTGCGTGTTCTGCTCATCGACGGCAACATCAGACAGTCCAGTCAACGTAGTTTTTTCGACCCGAGACAGGACAAGCCATTGCATACGATAGCCGACTGGCGACCGGGCATGCAGGTGCAGGTCGGAGCCAATCGAGGACGTGACCTTGGGGTTCCATACGACATCTGTTTCGCACCTCCAGCAGGCGTCGGAGTGGACTGGCAGATATACCGTCAGTACATCCAAGCGGCACGCCGACTGTGGGATTTCGTCGTGCTCGACCTTGACCGAATCAGCGCGGACGATTTGGATGATAGGGAGAATATCGCCAACGGTTTACTGCTTCCATACATTCAATCGGGAGACCCTTGTCTGGTTATCATCAAGGCTGGAAGGCAGACGCAGATAGACGCGTTGAATCTGCTGACGGCCTTGGCTGAGCATCATCTTCCGAAGGAACTCATCGGAATCAAGGACACCGTTCCGGTCGGACTGCAAGGTTACAGACGACTCGACTATACGAGATACGGAACGTTTCTCGGAACCGAATATCAGACGGTCGAGGCAAGCAACCATATCGCCAACGGTGATGTCAGATGGGATGACCCCGGTCTTGCTTTTGCTAGGGAGAACATTCTTAACTGGGCTTTGCCCGACCGTGGTTTCAATCCGGAAAGATTCAATCCGAACGCTAAGAACAGTGAAGGAAAGAAAGGTCGTGGGCGTAAGTGACATTCGATGACCGTTTTCTTTTCGACCCGAACGACGAGAATCTTTGGAAGACCGGAAGCATTGCCGACTGGTATAAAGGCAACGACATGTTCGAGATGGAGCATCCCGGATTGTTCGCGCAGACCCACCCGTGGTTCGTTGCGAACAAACTGTTCGCGGAGACAATGGTGAAAGCGAACAGCGAACTCGTTTCGAGTATCCTCGGCGCATTGTTCACTTGGAAGACATGCACGGTTGACCAACTACGTGCGGGACTTTCCATCAAAGGCGCTCCCGCTTTCGAACGTGACGAACCGAACCTGTATGGTGCGATGAACCGTTTGGGAATCATCAACGTCGGTTTCAGTCAGGCGGAACGATTGTACGGTCAGACCGTGAATCATGTTTGGCTTTCACCGTCGAACAGTCCACGTCTTATCAACCGTGCGATGAAATTGTACGGGATGGAAAAGTGGATGCGTGAGACGATGGCGGTTTCCTATTACGCGGGGAATCGTTTCCATGTTCGGCATAACACTTATGCGGCGCACGCGGGATTGATGTTGGCACGCGATTCACGCGTGAAATTCTCATCCGGTGATGGTTGGGGAAAATTCCGTAGCGTTGACCCACAGGCTGTTGCCGAGTCGAAGGTCGGCAAGGCTTGCGCGACCGACGTGGTGACGTTGTGCCGGAACAATGTGTTGGCGGGTATCGAAATCCAAACGTCCAACAGCGAATTGGATAAGAAGATGCAGAACTGGGCTAAGATGCTCGCCTATTCTCCGATGAAGCGTCGCGGACTCATCTGCGTATGGTTGCAGATACCGAAGGCAAACGAAGGTTACGAATCGTTCAACGCGGTGGTACAACGCACGCAAGGCATGACGGAAATGGTCGTGGGCAATCCTACCGTGTCGCAACGAATGGGAATCGCGGTCTGGGACGAATGGTTCGAGCATGGGATGCCGACCGACAGGTTCGGTGACTATACGGATATGAGTGGAACACGACGCAACATTTTCTCCGACGAGTGGGCGCAATATACTCCGCAGGTTCGTGACGTTCGCAAAGTCAGCGAATGGGGTTGGGACGTGACGCGAGACATCATAAAGAAGGATTGGGGTTGGGATGTTTCCGGTTGGACAATGCCGGAAGCGTACCGTGGCGGTTTCTACGGTTTCATTGGAAAGGATTGCGATGGTCTCCACTGAGGAATCATTCCAACAGACGCAGGACGCGTTGGATGTAGCAAGATTGGAACGTGCGCGGGCTTTGCAACAGGTTCAGACATTATGTGAGACGGGACGTAGACATTTGGTCATTCCGTTTCTGATGGCGAACATGCAACGTGTTCCCGCATTACGGAAGATACGACTCTGGCAATTGGATTCGATAATGTTCAACACTTCCCGGCGGATTGCGAACAAAACAATCCGCGTCATGCGTGAAACCATCAACGATGATTCGAGCGTGAACGACGGTTACGTGACATTGGGTTGGGCTTTGGAGTCGAAGGAGAAAACCGTCCGTATGACTACATGGCTTCTCCAATTGTCGTTACGTGAGAAGCTTTCCACTTTCCAGAAGCCGGAAGGTTTCCCATACGCGCAGTTGTATCAGCAGAGCACGAATGATTAAACAAAAAAGGAAAGGAAGGTAAAACATGGGTAATCCGAACTGGTATCAGATAACCAGAACGTTGCAACAGTTAGACCCGGACGAGCAACGTTCTAAAGTGGAGAGCATTCCAGCCGAACTGGATGGTTGCACCCTTCTCCTCATCAAGAAGGGCGAGGAGCCGGTCAAGGAATATATTTACGGTGACGGCGAGGGAATCGTCAACGCCGGACAGTTGGCTGGTTTTGACGCGAGACTGGTCGAAGACGACGACGGGCCGGTGTTGCCGGATGGCGTGAACAGTGCGGCGCATCCTCTTGTACCATTTCGCGCCCGGTTGAACTCGAAAAGCAACATGGAGAAGATGCGGACGAACTATTCCGGCGTTCGTACAAGCATCGAGAAGGTCATGCCGCCGGACAGTTATGTGAGCGTCACGCTTCGCAATCAGGGATACTTCGAGCAGATTCGCATTCGTAATTGGATTAGCGACGAATACAATGCGGTGGAGGATTCAAGCGAACTCGCTTCGACCAACACGATGTGCGCCCGTGTGAGTTTCGGTTGCCGTCAGGCTTCGCGTAACCGACAGCTTGCGCAGAAGATTGGTCAAATCATCTGTCCGCTCATATCCAACATGTCCAGTCATGCGAGCCGTCCGAAATTCGGTTTGCTGTTCGTCAGCATGCTGTTGGAAGTGTTGTCCGTGATTTGGAGTGTGTGCGGTCTTGCAAGAGGATACGTGATGGATGGCGTGTTCCCATTGTTCCATTCCGCTTGGGGTTTCGGAATCGCGCTTCCACTGCTTGCGGTGACGTTGGTCGTGTTCCTGTTCCTCATGCTGTTGTCGTGCATTCCGTTCGTTTACATTCCGCGACCTCAGATTGCCGGTGGCGCGGTGGCTCTCATGCTTTACCTGCTGTTGGGGTTGCTTCCGCTCCCGACATTCATTCCGATTCTTTTCGTTCCTCTTCTTGTATTCGCGTTCATCCGTTGGAAGAATTGGACGTTGTGGGATGACATTTTCCAAACGCCACGCAGATATTATGCGATTGCGAACGACCGTGGCGCGAACGAGTCCGATAATCAGACCCGTCTTGGCGTGCGAACTCATAAGGAGCGTGTGTCGGCTTATGGTGCGCAACGTACCACGTTGATTCTTTCCCCGATTATCGTGAGTTCCGTGTTCACTCCGGTCACTCAGGGAGTGGCGATGAAGCAGGAGTTGCATCCGGTTCCGGAAGTATTGTCTCATGATGGCATCTTCCTCGGGAAAGACGATACGGGACGTAACTGTTATCTCGACCCGTCGCAATTGTTCGGCGGTATCGCCATCAACGGTGAAGCCGGTTCCGGTAAGACAGTTCTCACTCATGGCATCAGCCAGTGGGCAATCAGCGCACGAGAAACCACCAGTCCGAAAATCTGGGGGCGCGACTCCCGTATCATCCATTTTTGGATGAAGGATGATACCGGCGTCAACGTGTTGGAACGTTATCGCAAACGTCACGGTTTCACCAGTCCGCAGCGAGTCGTCTACTTGGCAGACCCGAACAGTGTATGTTTGGACATGCTTGGCATGAAGGACGGGAACAATGCGATGGAGACTGCGGCGAGCGTGGCGAAAACCATGCGCTACTCGTTCGATGACGGTGATATTCTGAACGACTCGCAGAACATCATCACCCAAGCGTTGACCATCGGCGTGGCGGTTGACCGTTACGTGCAGGAGGAGCGCAAGCATAATCCCGAATCCGCGAACAAGGATTGGGAAAGCGAGATTGTGAAACGTTGCCACCAGCTCGAACAATCGTATCCGGGTGCGGAACAGTTGCGAATGCAGTTGAGTCCAATCGGATGGGCCGTCGTCGCATTATGCGGTTCCGACGGTCAGGCCGGTTCCGCGAAAGCGTTGGGCCATGTGTGCCGCGCGTTGAGCATGGAGTTGAAGAGTGGCTACATGTTCGAGGAGATGACGTATGCGGCTCGTGCGGCCGAACAATTGTATGGCCGTCCGGATGCGGCTGGTCATACGGTTCGTTCCGACCGTGACATTCTTACGAAGACGAACGCTTCGTTGAACAAGGTGAACCAGTTCCTTCCCATCGAACACATGTTCACCGCACGCCGCGGCAAGGTGACTTGGACGAACATTCTCGACCATGCTGGCGATTATCACATTGTGCTCGCACCACATAATGGTTATTCGTTGCCGGAACGTATGGATAAGATTCTCGGCGGCTGGCTCATGTACCGTTTCTGGAATACGGTGTTCGCGCATTGCAAGGATTGGGACAAGGCGGGCAAGTGGACGATGCTCGTGTGCGACGAGTTGAGCCTGTTGGCTAACGGCAATGATGGCATCATGCCCGCATTGCGCGAGCAGGGCCGTTCGTTCGGTCTTCTTCTCGTGTTCGCCACCCAGTATCCGACCCAGTTGTCCGACGCGATGTTGGATTCGTTCATCGGCTATTCGACGTTCATCACATACAATACGACGATTCCGCGTATCGCCGATATGACGGCGAAGCGTCTGACGAACAATGACGGGGAGGATGGTTGGCGTTCAGGTGCGGTCATGAATCTTCCGCGTTATGCGGCGGCTGTTCGCACTCGAACCCAAGAACAGTTGCAGCCGACATTCCTTGTCCATGTGAACGATTTCGATAACGGTTATCGCAATGGTGACATGGACGATGATGACTAGCTTTTAGCGTTCATCATATTGCTTTTCAAAATCCGTTCGGAACTTTCAACTTCCGGACGGATTTTTTATACCTAAAAACCTCGCTATGACTGTAAACAACCGCGTAGGTTGATAGGATGAAAAATGCAGGAGAGTTCCGTTTGGAAAACGAAAGGGAACTCAAAAAATGGGTGGAACCATTACCTTGGCTGGAAGCAGCCTTGAGAGCACCTATCATAAGATGTTCGACACCATTTTGAGCAGTAGCGCGGGAACCGTGTTGACCAACATCGGTCTTGCCGCCGCAGTGCTTCTCGCACTCGGCCTTATCGTCGGTGGCATTTGCAAGGCGTTGGGACGCCAAAACAAGCTCGTGCAGATGTTCTGCCCGAACATCGGACGTATTCTCGTCGTCCTCGCAGTCGGATTCATTCTCGCTGGCCCGACCTTCACCATTCCGGCAATTCTTAAGTTGATTGACTGGTTCGTTGACGCGGTTGGCGGCAGTGGAAAGACCTATCTGGGAATCTGACATCCGCAGAAGGAAAACCGGAGTGGATATGCGAAGAGGACCTTTCCGGTTCTGTTCCCACTCCGGTTTTCTTTTAAGAACCTTACGTACGAAAAGAGTTGAATCATGAGCGATGAGGAAGACGAAGGATACAAAGGCCCCTTGCATCCGAGGTTGACAATGGACGACATCACGGAAGTGTCCGGCCCGGAGGAAATCGAACGGAAGAACACGTTCCAGATAACCAAGAACACTGAGGCCCGTTCCAAAACCGTGTTCTCCGTTATCGTCGGCGCATTGGCGGGCTTGGCTCTTTGCCTCATATTCGCCCCGTTGCTCGGATACATGTTCAGCTCGTTCTTCGTACTGTTGGGCGGAATACTGGCTCCGTTCTTCGCAGTCGGCACCATTAGAGACCGCACCCAACAGACACGGTGGAAGAGAACCTTGCAGGATATGAAGAGCCGCAAGATTGAAGGGCAGGTCTTCTACCCGAATTCCACTCAGCCGGAAAACATTATCGACCTTCAAGAAATGGAAATCCGTTGAATACAAAATATCGAGACCCAGTGAAACGGGCGGGTAGAAGGAACCTGCTCGTCATTCTGATGTTGTGCGTGGTCATGACATTGTTCGTCTTGCCGTCCAGCGTGTTCGCCGCACAGGTCAACGATTCGACCACGACGATAACATGCGCCAACGGCGGGACTGACAGTGCTACATCAGACATCTCTAGTTGTCTTCCTTCCGGACGTTGGGGAAACTACGTTGGGGAAATCACTTCGCGTACGGAACCGTACAGTGGCAGCGATGTCGCCGGTTGGTTCTCGAACGTCAAGCAGACCATCAGCTCGCAGACCCATATCGTCCTTCCCAACATTCTGATGCAGTTGACTCAGGTCTGCTGGTCTTCCGCATTGTCCATCAGCCAGTTCGCCGCTTCGTTCGAACCGATGAAACAGGCTGGTGCGAACATCGACTCCGCAGTGTCCACCATGGTGACGAGTCTGATGGACGGCGGTATCCCCGCCACCATCGCAGTGCTCGGCATCGTGGCTTGGGTTGGCGCGGCTGGATTCCAAATCGGCACCGTCAAAGAGGCGAGCAAACGAATCGTCATCATGGTTCTCTGCTTCGCTTCAATCACGATGCTTGGAGCTGGAGCGGCCAAAACCGGAAAGAACGCCACAGAACCGGCGACCGGAAGCCCATGGTGGGTCGTGCAGACAATCAACAACACCATCAACAAGCTTTCGGTCAACCTCGACCTTGACGGCATGGCAGACAGTGATAAAAACATGATGTCCTACCATCATGCGGCGAACGGTGCGAAAACCAATTGTCAGGATTACCTGTACTTCATGCATCAGGCGTATGACGAACAGGCGAAGTCCAACGGCAATCAGGATACAAGCAACATCACCAAGGCCATCAACCGTATTTGGGAGGAGACCTCCCTTCGCTCGTTCGTGACCATGCAGTACGGAAACCCGCAGACCACCGGAACATCCTCGTTCCGTATCGCGGAAAACGCCCGGCAAGGTTACTGCCACGTGTTGGAGATGAAAGCCAACACGAACACGACCATCCAGAAGGATTTGACCAACAAGGCCATGGCGTTGCACATCAGCGACCAGCGAGCCAAATGGTTGTTCTCCGTGGACGGTTGGGTAGACCCGCGTAATCCTTACTTCACCGACAAACCGTTGGAAAGGGAGAACGCGACATATCTCAGCCGTGCGGGCGTGTTCTGGGAAACCTGTGGCACGAAACGCAATCAGGAAATCTACGCGCGAGCCGGATGGGCGACACTCATCAACAACCTCGGTGACACAGGAACCAAGAACATCAAGAACGGCAGTACGAAAGTACGTGTCAAGATTGACGACTTGGACAATGTGAAACCGACCAACGGTGGCAAAGGCGTGATGGACGCGAAACAGAACGGCAGTGAAGACGAAACCATCCAACAGACCACTTCGGTCTGCCAGACGATTCTCAAACAGGGTTCCGTAATCTTCTCCCGTTCCACCGATATCAACAAGGAGGATGACGGAACATATAAAGACCAGCAGAACGACACCAACTGGGGCGACTCCGCTACGGTCGGATGGCGTTTCGACGTGCCGAACGTTTCCGGAACTTGGAGTGAGGCGAATCTTCGTGACGCTCAGGATGATTCCACTGTCACGGGCGGTGCGAAGAAAACCATCGACTACATGTATGGCAACAACAACGTCGATACGTTGGGTGCTTGCGGAACACTTATCGGAGGCATCGTCAATCTCGTGGTCTGGGGATTGTTGAGCCTTGTTCTAATACTGACGAAGCTCATGCTGATAATGATGGCGTTGTTCCTCGTGGTCACGTTCCTTGTCCAAGCGTTCCCGATTGGCGAGAAGCCGAAGAACGCGTTGAAGAACTGGGCGACGTACACCTGCCAGTTGAGTATGGTAGGAGCGTTGTACGGTGCGCTCGGTACTCTCGCAACATTCATTTGTGGCCTGACGTTGAAGTTCACCTCTGCCAGCAGTGGTTCGTTCACCTACCAGTTGATTGCGGGATTGAGTCCGGTGTTGGCTATCGCCGCAATCGGCATGTTCTGTTCGAAAGTGTTGAAGTGGGGTAATCCGTTCAGCATCAACGCTCTCATGGGAATGGCGGGTGGAACCGCAATGGCTTCCGGTCTTCGCAAGGGAATGCACATGATTGGACAGCACCGTATGATTCGCGCCATGCGTGGCGGATTCCGTCGTGGCGGCAATGGTGTCGGACGTTTGTCCACGAACGGTACCGGCGCTGGCATGGCCCATAACGGAGCACGTCAAAGCGAGACCGTCCTAAGCAAGATGAGCCGCGCACAACAGGATTCGTTGAGTCAGGGCGATAGGAATCTGATGAATCGTAACGCCAAGGAGTTCGAGGCGATTCAGACGCGTGGACGCGGAAGCAAGAACTGGGCACGAATGGACAAGAGCACAGTGAGAGGAAGTCTTGCCGGTGCGAAACTCCATTTTGAGGATTCCACGGGCAAGTTCAAGGGACGGTTGAACAAAGCCGTTTCCAAGTTCCATGGCGAGGACAATACGGAGGCGTTCGCCCATAGTATCGCCCAACGTCACCCGGGCATGTCCCTCAACGATGTGCAACGCAAAGCACAAAGGATGAACCATCTGAACAATGCCGGACGCAAACTCCAAGGTGCGGCAAGAGTCGCCGGAGCCGGAGCCGCAATGGCCGGTGCCGGTCTCGCTTTCGCCGCACGAGCCGCGAAGAGCGCACCGTTGCGTAACGTCGTAGCACGTGGCGCGAAGGTCGCCGCGAAAGCCGCTGTCACCGGAGCTTTGTTCTCCAATCCGATTACCGCACCGTTGGGATTGATTGCCGCTGGAAAGCTGGCCGCCGACCGTAACCTGCATCATGGTATAGCGGTGGGTGCGGGAGCCGCGATGGATAAAATCCGCGACATCAGGAACGCCGCTCCCGGCAGTATGAGAGAACGCGACCAGTGGCGTCGCGACGTGTTGGGCATGGCTAATGGTGACGCTCCGTTGTCGTCTCCGTTCTCCGGCGCCGGTGACGGTGGTTCCGACAATGGTGACAGTCCTATGCCTTCTCCGTCGGCTCCGAATCCGGATGTCCCAACCCAAACCGGTGGTGTCGGTGGCGCGTCGCCGATTCCGACGGACGCGCAGACTGAGACGATTCCGATTGGCGCTCCGACTGGTCCGATTCCAGCGGACGCCCAAGGACAGCATGCTCCGGTGTTGACTGAACAGTCCGCGTTCAATCAGGTTCGTGAGGGAATGATGGCCGACTTCGTGGATAACCAGCACATGTCCCAAGAGGATGCGGAACAGGCTTTCCAAGAGGCCGTCTCCTCCGGCGAGGTCGATAATTCCGTCCAAGCGTATATGAGCCAGAACAATCAATCTCCTAATGAGAATGCGACAGCTCAACCCGAAACGAACGCCAACCAGCCGGTGTACAACACTGAGACAGGTGAGATTGTTGGTGAGACCCTACCCTCCGGAACGATGGACGCCGCCGTGTCCTCCGCCTCCACTTGGCAGAAGGCAACCGACAATGCGACTCCGATGCCTGAATCGGTGAACAATTCACTGCAACAGGCGTACATGCGCGAGAATCCGGTGCAACAGTCTCCGGAGGAGCATTTGCGGATGGCTCAGGAGGAATGGACTGCGACGACCGGACTGCCGGGGTCTACGATGCCGTCGGGTGCCGAACGGGCTATGAACCCGAATGGAATTCAGCCGAGTAGAAAATTCACGGTGGATTCCGGGCAGACGCAACAGCAGGGTTCGGTACAGGCGCAAGCTCCGCGACAGCAGTCTCAACCGCAGCCACAAGCTCAGGTAAGACAACAGCCGTCGGTTCGAATGCAACCGCCAACCACACCTTCCCCGACCGTCAAACAGCCGGTGGACGCCAACCCGTCAAACCTGACAGGTTTCCCCTCCGTAGGCAATCTTCGTATGAAGAAACCGCCGACCGGAGGACAGCCGACACCCAAACCGCCGTTCATGAAGTGACGTCGGTTTGACCATCCGGCGTCGAATGTTTTGAGCATCTTCCACAGCATTCGACGCCGGTTTCCCTTTCGAAAAACCTTCCAACGTCAAGGAGATTAGAAAAATGGAAGAGGTAGGAAACCAAGCCGCTGACACTGCGGGACGAACGTTGGGTGACGTGCTCACTGTGTTCTTCTCTTGGGTGTTCACGCCGACGGGCGCAATCCTCACTTTGTTGATGATTATTATTTGCGCCGGTAGTGTCGTGTTCGCCATCTTGCAGAAAAGCACCCGCGCGTTGATGACCGCGTTGACCATCTGCGCGTTCCTGTTGTTCGTGTGGATTATCACCGGTGTCTTGGAGGTCATGGGTTTGCCCGTGCGTGAATGGATGAAGGATATCGCGGCCCAGATGCCTGATATCGGTTCACTGTTCATGGAGTTCCTTCGCAAACTGGTGTTCACTGCTACCGAGTAAAAACGAAAGAAAGCCGTATCCGTTTCATCGCGGACGCGGCTTTCTGTTTTTCTGTTCCGCCTGTAAACCTGTACGCCGTTCCATTGTTTTACTGGAATGTTTCTCCGAACGGTTTTCCAGTTCGGCGTGCCGACTTTTCGCCGTTGTTATCATCGAAACAAAAAACATACCCCCACCATGATTCCGTCCACACCGGAAGCAGAAAAAGGAAACCAGAACATGAGAGTCAAAAACCATACGGTCATCATCACCGTCGCAATCATCAAAGGCGGTTCAGGAAAAACAACCACATCAATGGCATTGGCCGAACTATTGCACAAACGCGGGGAACAAGTCACAGTCTTGGACTCCGACAACACGGGCGGCGCGACCATGTGGGAAATGTACGTCGAACAGGAAAACCGCAGACGCAGACAGGACAATCCGGACGCGAAACCATACACGCTCGGCTTCCCCGTCGTGCAAACCAACGAAGCCGTATTGAACAATCCGGAACTCATCCGCGAAAAATATTCAGGCTGGGTCATCATCGACACCCCACCGTCCGACGCGGGAGTGGTACAGGCGGCGATAAACGCGGGCGACGTGGTGATAATCCCATGCCAGCCATCCGTATCCGATTTGACCCACGCGGGACGCACATACGCGGCGGCACGCAACGGCATCGTCCTGTTGACACGCGTGAAGCCGAGAACGAAACTCGCCCGGAACAGCATCAGCGAACTGGATGAGGAAGGCATCGCACGGTTCGAAACCGTCATCACGGAACGTGAAGCCGTCAAGAACATGTACGGCACAACCGAAATCGACAACAAGGAATATTCCAGCGTCGTGCAGGAACTCATCGACTATCTGTCTGAAATCAATCTGGTGGAAGAATAAAAACAGGAGCAGGGGAGTAAGTAGGCAATCATGGTCAAGAACATCAAACGCAACGCTTTCGCAACAGGAATGCAGGACAAGCGTGACATGCGCCCATTGGAATCACCGGAAAACATTAGCGAACCGAACACGGAGCAGGAACCGACACAGGCCGTTCCTGAAACGCGGGAACCGTCAGACCAGTCAGTCCAAACGTCCGCCGACATGCACGCCCAAACGCTCACGGAGGAAGAAGCCGACCGTCGGGCACGGCTCATCACCGACATAACCCATCCTGAAACACCGGCACCATCCGAAACGCATCAGCCGCCGAAAGAGAAAAGAATCGGCAGCAACGTCACCGTCGAGAACTGGCGGGCATGGAAATTGAAAAGCATCGAATACGGGACGAAACAGGCTGTATTGTTGAATGCCGCGATGGACTACTGCTTCCAGCAGGGACACTTCGACCAGACGCTCATCGACAAGTACGAGCAGAAGGAATAGGTTCCGGTATACTAATATTCGGATGAACAAAAAGACTTCACCGAAGTCTTCCAGATGGGGCGACACTCACAACAGAGCGGACGCCCCATTGGTTTCTCTAAAACACAGTTAGGATACGAACGGGTTCATCGGCTCTTCATCGTCTGCCACGCCCGCGTCCGTGTCGGCATCATCGTTAGCCGACTGGATGGAAGGGAGACTGGGACGGACTATGACACCGGTTTCCGTGACTTCGACTTTCAATTCCGGCCATGCGAGCTGAATCTTCTCCAACGCTCTCTTGAACTTGCGTCTGAATTCACGCATCGGATACCCGTCATACTTGAACTGCATCAACAGGGCTTCCCATGTCACGCGCGTCTCATGGCGCATGGCATGGGCACGGAACGCGAGCCACTGGTATACGTCCAACGCGAGGGCATCGTTGCGAAGCTGGCGAACGATGGATGGGTTGAGAGGAACGCAGTTCTCCGTCAGCAGTGCCCACATCTCGGGGGAGAACTTTATGTAAGACTTCTTCGCCCCGTCATCGTCGTAGTTGAGTGACACTATGTTGGCAACGAAGAAAGAGTGGGCTGTGAATCCGCCAGTGGACCAGTTTTCAAGGACGATGGAGGTTGTCGCTAGATTCCTGACCATGTTCATTACCGTCTCCTTGCTGGACCCTGAATAGTGGATTCCAGTGCTCTTGCAGAATGAACGATAGGTGTCGTCCAAGTAGACGGTATGATTCTCTGCGTCCACACAGTCGCTACTGTTCTTGATGAGAGAACGGATGTGGATGAGGAACATTCTGGGGGCTGCTCCGTATGCCCATTCTCCGGTGGAGGCCGAGACTGTGATTGACGAGTTTCCGTTAATTTTTCTCATGGACTGAGATTCCGGTTTCGACTGCGGCAGGAAACTCAGCTTAGACATAACCGACGGCGTGTAGTTGTATGTATTCGACTTGTAGAGGTCTTTGCTATGATTGGTCATGTGACCACGACTCCTTCAGTGTTAGGTGGTTGCCATTCCCCGGCTGGTTCCAACAGTGCGGGGATTTTCTTTTCTCAGAACAGTATACGTCACTACCTACCCCTTATAGATTCTTTTCTACCCTCCGTCTTTTTGTAGCTTCGAACTGCTTGCGAAAAAGGTCGAACGGGGCATGAGGAAGTGCCACAGAACGTGAGAAAGCGGAACCAAAAGTTGGAACTTCTGACACACATAGACAAAAAAGTGGGCACTTTCGACACGGAAAGTGGGCACTTTCGACACGGAAAGTGGGCACTTTCGACACGCTTTCAACCCGAAACGCCTACTCCCATAAGGGATTTCGACACCTGCAAAAGGTATACAAAAGATTACAAAAGATATTAATATCCCTTGTATTCCCTTCTTTTTCAAAAAACAAGTTTTTCAAAAAGAAGCAAAAAATCAAAAAATTAGAATAAAACCATTTTTTGATTCTACGTTCAGACAGGGTGAACCCTGAGCAACGATTATCCTCAATGCTGTTTTTCGTTTCAACAACGTTGACGTTTAGACAGGTCTGAATGTTTTCGAGGGAAGAGAGAAAAAGAAAAGTTCCGGAAAAAGAAAAACAGAGAAGCCGACACCGCCGGTGGATGCATGTAGAAAACCCCGAAGCCGATATAGGAAACCTCGGACGGAAGGTAGACTTGAAGACAGTGCATGACAAGCGGAAATGAATTCGGAGCGGAACTGTGTTCGGAAGCAAGAAAGACAAGAACGGCAAACAGCCGATGGGCCAGCAGAAGGCGAAGCAGAACCCGAACAATGAGACCGACCTGTTCGCTGACGAAAAAGAACGCAAGGACGAAATAGAACTCACCGCGTGGAAGAAGGCGTTGAAGAACACCCAGAAGTGGAAGGTTCTCATCATCCTGTTCATCTGCACCGGTCTGGTAGCTCCGATGATTTCCGTCCGCGCAATCAACACGTTGAACGAAATGGGTTCCTACCTGACGGAGAAGTACAAGGAAATCAGCGGTGACAAGCCCGGCAAGCAGGTCGCATTGCAAGCCGTGTACAGTTGGCTGGATGATGACAAGGGCGCTTTCCAATACGGGTATGCGAACCTGTGGTGGAATGGCGCCACTGAAGTCAGCACATCCACGTCGGACGATTCCAACGGTTCCACCACCCAGTATTGGAGCCATCAGATGTCCCTCACCGATAAGTCGGATGGAAGCACGAGGGATATCACCCAGCTTGTCGCCGTCACCGATGGTGTGGCTACTGCGGTGGGAACGCCGACCGTGCTTCCCAAGACCGTCACTTCGAACAGCAATACGGACACGTACCGTCCCGACGGTTACATTCAGCTTGACCAGAACACGAGCCTGACGAACGTGGTCAGCGCTTGGTCTAAAGCGTACATCGGCAAAGACTCCAACGCTTTGACGGTACTTGTCGGAGACCCGAACAGCGACCACATGTACCAGCCAGCAAGCTTGGGTTCTTATCTGAACTCGTCCCTCGACTGGCTTGTGCAATGCACCAAGGACGGCAAGACCGTTGACAAGCAGAACAAGTCCGACAATCCCGAATGGGCGGCGGCGAGCGTCAGCATCTCGTTCAAACCCTACGAGAAGAAGGTTGATGCAAGCACCGCCAACGACCCGAACGCGGACACTGGTTCAACGAGCAACGTGGAGACGAGCGTCACCGTCCTCATCCATAATCCGACCCGTGGTAGCGCGAAAATCGTTGACTGGGGTGCCGAAGGCAGTCTGACCACGTTGAAGGCGTTCAGCAATGCCATTGACCGTTCGCTGATTGGCTCTTCCAGCAGTGATGACGATGATGATTCTTCCGATTCCAGTTCATCGAATTCCGATAGCGGTTCCGGTGATGACGGTTCCGACAATGACGATTCCGACTCCTCCGATTCGGATTCGTCCGACAACAACGGCAGTAGTTCATCCCAGAATTCCGATGACGGTTCTGTAACCGGCGACCCCGGCGAAGGGCCGAACGACTAATCCGAAAGGAAAACGAAAATGGCAGGACATAACAAGCCCAGTGAGGGTGACAAGTTCGCTGAGTTCATCAACAGCAATGGCCCGTTGACCGGTGCTATTATCGCCATCGCGTTCATCGTGTGCCTCGTCATCAGCATCATCTTGAACCTGTGATGAGTTTTTTGGAGGTTTCCTATGGCTAAGAAGAAAGGCGGCATGTCCGCCGGTTCCCTGCTTGGCGGCATTCTGGTCGTGTTGACGGCCATGGTGCTCATCGTGAATCTTGGATTGTGGACTCCCATGTCGAAGATTTTCGGATTGCCGGAAATCAACAGTCTGTCCCAGTTGATGCCGGGTGAGGATTCCAAGGTGAAGCCGGATGTGAAATTGGGGTTGAAGGAGCCTTCCTTGAAGTCGTCCGGCTCCAATTCGCAAACCAATACTCCAGAAGCCACAGAAACGCCCTCAGAAACGACGCAGACACAAAACGGGGACAATTCCTCAAGTCAAGCACAAAAAGCCTCTACAAGCGTTCCTGAAGGTGCTTTAAGCCCCATCACCACGAAACAGGCGCTTGACAAACTCGCTGACATCGAAACCGCAACCCCGCACACCAAAGGATACAACCGCAAAACCGACTTCGGCACATGGCAGAACAGCAACCAGCTCTGCGGTTACGGCACCACCCGCGATTACATCCTCAAACGCGATATGACCAACGTGACCATGGACAAGAATTGCAAGGTGCTCACCGGCACCCTCCAAGACCCATATACAGGCAATGCCATCAAATTCCAGCGCGACACCTACGAGACCGTCAACGGCAAACAGAAGAAAACAGGCGGAGACAGTATGGCCGTCCAAATCGACCATGTGGTGGCGGTCAACGACGCTTGGGCCAGCGGACTGTGGAAGGACTCGCGCAAGGGCGACCGCATCACCTATGCGAACGACCCGGAAGTGCTCGTCGCGTCCGAAGGAGAAGCGAACAACATCAAACAGCAGGGCGTGAACCTTGTTAAGGACGAGGCGTTGAACGGTTCCTCGACCAAGTGGAAGGACGCAACGCCCAGCATTTGGCTCCCGTCCAACAAGACGTACCAATGCTCGTATATGGCTAAACGCGTGTACATCAAAGACAAGTACAAGCTGTCCATGAGCAGTTGGGAGAAGGCTGAAACGAAGTCGTTCCTCACGCAATGCGTGGCCGACGGCAACTGATTTTGTTGACCCAGCCCCTTGTTAGAAAAACCTTTCCTGTTTTTCCGGTTTTTCACCAGATGAATGTTCGAAGTCGTTTACTGTAACAGTTGAGACCGGGTTTTCGTGGTATATCTTCCACCATCTGGTTTCTTCCCCGGTCTCTGTGGAAAGCTCCTCTCGGGGAGTGTGTTTCGGGTTCCGCCACCCGTGTGTGGATTCTTTTTTGGGTGGCGGAACCATTTTCTTTCCTAATCGGCATTGTGGCGATTCGAGAAGAAAATGATGTTATACTAGAAGTGTTCACACAATAATAGAAAAAGCCAGCCAAGGAGAAAAACATGAGCAACTACTTCAACAGCATCGAACACCAAATCAACCTCATGCTCGACAGGGAACAAGACCTCCAAGACGAACAGGAACAGCGCCTACGGGATATTCACGACGGCATCGGAGACTACGTGCTGTTGCCCGAAGGCGACCCGTGGAACATCGATGACTACGAGCAAGACCCACAGCCCACCAACATCAACAACACTTGCAGTCACGGACTCTATGTTGACGAAGGTGTGAAATCTGGAACCATGTATCATCTCAACCCTGACCTCGGACTGTGGGCGGCTTGTGACGACTACGAGGACATAGAAAAAATGGTCAGGGAAGGCAAGACGCTCACCCAGCCCATCGACGATTACGATTCGAAGCTCGCCTGAGAAAGAATTTTTCCTGCAACCTTCCTTGTTTGCGAAAAACTACGTTATAGTGGAACCAGTCACAAACAAGGAAGGTTCCTTTTTGAACACCGAAACGGACATCACGGACAGTCAAACCCAAGAACGTTCCCGTCCACGCAAAGACCTTGACACCGTAGGAGGGTTTCTTGACTCCTGCAAGGACGAGACGCCAATCCTGATTTACTTCAACACAAACGACGGAATACAAAGAATCCCCCACATCCTAGGAGACCCGCCCACCGTCGGACAACTCCGACTCAACAAATATCTGCGGCCACTGAAAATCCAACGAAGAGTCCGCTACCAGATTGCCGGAACCAGCGACACCGGCTGGGTCATCCGGGTCGATGAACGATTCAAGAAAAAGAAATACATCAAAGCGTCGAAAGCCTGAACTTTTGGATAATCAAGACTACACCGTGAACAAAACCCCTTTACGTTCCAACGGAGACCGGGAAGCGGTCTTGCAGACCATCTTCCGTAGGGGAGTCCTGCCGCAAGCCGTGGTGTACGCGCTCGGACTACTGGTGGCGGTATGTCTCATCGCATATTCGAACTCCCTGACGGGAGGATGGAAAATCATCTTCCTGTTCCTGTCCATCCTGAACTTCGTGTCCGGAATCCGAGGACTCGTCAAGGTAAGCGCCAGCTGGACTACAATCCGTGACTGCGCGTATCCGAACATCGACGCGAACGCGGCCGAAACATGGGATTTGGCAGTATGGCTCGCCAACAGTCCACAATTCGGAGGAACCCCAATCCGGGATATGCGACAGCAGGAACTACGTGAGGCATTGGATGAGTACGGGCCACTGTTCCAAGCGAACAATCCGGAAGACGTGACCGTCCAACTGAACCGGTTGGAACGGCTCATGCATGACGTGGATTGGACAGGCCAATACGTTCATGCGCTCCTTCTATTCCGACAGTTGAAAGACTCACATCTCAAATATTGGAGCCAACTGGACGGAGCCTACCGTCAAACGTTAATAAAACTGACGTCAGGCATGCGTTTGGAAAACCTACGCGAAGACGTGCAACTCTCCCCACACCGCATGGTCATCTTGGATGGATTGCAGATTAACTGCGGACTGCACGGAACCGTAGGCAAATACACCGTCGGCTACGAGGATGGCGGAGTCCTGTGAACTATCAGATGCTACGGGATGGCAGAAGCGGACGAATCCTCCTGTTCGTCAACGATTGTTGGATGCTCCGCGAGTGGTTGGCGGAGAACATCGGACTGGACGAGAACGGTTCCGTCCAACTCCGTAGGCTCGACCTGTTGGAAATGGAAGAATACTCCGCCAAGGTTATGGACAATCCCGAATCGTCCAGTGAGGAATACTGGCAAGCCAAAACCATGCATGACGGCGTGGTCAGAACATTCAAGGAAATGTCGCCGGTGGCACGACTCGAATACTGGGACTGTCTGAACGACACTCCCGTCAACATCCTCTGAGACTTAGAAAAAAACATTAAACCTCCGAAAGGAACAGCATTGGACGAACAATCCTCCACCCAACGTTTCCATATCCTCATGGCCGGTATCAGCGAAGGCGAGACCAGAATCCTGTACAGCGTCGAAAAAGGACGGTTGACCGCCGACATCCTCAAAAGCAACATCGGCAGACGACTGCTGGATGCCGGACTCATCCGACGTAACGGGCAATCAGCCCCGTCCCTCACCAAGGATGGCATGCGCCTCGTATCCACGCTCGCCCAAGGCGAGGCAGACCGTCCAATCCGACTATACGAGCGCAACAGCGAAACACTGCTCCGCCAAGCCGGACAGGGAACGGCCAACGCATACAAGGCCGGTTTCGAAAACGCCGCCGTCGAACTGCTGAACGACAAGCTGGTTCACCTCGACATCGCAACAGGCGCTCTGACGCCGCTCCCTGCGGGACGGGAACTATTGGAACGACTGGAGCAGACGGCTTGAAGCCTTGGTTCCAAGACGACACGCTGACGCTCTATGATTGGAAGACTGCCGTATTTATACTTCCTTTTACTTTGAGCAGGAAGCCCCCGCCTCTACAGGCGGGGGGAGAATGTCACACGAACAATATTTGGAATTGAGCCTGCGAGACCGTCTGAATCAACCCGCGTTCGTATAGGAGATTGGAAAAATGCTGTCGTTATTATCGCAACAGAATGTGCTTATCGCATTGGCTGTGGGAGCTATCATATTGGCGCTCATGTTCCTCGTGTCCGCATTGGAAGACTTGTTGGGTAGTGATACGAGACTAGGGGAGTTGTGTGGTCGCAGGAACCTGAGATGGGCTGTGGTCATCCTGACCATCGTAGCGGTTCTCACGGTAGTGGTCATCTGACTTTTTTCCTTGACGGGGACGGCTTGATGCCGTCCCTTTTTTGTTTCCCGCGTCGCGCATGGGACAGTGTTCCAGCCGACTAATCTAGGAAAGGAAAGACTCGAAAGGTGGAAACGTGAAAAGCTTCCTAAAGAACCTATTGGCTTTGACCGGACTGGTGTCCATCATCAACATGCTCGGCTCCCTCGCATATGTGGATAAGAAACTACATGATGTGAGCAACGGATACAAGTACGGCCCCGCACGACATCTGGAGTATTTGAGCGCGCTGTTGCACTCCTTCAACCGTTCTATAGATGTCATTGCCGCCGACACGCATCGGAAGGTGTGCGACGAGGAGAATCGGAAGTATGACCGTTTGGAGGATGAGCGGGAGAGGGCTTGGAACGCGGCTCGCTGACGTGGGGTGAGCATCCTTTTACGTCTACCTATGTTATACTGGAATGGTTCACATAAGTAGATTTGAACAGAGTCAGTTGGTCGTTGAATCCCAAGAGTTCCCAGAGGTTCCATAGGGCAAAATCGCCTTGCAGGCCGGTTTTCATGTCGTCGGTGTAGGGATTGTCGTGCAGAAGAAGTACGAGTTGTTCGAGAGGAACCTTCGGGCTTTCTCTTCGTCCATCAGGTCGAAGGTGACGCCATGCGAGACGAGGGTGTTTATCTGCTCATCCAACGTCGCTCGCTGCTTCATCTTCACCTCTCAGAATAAAAAAACGGCGGCCGATGAATTCGACCGCCGTTCCGAGACGCCTCGGCGAACCAAGGCTTCTCTACGTTGTATGCCATACAATAGCCGCAATCTCCGGACTTTTCAATGATAATCAGCCGTGCGCCCAAGTCTTTCCGTTGGTTCTACGGCGTGTCGCTGGCATGCGGCGCGATGTGCCTCATCCTCGCCATCGGCGGACGGACCATCGCCGCCGGGGTCTTCGGAGCCGCCGCCGGGGTCTTCGGCTACTGCTGGCCTGTCAGACGGTGCGGCTTGTCTGCTATCGGGAAACCGACGCGTTGGCTCCCATGGTGGCAGCGGGGTTCGCCGTCATTGTCTGGCTGGTGGTTCTCACGCGGCGGAACAGAGATTCTTGACGCCTTCGACAAACTGAGTTACAGTGGAACTGTTCACACATATAGACCTAAAGGAGAAAACCAAATGACCGTCAACGAACTCATCAAACAATTAAAAAACCTACCCGAAGAAGTACGCGAACGCCCCATCATGGACGGCAATCCGAACGATGAATACTGGTTGGCCGACCTCCGCGCGATTTCAGTCGCCAAGGTCGTTGTATCCGGCGATGGCGCTTGTAACATGTACGACCCGGTACTTTCCGACGAGGAAAACATCGAAGAACTGGAAAACAGATACGACATGTCAATGCATGTCGAACATCGGGCATTGGCATTCTTCAATTGAGATAGGGGTCGTACAAATGGACGTGAACACTCCCATTAACATTCCCATCCGTCTTGAACAGTGGATACATGACAACTACATGGAAGTCGAAACCATTATCATTGATGCCCGGCCAATCCTAGACGCAACCGATTTCGACAATCTTCCCGAATGGGAGGATTGGGGCGCGGACTTCATCGCGGAGGACGCTCAAAAAATTGGACTGCTGAAAATGTGGTCTGGGCCATTCACCGTCGAACTATTCAACTGTGACGAGTATCCCGACTATCTCGAATGGCGCAAAACTCATAAGACCGTCGAAGGTGCCGCAGAACACATTCTCGACTTGAGCAAGAAGGAACTACTGTGGCAAATCGAAGAAACCAAGAAGCAACTAGACAAGTATGTTAGCCAATATGAGGCGTTAAGCGGGGAGAATCCGCTTGACGTCCTCCCGGTGTTAAAACACCGGGATTCCAGCACTTATTGTGGTGACATCCTTAACCCGGAGGCCATGCGTGTCATGACGCCGACAGGGGGGAAGACAAACATGGCCGAGGAATACTGGAAACGTCTTTGCCGCTCGTTTAACAAGAAATACGTTCTTGAAATAGAGACGAGATTGCAGGAGAAAACCCATGATAGTTACACTCGCACAGCTTCGTCAGACAAATCGAAATGAACAAGACAAAGGAGTAACCGTGGGAAACCATTATTATGCGACATTGGGCAACACTAATGCCGACGTAGTACCGTTAGTCCAACAGTTCGATAATCGACTGCGGAGAGACCAGTGGGTTCAGCATTCCCGACTGGCCGGTTCTGATATTGAGGTACGACCGGTCACGGCTAGACAGGCTGATTCGTTGACCCGTAGACTGGTTCACCGGCTCGACCGGTATCTTCTGCAAGCTCCGGAATACGAGCCGTTATCGGACATGAAAGACGAATACTATCTGCGACGTAACCCGTTTTGTCATCATGACGGCAATTACGACGCGCCACTGTCCACAGTCAACGGCTTCTACCGTCCCTACCTGCAATGGCGGGAGAGCAACACGTGGGAGCATGAAGTCTGGTACTGGTGGGTACCATTGGCTTCTGCTGCGGATAGGATGCTTGCGGAGAAGTTTAGAAAACATTTGAGCGAACTGCACAGTCGGGGGGACTGTCGGGTTATTCAACGCATGACTGCGGAAATCAAATGGTTCACCATCCCCGAAGTCAATCTCATGGCAGAGACCGGGGACTCACAAAACTGGTACCCTCGCTACTCGCATTCAGACATGAACGACAATATTCGCCTCCGCTTGAACAAGGCGATTGAAACCACCGATTCTGAGGAATTCGTGGACATTGCCTACAAGCTGGGACTGTTCCTTACGGAAGGGGAAGACGATTGAGCGTCGAAGAAACAGGAGTTTGGACGGAAACTTATCCAAAAGAACCTTGCCCATTCTGCGGAAAAACGGTTGCTATTCGAATCAGCGAGATTCTTATTGTGGACAAAAAATACTGGAAAGTCCGTATTTTCGACGATAGTGGTTGCCCGTTGTCCGCAATGTTCGAGCGGGGCTTGCGAATGGGGCCAGCGGGGGAAGTGTGTGCCGTTCTTAAAAAGGATTGGCATGAGATTGTGGAAACCGTTTCCAATATGCCGGTTTGTCCTGAATGTGGACGCTCTCCGGTTTGTCGTTATTCCAAGAACCTCGACCGTTGGATTATCCTTTGCGAAAAAGGACATTTGAGAACGGATGAGGCTTTCGTTCTCTCTGCCATGAGGAATTGGAACAAGAAAGTCGGTCAATATGTTTGCGACAATCAGAACCAACGACTCGGTCAATGTCTGACGGAGTTTTGGTATCAAGGGGATACGTCGGACGAGAATCTTCCGGAATTCATGCGGCAAAGCTGGCGTGAGAAACACGCCAATTGGGAGAGAGAGTGAACGAAAACGTGAATTACCATCCGCTACGCCGTTGCGTCATCTGCAACGAATCAGTGGAGGCCGACGACCCGACATGCGCGGTCTGCGGCCAACCGGCTTGCAGTAACCACGCTTACGACGTGGGTGGCGGCGAATGGTATTGCGCCGACTGCCACCACGGAAAAACTCACCCGTGCGCGGACTGTGGTACGCCATCCCATTGGCGGTGCAAGGATTGCGGCAAATGGGTTTGCAAAAACCATTCGACATTCGTCGCGGTTCAAGGTGAGGAATTCTATACTCTTTTCGGCTACTACTGCGATAATGATTTACGTTGGGAACTAGCGGAAGAACAAGCTAAGGAGGTGACGTTGTGAGCGAGAAAACCAGACGGGATAAGACGTTGAAGCTTATCGAGGACGGCGATGACGATGATTGGAAGACTGCCGTATTTATACTTCCTTCTACTCGCTTGAGTTTTGGCCGCTCCTTTTCTGGGAGCGGCTTTTATTTTTCTCATCCAGATGTTATAGTGGAATTGTTCACAAAAAATGGTTAAGGAGAAAAATATGAGCGACAAAAACACCACACCAAAACTTCCCAAGTACAAGAAGACCATCGACGCTACCGGATTCGGACTATCCTGCGTCACCGAATACGGGTTCGATGACGCAGGGCTGTTCCACCACTCATACACGTACAACTACAAGAACAGGAAGGCCGTCATCCAAGTGATGGGAAGCCAGCAGCCCGCCGACTGGCATACCCGCCAAAGCGCCTACGCCTCCTACTATGAGGATGGGAAACAGGTAGGCCGAACCCGTGCCTATAACATTCTTGAAAACGCTCAAATCAAGGCAGTCCGTTGGATTATGGGCTTCGGCTCGGATAGCAAGGCGGAAGAAGCCTATCGTGCCGTTCGACTGGAGAAAAGCCATCGCAATCAGCAAATCTGCCGTCGCATCCCCAAACCATTGCGCATGGAAGTCGAGGGGCTTGCAAATAAGCTGGGTTTGAAAATCCACGGCGACGAAGACAACAGCATTGTGGAAACGTTCGTGAACACGTATCTCGCCACTGCGGAACAGAATGGTCTGATTGAACTGAGAGAACGTCAATACGGTTACGAAAAGTCGATGACCGTATGGCTGGACGGGGATGCGAGCCGCAAAACCGAAGACGCCCCCGACTGGGAGAAGTTCAAGGAAACCGTCGTGGAAATCGTCCCACTCTATTTGGAATGTAGACGGAAAACGGCGGAAAGCGTTGGTCTGGGGGAGAAGCTGGCTGAAAACTAATCCTGATGGTTGGGACAGAAAACTGCTCCAACCATTTTTGTTGCGTTCTCCAATATCTGCCTATAATCCTCAAGGACACCTACTGTCACGTTTAAGTCCACGGCCATTGGGAAAAGCTCACCCTCATAGATTCGTTCGGATTGGATATATTCGAACGGATTGATAAGCAGTATCGCCGTCTCCTTACGAACGTATGATTCAGCCTTGTCATCGTATTGTTTCCAGCAACAAGTATCACCGTGAGTCCAATGGAATAGTTCATGCGTTAACGTGCATCGTTTCTGCCGCTCGTTCAACCGTGGGTCTATGACGATGATGCGGGTTTCCTCGTCATATACGCCGTTGATGTTTTCCGGAAGTTCCTCATCGAAAACGTATGGCGCTTGACGTGTGAGTCCTACCATCCGTTTTATCTCTTCATAGCACATTCGCCGGTCGATGGCGACGCTTCTGTTGTCTACTGGGGGATGTTTCAGCAAGCGTCCTCGCTTTCCGATTCCGCTTGCTTGTTGGGGTCGTGGTTTGCGGCCAATGTGAGGTCGCCGGAATTGATTTTACGCAGGACGGCTTGAAGCTGCTGTTCCACAACGGATTGCGTGGAATGGTATCCGTTGTGTCCGGCGATGAGTTCTTCTGGGGTCATGTTCCATGCGTGGGCGAGTTTTTCCACGTCGGCGGGGAGCCATTCGACCGTTTCGTTGTATCGTGTGGTGACGTAGCTGGGGCTTTTGCCTAGTTGACGTGCGATGTCCCGTGCGGAGAGCCGTCGGATTCCGGCTTCCGCTAGGATGCGTTGGTTGATTCTTCTGTTGAATTCGCTGGTTTGGTTTTTTCTTTTTCCCATGTTTTCCATGATAACTGATTTTTAACATGAAACGCGTGGTTTTAGATTTGACAGCATACTTTTATATGCTATTGTCTGTAATTACGAACACTTGTTCACTCGAAGAAACAGGAAGTCAATGCATAACATGAGTTACGACAAGGCACGGACGCCCTTGTGGACAGTCGGGTAGACACCTCCAAGAAACCCGTCCCACACACCCCGCCTCAAAATTGGAGGAACACACCCCCAATTTTGTGAATACGCCCAGTATGACTAGAATAAAAAACGTCCACACAATATAAGCCAGACTCCACACAGGCCAGACCAAAAGGAATGTTTTGAGAAAGACAATAGACCAGAAAATCCTCTTGGATAAACACTTCACAAAATTGGACATCCTAGGCCAGCACCTATGGATGATGCTCCAACTGCATCCGAAGACCAATGCTCTCGGCGTATGTGATTGGACGTTTGGAAAAATCAACGCTTACACTCACGGAAACACTCCCACCCTATTCCAACAGGCGGGCCGGGAACTCGTAAACGAAGGACTACTGGTCATAGACGAGGACACCGAAGAAGCACTCCTCCTCGACCACATCGACCTCACGGCGGACTCCGGAACCATCGAATCCGCATACCTTGGAACCGCCAGCCCAAGACTGCGCAGAATCCTAGTCAGTGAACTGAACCGAACCCTCCGACAGGGAAAGCACTTCCCGTTCGAGTGGGAGGAGATTCATGACATCCTCAGTGAATCGAATGCCGACTCCGACGAATATGAGGAGCCGCATCCAAGCGTGGAACCCGTCGAGGATGATTCCCTAAACACCTCCCAGACAGATAATTCCACCTCCAAAAAGGAAAAAGAACCCGCCAAGCAGGACGATACCGAAACCTCAAGCGTGAAACCCGTAGAAGCGGAAGACAAGCCTGTCGGGAAGCGTCGTGGACGGCCACGTAAGAATCCACTCCCTCCGGAAGGAGAAGACAAACCGAAGCGTCGGCGCGGTCGCCCACGCAAGTACAAACCCGAACCGGTCGAACTGATGGACGGAACCATGGAGCCTCCGTTCGAGGAGCCGATGACCATGGAACAGGTCAAGGTTCTGCCCCAATACGATTCCGACACCCCAATCGACGTGGATGATGACGGGGAACCCAAGTATTTGCAGTGGGATGAAATCCCGCAACAGCTTTGGTTCTGGCATCCACTGCCCGAAGACTGGTCTCCGACTCAGGGAGCCGCCGACTTGTACAAGGAGTTGGGTGGCGGAAGCAAAATGACCATCATGCAAGCGGCTGACCTGTTCCGCAAGGTGTACGATTCACGCCTGTATGTGGAACGTGACAACGGTTTCAAGGCCGCTCCGCTTTCGCCTGACCGACTTTTCATCCAACAGTTGCTTCACTGGCGTAGGGAAAAGGACGAGGAAAACGAACGCAAAGCCAAGGAAAAAGCCGAGCGGGAAGCGTTTCTCGATGAAGAACCGACAATCGACGTAGACCCCATCTGGGGAAACCCCGAAGACTTGGTTTCCGCCAAAGTGGAACAGGAAAATCCCCAACAGGAGGAAGTGACCCCACTGATTCCAGACGAGGAAGTACCGAAAGTCCACCACTATAAGCGGATGGTGCCGAAGGATTGGAAACCGAACCAGAAGCACATCGACCGGGCCAATGAACTGAACATCGACGTGAATACGGAAGCTGAAAAGTTCTACAACTACAGCCATTCCAATGGCAAGAAATACTTGGACTTCGACCGCGCCTTCGACAATTGGCTCCTCAACGCCGACAAGTTTAACAGGAACGGTCAGAGCAGACGTAAGACCCGTAGTGAGGAAGGATACGAGCACAACATGAACATGTTGAAAGAATCCCTTGCCCAAGCCGGATGGGATGAATGATGACAGCACAGGCTCCAACGCAAGGAACGTTGACCACGGCACAGGCCGGTAATGGCAAACAGCATTATCCCCGCGCCTTCGAACGCCCGTGCGCCATCGCGCTGTTGACTCAAATCAACAGTCATTACGGCAACAAGCCGTTGGATGACGCGCAGGTGGATAACTTCGTCAACGAAATCGACCATACGATTAAAGCCGACGAAGCCCGTCAAGCCATCATCGAATTCTTCCAGACACATTCGTCACGGGAAGCTTGGATTGCTCCCTACGACATCAATCAGATGGTCAGGAGGAAGCGTTTGAGCAGAGTGCCATCCAATGCTGAAATCAGCCGCATGCTTGACGGATATGGCATCACCGACGCGAACACCGCATGGGGATTCCGACGAGGACTGACCTACGCCATCTCCAAAGGCGCTTCGCCGGAACGCGCTATCGAGTATGCGAAAAGACACTGTGATGACGTGAAGACCATCTCCAACACTCCAGACCAGTATCCACAGCTCACAGCCGGTGACAACGTGGGGAAGGAAGATGGTGTCACATCATTCTCAGCACTGCTGAAAGACTTCCGGTCAGGATTAGAACGAACCTCCACACAGGCCAATCCAATCCCAGCCGAAAACAATCCAATCCAGAAAACCGATAAGAAAGAAGAAAACAAACAATGACCGACGTCACCACCAAGCTTATTCACGACACTTTCATCCAGAACCGTCCCGATAAGGTAGGCGAACAGGAAGCGGAAGAACTGTTCAACCGTTGGCTTGAATTCCACGGATTCCAGCCGGAGGAACAGCCCATCGCACCAGCCGGATTCGAGTATGAGACCGTCAAAACCAAGGAGGATTCCACACCATCCTCCGACGATTTGGACGCCATCGCCCTCGCATCCGACAATGCCACCAATTCCGCCGCAATGATTTCCGACGTGATGGATTCTCTTCCTGAAAGCACTCAGGAAGCGCTTGCGTGCGCGTTGAACGACTTCGACTGTGCCGCCGAGCATCTGCACAGGTTGCTCGACAAGTACGATTACAAGCCTTTGGAAGAAAGGGAGGAAGATTGAAGTAGCGCAAGAACACAAAACAATCTACTGCGGGTATGTGGCGAAGGAAAACCGCGAGAGCCAAGCGGTCTTCTTCTGCAAAAAATGCTCGTATAAGACGAACGCTGACGTGAACGCGGCGAAAAACATCCTCAAACGAGGATTGGACACGCTCGCCGTCACGTCGGAAAACCTGTGGGGCGCGGACGGCACCCCGGTCGAACAGGGACGTAAGACTATCGGAAACGCTACATGCGAATCCGAAGCAGTCTCTTAGAAACCAAAACCTCTCCTACCGCAAAAAACGATAGGAGAAATCCCCCGGCTTCAAACCGTGGGGAGGACGTCAAACACAGTAAGAAACCAGAAGGAAAGATTTGGAAAACAAACTCCGAGGGAAAATCCCCTTCATCGCGGCAGTGGCCGCACTGTCCATGCTCGCATCCGCAAACGTGGCATTGGCCGCAGAGGTCGGCAACCCAATCATCGTGGGCAAGACCAACATGTTCACGGCTGATGAAACCGTTGACCTGTTGGGCGGCGACTTGGGCGAGGCGGCGAACTTCGGTCTCGTCGGCTTCGACTCCGTCCACTTGAACGCGCATACGAACAGTAATATCGCCACCGAGCACGCCTATATTGGCGCGGCCTTCGGCAATCATGCCAACGGTGTGGACGAGCCGGAAGTCAGCTACATGGACGAGGTTGACGGCAATATCAACGTCAATCTGCCCGCCGACTCCAAGATTGTCTTCGGACAGTCAAACATCATCGGACAGACCGACAATGGCAACAGTTGGACGGTGAACGGCAACAAGCTGGAAATGCAGACCAGTGGAAGCCTCCCGAAGTCCGAACGAGTGCTCAAGGATTCCAAGACCGTCAAATATCTTGATTTGAAATCCATGGAAAAGAGCATGACCAGCCTGTCGGCCAAGTGGGCGAAAGCTCCGGAAGCCAACGCTACCCATGATTTCTCCGACATGAACAAGCGTCATATCGACGCAAAAGGTGACGTGGCCCACCTCAATATTGACGCGGCTGAACTGCAAGGTAATCGTGTGACCGCCACGTTGGGAGACAATACCCGTCTCATCGTGAACGTTGACACCAAAGGTGTGGACAATATCACTCTGCCCCAATTGGACGTGGACGGTATCAATCACGCCGAATACGCCCACTGGACGGATAAGGGGGTCGTCTACAATCTGACCGACTCCAAATCCAAGGACGGGCAGTATCACGGCAACGTCGGCACCGCTGGCGCATCCTCTTCCGTGATTCTCGCGCCGGAAGCCAACGTGGACGCGTCTCAGAACGTTGAAGGACAGATTATCGCCAAGAACGTGACCATCGGCGGTGAATTCCACCGCAACAGCGTCAACGTTCCAGTGACCCGTCACGTGGAAGTGAAACTGGACGGTCAGAACAAGACTGAAACCACGCCGTTCGTCGTGCCACAACCCGCCAAAGACCATTACCGGTTCATCGTCTGGACAACCAATCCGGACGGTACCGGCGACTCTTACAAGCCGGGAGATACCGTGACCATCATTCCGAAGAACACCACCCTGTATCCGCAGTGGGAGGCGAAGCATGTGCTTCGCTACGATACGAACGGTGGCAACGGCAAATATGAGGATTCAGACCTGCCATCCGACGTGTCCGACACTGTTCCATCCCGTGATGGCTACGAGTTTGACGGTTGGATGATTGATGGAGTCAAGGTCGATTCCGGCGATAGCGTCGAGGACAACGGCTCCGACGTGACCGTGGTCGCGCAGTGGACGCCGGTCAAGCAGGATGTGACCCCGACTAAGCCGGAAACCCCGAAGGACGACAACAAGACCGACAACGGTGGCAACGGTTCTGAGATTCCGAAGGATGATAAGACGGATACTTCATCCAAGGATGACAACAAGACCGACGATTTCAAGCCGAACACTCCGAAGGACGATATCAATACTGATACTCCTTCCAAGGGTGATGATTCCAAGCCGGAAACCCCGAAGGACGATACGGACAAGAACGATACTCCGTCAAAGGATGACTCCGACAAGTCCGACAATGATACGAAGGCTCCATCCAACGATAAAAACGATGTGAACACTCCGACCAGCGATAAGACCGCCGATACTGGTAAGACCGATACCGGCAAGAAGACTGTGGGCGCCAAGAACAATACTCAGGCCGTTCAACAGGACGGTCAGGGCTTGGCTACCACGGGTGTGGCTGTTGGCGTCATCGCGGTCGCGGTCATTGTGCTTGCCGCCGCCGGTGTAATCCTCTCCGTCGCAAAACGACATGAGGGCAACCGCTGACATTACCTCTCTATTCGATAGGGAGATAATGTGACTCCAATCCCGCCGTCTTTTTTGATGGCGGGATTTTTTTACCTATGTTATACTGGCAGTGTTCACAAAATCGGTGAAGAGGTAAAACTTTTGAAAGACTACGACTGGTGGGTAAAAGCGTGGAACGCCTATAATAATCCACCCACCAAAACGATTCCATTGGACGCGTCCGATGCTCTCCAAGGGAAAATCACGTCCGTGGTGGTTCTTGTCATAGCCATATTCGCAATCCCGTTAATCATCCGACGGGCCATAGCTGACGCTAAAGAAGACATGATGGGGAAAATCGAACTCGTCGCCGCAGTAATCGCTTCGGTCTGTCTGTCCGTTATGTGTGTCTGGATGGTTTACGACGCTTTTGCCATGGAACAAACCCAAGAAGTCAAAACCAGTGTCACCCACCCGCTCGGTTTCGAAGACCAATTGGAAAAAGACTTCAAAGTGTCAAATCTATCTTGTAAGACCGACGCCTACTTAATCCTCCCCGACCATGGTTCCTACGATTGCACGTTCACCAGCAAGGACGGGAAATCAGTAACGAAGGGCACACTTGTTATAACCGAGAGCGAAAAAGTCGGACTATACGACGCCAATGGAAAGCTGGTTGAAACAAGATGAAAGATTTCAGCAATTGGCTGGAAGCGTGGAAGAATTATCCTCCTGTTCCTGACTGGTTAAACATTTTAGGCACTATTGTTATTGGTGTTCTCCTAGTATTGATGGCCGTCGGAATAATTGTCGGCTTTATCGGGGCTTTTCTCCGCGATAGTCTCTTATTCGTAAGAATTATCGGCATAAGTCTTGTTAGCGGGTTTATGGGCGTATTCCTCGTAATGTGCGTCAGCGGCCTTATCGACAACTATTACGAACAGCGTTCGACGGCACCTCCCACTATTCGCGAGCAGATTTCCAAAGTTTGGAACTTGGACGACATCGACTGCGATTTTTCTAGCAAAGACAAACTTCCTACCGAAGATTTGAAATGCGTCGTCTACCGTGGCGACAAGAAGACCAAAGTCACACTGCACGCAAGCGAAAACAAACTCGGCCTGTACACACAGGATGGAAAACGTTTCCCAATCAAATAGGAAGGATTTAAAAAAGTGTTAGAGCATGGCGAAGAACTTAACCTGAGAATGTTGCAACCATTGGACACGGACACTACGGCTGGCATACTTCGCGAATCCGGCTATCTGGTTCCATTATCCAAGTGGAGCAAGGCCCGGCAAGACTACAAAGGCAATACCGACCGTTGGGCGTTCAATATCATAGCATGTGCTTTCATTGGCCTCATGGTCGCCTGTTTGGAAATGTGGTCTACCCGAAATATTCCAATCAAACTTCCGAAATATACTCCCGTAGCCGTTTTTCTACTGGGTTTCGCTTTTGGTTGGGTGCAACTGTTAGGCACGTCCGATAGGCGGAAAAGGGGTTTTCGACCGAAGCCGGATAATCCAGTCCAAGTATTGGAGTCTACTTTCGACGTTCATGTGGCTGGAGACAGTGACACGTCGCTTTTCGACAAGACCGGATATAAGAAATTTCTTCTTCGTGTTGACGGCACTCACTACGCTCAGGCTACATTGTTTGTTTGGGAAGAATCATACGATTTGAAGGAAGAGCGTACTTGGCCTTTGGTTAGTATCGCATTGTTCGATGAGGACGGAAAGCCGGTCAAACTGCAATCGGTTGAGTCGAAGAAGGAATCTGAAAGCGTTGAACGGTAGACCAACTTCGGAAGAACGGGATACGAGGTGGTAAGAACCGACGCAGTTCCGGGGCACAGTGGACAGACAGTCGAATATGATGTTTCCACCATCGACCGTCTACATTCTTCGCAAGAAAAAACATTAGAAGACTGGAGTAGGCATGGCTTATTATGACCCGTGGCGTGAGGCTGTTGAAAACGCTAAAGAACTTCTCCGATTGGGAATGCCACCACAGAAAGTGCAGGAGCGGACCCGACTCCCCAAGAGCACCATCGACAAGATAGCCCCACCTATACTGCAAGAGAACGCAGACCGTGAAGCCATTCAGGAAGCCGAGCGAGCTTTGAAGCGGGAGCATGAAAAAATCCTCAAGGAAAAATATCCATGCCCGCTCTGCCATAAAGGTTATGGGATTGTTGACGGTGGAGCGCTCACCGCGTTTTTGAACGGTTCCGTCTGCCGTATCGGCGCGGAAGATGAGACCGTTGGCAAGGGAAGCCCATTTTTTCGTCCTTATTATGCCCACTGTTCGTATAGGCGTTGTCCAGCCCGACTGATTTTTCCCCGTGACACGCGGGAGGAAGCGTTGAGGGCTTTCCTGTTGGGAGAGTGGATTAGACCACACCCGTTCGTCAGTGTGAGCGACGGTTCTGAATGGACGTACACCAAACAGGGATTGGCGTCAGCGGTTTCATCATTGATGAATGATTATTCGCCGGAGCAGATAAAACAATTAGGTTTCAATCCGATTGCCGTGGACGAGTTGGCGAACCGTAGGGCGTTACGGATTGCTAAATTCAATCCAGATGCTTTCGATTTGACGCTCATGTGTCCCAAGTGCGGTAGTCGGGGAGAGTTCCGTAAGGCTGTCAATCCGACGAATCATAGCAAGGAATCATGGTGTTGCTGGTGGAGGGTCGGCTGTCCAAGATGTGGAGCCAGAACCGTCAACTCGTTTCCTACCCGTGAACAGGCGCAGTCCGCTTTCGAGGAGGGGGACTTGTTAAGGGGGCTGAAAATCGATAAGTCCGGAAGTGGAAAGGATTAAACGAAGTTGTTCCATCTGCATGCAAGACCTAAAAACCGGTTGGAGTCAATTCATACCAGTACGCCATCGTTAGAAGCCGAAAAACTGAAATCCGTCATGTACGGTCTCGCCATCGGTGACGCGTTGGGAGTCCCATACGAGTTTCAACAGAGAGACACATTCAACTGCACTGGAATGATTGGTCATGGCGAGCATAACCAGCCAGCAGGAACATGGAGCGATGACACCGCGTTGAGTCTAGCAACCTTGGACTCGCTCACCGAATGCCATGGTGAAGTCAACACCGCCGACATGCTCATGCGTTACCGAATGTGGTTGGAACACGGAATGTACACGCCGGACGGGAACACGTATGATTCCGGTATCACAGTAGCCACAGCCATCAGGTCAAGGCATGGTTGCGATGGTTTGAACGATAACGGCAATGGTTCGCTAATGCGGGTCGCACCATGCGCCTTCTACAATTTGCCAGACGTGGAAATCAAACAGGTCAGCGCCATCACCCACGCTCATGAAATCAGTATGACGGCGTGCGTACAATACGTGCGAATCCTCGAAGGACTGTTAAACTGCGTTCCTTCACATAAGGCGATAACGGATTCAGGATTCCCGTTCGACCCGACCATTCCCAGAACGGAAGTAGAATCGGACGGATTCGTACTCCACACATTGAACGCGGCACTCTGGTGCTTAACCAATACCGACAATTATCGGGATTGCGTAATTACCGCAGTAAACCTTGGAGAAGACACGGACACCACAGCCAGTGTCGCGGGAGCGTTAGCCGGAGCCGTCTACGGATTCGACAGCATTCCTACAGAGTGGATTGAAAAATTACGAGGAAGAGAACTTATAGACATGTATGTTTCAGAATCGGAGCTAAGGTGTTAACCCTACCAATAACTCGAAAATGGTTTGACATGATTCTTTCCGGCGAGAAGACGGAAGAATACCGAGAAGTCAAACCCTACTACGATTCTCGCTTCCGCCGACTGTTCGACATGGACGAGTCGAATAATCCAACAGGATTGGACGAGCAGCCAATACTATTCCGCAACGGATACTCCCATACAAGTCCGAGCTTCACCGCCATCTGCACGCTCTCTAAAGGAGAGGGACGTACCGAATGGGGAGCCGAACCACATAAACGGTATTGGATATTAAACATCCACCGAATCCAAAAATAGGTTTTTACACCCTTTCGGAGTATGTTTTAGCTAAAAAGAAACACACTCCGAAAGGAAACCTAACAGTGAAATACCTACTATTAATACTCGTCCCATCCTCCATCCTGCAATGGTTACTACTACTCGTATGCGGCGTGGGAGGATGGTTCCTGTTCTCCACTCAGTTTAAAACCTCAAAAAAGTCCATCGCCATGGTCAACGTATTAGGTGCTGTGTGTGGTATCGCATTCTTTTACGGATTGAAGAATGGTCTCGGTGGTTTGAGTGACATGTTCATGTCACTCTCCGGAAAATACGTGTACGGGTATCTGCATTCGCAAGTTCCCCTAATCAACGCGTTTATCGCCATTCCTCGTATCCTCATTGGTGTTTTTTGCATGTGTGTCGCATATGGTCTTTATCAGCCGGTATCTGAAAAAGAAGGCGAGGAGTACAGGAGGCAGAGTCAGCAGAATGAGGCAAAGGAAGTTGAACAGGCTCTCAATCAGACCATCGACCAGATAGGCGTAGTCTTCAATCTGCTCAAGGCCGAACCCGGACGTCCGAATTATCACGGTTACAGGCTAGTGAATGAGGATTGTGGTGGTCAACCAGACCCATTGTGGAACACCATGAACCCAGCCAACATCCAACAGGCGAGAAGCCAATACCGCCTCTATGGCAATCCGGGCGGCGGTCTATCACAGTCGAACTTCACCACCAATGAGATTCAATCCGGCCAGAAAGGTGAACAAATCCTCGCCAACATGATTACCGGCAACTGTCCCAACGTGGTGTCCTTCTGGTCGTTGCACGGTCTGAACGAGCAACACCAGTTCACTGACGCGGATATCGACTGCGTGATTGCCGGACAGGACAAACAGGGCAAAACGCATTTGTGGTTCGTGGATGCGAAGAACTATAAAGGCAATGCGGACACTGCCTACCGTAACCTCACCCCAGACCAACTGTTGAGAATTAGCGTCAGTCAGCGTGCGTTCGAAACCGGTGTGGATGGTCGTCCGGATTTGAAACTTTCCGCGAACATGAACTGGCAGAGGGACATGTGGGCTTTCATGTTCAACGGCAAGCCGGTTGAAGTGGAGTGGCTTGTCTGCATGGTGCCGACTTCCGATAAGGGTGCGCCGGATGTGACTGGGGTCATGTGGCCGGGTGATATTCCTTGCGTGACGCCGGAGGAGCTGGTGCGACGCGTGAATGCGGTTGACTTGGATTCGACGCAGAATCTTCCGTTGGACTGGTTGGATACTTTGAAACGGCATGTCAAGCACTGAGCTGTTTTTGGGCGCGGGTTGTTTTCTTCTCGCGCCTTTTTTGTTTTTGTTGTGTTCAGCGTGTCTTCTCACTTTCGATGATATACTGGGATTGTTCACACAAAGGAGGTTGGAAATGCCAAACCAAACAACAATCCTCGCCCAACACGGCCTAATAAAAGCCGACACAGCCACTTGGACAGACTGGCAAACCATCGACAGTCATCGAGACAAACGATTCAGCTTCCCACTCGAATGGAAGCAAATCCAACAAATCCTCACCGACCACCCAACCCTTCGCCCATACCTCTACCTCTCCACCGGATTAGATGGACTTGTCCTATTGGACGTTGAGACAGGAGAAACAGCAAACGCGCAACCCCTCATATTCGACACCCTCTCAAACAAGAACAACACCATGTTCCAAATGGTCGAACAATACATTCGCAGATGGAACGAAACCACACCCACAAAAACCCTCATACAACAAGGCAGAACAGACGAAGCCAAACAGCAGATAGACCACGCCACCGCACTGGCGCCAACAGCCCTAATGGAACTCATCTACCAGCTCGTCCCATGGAAAGAACTGAACGACAGGCAATACCAGCGCATGACGGCATTGAACGTCAGAAAGAACGAGGAATACCCATCACGCCAATTCGACAGGCACCTCGTCAAGCTACTCCAGCAGACCAAGCCCTGCATTGGGGGAGAGGGTGCTTTGGAGAAGACGTTCGACAAGCCTATAACAGTGTACAGGGGTGAAATCGACAAGAGCGTGCATATGGGGTTAAGCTGGACGAGCAATCTCGAAGTCGCGGAAAAGTTCGCGGGCAGATTCGGTAGGCAGGGCACTATCTGGAAGACAGTGCTAGAACCCGAGAAAATACTTGCGGCTTACGCGGACGATGGTGAGCATGAAGTGCTCGCCATCGTCTCAGAAAATACCGTAAATAATGTTCGCGAATTCAGTTAGACCTGTATCCTTAACTTCTAGTTGCAGGGGGTGTAATATGTGCTGTTGCCCTGAGAATCGAATGTCGCGCAGAGCTTGGTGTATCCAGAATTAGAGGAACTATTATTCTGGTTCTGGCTTTGCTGTGGCGCAGACTGTTGGGTCTGGGCATGTTGCGTCGGAGCGCTGTAGGTGCTGGTGCCACTGTTCGTACGATTGTAGTTCGTGTTCGAGTAGGTTTGGGCTTGGGCTTGCGACTGCTGTTGTGCGGCTTGGCGTGCGGCTTCCTCGGCTTTGGCTTCCGCGTCGGCTTGTTCTTTCGCAGTCTTGGAGTCGTTTACGCTTTTGACAGCCTTGGACACGGCGTCTTTCTGCGCGTTCAGGGTTTTCACGTCAGACTTCTTGTCGTCAACGGTTTTCTTTGCCGTGTCGATGGCGGTTTTCAAGCTTTCACGGGTCTTGTTGTCCTGCACCTTGCCTTCGGAATCCTTGTATAGAGTTTCCGCATCACTGATGGTCTTGTCGAGCGTGGACCTCGCATCCTTGACCTGCTTGTCCGTCTTGGACTTGTTCACCTTTCTCATGGCCTTGTTGATGGCGTCGATGGAATCATTGGCTTCGGTGTTATCGTCGGCAACAATGGTATTGGCTTTGGTCGTGCCCCACAGGTTCCACTTAGTGGCATGCGATGTGGTCGGAACGCCTTTCAGGGCATCCCCGGTCTTGATGCTTTTCGTCAAGGAGTCCAACATGGTCTTGTCAAGCACGTCCGTTTCCTTCGTAGCCTTGACGAGCGTCCGTGCTTCCGCAAGTGTCTTCACCAGCTTCGAGTCAGCCTCCTTGGCTGACTCAAGCTGGGACTCATAGGAATCGTATGTTGTATTGGACGCATACGCGTAGCCACCGCCCACGCCGGCAAGGACAACAACCGCCGCGATAGTACTGACAATAATCGTCTTCTTGGCGGGCTTCTTGGCGTTTCCCTCGTCGTTTTCGTTTGGGTTGAGGATGGTGGTTTCCTGCATCTCCTCAAGGTTTTGGTTCTTTTCCATTTTTGTTTTGCTCCTTGGTTCTTATGTTCGATTCTCCCATGTGGGGTAGGCGAACACTACTCTTTAATGTGGACAAATCCACTATAACACGAGAATCGGCATGTCGCAACAAAAGATATGCTATACAGCCCAAAAACAAGAGACAGTAGCAATACGGCAGTCTTCCAATCCTAGCAATACCAGCGTCTACGCCGCTGATATACGTTTGGTTCATCCCAATCCTCATCCATCATGCCGCTGTTGTAAGTGTTAACGGCGATGCTCAGTGAGTCACGGATTCGGGTTTTATTCCCGTAATCCGTATACCAATCGTCCTCAATCCACCGCCAATCCTCCCACCGACGTGCCGGAATATGCGGATTCCTCTTCCGTGAATACGCGTATTTTGCGACTTCGACATACTCCCAGTGAAACCGTCCGCAATCATAAGTGTGACTGAAACCGCGTGAACGGGCCTCGTCCTCGATAAGCGCATATGGTCTGTCCTTGAATGTTCTCGACATCATCGCCTCGTTTCGTGTTCTTGGATTAAATGGTACCGGTAGCGGATAGGTAAACGAAAAAACATATCCTCTTTCTATAAGAAAATTCCGTTTTTCCGAAGGTTGATTGTAGAAAACCTGATATATGTGGAAACAACAATACAAACCTCTAGAGGAGTTAGTCTATGGGTAATCCATTGAGTAAAACTTCCCGGAAAGTCAAGGACTCCATTCTTAAACGGGTGGGGAAGGCCGCTGTCGCACTGGTTGCGGCGACGGCTACCTTGGCTTCTGGAGTGATAACGACCGGTAGTGCGCTTGCCGCCACGACTAACGGCCCCGGCTACTGGTTCAATGCGACGCGTTCTGGGAGTTGGTGGACTGGTACTCACGGTAGTTCTCTTGGTCCGCAACGTTATGAGAACGGTAATCCGGTGTACTGTGTTGAGGCCGGTGAACCTGTTACTAATACCGGTACTTGGAATAAGGCTACGGATGTGAACCATAAGGTTGGTGCGTGGCTGGTTGAGAAGCATAAGGGTGATAGCAGTGATTTCACTCAGGCTTCGGTTGCTTATGCGATTCATGAGCATCTTGACCAAGGCAGTAGCCATTTCCGTCAGCTGGTAGCGGCTGGTTTGGAAGGTGCGGATATCAATGCCGTCGCTTCCAATGCGGCGAATCTTTGGAATGATGCATATAACACTCTTCCCGCTAACCTTAATGCCGCCTATGCCTATACCTCTGGCAAGCGTACCGGAACTGTTGACCCCGGCGTTAAGAACTCTAGCGGACAGTACATTGCTGGCATTCAGTACACTGCGACGTTGAACGGCCCGGCGAAATTCGACCAGACCGGAACCAATACAATCAGTGGTACGACCACCGGTCAGGCAATGCATATTCCGTGGACGGCAACCGGCAACGGAAAAGTAACAGGCCATGTTTCGATTAATGTTCCCACTGCCGCCGTTCTAAATTCCCCCGGTCAGGATATGATGCGGCCTTCCGACCCTGAGAATCAGACTGCTGATGTTCAGTTCTCTGTGTCGCGTGATTTTCAGCCGACCGTCAGTACCAGAGTCAGCAAGAAACAGTTGACCCGTGGCTCCCCGGTCGAAGACCGTGTGACCTCCGGTGTCGCCTCCTCCGACGACGAGTGGGCGGACAACGTGCCCGTCAAATTCAAGGGCTACTATTTCGTCGGTGACTCCAAGCACATCCTCCAAGTCATCAAGAAGAACAATGGTGAGAATCCGACCGACTATTTGAAGCGCCTGCGTGAAACCGATGGCATCCGTCAGGTTGCCGCAGCAACCACCCGCTTCATCAAGAGCGGTCAGACCAACACCGTCAAGGCGAAGGCCGCTACCGGTGGCATCGACTATGACAGTGTGAACGGTTTGGACGATTATCAGGTGTCCGATGAGGACGCCGGACTGTTCGGAACATGGGTTTGGGTTGAAGTCAAGTCAGACCAGTCCCAGCAGGATTACATCAAAGGCGATTACATCGATGAGTTCGGTAAAACTCAGGAAACGTCCGTGAGTGTTCTGCCGCCGAACCACGACTCCACCGTGTTGGAGCAGGAGTCCGGCATGAACAAGGACATCCTTGATGAAATCAACATCAGCCGTCTGCCGTCCGACTACGGTAAGTTCACCGGTGATACGAACTATGGTTTCAACGCTGACGCGAAGGCCAAGATTCGTGTCTGGTGGGCTGGCTCCGGAACCGGCAACAAGGATGAGGACGAAAAGTACGTCCCGACCACCGAAGAGGAGCCTACTCAGGATGCCAACCACAAGCTGGTTGGCGAATGGGAAGTTCCGGCCATGAACGGCAAGTACAAGGTCGGCGGCGGTAAAATCGTTCTCTATCCGAGCGATGGTAGCGACGCCAAGACCGTTGCCACTGATGTGAACATCAAGGTCACGGATAAGGCCCATTGCGGCTACTACGTGTTCATCTACGACTTCCCCGGCTCCGACCGTGCGGAAGGATTCAAGAGCGCGTACAACAATCCGTGGGAACGTTCCTTCGTCACTCAGGACGCGCAACCCGTCACATTGACCACCAACGTGAACAAGACCACCGTCACCCAAGGTGAGAAGTTCTACGATACCGCGACCATCTCCGGTCTGGTTCCGCGTGGCTCCTATGTCACCTTCACCGCGTATGACGCCGTGTCCGGCGAGCCGGACGTGTCCACCAACAAGCTGTTGGACAACACTCGCGTGAACGTCACCAACGACCAAGCCGACCATTCCGACACCACCCAGTTCGAGGTGAAGTCCCCGGAAATCAGCACCAACAAGATTGGTAAGGTCTACTGGGTTGCGAAACTCTACAATGCCAAAGGAAAGGCTCTCGCGGGTCACGCCATCGGCTTGGAGAACGAGACCATCGAAGTGGTAGGCCCGTCCCTCACCACCAAGACCAGCGCACAGCAGACCTATGTCGGTCGTCCGTTCCACGACACCGCCGTCATCAACAACAAGATTGACGCGGGAGCCTATCTGACATTCACCGCCTATGACGCGGTTTCCGGCAAGCCGGATACGAATGCCGCGAAACTGCTTGACAACAAGCGTGTGGACATTCCAGCCGACAAGATTGCATCCTCCGGCGCCGGTAAGAGCTTCACCGTTGACTCCCCGGACGTGACCGCCACCAAGGCCGGTATCGTCTACTGGAAGGCGACGCTCTACAACAAGGGCGGAATGGAACTCGCCACCCACGAGCTGGGTGCCACCGGCGAAAGCGTTCTCATCAAAAACCCGTCCATCACCACCAAGGTCAGCAAGGAACAGGTCTCCATCAACGAGGAGTTCACCGATACCGCCACCATCAACGGTGAAATCGAATCCGGCGATTACGTCACCTTCGACGCCTACGCTCCGGTTGACGGCGCTCCGAACGCCCAAGGTGCCAAACTGCTCGACTCCGAGCGTGTGAACATTCCGGCCAAGGATGTCACCGCAAGCCAGAACGGACAGGCCATCAACGTCACCAGCCCGAAGACCCACGCCACCGAAGGCGGAAACGTGTATTGGAAGGCCACCCTGCACCGTGCCAACGGCACTGTGCTCGCCACCCATGATTTGGGTGTTGGCGGTGAGACCGTTCAGGTCAAGTATCCGACCATCACCACGCACGTGTCCTCCACGAGCGTCGGTGTCGGAGAGGACTTCTACGACACCGCCGACATCAAGGGTGTCGTCCACGCGGGTGACTTCGTGGTGTTCCGCGCCTACGATGCGGTCGGTGAGAAGCCTGACACAAACGCCAGCCTTCTGCTGAAAGACCAGAAGGTCAACATCACTGCGGCTCAGGCGAAGGATTCCGCTCAGGACAAGACCGTGACCGTCAAGTCCAAGACCGTCAACACCATGAACGGTGGAAACGTGTATTGGAAGGCAACCCTGTACGACAAGCAGGGACGCCAGCTTGCCACCCACGACCTTGGACTTCCGGAAGAAACCGTCACGGTTCGTCCTCCGACCATCACCACCCAAGTGACCAAGGGCAAGGTCAAGCCGAGCGAGGAGTTCGCTGATAAGGCGACCATCTCCGGTAAGGTGCTCAAAGGTTCCTACGTCACGTTCACCGCTTACGACGCGGTATCCGGCGACCCGGATGCCAATGCTCCTAAGCTGTTGGACAACGTGCGTGTGAACATCAAGGACTCCGATGCGGAAGCTTCCGCGTCCAAGAAGTTCACCGTCACCAGCCCTACCACCCACACCGATAACTCCGGTTCCGTGTACTGGGTTGCGACTCTGTGGTCTCCGCAAGGCAAGCAGTTGGCTTCCCACGATTTGGGTCTGCCGTCCGAAACCGTTCAGGTGAATCCGGGTGGTATCGTCACGTCCAACGCGCAGAAGATGGGTGCGACCGGCGAGCAACTGTACGATGAAATCACCGTTTACGATGAGACCAGTGAGGCCGAGTCCGCTGATGGTCAGGTTCACGAGGGTGAAGGCAACAGCAATCCGACCGGCGTCATCGGTCGTATTCCGCAAGGCTCCACCGTCACCGTGGAAATGTACCGTCAGGCCGAAGAGGATGACGGCGACCAAGGCTTGTTCAAGATTGCCGAGAAGACCGTCACCATCGACACCAACAAGTTCACCGCAATCAAGGCCGGTCAGGAAGGCAACCGTCCGGGCAAGCTGACTTTCAAGGTCACTGACCCGAGCTTCAAGACCACCAAGGCTGGCATGATTTACTGGAAGGCCACGTTGAAGACCCCGCAGGGCGGCGTGCTCGACCAGCATATCTACGGTGAAAAGGGTTCCGACCACAAGACCGGTTACAAGAGTTACGAACGCACCCCGGTGCAGAAGTTCTCCACCACCGTGTCCAAGAAGTGGCTGAGCGACGCGAACGGCAATTACGAGGACAAGACCACGCAAATCTACGACGTGCTCCACCAGACCTCGTATGAGCAGTTCGACGGCGAATCCATCGACGGAGACACCTACACCACCGGCAAGACCGCCCAAACACCGAACGGTGCCAAAGTCCAGTTTGAAATCTGGGCCAAGGACGGCGCGAACGCTGGCAAGATGGTCAAGCAGTACAATGCCGAAGACCTCCCGAAGGTTCGTGAACTCGCCAAGAGCGAAGACCCGGACAAGAACCATCCGTATGTGGGTACCGATGGTCTGGACAACTACCAGAACGTCAAATCCTCCACGTTCCCGATTCCGTCCGACTGGTCTGCGAACAAGTACTACTACCGTGTGAAGATTACCGTCCCGTCCACCACTCCGGGCGCTGGAACCGACCCTGCCGACAACAATCGTGATGTTGTCTGGTATGGCGACGATGACGAGTCCGAAGAGTTCGACGTGATTCACATGGACACCAAGAGCACCGAACCGTTGTGGCTCGACAGCATGAACGTGTCCGACGAAATCACGTTGAAGGGCAACATTCCGGCTGGCTCCCAGTACGAGGCCGAATTGTGGCGCACAAGCAAGGATGGCAACGTCCGTAAGGACGCGGCCACCAAGCAGGATGATTCCGACCATAATGGCATCGCCTCCGAAAAGGTCGCCACCACCGGTCGCGTAAACATTCCGTCCAAGGCCATCGGCGCCCACCTCAATGGTGTCACCTTCCGCTCCAAGAGCGTGAAGAATCCGGGTGTCGGCTCCTACATCTGGCGTGTGAAGATTTACACTCCGGAAATGCCTCACAAGGATGGCAACGGCGTGGGCACTGGTGGAGACACCAGCATGAACTCCGCATTCGGTGTCATCACCAAGGAGTGGATGACCGCCGCCAAGGCCACCACCGACGCCGATGACTCCCAAGCCGGTGACTACTGGCAGAACGCCACCGCCAAGCAGAAGGGCAATGGCGACGGTTACGCCGACCGTTGGCTCCTGTTCGACGGCAAGAACATCGCATCCGAGAAGTTCGAGGTCGTGAAGCTGACCACGAACGTGACCGGAACCCCGAACATCCACACCAGCGAAGGCGAGCATTACGTCGATGTCACCAACGGCAACGATGTGAACGATAAGCTCACCATCACCGGTTATATGCTCAAGGACTACAAGGTCGCGTTCAAGCTGTACAAGCAAGCCGAGAATCAGACCGCCGACAAGGACACCGTCGTCAAGACCCTTGACCCGGTTGCCCTGACCGAAGCCCAGAAGACCCTCGACTCCGCTTCCGTACATCTGACTGACCCCGCCGACTACTACTGGCAGTGGGTGTTCACCAAGCCGGACGGCACCGCCTTCCAGCCTGACAACATCAACCCGGCAGTCTCCGATAAGCGCATCAAGGACGAGTCCTTCCACGCCGTCCGCGTGACCACCAGCACCTACAAGTGGGCTTCCAAGAACGGTACCGTTCAGGATGTCGCACGACTCGAAGGCCACCTGCCTGAGAACGCGACGCTCACCTTCGAGATGCATGATTACGCAACCGGCAAGAAGGTCGCCTCCACCAAGTCCGCCACCCTCAAGGAACTGGGCTTCGACAAGTCCAGCATCGACCAGCAGTTGACCAGCCCGAGCCTCAAGGTTCCGGACGCAATCGACTACTACTGGGTTGAGGTTCTGAACCTGCCGAAGGATGACCAGAACACTCCGTTGCACACCGGCAAGGACAAGGTCAAGAACGAGTCCTTCCGTTCCATCGAAGCGCAGACCGATATCGCCACCGAACGTTATGTGGGCACCGTGGTCAAAGACCATGCCGACCTGACCAACGTGAAGTGGAAGCAGTCCGGCGACATCCGCGACGATTTGGCCCAAGGATTGGACGCACGCTGGTTCCTGTACAAGCAGGGCGACGGCGATGTGAAGACCGATAAGAAGATTTTCACCGGCGACTACGTACATCTGGCCAGCGGACAGACCGAAGCCTACGGCCCCGAACACAAGATGGACGAGGTGGGCGACTACTACTGGGTCATCGAAATCAGCGACCCGAGCACGAATCACAAGGTTGTCAAGCTGGGAACCCAGCGCGACCCGCGTGAATCGTTCCGCATCGTAAAGGCTTCCTCCGAAGCTCAGGTGGCACAGCAGGTCAACAAGCCCACCAAGGACACCGTGACCATCACCGGACATCCGGCAGAAGGCACTCTGGTCTCTTGGAACCTGTACAAGACCAATACTGCCGACGACGACGATTATCTGATTGACAAGACTGAGCAGCAGCAGGGCGAGAGCGAAGGCTCCGACGATACTGACGCCGATGCCGAACCTCAATCCGATAACGGCGAAGCCTCCGACAGCATGCTCGTCGCAAGCTATCAGACCCCGGCTGATGGTGCTCACCTCATCACCGCCGAGGAAGCCGCCGAAGCGTTGAAGAACGGCAAGGTGACAGTGGAAAGCCCCGAGTATACTCCGACCGAGGTTGGCGAATACTACTGGGTGTTCAGTCTGACCAGTCCGACGAAGAACCTCGCCGGTGACGGACAGCCGAACAAGCCGCAGAACGATAAGGACACCAGCCATCTGGAGTCCGAGGACTTCTTCACCGACCGCGCCCATGTGGCCGATGAGACCGTCCAGATTATCGACGCGACCACCAAGACCAAGCCGCTGGGACACGTCGGGGAGAAGTTCCATGACACCGTGCTCCTGCAAGGACGCGTGCCGGAAGGCTCTCAGGCGGACGCCACCCTCTACCGTCAGGTGGACGGCGACGATTCCAGCAAGGATGAGGAGGTTCTGACCACGAAGCGCACCACGCTCTCCGAAGGTCAGGCGTTCGCGGACTTGGAGGATGTGACCGTTGACAAGGTTGGCGTGTACTACTGGCGTGAGCACGTGTACGTGCCGACCAAGCACACCACCACCGCAGACCACGACAAGAAGGTGGAAGTCGAGAAGACCCCGACCATCACCGGAAAGCCTCGCGTGAGCAACGAGACCGTCAGCGTGGTCAACGTGACCACCACCACCCACCGTCTGGAAGAATCCGGCATCAAACTTCAGGACAAGGCGAAGATTGAAGGCAACGTCGTTGACGGCTCCTACATCATCTTCACCCTGTGGAAGCAGTCCGATGGCGACGACTCCAGCAAGGACGAGAAGGTGTTCACCAGCGACAAGGTGATGCTCAAGGCCGGTCAGAAGGAAGCCGACTCCCCGACCTACGAGGTCAAGGAGACCGGAACCTACTACTGGCGTGAAAGCATCTACAATCCGGTCGAGGACACCGACATTCCGCCGTGCGTCCCGCCGACCGGAAACACCGACGAAGACCATCCGTGCGACACTCCGGTTCATACCGAGAAGCCGCGCACGCCGGGTGAAACCACCGACGTGGTGAAGGTCGCGACCAAGGCCCAGAGTAACGGCACCGCCACCAAGCCGGTCAAGGATACCGCCCTCATCGAAGGCAAGATTCCGAACGACGACTACGAGCTGGTGTTCGAACTGTGGAAGCAGAACGGCAACGATGTGAAGGACGACCAGAAGGTCGCCACCACCGACGCCGTGAACGTCCCGCAGAACGCGACCACGGTCGATTCGCCGGAAGTCACCCCGTCCGACGCTGGAACCTACTACTGGCGTGAGAAGCTGGTGGAGAAGTCCACCAAGCGGCTCGTCCACTACGGTGAGGCCCGTGTTCCGGGCGAGACCGTAATCGTGGGCGAACTCGCCAAGACCGGTATCGCAAGCGGCTTCATCATTCCGCTCATCGGAATGCTTGCAGTGCTTGGACTGGGATTGGCGGTCGTTTCCGAAGGAAAGCGTCGCATCGCTTCCCTCTCGAACGGCGCTCATCTGTCCGGCTCCACGAAGTGACGGACTGAACCGGTAGGGGAGGGCCGATAGGGTTCCTTCCCTACACCGCCTAGTTTGGGGAGGTGGGAGAGCATGACTCCCCGCCTCCCCAAACTTTTCTTTGAAGGTCTTTAACATAGAAAGAAAAAATACGGAAAGAGGATACATGCGTAAACCTATCGCCCTGCTTGCGGCAGGTTCGATGATGCTCATGCCGCTATTGGGGGCAACGAGTGTCGTGCTGACACCCGTATCGGAGGCTTATGCCGAAACCGCCGATAGCACCGCAAGCGACTATCCGGAAGGTGTCACAGCCTATCTGGACGGTACACGGCTAGCGAGCTTCGACCCCTCCGGAAACGGAGTATATGACGCGACGGGACAAACTGTGGAACTGTCCGGTGTGCCCGACGATTGGACGGTGCAATGGAGAAGCATGGTCAATGGAATCACCAACAAGGATTCCATCATGTACATCCTGTCCAACGGTTCCACCACCTATCGTTACTGGTTCGATGGGGCTGACGGCGCGGTTCATACCGTCGAAGAGCTTCACGGCATGACAATCACTTTGAACGGTCAGGCTGTGGACGGCGACATCACCAAGGGATTCACCATCCACAACGTGACCGCCAGCGACATGAAGGGATATGAGAACACCCCATACGGTTGGGTGCTCGACGGTGATTCCGAAGACGACCACTACACGTACACCGCCCATCCAGAGGATTCGGACACGCCAAGCGTCCAATACACGTTCATGTATGACGACACCCGACCCCACGACAGCATCAATTCGTTGAGGAACCTGAAAGCGTATCTGACCGTTGACGGCAGCGCCGTGAAAGGATTCGACTACACGCTCGCCAACACCGACACCATCGCCATTCCAATGAACACCGACGTGCGTCTGGAAGGCGTACCGGACGGCTGGAAAGTTGACTACAACAATCCTTCCACCGGGAAACTGAACCGCGTATACACGCTGACCGGCCCCTGTGGGGACACGTTCACCTACATCTTCCATCCGACTTCGGATTACAAAGGATACTATTACATCGACCAGCTCCAATACGTCCGGGCATTCGCTGACGGGGAACTGGTTGACGGATTCGACTACAAGGGAGGCGCATGGAGTTTCCCTGAAACCACCAAGAACGTCGAAATCGCAAACGTACCAGACGACTGGAACACTCAACGTACCGTTAATGGCAACATCATCACCTACGTGGTATCCAGTCCGAACAATTCCGTCTCTGTCACCTACGTGTTCAACATCGCCAAACATCAGGCAAGTCTGGACGAACTGGCGAATGTGAAAGCCATCGTAGGCGGCAACTATGTTTCCGGATTCAACCCGAAACAGTCCGGTATCTACGAATACGAAGACGGTCAAGGAATCGCCATCGTCAACGTGCCGTCCGGATGGACTCAGACCACAACCGACGGTGACGGATATAAGGTGTATACGTTGACCAGTGGAGACCTTTCGGTGTCCTACCGTTTCAACAAGCATGTGAAAACCTATTCGGTGGACGAGCTTGCCAAAGTGTCAGCTTCTACCGACGACGGCGTGGTTCAGGATTTTAAGCCGATGGAGTCCGGCACCTACACCATTGGAGAGCACGCTACCGTGTGGATTACCGGCGTGCCCGACGGTTGGGATACCAAATCGTCCGACAATGATATGACCTACACGGTGACTAGTCCCGACGGGAAAATCAAAGTCGTCTACACGTTCAAACATGCGAAGCACCAGTATTCCGCTTCCGAATTGAAGAACGTCACCGCAAAACTCCCCAACGGAGACTACCTCAACGGCTTCGACCCGGTCTCCGGTGGTGAATTCACCGTACCGATGGGAACCAAGAACGTGACCATCGGTCATATTCCGAACGGGTGGAACCTCACCAAGAACAATGGACTGTCCTACACGCTAACCAGCAATGATGGGGAAGTGTCCGTCTCCTATAAGTTCCATGCGAAGAACGGCCATACGGTAGTCTTCGACACTGATGGAGGAACCACTGTCGAATCCCAAACCGTCGAGGATGGGGGAACTATCACACCACCCGACGACTATCCGTCCAAGACCGGCTACCGTTTTAAAGGCTGGTATAAGGATGGTGTCCCATACGATTTCACACAACCCGTCTATGATGATGCGGTAATCACAGCCAAGTGGACGGTAAACACTTACGAAGTGTATTTCGACGCCGGAGCCAGTGACGACTGGTATCCTATGCAGACCATTGCATATGGCGATAAGGTCGTCAAGCCGGTTGACCCGACTTTGGACGGTTACGATTTCGCCGGATGGCTGTTGGATGGCAAAGTGTACTCGTTCGACACTCCTGTCACCGCCGACATGACCTTGACCGCGTCTTGGAAGACCGCGCAGGTGAAGACGCATACGGTAACTTTCACCGGTGCGGGAGACGATTTCATCCAAACCGTGGCGGATGGTTCCTCGGCCACTGTTCCAACGGTTCCTTCCAAGAAAGGCTACACGTTCGACGGATGGTATTCCGGAGACTCCCTGTACGATTTCACCACGCCCGTTACGGATGATTTGACTGTGGAAGCCCATTGGACGAAGAACACGTACACGGTCAGCTTCGACTCCAATGGCGGAAGCGACGTGGACTCCCAGCAGGTGGAATACAAGGATACGGTGTCCCAGCCGGACAATCCGACATTGGACGGTTATACATTCCAAGGTTGGACTCTTGACGGCGACCCGTATGACTTCAACACTCCAGTCACCTCCAGCATCACGTTGAAGGCACTATGGTCTAAGAACACGCCAGTAGCCAAAAAACATACGGTCACATTCGACAGTAGCGAGGGAAGCAAGGTCGATAGCCAAACCGTCAAGGAAGGCGACCCCGTGTCCAAGCCTGACAATCCAACCCGTGAAGGATACACGTTCAACGGTTGGCTGTTGGGCGGAGACCCGTATGATTTCACCACTCCCGTCATGCAGGATTTGACGTTGACGGCCTCTTGGACGAAGAACAAGAGCACGTACACCGTGAAGTTCGATTTGAATGGGGGAGATGGCAATATCGCAGACCAGAAGGTCAAGGAAGGCTCCACCATCGACCGTCCGGCCAATCCGACCCGTGAAGGATACACGTTCATGGGATGGCAGTATGAGGATTCCGACTGGAACTTCCTGAACACCGTCGCATCCAACATGACATTGACGGCGCAATGGAAGCGCAACGAGGTCAAGAAGTATACGGTCGCTTTCGACACTGCGGACGGCACCAGCATCGACCCGCAGACCATCAGGGATGGTGGCAAGGTTTCCAAGCCGGATGACCCGACCCGTGAGGGCTACGAGTTCAAGGGATGGACTCTGAACGGCGTTGACTACGATTTCACCGCTCCAGTGAAAGCCGACCTTGTCCTGACAGCCGTATGGACTCCCGTCAAGCCGAAGACCTACACCATCACGTTCGACACCGATGGAGGAACCGTAGTCCCCTCCCAGACGGTGAAGGACAAGGGAACGGCGACCGAACCTACCGCCCCAACCAAGACCGGTTACGAGTTCAAGGGTTGGCTGTTGGATGGGAAAACGTATGATTTCACCACGCCCGTCACCAAGGATGTGACATTGAAAGCCAAGTGGGAGAAGACGAAAGTCGAATCCTACACGGTGGCGTTCAATTCAGCGGAAGGAAGTGAGGTGGCGTCCCAAACGGTCGAACAAGGCAAGACCGCCGTCAAACCTGACGACCCGACCCGTGAAGGCTACACATTCCTCGGCTGGTATGCGGGAGACGCCGCATACGATTGGGATACTCCGGTCACAGGCAACCTCATTCTGACCGCACACTGGCAGAAGGACGAGCAACCCCAGCCGAAGACCTACACGGTCACGTTCGACTATCAGAACGGCAGTCCCTCCGATACTCGAACAGTGTCCGAGGGGAACACCGTCTCCCCGCCGGAAAATCCGGTGCGAGACGGTTACGACTTCCAAGGATGGGTTGCTATCGACGGTTCCGAATTCGATTTCGAACAGCCGATTACCTCTGACACTCTGGTGAGCGCCAAGTGGAAGAAGCATGAAGACCCGAAGCCGGTCATGCACACCGTCACGTTCAACTCGAACGGAGGCACGAGCATCGACCCGCAGACGGTTCAGGACGGGTTGACCGTCCGCCGTCCGGCAGACCCGGTGAAGAACGATTATGTGTTCGACGGATGGTATCTTGACAACGACCAGTATGATTTCAACAAGCCAGTCACCGGTGACATCACGCTGACCGCAATCTACCATCGCAAACCGATACCACAGCCGAACACGTACACCGTGCGTTTCGACACCGGTGAGGGAAGCAAGGTTGACCCGCAGACCATCATTGAAGGCAAGACCGTCATCCGTCCGGCAGACCCGAGCATGGACGGTTACGACTTCCAAGGATGGCTGTTGGACGGCAAGGATTATGATTGGAACACTCCAATCACCGGCGACATGACTCTGACCGCATCGTGGAAGAAGCATGAGGAGCCGAAGCCCGTCACCCATACGGTCAGCTTCTACACCGATGGCGGGAACACGGTCGCACAGCAGACCGTGAACGACGGTGAGACCGTCACGGTACCGGATACGCCAACCAAGAACGGATACACGTTCTCAGGGTGGACGCTGAACGGCGAACCATACGATTTCAACCTTCCCGTCACAGCCGACATCACCTTGAAGGCCACATGGGTTGAAAACCAGAAGCCCCAGCCGAAACGCCACACGGTCACATTCGACACGACCGGAGGGTCTGAAATCGGCCAGCAGACCGTCGATGAGGGGGAGAAAGCCATCCAACCCGCAAACCCAACCCGTGAAGGATACGACTTCCAAGGCTGGTTGCTGAACGGACAAGCCTATGATTGGAACACTCCAATCACCGGCGACATCACCCTCACCGCATCGTGGACTGAGAAAGCCCCGACCCTATTCACGGTCGCGTTCAATACGGGCGGCGCTTCCAACATCCCATCTCAAAAAGTCAAGGAAGGTGATAAGGCCGCACGTCCGACCGACCCGAAGCGTACCGGATACACTTTCACCGGATGGCAGTTGAACGGCAAGGACTACGATTGGAACACTCCAATCACCACGGATATCATTCTGACCGCCACATGGCAGAAGAACGAAACTCCGAAACCGGTCTTCTACACCGTCAAATTCGACACCGGCAACGGTTCGAAGATTGACCTGCAAACCATTCAACAGGGAGGAAAGGTCAAGAAGCCCGCAGACCCGACCCTGAACAGTTACAAGTTCATCGGATGGCAGTTGGATGGCAAGGACTACGATTTCAACACTGCGGTATCCAAGGATATGACTTTGACCGCAGTGTGGGAAGCCAATACCCTGCCCCCGACCGTCAAGAAGCATACCGTGACAGTGACCTTGTATGACGGCAAGACCGAACGTTATGAGGTCAAGGATGGTGAGAAGCTGACACTTCCATCCAATCCAACCCGTGACGGATACGTGTTCGACGGTTTCATTGACAAGGACGGCAACGTCTACGACATGAGCAAGCCCGTGGTCAAAGACCTGACGTTGACCTGCGTGTGGAAGAAGGCCAACGGCGTCTCCTCCGACAAGGACAAGGAGATTGCCGACGCATCCACCAATGGGACGGTTGGTAATGGCGAACAGAATTCTGGCTCCCAGAATCCTCTAGCCAGCACTGGCGCTCCAATCTACGGAATGGTCATCGCGGCCATCATCGCCGGACTCGGCGGCATTGGAATACTGCTCGCCCGGCTATGTAGCCGAAACGAGTAACGCCTATATATAGCGAGGAAGCCTCCAGTCTTAAAAACTGGGGGCTTTCTCGGTTAAGGGTGTGTATGATTGTTTTGTTATTTTTTCTTTAGAAAGTTTTACTGTGTCTATCAATTCCCCGAAATGCCATGAACAGAATCAAGAAGACAACCGACATGTGACATACTCGGAGAGTATGTCTAATAGCGTCAACGTCGAAGCACGACGTGAGGCTTTGGAAGGGAAGTACATCTTCTCTTCTTCGTCTGTTGACGAACTGATGAGGTTTCTTGATAAAGATGATTAATTACGATTCCATTGGGGGTAGGGGCCTTCTCTTTCGTGTTTTCTGTCAAATCACGCCAATATCTGCTATACTGGGATAGTTCACAAATTCAATGGAAGGTTTAACACATGCCAACCCCAAGCACAACCCTCGAAGGCCGACTCACCGACGACCCGCAACGCAACCAGCGCAACCCCAATCTGGTTGAATTCTCCATTGCGGAAGGCACTCGCTATCAGGATAAGAAGACCGGCGAGTGGAAAGACGGGCAGACGCTTTTCGCACGATGCAAAGTGTGGGATACCACGCTCGGCAACAACATCATGAACACACTCCGTAAAGGCATGGACGTGGTGGCGTTGGCCGACGTGAAGCAGAACAGTTGGACTGACCAGCAGACCGGACAGAAGCGTTCGATGGTGGAATTCACAGTCACCAACATCGGTGTCGGACTCCGTCACGCGACCGCGCAGGTCATGCCGAATCCGAAACGCAACGGCGGATACGACGGCGGCAACCGTACCAACACCCAGCAGAACAATGGTCAGATGTTCCAAAATCCGAACAATCCGCCAGTGTTCCAAAATCCGAACAATTATGGTGCCGACAATTTCCAGCCAGCCGCATCCGACGACCCGTGCGGTGCTCCGATGGGCAATCCGGCACCGGTGTCGCAGAACGACGAGCCGGAATTCTAGTCTCTAAAAGCGCGGGGTCATGCGTTTTAAGCATAGACCCCGCGTTCTTTTTGTTTAATCAGAAGGGGATAAAATAATGGTCAAACCCGGTCGCAAACCCATGGATGTTGCCGGTCAACGTTTCGGGAAACTCACGGTGGAAAAGTATGTTCCCAATACTAAAAAAGGTTCCTATTGGTTATGTTCTTGCGATTGCGGCAATAACGTCGTCGTATCTTTAGGTAATCTGAAAAAAGGCAATACAAAAAGCTGTGGGTGTCTTTCTAAAAAAGGAAAACCTTACGGGGAACGGCCACGGGGAAAACGTAACGAGCTTTCGTCCACTTCTAAGGGGAGACGCCGGAGAGCAGATGAGTTGTGCGGAAAACAATTCGGACGTTTGACCGTATTAAGTTTTCAAGGTGTCAATAAGAACCATCACTCCGTCTACTTATGCCGGTGCTCTTGCGGGAAAACAGTCTCAGTAGTTAGAAATGCCCTAACTACGGGGAACACTAGAAGTTGCGGGTGTTTTGAAGTTCAAAGGACTCGGGAAACCCGACTTAAACATGGTGACGCTTCTGAAAATTCTCCGTATGTTAAGCTTTTTCACTCGTGGAAACTGATGCTTGACCGTTGTAGCAATCCCCGTAACGTTTCTTATTCTCATTACGGGAAAAGAGGTGTTCAGGTCTGCGATGAATGGAAGGAATGGGGAATCTTCAAAAAATGGGCTATTGACAATGGGTGGAAAGCGAACGCTGGATTATCCCTCGACAGAATAGATGTTGACGGAAACTATGAACCGGATAATTGCAGGTGGACGGATGCCAAGACGCAGTCTAATAATAAAAGGAAAAGCATACGAGTCGTATATGGTGACAAACGTATTTCATTGTATGATTGGGCGAGAATAAAGGGAATTTCTTTAGAAGAAGCAAAAGGAATGTTCTCCTCAAATATATTGGAGAACCCACCTCAACTATTAGAAGAAAAGGACGACAACGTGGAAAAGAAAAAAATCACAAAGATTTCCGACGGAATGAAAATCGGGTATTTAACCGTACTTCGACCCAATGGGAAAGACAGGTACGGTCATGTCGTCTATCTTTGTCGTTGCGTGTGTGGCAGGGAGAAAAATGTTCTGGTTTCCAATCTAAGGAATGGTAGTGTCAAAAGCTGTGGGTGCATGAGAAAACAGCTCATATCCAAAGCTAGGACAAAACACGGGGATAGTATTAAAAGCTCTCCATATTATCGGTTGTATAGGGTTTGGGACGATATGATTCACCAGCGTCGGATTGAATCTTATGAGGAACGGGAACTTATTCCCGTTTGCAAAGACTGGTCTGTATGGGCGTCTTTTAAGGAATGGTCTTTAGCCAATGGGTATTCGAAGGATAAAAAGTTAACGAGAATTTCATATCGTAAAGGCTACGAACCGGATAATTGCGTTTGGCGTTCTGAGGGTGAGTATGTTTTGCATAAGTTTTAATCAAAGATTGGAAACATTTTATGTATGGTTCTTTAGTTGACGCCGATAGCAGCGATTATGTCAGAAAAGAAATATGGGCAGTCCCCGTCCATAAAAAATCCAAGCAGATAAGAGGATACTAAATGCGCGTGCAACATTACAATCCAAATCCCGTCCCCCAACCGAAAAACGCTTACGAATGGCGCGTTTTCCTGTTCAGCCACTTGGATAAGCCAGTACCATTGAATTGGAACAGCAACTCCCAACATCAAAGGAAAAACAAGTGGCGTCGATAAAAGTATTCATGGGAAACACGATATATCCGGTAGAAATATCTAAAGGCCAGCATATAAGCTTCTACTATCTTCCAGCCGGTGAGCATACCGCGCCCGGACGTGAGGAACAGGTTCAGAAAGCCACTTTGGAGAATGAGTCCGGCAGAACCATCAAGACTTGGGAGGCTGTCGGCGGCTTGTTTAAGAACAAGATTGTGACCAAGCATGCTCCTCTACTTCGCCGTATGATGGGTGCTTCGGACACCTACCAGTTCGACAAGTGCATTGGTGGCCCTCAGTTTTTCTCCGCGCAGGAAGAAGCGGAGTGTTAAATTGGGTTCACCTGCACATAAAGCGGCTCCAACTAGAGTCATGCAACGTCGGCGTAGACTATTCCAGCGTCGTATCGCGGTTTGTTTGTTGGCTGGAATGTTCGCCGCCGCCGGTACGTCTATGCTTGTGTTGAAGCCAACTCCCAGCGCTTACGCTGAGGCTAAGCCGTTTGATACGAGTACCGCTACTACTCGAAGCACGTTGACTGAAACCAGTGCGGCATCCCGTAGCGCGTCCCGTGAAGAGTTGAAGGATTATAAGGCCACAAGCAATGATGGAAGTTGGAGCATGTCCGATTCCGATGGTGTGACCGGCAAACTGACTGCTATCAGTGCGGATAATCCGGTGGTTAAATCGTTGATTAACGGTCGTGACGAGGGTCAGACTCCTGACGGTTTCAATCCGAATCATGCGACCGGTGACACGGGCAATGCCTACGAGTTTTCGCAATGCACTTGGTGGGCTTACGTGCGCCGTCACCAGTTGGGATTGCCCGCTGGCTCCCACATGGGCAATGGTGCCGACTGGGCGAACACGGCCCGTAAACTCGGATATTGGGTTGACAACACTCCCCGTGTCGGTGATGTGATTTGCTTCCAACGTGGACAATACGATTCAGACCCCACGTATGGTCATGTGGGGATTGTCGAAAACGTTGGCGCGGATGGTTCAATCACCACGTCCGAATGCGGTAGCGCATACAATGGCAAACCGTTCAGCCGCACTTTCACTGCGGAACAGGCGTCCCAACTGCAATTCATCCACTACTGACCGGAAAGAACACAAGAATGGTGAAACCGCTTTCAAACCGCTCGCGCCGAAGCATTATGACTCCCCAAGGCGCGATAACAGGCCATGAGTTTGACGAGTTCGTGAAAGCCAGAGGTGGCACACCCTACCGGCTCGACACCGGCGGGGATGGAATCTTCGACCCATTCCAAGAAGACGGAAAGAACAGCAAAAGCCCATCGAAGAAATGATTTGCGGCACAGAAAGCCGCCAGAAAGGAAAGATGCAAACCATGTTGGATAAGAAAACAGCGCAGGAGATAAGCGAACTGTGCGTTGAGAAAATCGATTGGACGATAGTCGGCATTGAAGGTGGCACCGTAACCATCTTCACCGGCAAGGACAGGTATTACGCGTCCTACGGTACCGAAGGTAGTGACCCCATCACGGAGACGAGCAAGTCAAAGGAACCCGGCAACGCGAGGTGGTTTGAACGGGACGGAACCGTGTCCTCCGACCATCCGGTAATCTGCACGGTGAGCGTGCATGACGGGAAGGCTGAGACGGACGTTCGTCACATGCCGCCCATGTTCGATGAGGAAGCCTACGAAGCTGTTGCCAATATGGAACTTGATAGGAAATTCGTCCACGATGAAAGTGGAGAGGATTATTGGCCGGATTGGCCGAAGGACACCATCAAGGCATGGCAACAGTTCCGGGATGAGATTGAAGACATTCCGGAAGACTACAAATACGTTCTATTTGAGGTCGAGCCGAGCACGCAGAAACTTCTGTTCGCCTTGTCGGAAATCACCGGAATACACTATCTGTCTGAAATTCCACTCACCATCAAAGTACTGCCCGAGGATGCGAAACAAGTCCGATTCAGCATTCCCGAAAGCGAAGCGAAAATGTGGTGGGATGTTCGCGCCCGCAGTTGGGATAGCCGTTTCATCATATGTACCCACCAGTGGCCGTTCCACAAGAAAGGACAATTGATGTACACCATCATCGACCGGAAGCGTAACGTTCGCGGCGCATGCACCTATCTGGGTGGCGGGGCGAGCAAGGACGGCACGTATACGGACGCGGAATGCGCGGAACTCATCAGCCGACTATCCGACCCGAAGGACGAAACCCAAGTCAGCTACCGCAACTACGTGCCCTTGCGACTCGTGGAATACCGGTAGAAATTAAAAGAAAGGAGCCGAATATGGAAACCGACATCACCGTAACCCAATTGGGCAGTCCCGCCGACCCCACCTATCTCGTCCGCCGTGGCGACGAATTCTGGAGCGAATGGCATTTAAGCCGTTCCGAAGCCCAACGATTGGCCTCTGAGCTAAGGAGCATGGGACTTTGAAGTTGAGCAATAGGAACAGCATTCACTCCCTCATGCTCGTACTTTCACTGTGCGCGGACTGTCTGATGGCATTGCCCGCCACTGCGATGGCATACCCTCCATCAAACAACACCGTATACTCCGTGCGTTCATTCCCCGCTACCACGACCACGCGCCGAGACCTGACCCGCGAAAGCGTCAGCACCGACGTGCAGTCGGACAGCGATTGGGGTGGTATCGAAAACCTAATTGTCCCGCAGACGAAATCCCAAGCCGAGAAAGACGCCGAAGCGAAAGCCCAACAGGAAGAGGAGACCCGCAAACAGGCACAGGAACAGGCGGCACGACAAGCCCAAGCGCAAGCTATCCAACAGGAGGAAGCCAGCAGGCGTGCGGAACGAACCGTCATCACTCCCCCAGCATCCAAAACCGGACAAGCCGTGGCAGAATATGCAATGCAGTTCAGCGGATACCCATACGTGTACGGCGGCAACCAGCCATCAGGCTGGGATTGTTCCGGATTCGTCCAATACGTGTTCGCGCAATTCGGTGTCAGTCTCCCCCACCAGTCAGGCAGTCAAATGAGCGTCGGTTCGCCCGTGGCATCATTGGCGGAAGCCCAACCGGGTGATATTCTCGCCAACGGTTCGCACGCCGCCATCTACATTGGCAACGGCATGGTCATGAACGCCATGAGTCCAAGCCAAGGCACTGGAGTCGCACCGGTCAGCATGGTCATGTACGGAAGCTACGCAATCAGACGAATCGTCTGAAAAATTCCTCCCTATCGTATTTTTTGGTTTCCTATTGTTCCGACGAAAAAATACCTTAAGCTGGAAAACAAAAACCCCAAAAATGAAAGGCTTTCCGACATGAGCGACCCTAATTTCCCTCCACAGCAGTACCCAAATCCCAGTCAGAGCCAGCGGGCACAATACGACCAGCCGCGACAGCAGGTCTACCAACAGCCGCAGTATACGCAACCGCAAGCTAACCCATATGCGACCGGCCAACAGTATGCTCAGACCCCTCAATACGGTCAACCCCAATATCAGCAACCGCAGTATGCGCAATACCAGTATGGTCAGCGACCGTATGTGAATCCGCAACCTGCCGACACGGGGTCGTTCGGATGGGCGGTATTGGGATTCTTCTTCCCTATCGTCGGACTCATCCTATTCTTCATCTGGAAGACGGAGAAGCCGGTGAGTGCGAAACAGGCCGGAATGGGAGCGTTAGCATCAGTCATCTCCACCGTGGTTCTATGGATTCTGCTCATAGTGTTCGCCGCAATGGTTGGAAGCGCCGTAACATATTGAGCCTGACAGCCCGCCCAATTTTTTTGATAAAAAACCTGCTATCCAGTAATAACAACCTTGCTGTACTTTATGGTGAATGTTGGAAGCCGACAGTCGGTTTCCACCCAAAACGAGGCTAAAGGATTGGGATGAAGGAAAATTTCATTCCAATCCTTTCCCTACCCCCCTACAAGCAAGGAGATAATCCAAATGACCATGCCGCAACAGCCGCAAGTCAACGTGAATATCAGCCAGCCGCCACTGCCGCCACAGCAGCCCCCAGTCCGGCAGAGCAATCTCCGAACCAAACGCAGCCTACTCAAATACGTGCTCCTCGGCCTCATCACATTAGGCATCTACGACATCTGGCAGATGAGCGAAGTCGGTGAAACCCTGAACCTCATCGCCACCCGACGTGACGGCAAACGCACCATGCACTACTGCTTCATGTTCTTCCTCGTCGGCTGGCTGACCCTTGGCATCGGCTGGCTTGTCTGGTTCCACAAGCTCAGCTCCCGCATCGGCACAGAACAGGCCGCACGTGGACTACCGGTCACCGTCACCGCCGCAACCTACTGGCTGTGGAACATTCTCGGCTCCCTCATCATCGTCGGGCCGTTCATCTACACATACAAGCTTCTGCACGCCATGAACGACCTGTGCGCCGACTACAACGCGCGAGGCTGAACCTCAAGAAAGGAAAAACTATGACAACGTTTATTCTCGGACTTTTTGTCGGATGTCTTCTAGGCATGATTGTCATGAGCTTGTGCAGCGTATCCAAACGTTCGGATGAGGCAGCGGAACACGTTCTCCCGTCTGACGGGGAGAAAGAGACCACGCGTTGGACGGACGGGTCGAAATCATCCAGCAATGCGCCCGCACAGCTCTCCCCTGCATACTCGTATTGTCCACACTGGCCGTCTCCCCCTCCATATCGGCCGCGCCCGCGACGGGAAGCATTCCGGTTGGACAGTCAGCCACGCAAGTGTTGAGCACACTGACCATCGGCACGAAATCCAATGTGTCGTCCGACCGCAAAAGCCACCAGTGGAACAAGGTTGACGAAAAATCCGGCAACTACACTACGCGCGACCTCGTGTTGGAACGCGACATGAACAACGTGACCTTCAACAGTCGCGGCAACGTGAAGTCGGGCGCCCTGCTGGAACCATACACGGGTAAAACCATCCACTTCCAACGCGGCACGTCCAACAAGACCGAAGGTGGAAGCGCGTCCAACCGCGACGGCGGCATCCAAATCGACCATGTGGTCGCCTATGCGGAAGCGTACCGTTCCGGCTTGGACAAGCTCGACTTCCAACAACGTGACACGTACTATAACGACCCGGACGTTCTGCTCGCGTCCCAAGCGGAAGCCAACAACGTGAAAAAGGACGGAACCATAGCCGAATGGGAGCCATCCAATCAAGCATTCCAATGCGATTACGCTAGTCTGCAAATCGGCATCAAAGCCAAATATGGGCTGATGGTAGACCAGAAGGAGCATGATAAGCTGGCGCAAGTGTTGGCTTCCTGTCCGGCTGAAACCATTATTTCGACCAGTCAAGTGAAACAACGGTTAACCAGTGGGACATCAGAGGGGAACAATACAGGCACCGCTAACAATAATACGACCGGTGGCAACAGTCAGAACAGCCAATATAACGGTTCCACCAACAGTAAGAACAATTCGCATACAACGAACAAACACCACACCACCACAACTAAGAAGAACTGGGTCAAAAACCTATTCAACGGACTCCTAAAACAATTCTTCTAGAACAGCCGTAACACAAGTAGTCCCGCCATTCACTTTCGGATGGTGGGACTACTCATATATCAACTATGTTCTTCGTCCCATTTGTCCAAGGTTTCCAACAGGTTAGGCAAGCCGAAATAGTCGTATGATTGCCCGTATTGTTTCCCACCTTTGGTCTCATATATAATGTTGACTTCCTCACGGGGTTGAAATCCCGTGATTCCTGTTGCCGGTTGGACGTGTCTTTCTTAATGTTTTTAATGGAAGAGATTCCGACCGGTATTGCAGGGGTTTGAGTTTCATCGACGTTGCTCCCCACTGGTTTTCACCAGTGTGGAAGCTTGTTGTCTCCACTCTTCGGCATCGTCCATGCCGTTCGTTCCTAACGCGCGGTCGAGAATGTTCTTGGACGCGTTCACGTCGGCGTTCGTCTCATGCCCGCAATTGTGGCAGTGGAACACCGCTTGGCTTTCACGGTTGTTCTTGCCGCAGTATCCGCAGACGTTGCAAATGCGTGACGTGTCATAGGCGGGTACCTGAACGAGTCGGGTTCCCGCAAGCTTGGTTTTGTATTCGAGACAATGCAGGATGCCAGTCCAACGGTTGGCGAGGACGCTACGGTTCAAACCGCTTTTCCTCTTCCGCCCGTTGTGCAGATAATGTCCCGGATTGTCGGGGTCTGGTTTCGGCCGGACGCTTCGGCTCATGGCCTTCACGTTCAACCGTTCCATGGCGATGAAATCGTATTCCCGGACGAGCGTGGTGGTCGTCTTGGCTATCCAATCGTCCTTGCGATTGTCTATCCGACGTTGGATGCGCCGCATGGCTTGGAGGGTGCGCTTGCGGCTTTTGGACGTGAATTTGGCGTTCCTGCCGCCACGCTTCTCGTTCGTCCTGTCCTGTCGGGCAAGCTTGCGTTGCAGACGCTTATACTCGTCCATCTCTTTGACGGACGGTTGGGGAATGTCGAGGAAAATGTTATCGGAGGTGGCGAGGGTATGCACGCAACCCCTATCCAAGCCGACCATCATGCCCGTATCGGTTCGGCTGATGGGGAGTGGACTATTGGTGAACACGAGTGTCCTGTTAGTCCAGTTCACCGCCACACTCGTATATTCACGAACGGGTTGACTCACCCGCACATGAATGGCGATACGCCAACGAGCCTCGTTCTCACCCTCACGACGATACTGTCTCGGCACACTGCCAGTGATGACGACCACACCGGTACGCTTGCCCGTCCGACGATGCAAGGCGTTACCGGTCTTCGACTGGTTACGCCAGCACACGAAATACTGAGGAGCCTTATGGCGGGAACGGAACCCCGGAACCCGACCACCATTGGTCTTCTTCCGTTTCAATCCGGCGAACCAACCCGTGTTCTCGACACGTTCACATGAGGAGAGGATAGGCGAGGGAATGCACGCCAGCCAAAGACAATCCAATCGCGCCTGACTGTCCTTGACGGCGGGCTTCACATCCGCGCCACCCAAAGGCACATCCACCCAAATACGCTCACGGGTTTCAACATCCTCCACAAGCCTACGCTGGGGACGATGCGCCCGATGTTGGTTGAAACGGCTTCTCCACCCGTCGCACAGCCAGTCCATGATACGTTCCGGATTACGAGTCCACATACGATTCCCGTAAGAGTCCAAGCCGAGGAACACGCTGCACCCCGTATGCCGGACTTTCAGGATTCGTACTTTCTGACTCATGCCTATAATGATACCATATTATTGAGTAATCAACAATATGAGAAGGCGTGCAGACCCGGCATTGAAATACCGGGCTTACACGCCAAAAATCAGTCAACAAGAGGAACTATTGGCTATCCGGCACGGTGACTTCGACCCCAAACAGTACGATTTGAAGCTTCTGGACGCCAAGTCCCGGTTCGAGGAAGCCGCCGAACACACCCGGCTCCCCCAGCCTGTAAGCGATACGGAATTGCAGGATATGGTATTGCCTATCATCCACGAATATACTGAACGCCTGTTCAAGGAGTGAGAACATCAGCCCACAACAAGCCTGAAAAACGAAGGTTGATAGCGTGAAACCCCAATGATTCCAACGGTTTCGACACGCATACAGGTTTGACCAAACAGCCGTATCCCGTATACTTGATGTTGCGTTCAGCCGGTGGGTTGAACGCCTCATAATTTGGCGACTAAGTTCAAAAAGACTTTTGGTCTTTTTCTCCTTTTGGTCTGGCTTTTTATGTGTGGACATTCGAAGGCCCCGCCACTGTGCGGGGTCTTCGTTTAACTAAAATCGGTCAGAACGGGTTGCCGTCCGGCTTGCCGCTGGTCTTGGTCGGCTGAGTCGGGGACTCCAGCATCGGAACCCCGCCAATAGCGCGTTGCTTCGATTCCAACGACTTCCGGCACGGATACACCTTCAGCCCCTCATCGACGGCCTCTACATGCAGTTCCGGCCAATTCTGCCGAACCATTTCCAACGCTTTCTTGAAACGTTCCTTGAATCTGCGGAGTGGAGTGTTCGACGCGTCGAACTGTATTTGCAATCCGTTCCAAGGTATGAGAACCGGTTTAGAGATGTAATATGTTCTGCGGGCGAGCCACTGGTAGATGTCCAACGCTCTGGATGATTTCCCGAGATTCATCACTATCTCTCGGTTTAAAGGAACGGGATTCTCGTTGAGGATTCCCCACATAAGTTCGGAGAATCGAATATACGAACCTTCCTTGTATTCGTCGGAATTTCTGTCGAAGCAGATGTGAGTGCGGTCGGCCACCAGAACATTGATGGCATCATGGACAGTTCTGCCCTGTTCGTCCTTGAACCAATTGGTCACTTGAAAGACAGTGCTCCCCAGATTCTCCAACATGCGGGTCACCTGCTCCCGTTGTCCATTGGCCGCGATTCCCGTGTTCTTGCAGAACGAATTAAATGTTTCGTCCAAATGGATTGTCCTGTTTTCGAAATCAACCATCGGGGACACCTCTTTTATGAGGGTTTGGGCATACAGAAGGAATAGACGGGGGATTTTTCCGTAAGCCCACTGCCCTTTCCTCGGGGTCGTCGTTATGGACACGATTCCGTTGCTCCGGTTCAGATAAGGTACATCAGGCTCCTCCACTGGAAGCAGGGAGACCACTGATGAGAGGGTGGCCGCATAGGTTATTGTCTTCTTGCTGGGGTTGATGATATCCTTGTTCATGTTATCGGGATTCCTTTACTGTTGACTGATACTAACCTCATCTCGGTACATACGGGATGAGGTTTTTATTTTTATCCTAATGGGTTTTTGGAATATTTTTTTATAAATCAGATTTTTCTGTTCACATTCTCAGTCAAGAGTCTTACATTCTCGGGCAGAAGTCTTACATTCTCAGGCAGAAGTCTTACATTCTCAGGCACTTGGATGCTCTAATCCCTTGTGGGAGTAGGTCTAAGAGCACTGGCAATAGTATACAATAGATACAATAGTATACATAAGTATTTGTGGTACCGAATTTCTAAATGCTCTAAAAAACGAAAAATCGTTTGATTCAAAAAACATGGAATGATTTTTTACGATTTTTCTCCGACGCGTCTCAATGCTTTCGAAACCAGATACTTCGTATGCTATAGTGGAATAGTTTACACAAGAAAAAGAGCTTTTCGCCAAACCATAAAAAACGGTTTCGCTCAAAGTCCTCACCCCAAAAAACCAGCTAAACTGGATATGTCCGCAACGAACCAAAACTGTCAAAGGAACGAAAGCATGGAAAACGGCTCCCCGAACAGGCTGCCCGACTGGACTGAAATCATCGACGGGAAACCCCCAAAACCCGACAATGGTCCCAACCATGTAGGCAGACACAGCAAAGGAAGCCACGCCCGACACGGAAGCCAACCAGCCAACACAACGTCCACTGGCGAACATGTCCTCCAATGCTCCATCGGAATCATATTCACCGTCGTCATAATCCTCATCGCCCAAATCGGTTGGATGTTCTTCGGACATGACTTGGATTCCATCCACACTCAGGTCGCAAACTCGAAAAGGGTCAGCCTGAACCAGAACATCGACTTGGATACGACCCGCATAGCCAAACCACAGTCGGGCGAAGTGCCGGTAGATGGCACGCCCACCCACATGCAGGTAATCGGATGGATGTACATTCCTAAAATCGAATCCGGTTGGAAGCGTGCAATCCAACAGGGAACCGACCAAATCGTGTTGGACAATCAGGGCATAGGCCATTACGAGCAGACCGTCATGCCCGGTGCCGTAGGCAACAGCGCCTATGCCGGGCATCGCACCGGCGGCGACTTGGGTTACATCGACCGGTTGCAGACGGGTGACGCCATCGTCATCCAAACTGCCGAACACTGGTACGTGTACAAGATGACCGAAGGTTGGGTCACTACTCCGACCGACGTGAGCGTGTTGAACAATGACGGCGCGAACCCGGACTCCCGCGAATTGACGTTGACGACCTGCCATCCTATGAGCGTATGGGCAGACCAGAGCATCAAACACAGGTATATCGTCCGAGCGCAATTCTCCTATTGGGCGAACGTTTCCGACGGTATTCCGGCTGAGTTGAGCACCGCCAACGGGAACGTCGTCCAGAAGACCGCATACAAGTGGCAGAAGACCGTCCGAACCGTCAGCGCCTACGCTCCCGCGAGCATGATGTTCGCCGTGATTCTGCTTGTCGCGTGGATGGTCATGAACGGACTGTGCTGGCTGTTGTGGCGTGGGGAGCGGGAACGCAAGCCGGTGTCTTGGAACGTGCTCGTATTGTCTTGGCGTCTGCAACAGGGCGTCCTGCCGTTGCGCCTGTTGAACATGCTGTTGTTCTGGGGTGGTTTGGTTCTGCTGTTCTGGTGGTCTGTCAGCCCGCATTTCGACAGTTGGTTCCCGTTCCTGCAATCGGTGGGATTGCCGAACGTCACGTTCTGACCCATTCCCTGAAACATATTTTCCGCAAAAACTAGGAGGTAGCCGTCATGCGGCAAACATATCTGACCAGCGACAATCCGACCGTGGTGAACCGACTGCGCAAGGACTGCCGTGAATACGCGCGTCAACGCGAACTGGAGGAATGGTTCGAAAACATCCACCATGTCCGTCTGGCGTGGAAGGAGGACGCGGATGGCAAGCGAACCGTCGAAGGAGTTGAAGCCGTCATGTCCAAGGAGACCCTGACCATCCAAGGCAAAGGTGATTTGAAAGGCTACTGGCTCATGCCCATGAACGGCATATACAAGCCATGCAAGAACAATGTTGAAGTATGGAGGATGCTCCGCCAATTCGAATGGCGTCCCGACCCTCTGCCGGGCATCGTCAGCTCATACACGTATACGCCATACGTGGACATGTTTATCGAAGACGACAAAGCATATCTTTCCATGCCGGTGGAAAGCTGGGATGACTCTTTGTGGCATAAGAGCACGAAGGGGACATTCCGTAAGGCCGAGGAACGTTTCAACGACGGCGCTTCGGGAGATGACCGTTGATGCTTCATGTCTTGACCGTATTGGCGGCGCAAGCCCTTTTTTTTTAAGACTGGGGTGAGTCGCCACTTCTTTGATTAATCACTGTTTCCGTGGTAAGGTTTTCAGTATGAGCCAGAAGGTACGAATCATCAAAGTCAGGCATGCGGGCGCATCCGTGTACCTTGGCGACGATTCATGCCGCAACCACTGCTGGACGCGCAATCCCGAACGCATCATGGACTGGCTGTGCGACGGGTGGAGAAGCCGTTTCAACCAACATCGGGAGCATAGGACAATCCGCCGCTACATGGAGGACATGGAATCCCATGAACGCATGTGGGTGGACGTCCCGTTGGGCGGCGCGACCGTCGGGGAACCTTTCAAGGACAGCGAGGCTCGAATCCGGTGTTCTTGGCTCGCATGCATCCCCTCCGCTATTCTCGCCAGTCCCATGCGCGTGGAGAATTCGGAATGGTATGCCGCGTTGAAGCGCAAGAAAATCAATGGCGGTCGTGTCCCGGGATTCAAGTCCCGCAAACGCAGCCCCCAGTATTTCGTATGCTGGCGCAACCAGAACAAGACCGGCAACGCCATCTACCATCAGGTGTCACGCAAGCGCGGCGTGGTCGTCATCACCGGAACCGTGAAAAAGGAATTCCGCAAGCCGGACGAAACGGGATGCCGTTGGACGCTCTCCATCCACGTGCGCGTCAGCCAACCCATCAGGGATTATACGAGTGTGGCGGTGAATTGGACGGAACGTACTCTGGCGTTCACCAACGAACCGTCGCCCATCCGACGGAATACCACCGGCAAGCAGACCGGTATCGACCGTGGCTGCGTCCACACGTTGGCCTTGTCGAATGGAACCATGCTAGACATGCCGCAACCGTCCGAACGGGAGAGAAAAGAGTATCTGCGATTGCAACGCAAACTCTCCCGACAGGACAGAACCAACGAGAAGCGTGGCGGCAAAACCGCGAAATTCCAGTCGAAACGGCGTATGCTCACGTTGAAGCGTATGAACTCGTTACGTCGCCGTATCAACAATCGTAAGGACGATTGGGTGGCGAAAACCACGACACAGCTTGTCGAAGACTACGACCTTATAGCCTTGGAAGCGTTGAAGACCCGGCAGATGACGCGTAGGCCAAAGCCGAAGCAGGACCCCAACCATCAGGGGTGCTACCTGCATAATAGTGCAACATCCAAAGCCGGATTGAACCGTAGCATCCTCAACAACCGTTGGACGGATATTCAGAACAAACTCGAATACAAGACCCGACTCGCCGGAACCCAGCTCATACTGGTTGACCCGGCCTACACGTCCCAAACCTGCAACCGTTGCGGCCATGTCGCATTGGAGAACCGTGAGAGTCAAGCGGTCTTCCAATGCGTTAACTGCGGGAACAAGGATAATGCGGACGTGAACGCGGCTAAGAACATTCTCAACCGCGCGATACATACAACCGGCATGGACGATGCCGAGGGCGTGGAGGAACACGCATCCTATGGAACCCATGTTCCACAGGAGAGTTCCGGTGAAACGCCAACCCCTGCTACACGTATGGGAAGACTTCTCTAATGGGAAGCATGTCTCATATGCGACAGGAATCCCCCGGCTTCAGCCGTGGGGAGGAATTCAAAGCCGTCGTGGAGTTCCTTCGGTGCTTCCGGTTCGATAGCGTAAGCTCCGGCATGTGCGGACTCGTTTGGATTGTCACCGCGTTAATCTGGCTGTTTCTTATCCGCTGGGATGATAAGCCCGACGGTTTGGACGGTTCCGACTTGGAAGACTCGTCGGAATGAGCGAGCAGGGTGTCTTCGACGTGTTGACGGCTCTGTACGTGGTTGCGTTCTTCCTGTTCGTCGTTGGGACGATAGTCTGGACGGGGAACAGAAGACGTGCCCGCAAACATCCCGGCAAAGGGTATGCTCCCCGATGGATTCGCTTGGGGACGATAGTATGCTCACTGTTGGTCGCCTTGTTGGAAATCTGCCTGTTCATAGGCAAATGGGGTTTCCTTGACGGACTGTCATGCGTATTGTGGATTGTGGTGTCGGCGTTGTGGATTGCCGAATACCGTTTGGAAAGAAGCCAAGAAAGGAAGGCGGGCTGAATGCTTCCATTCCGTAGGTTCAAAGACGACGCGAACGTGCTCGACCAGTGCGTGACGATGATTGAGGACACCATTCACGACATTGAGGAATACGTCAACAAGGACGAGCGTAAGACCGAGTCCTTGACGGAGACGCTTTCTTACTTGATGGACGTGTATAGCGAGATGTTGGACGTGTTGGAAGACGATGACATGACCGTGAATCCGCGACTGCACTATCGCATGTATCCAACGGTTCGCGCCTATATTCGGGACTCATGCAACCGTTGCCAGTCGGCAGTGGGACGGTTGGCGCAGTTGGCGAGCGTTCAGGGCGAGTTGGATGGCATCGAATGTTATGCGAACGGTGAATTGGATTTCGGTGGTGATTTCTGAAACAAAATCACCGATGTTATACTGAGATTGTTCACATAAAAAGTTTTGGAGGAAGGAAGACGATATGGGCGCACCATGCGTCATCGCCATGCGAAACGGCGAAGACTTGTACCGTTGGATATTCAGCCCTTACGACGGGAATATCCAATCCGCGGGACGTATGCTTTTCGACCATTACGACACTAGAGAGAAAGTAGAACGATTGCTGGATAACGGCGACATCGACCTGCTTGCCCCCGCCGTCGAGGAATGCGAGCCGTTAAGCGAACGAAGCCCCTACTATTCCGGCGGGCAAGGTTCCACGGACGAACTTCCGATGTTCGGTGAACTGCACACGTACATCTGGCGCGACGGATACGGGTGGGGTTGCAAACCTATGCTGTGGGAGGCTGTAATGCCCTTGAATCTGTTGCTGGGTGTGGAGAACCCTTGGGTCTGACAGCCAGATTATGCTATAGTGGGCATGTTCACATATTTTGAAAGGCCAAAAACATGCTCAATTTCGAATCCGTCAACTGTGACGGCAAGCACATCAATTGGGAGTTCAACACGCCCAACGAAGTACATCGATTGTTCTGGTCGGATACCTGTCCACTTCCATCCAATGACGACCCAATCGTTCATGCCGAACTAGACGGCAAACCACTGCCGCAATGCAAAGCGTTCCTCGACCTTTTACACATGCTTGGATTGGACGAGGAACAATATCCGCCCGAAAAAGGGAAAACCCATAAGCTTATCGCCATCGACTTGGACAACACTCTCGTAGACTATACGACAGCGTTCAAGGATTGCATCAGCCAATTACAGAAGAAACCGTTCAACGCTCCCGAACCAACCGACTACGGTTTCGCCTGTGAAGGCTGGTTCGAAACCCATGCGGAATTCCGTGAATGGCATCATTGGTCGGTGAACGCGGGACTCTATTTACGTGAACACATGTATCCACATGCTATGGAAGCGTTGGTGAAGCTAATCGGCATGTCGGAAGACAATCGTCTCCTATTCGTCACCTCCCGTGACGACGACCGTGATGATACACGCCGGTGGATGATAGCCATGAATTTCGACACAAGCCAGAACCATAACCTGTGTCCCCGCCGTAATCCGGACGACCTGCGACGCACGGAAGGTGACGCCGTATTCGCCTCGGACATCAGGCGAATGGCCGAAAAAGACTGGTATGAGAAAGACCCCATTACCAGCATCGGATACACTTACACGCCGTCACATCGAGATATCCCTTACTGTCATCTCAAGCAGAAGAACCTGCTCAAAGCCGACCTGTACATTGAGGACAATCCCATAATGTTGGACACTCTCATACGAGAAGGACTCCCCGTCTTGGCGAAACGCCACGGCTACAACGTGGAACAGTGCGAACGATTGGAGCATGAGGGCGGTGGAGCTGTGTTCGACTCGTGGAGCGAAGTGCCCGAACTGGTTGACCGGATTTTGGGAAAGGAATGACGTTGAGAAAAAGAAAACCCGTGGTATACGGTTTCAGAGACCCCGCATTAAGCCTACTGCCGTTGGGTGCATGCCCGTACTGTGGAGGAAAAGTCACGTTCGACTTAGTGCAAGTGACATCCGACTCCAAGCTGTTCTCCCGCCCAGAGGGTTTTATCGTTTGGTGTGTGAAGTGCGAGAACGCGTGCGACTTGGAGCATTTCGTCAGGCTTCACGGCGAATGGGATAGCCCATACAAGGATGATGCGGTCGGGATACTCCGCGAAGAATGGGCCGGAGCGTGCTCCAAGTTGAAGAATCTCAAACCCTGCGGTAGATGCGGAGTCAAACCGGTTTGGAGAATTCAACCCGACTCAGCCCGCGTGGAGTGTCCCAAATGTGGCAACGGATTCTCGGACGACTCGGAATACTACGAGATAGGACGTCTGGCTCTGAAGTGGACCATGAGCCAGTCCGGACAGGGCGACGCGTACCGTTTGGAATCGATGCTGAACGGCTGAATATCCTACTCAAGGGAAAGGACCGGGGGAATGATAGAACAGGACAAGAAGCCCGTCATCAAGGCCGTGGCCTACGAGGTGAGGCATGAGCCGGAGGATGAATACGATTTCGGATATTCTGAAACCCGCTACCGGCTCGTGAACATGGACACGGGTGAGATTGTGGATGACGCGCAAGGCTACGGGTACAAGACCGCCGCCGGGGCGCATCGCGCGTACGGATACAAGAGCATGCCGAAGAGTCGGAAGAGGAAAATCGCTTCCGTCAAGGAACGTGCGCGCCGCTTCCGCGAGGACAATCCGAGTTTCGTGGACGACTTGGAGTACGGCATGCTAAACGCGTGCAAGGAAGGCGTCGAATACACGTTCGAGGATTTCAAGGAACTGCTGGACGAGGAGAAGCCTGACTTGAAAGGACTGACGGCGGAGCAGTTGTTTCGATACATCTGATTCTTCTTCGATTTTCTATTACGGTTAAATGGGGTGTCTAAGAATATCTTTTTCAGGCACCCTTTGCTTTTGATTGACTAGCGTCCTCTTTCTTGTTATACTGGTAGTGTCCACATATGGGCGTGGTTGGCCAACCGCCAATCCCGCCCCACATCAATTACAACCAGAAGGAAACACCTGCATTGGGTATCGAAATCTACGAACAGGACAAGTACGCAACCCATGTCGTCACCAGCAAAGGTGAAATCAAATACGAGTGCAGTGCCCGCAACGTGGCCGAAGCCATCGTCAAAGAACACAACAAGCACAACGACGGGGAACCGTGGCATGTCGGTACCACCGTCACCTTGGTCAGCGCCAAAAACATCACATGGCGTGCCGAAGCGCTCATCGACTGGGATAAGGTCAAGACCGGCAAGAACACTCCCAACAAGTGTGTGAAGGTCACTGCTTCGGAAACCCAGACGAACTTGCAGGAAAGCAAGCCGAAGGTCAGCGCCACCTATCTGTTGTCCGACGGTGACAAGCCGGAAAACTACATGCGTTGGCATGCCACGGCGTCCGATAAGGATGTAGCCATGGTGTTGGCGAAACAGGCGGCTGTCAAGGCTTTGGAAGCCTATCTTGAGAAGATTGGCAAGACCGTCAAGACTTCGGTCAAGCCGACCGTAAAGCCGTCCGGGAAGGTTGCTAAATGAGCGACCGGAACAAAGCTGACGAGAATCCGGATGACGAGTATTTGTTGGACGCGCTTCGAGACTTAGACCCCACGCCAATCGAGGAGCTTATCGACAAGTCCAACATGGATGACGGGTCGAAGAAACGGTTCCATGAATCACTGCGAGCGCATGACTCCAATATCGCACGGGAACAGTCGGTGAAGATTGCCGTCGGTGAGGCGTTGCGGGAATTGGACAGGTTGAGTGAACGGTTGGATGAAATCAGCGCGTTGACCGTGTGGGATTCCAGCCGTCCGTTGTCCGATGCTATTCCTTCCGTCGAGGCAATCCGCGTCATCCTCAAGCAGATACGCGGACATGACAATGGTTGTGTGGATTCCGATTCTCGAATCCGTTATCGTCTGGTGTGTGATGTGGACGGTGGTGTCCTGCCGTTGCTCGGTCAAATGTCGGACGGGGCTGATGGGTTGGTGTATCTGAAGAACGTGCTTGACGCTTGCAAGTCTGCCAATATCGAGGGGAATCCGCGTATTCAGTACGCGTATGTGACCGGTTGGAGGGACTTGAACTGAAATGTCCAAGTTCGACAAGACGGCCGTGTATGGGAGGGAGAATCCGTTCATTCCCTCCCCTGAGACCATGGACGCTTTAAAGGACGCGCTCATCGAGGAGGCGGATGAACGTTCCGACATGCTTATCGGCATGACCACCGCGCCTGATGGGAGGAAGGTTCTTCGCCGTCAGAGCGCGGGACGCAACACCGGATGGCGTTCCCTTATCGGCTTGCGTTACCGTATCCAAACCAAGGAGGAGGCCGACGAACTCCGTTTGGATTATCGTCGTTTCTTCGAGGGGTACGTGGAGCGAACCGACAGAAGCGAGCGCCGCAACCTGTTGGATTTGGAGCATAAGACCGTGGACGGCACGTACCGTTACACGGTCGAGGGTCTGGTGGCCGACTGTGACGAGAGCAGTGTGTCGAACGGGTATGTGTCGCGCCTGTGTCTGATGTTTCCTCATGTGGTGAATTCGGATGGTTCGCAGACGCTTATCGACTCGCATATTTGGCTTGCCACGTTCGTGAAGAACACTATTATCCGTCCCGACCGTATCGAACCTCATAATGGTTCCGCCGACCGGCTGATGACGATTCGGTTGGGTGACACGTTGCGTGTGGACGCCGGATTGTGCGCGTACACGGATAAGCGTGGCCGTCACCGTTTCGGCTTGGCGGATTGGACTCCGTTGGACTCGCATTTGAGGTATCTGCAACTCCGTTCGGATGGTACCACCACTCCGCGTGTGGTCAGCGAGCGCCTGTGTGGGCGTGAGTATGATATCTGCTGGTTGGAGCGGGATGGTAGGCCGGGTTTCCGTTCGGTGATGTTGGATGGGTTGAATGCTCGCGTGAAGGCGGGTTGGAGTTCGTATGATTGGCGTCATCGTCCGTTTCTGTCGGATGGTGATGGGTTCCCGTCCGTTTGTCTTGACCAGTATTTGACGCTTGACCCGTATAAGGGTGAGGCTCACGTGGTGTCCCGGTAGTTGGATTGAGAGGATTTTTGTGTTGAGGAATTGTCTTAAAAAGGGTTTCCGTCCGGTGGCCGTGCTGGTTGTGGCGGTTCTGATGTGTTCGCTCGGCGGATGTTCGGATAGTGAGTCGGGTTGGTTGGAGGGCAGAGCGTTCACCATGAACGCGTATAGCAACACCGGTGAGCTGACGTTGACGAGTCATGCCGAGAAAATCGGGTTGGACGGCAATGTGACCACCGACTCCCGTTACTACGGCATCGGCACCAATGGTTCGGTTTCCTCCGGCTCGACCGATTCCCTGTCTTCGGTCATTACCGTGACCCTTGACGGCAGGGAGTTGGATTCCTGTGGGGATACGCTCATCTTCACCGAGGATGGGTTGGAACCGGTCAAGGATTTCGCCGCCGACGCTCTCAAATCTCAGGACACGGAGAAGACGACCGGTACCGGTTCAACGTCGCAATTGTTGAACCGGTATAAGGATTCTTTTGCCAAGAAGCATGTCGTGGTCATCAAAAGCCAGATGGGAACGCCGATTGAAGTGTTCAACGGTGACACCATCAAATGGGATATAGACGACAATCTGCCTAAAACAACAAGGCTCATGGTCGATGGTAAAACGCTATACATTCATCGGGCGAACTTCCAAATCTTGGACAAGGATTCGTTGCAGTGAGCCACGATACCGAACCGGAGGAGGTCAAGTTGGTCAGCATCGTAGAGAGGGAGGCCGAGGAAGCGTATCCCGTCCAATACTGGGATGGTTCCGACATCAAGAAAACGTTCGAGGCCGACAGTGACTATTTGCAGGAAGCCTATATGAACGGGCGTCTCCACCCCGCTTGCGGGGAGGAGGTGGAGGCCGTGGCGAAACATCTCATGTGGGCTGACGAAATCCCGCGATGGGAGAAGACCTACGGCGAGGCTCCCGATGAGGATTTCTTCTGGAAGCGGGCCGAAACGGTCGGCGCACGCGACGGATATCTGACTCTAGCCAAGGAGCTTCTGGAAATCGCGCGGAAGAAAGTCGAGGAGGGACTACTGTGATTCGACTGGCCGAGACACGGGGAAAACTCATCGCCGTCTACCGTGGAACGGAACCCAATGCGAACGGGCCGGACAATCCGATATGCGAGCCGCCATGGTCTTGTACCGATGCGAGAACGATTGGCCCGACGGCAAGCCCGACGACCGTGGACTCCTGTTGCGGTGGAATGGGATGTCCGAGGATGAGCGCGACGAGTATACGAATCGTGTCCTTCCGGTGTTGGAGGCTTTTCTGGACTACTAGACGCAAACTATGCTATAGTGGATGTGTTCACACATAAAGAGTTTTCAGGCAAAGAAGGAAATAAACCATGGACACGTCCGCCACCTTGAAGGAACAGATACAGGCTTTGATGGACTCGCTGGCCGACACCGCACTATCCGCCGCCGAGTCGCGCCATCAAAGTCAGGCCGGAGAAGCCCACCTGCTGTATGCGCTTTACCGGAACGATGGACTCGTAGGCTCGATGCTCCGGGGACACGGGTTGGAATCCTCGGAAATCCGGCTCCTCATGTCCGATATTCCGAACCGTCCATTGAAAATGGGAGAAGACCCGGTATTGTCCGCTTCCAGCCGTCACATACTGCACGACGCCCACGACGCGGTGGAAGTGTTACGCCAAGTGCAACGTGATAGTCATGTCGAACTCCTGCTCCGCGCCCATGGCATCGAACTGCCCGAACGTCAACCCACTCGGGAGCAGGTCGAGGCGGCGTCAAGAACCGGCGTCAACCTAGCCCAGACCGTCAGCCCCAACCGTGGACGTCAGGTCGGTGTGGACTATCTCTCCTACACTCGGCTCATGCTCGAAGCCGCGTTGAACTGAACGAAACCAGCCGGAAGGAATACCCATGGAAAACACTGAGATGAAAAACGGGGAGACGGACGCCGTGGATGCAATCATCGCATGGTTGGACGAGTGGATAGACAGGACGGAAAAGACCATGTCCGCCGGTGAGGACGATTTTTCATGGCTTGCCGACCGTGAATACCTGCAAGCCTACCGAAACGCCCGCTCGCACATGACAGCCCTGCGCGGCACGGACGAATGCACGGTGCGGCATCTGGCCGAATGGTGCGGGATTCGTAAGAGGGAGGCGAAGAACAGTCTGCAACGACTGTTGGAATCGAACATCCCGTATGGAGATGATTCCATCACCTGCGCCGATTCGAGAAGGTTCGCCTACCAACTGATAATCGACCGTTGCGAAGAAGAAGACAAGGAGGTTCGGAAGTGACCAATACGACAATCAGCGACATCGTCTGGTACGCGGACAAGACCGCCCGCGAACGGAACGTGAAGTGGATGGACACGACCATCCTGCTCAAGTCCCTCCTCTGGTCGGCCAGTGAAGCCTATCGCATTCTCCAACGTGGCGGACTGGGGTATTCGGAAGACAACCCCGACTATCTGGCGAGATTCGACCGAGAGCTGGTGAGATTCGACAACGAACCGTTGGAGGAAGGCGAGAAGCCACGGTTCACTCCGGTCGCCTTACGGTTGGTCGAGCATGCGAACAGCCCACTCGCACTGTTGAGGGCGATGCAACACACCGACTGCGAGGGCAATCTGATTCTCAAAGAACATTGGATATGGCCCCCCGAACATGAGCCGACGGACAAGCAGGTGGAACGCGCCGCCGAAGCCGGATACTTCCTTTCCGCCCGCTCCTACTTCTCCTACGGAAACCTGAAACCATGGGACAAGGTGAAGCAAGCGTCCAAGGAGAAATGGCGCGAATGGGCGCGGCTTATGCTCGAAGCCACACTCAATGGAACAGAGGAACCATGTTGAACGTCAACGGCGTGGACATCGAATACCAGTTCGACGGCGCGCACGACGCGCGTCCCGACGAACATACATTGCACGGCTTGGACGGGTTGAACCTGTCAGGCTTGGATTGGATGCGCCTGTCGCACGTATGCCGTCTCATGGCCGCACGCGACCGTAATCCGGAGCGGGCGTTCGTGCGCGTATCCGGTTGGACGGCGGACAGACCGAACATGAGGCTCATCATGGACGTGCTTCAAGACGATGACGGTACGGCCAGCGTGCCGCTGCCGCTCACATCCGACTATCTGCTGGTTGATTCCGCCGAATGCGACGACCGATGCCAATACGGGTGGTTGAGCGTGCTGGAACAACTGCCCGAACATGTGGACTACGGTCGGTTGGACGAGACCGGCATGCGGGTCGTGGACTGGCTGAACGGCATGGCCGACCCGTCGCCGGAAATCTTCGAGGATTGGGAGGCCATCAGCCTTATACGGCAGAACGTTTATGAGGACGAGCCGACCGGACTGGCGGACCTATTGCGTTCCGCCACCCGGACGGAACGCGACGAATGCTTCGACATGTTGGAACAGGTGGAAACAGGGAGGCCATTGTGATGAACGACTGGCTGCGCGTCACAACCATTGGCGGCGGCGACTACGAATGCCGCATGACCATTCTGAAAACGGACGATACGACCATTACCGTCACTCGTCCTTGGCATCACCATTGGACGGACGGTTGGGATTGGAAGACCATCATTCGCCAATGGCTGTCCGACGTGCCGGAAACGTTCGAGCCATACGACGGGTTGGCTGAATGGCTCCGCGACGCGGATTCGGAACGTATCGACTGCTGGCATTGCCTGAGTTGGCTCGCCAACCGACGGCGGTCGGCCGTCGAATTCCTATCGGATGAGGAAAAGAAACGGCTTGCGTCCAGATTGGGTTTCGAGCGGATTGCGGGGCAGGAACGTTGAGCGGTTTCCGCAAGAGATTGCTGATATTCTTGTCCGCATTGCCAGCCCTCGTGTTGCTCATTGTCTTGACGGGCGGTTGGCGAATACTGCTGACGCCAGCCGTGATAGCGTTCCTGAAGGATGTGATACGCACGCTGTGGTGTGGGCTGCTCTTCGGCGTGGGGATGTCCGTATTTCTTCTCGTGGCGCTCACCATGTTCGACCATGCGAAGGATTCGCGTGAATCACGGAAGTGCGTCCCCTACCTGACCGTGAGCCTCCTGCTACCGGTCGTCGGCCTGTGGGCTGCATGCAAGCTTGCGGACCAGCCTTCGACAGGTAATGGTGTCGGACTGCTACTGGGCATCGCACTGGGCGTGCTGTTGTTTGAGCAGGTGTGGCCTCGACTATCGCCCGCATGGGTGTCCAATTACCTGACGTTAGAGGAACGGTATTCGGAACCGTCCGACTGGAAACCCAAGGACGGACTGCAACCTCCCTACTGGCTGTGCGTATGTAAAATCGCCTATCCGACCGTTCAAGGCACGAACGACACCCGCCCGCACCCGGAATGGGTCGAACAGCACGCTGACGACCTGCGGTTCCTGCACGACCATCATGCGGACATGTACTGGAAGCTCGAAGATGCGATTTGGTGGATTGAAAAGGCGGACAAATCGTAACCGACCCGTATGTTCGCCGCGTCAACGGCATCAGACCGAAGCACATGCGGCGACCGTGCTGGCGCAACGGCTTCGTCGAACCCGAAGAATCGAAAGGAAAAGATGACAAAATGAGTGAGCATCCGACCATTGAGGAAGTCTATAAACGTCCTGAATATTTTGACGCAGTGTGGTCTAAAAGCATTGAATATTACTGCGTGACCAAGCAGAGCGTCGTCTGCATGGAGGAGTGCGCCGAGCTTATCGAAGCATACGATGACCGGAAGCGCGACGGGCTGACGGACGGGACACGCTCCCACATGGTCGAGGAGATGGCGGACGTGCTCATCTGCCTATGGCTGCTCGAACACATGTACGACATCAAAGGATGTGACAATCGCACTCGCCACCCGTCTCCGGTCGGAGCGGGCGCAGCGCTCATCAAAGCGGTCAGCAAAATCCTGCGCTACAACACCGAAAAGGAGCGTCTGGATGGGCTTGCCGACGCGGCGGAGGACGTGCGACGCTGGGTGATGCTGCTCGAAACAGAAAACGGCATCACGGACGAGGAACTAGGCGAATGGGTGGAACGCAAGACGGTCAGACAACAGCGGCGAATTGAGGGCGACAAGTGAGCGTGCGAAGCGAAACGTTGGGCGAGGTCATTAAATGGCTCAAAGCCCAAGCCGACAGGGAGTGGGAACGCGCCAAAGACGGCCTGAGCGACGGATACGGCGGGTTCGACGCCTACACGCGGACAATCGAACACTGTCAGGACATGATTGTCGAGGATGAGGCTTCGAGTGGGAAACACACGGAAATCGCCCTGTTGAAGCATTTGGCCGACACGTTCGATGAACGGCTCCGCAAGGCCGAACGGGCCAAGGACAGGGGGGCCGGCTACACGTACAACGACGGCCGGTCCGACGCCTTCGGGTGGGCGGCGACCTACTGCCGACTCATGCTCGAACGGGAACGACGGCACAAAGGAAAGGAATAGGACGATGCATGACTTCTCCCAATGGCTCCAGTCGGCGGACACGATGGATGAAAAGGTGTGCGTGTTCCTTGTCTTCGGAGCGCTTTTCTGCGCAATCGCCGCTTTTATAAATGAATCTGTTACTCCTCTTCTGCTCGCGGTCGGATGCCTCTGCCTGTCCGAGGGATTGTCCTCTCCAAATCTTGAATCGGAAATCAAGCAAATCTGGGGATTGCAGGAGGTCTCGTCCGAATGCGACCTGCCCGACCACGACCTGCCGACCAAGAACATGAAATGCTACGTGACCGACAAGGACAAGCGTAAGCGGCTGGTCGAAATCCGCGTATCTAAGGACGGAACCAAGCTCGGACTCTACGACACGGACGGCAAAGCACTGAAACAGACGGGAAAGGAATAGTGCATTGAAGGACTTCACGAAATGGGCGGCCATGTGGGACGCATACAATCCTGGCGACCCCACCCCCGGCACTCCCGCCGCCATGTGCTTCAACATCGGCTTGATAATGGCGATAGGCGGTATTATCGGAGCCTTCATTTGCTTGCCCTCGGAGTCGGACAAACTGGTCACGATGAGCGCGGCGGTGTTTCTGGCGGGCCTTCTGGGCGTCGCATTGCAGCTCGCATCACTCTTCCTGCCATCCCACAACGACGCCCACGTATCCGAACCACCCGCGCTCTCCACGCAAATCGAGAGAACGTGGGGGCTGGACGAAATGGGCGATTGCAAAAACTCAAGCCACGGGCTTACCGACAGCCCAAGCCTGCCCAAGTCGAGCCTTGACGACGGCGACTGGAAGTGCGTCGCCTACACCGACAATCAACGCACCGAACTGACCGTCCACATCAACGGGAACAGGGTCGGATTATATAAGGCCGACGGCACGGTATTAAAGCCGGTCGGAAAGGACTGAACGATGAAGGATTTCACGAAATGGGTGGAAGCTTGGAACACGTACATTCATCCGCCAACAAAGCAGGTGCCCCTGACCGCAGCGGAGTTGAGTGCCAACGAGCATGTCTTCCGGCATATCCTTGCCGTTCTCGTCATCATCACTCTGATTGAGTGCGTTCTATATTGGCTGAAGGACAAATCCCACGCGTGCGACGTGCTCTACGTCTTCAGTTTTCCGTTCCTTTTCTTGGGCGTATGCGTCACGACACTGTTCGGCATCGCATTGGTGGGTCAGCCGACGAAGACGGTGGACGAGAACGTGCCCCGCCCGGCATCATTCGTCACGCAGGTAGGGAGGGAGTTCGGCGTGCGCAACCTGTCATGCCCGGCCAAGGTTATGAACGCGACGTCCGACCTGCCCGACGCGGGCACCTACCGGTGCATCGTCTCGGACGGCAGGGACGATTCGGCCCTGAAGGACGTGACGCTCATCGTGACGGCGGACAACAAAGTGGGACTCTACGACAATCAAGGAAAGGAAATGAAATGATAGACATGAGCGAATGGGCGAACGGTTCCCACAACAGTTTCGGGGACGCCATATATATGGCGACGTTGACCACGGTGCTGGTTTTCGCCGTGCTGGGCGTCGTCTGGCGGGCGGGCAGACGCTTGGCGCTTCGCGCGACGCATCGTATCCCACGGGACGCCCAGCCATTGCTGGAGGACACCAAATTCGTCATATGTCTGGCCCTTGTGGGCGGCTTCGGACTGCTCCTGACGTTGAATCCCGGTCTTCTCGTTCTCCCGAAGGACACCACGTTCACCGAACAGGTGGCGCGACAGGCCGGATTGGAGGCGTTGTCTTGCCCGACCATCCTCGACTCCAAGTACATGCCCGGTCAGGGCAGGTATGAATGCGAGTACGTGGATGCGAAAGGAAAGGCGCACGACATGAGTCTGTTGGTCGCGTCGGGCGACAGGGTATGGCTTTACGACCACAACGGCAAACCGATGAAGGTGACGACGAAATGAACCCGGAAGCCAATCCGATGCCGCTCGTCTCCGACTGTGACCCCGTGGACGCGTGCGAATGTCCATGCTGCTCGACGGTATTCCGCGTGCGCACGCTCATGACTGACGGGGCTGGGCGGCTCATGCGGGACGAGTATGAGACCATCCCCATGTTCTGCCCCATGTGCGGCGGACGGCTCGAACAGTTGGAAAGAAAGGAATAGGATAATGGCCGACCCGAAGTACATGAGGAAAATACAGGGCATGTGCCGCTGTCAGGATTGCGGTCTCATGGCCGACAATGCGGACATCGACGTGGAATTGGACTGTGACGAAATCGTGTTTGAGTGGAGCGACGCGGACGACAGCCAGACATGTAACCTACCGCCCTGCTACGGCGGACACAGGCTTCAGACCGATATGACCGCCTACGACCTGTTGCTGGAGCTTGGCGTCATAGACGACCCCTACGCGCGAAACAAGGAGCGAGATTGAGAAGACTATTGGCATTACTGCTGGTTCCGGCCTGCCTGATGTGCGCCGGATGCGACGAAACAAACCCCAACACCGTCACACCCGAAACCACTACGTCCTCAAAAAGCAACACGGAAACTATTGTCAAATGCGATGACCTTCCCAACTCCAACCTCAGCGAATGCGAAATCCAACTCCTCGACGGACGCCACATCAACTGCCTCACCGTAAACACCACCTACAGAGGAGGACTATCCTGCGACTGGGAGCACGCAAGCAAAACAGAAACAGAAACAAAATGAACACACTCATACAGGAATCCGTGAAACATCATGAGTTACGAAAATTTCCTATCACACCGAATCAAATGCGACTACCCCGATTGCGGCAAACCGTGCGACGACTGGTGGAACGACCAATGGCTGACCCTCGTCAAATACGGCGTACACGGGAGAATGGTCAGCGTCAGACACTTCTGCACAAGCCACCTCGACACCATGCGCAACCCCATTCCGGCCGGCTCATACCATCTACCCGATAATACGCCAAAAGACTGGCACACTTGGGGCGAAGGATACATGTACCCAATATACGAACCATGCATCCCCACCATTCTCAACGTATTGGAAAAAGCCACGCCCGACAACCCACTCCCCAACGAACTTGTCGAAAAATGCGCGCTCGCATTATTTCGAACGGATACGAACTGGGCTGAAAACAATCCGACGAAACGTGAAGTACTCGACTTGTGGGAACAGCAGATGCCCTGCATTCGGGAACAGTTTCTTAAAAGAGCGTACGCGGTACTGCATGAGGCGCTAATACTGACCATGCCGACTATGAAAGAAGAGCCGGAGGTATCCGATTGACCGGAATAAGAGTTTTTACCGGAAACGCCATGTATCCGTTCAAAATTAGTCAAGGTCAACATGTGAGCTTCGAGTATTATCCACTCGGATGCAATCCGACTCCCGTCGGGATGAGGGAAGTAAAGTGAACCGCGTTGAGACCACCACCATGTTGTCTGCATTGGTGGAGAAGCGTTTGGACTCCCGTACCTCATATTGGGCGCGGGAGGTTAGCTTCGACCGAGGTACCCCCAATTGGCGTCGTATAGATTATGTCGGGTTTAAGCCGTATACGCCGAATTATGCGGTGGAGCCGGTTAGTGTGGAGCTTGGTATTTTCTCATGCTATGAAGTCAAATCGTGTTTGGCGGATTTTGAGTCGGGCAACGGGCTGACTTTCTATGGGGACGAGAATTTTTTGATTACGACGCGTGAACTGGCGGAACAGTTGCATGAGATGTTGCGTCTTCCTCGGAATATCAATCAAGTTCTTGTGCCTACTCCCAAGGGTGATAGGTTGCAAGAACTGTATGACCTGTCCAATAACGGGAGTGCCAGTTATCGTCACCGTCCGGCGAGTGAAATGCTGTATGCGATGATAGAAGCCAATGGGCAGAGGTCAAAAAGATACCAGAAGTAGGATTCTGTTTTTCTTTTTGTCCACCCATTAATGCATACTGGAATTGTCTACACAAAACAAGGGCTGGAACCCACCCGACAAAAGGAGCCAAAATGAAAATCGCACACATCTACCCGGCAGTATCAGAAGTCTACCGAACCGCCGTCAAGAAAAAAGCACGGGACGCCATGGCAATAGCCTATGGTATCCCGACGTCGAAGGAATACCGTCGTAAACGTGTGATTCAGGAAGCCGACCCACACTTTCTTCCCATGCCGGACGCCCGTAAATATCGGCACTCGCAGCTTCCAAACTAAGGAAAAACCATGCCCGCAATCCTCATATACGTTCTTGGAGTGCTGACCCTACCATTCCTCTGTCTAGCCTACTGTCTTCTCGTTGACCTGTTCCATAGGAGCGCATGGTATTGCCCATGGTGCAGTGAGTGGGCCGTCAAGTCAAAAGATAATCCAAACCGTACCGCGTACTTGCCGAACATTATCGTCTGGTTCGCCCGAATAGGCCATAGATTGTCAAAACGGCATCGTAAGTGGAAGAGGGTGTACGAGACGTATGATTTCCACCCTTGCAAGCCGTCGAACGTTCTCAGGGACGGCCACATGGACGAGGTCATCCCGTTGGACGATTTCGACTACGGCTATCAGACAATCAAATACAAGTCCCATAGGAAAGGTCTAGACGGCAAAGAGTTAATTGTAACTGTTGAAGTGCCTTCCGAAACGCCGTACATCACATGCATTCGAGATGGTGAACAAACCGAAGGCGATGTCTACCGCAATCCAGACGGAAGCCTGTCACTCATACCTTGGAAGAACAATCCGAGCGGCAAACGGTTCCCATTATTCGACAAGGATGGAAACCCCGACCCGCTTATTAGTCCGAAAGAAAAGGAAACAAACACTGGACGGGAAACACTTAGGCAGAAGGAATAGAACGAGAAAAAGAACAATCTGCTAAAGAGCTAAACACTCTCTAGGAGGATGGGGTGGCTAGGCACTTTTCAGTGTCCAACCGCCCCCATTCTTTTTCGGAACTTTTTACCACTTCCCGCAAACCTCGCAACAACCCCGTTCTCAACCTCTAACATAAAACTAAACAACCTTGAACAAAATCGGTTGCAAACTCAATGCAATCATCCAACGAAGGAGCGAACATGGCCGATATTGAAACACACCCCGTATATGATTTGGAACATCTGCCCGGGCATAGGGAAATCCGAAGACCAAAATATGCGGTGAAATATTGGACTCAGTCAGAAACCTGCCAACGCAATCCCCGCAAATACACGCTCATCGCCAAGTCCGATAGTCAACGGACAATCCGTAACATCATGCGTCGTATCGACACGCAGGACGGCAATCATCAATACTCCTCGTTCCGCGTCCGCTCACTGGTCGATTCGGACGAATACCCGGAAGGCGAGTTCTCAACTGAAATCCGTCAGGATGATGACGGTAATTTTCTCCTCTACGTCGCATACATTCCCGCCGAAGACGAGCCGGAACCGAACCCACGCAACGAGGATGTGGTGAAAACAATCCGCTACGGTACGGAATGCACTCTTGCCGGTGACATAAAAGCGGCACTGCGAGGCAACGGCAACAAGCCGAAAGACATCGTCCAAGTGACAGGAACAGTGGAACAGTGGAAATGCCGGTTCGATGACCCGAACGTGGCATTCCATTCCGAACAGCTCCACTTGTGGACGGAAGACCGCGTGTACGGGTTCATGCAGTCGGACGGGTGCGCCGTGGTTGTAGACATGCCGAGAAATCCAGCCTCGGATTAGCTTCCTCCAAGCCGGTCGATGTGCGAAAAAACGGATTGCCTCCGGCGTTAGACGTCGAAAGCAATCCGACAACCCTCTTCCCATCGGGAAGGATTAATGCTTCCTACCCGTCTTTTGCGGCCTCAACAAGACGAGGCCGACAACAAGCGACAGACTGGAGATGGCGACAAGAACCAACAACAATCGGCCTCCCGTAAACGGCATGGATGCTATGGGAGTTTCCAAGTACGGCATCACAACGCGGATGATGCCGCAATTCTCGTACACATCCTCATATACCGGGCTTGCCATCTGAGAGGGTGATGGGAAGTCGTTCAGATTGATATAAGCGCCTTTCATGCCGGAAGTATCCGAAATCGGGTCTGCGGCACTGTTGGTCGCTTTTGTCGAGCCTTTGGCGTTCTTGGCCGTGACCTTCAATTTCAACCAAGAATCTCTTCTGCCGGGAGAGAACCGAACCTGATATCCGCTACCGGCGGGAATGCCGACGATACGGTAGGTTCCGTCTTTGCCCGTCGTGTCGGCCAATGGTTTTCCATCGTATCCCAAAACGGGGGTTCCGTTGGAATCGGTCAGAGTGACGGTCACATTGGAGGCGAGCGCGTCGGTATCCTCGCGGATGCCGTTTCCGTCCTTGTCGTACCATACGATGCCTGAAACGACTCGTTGGACTACGGTGACGTCGGCGTCGGTTTTGTTGTATCCGTCTCCCCAACGGATGCCGTACAGGTCGGCGGGACGGTTGTTGGAAGGTTGGATGGTGATGTCGAACATGAGGCTTGAGCCTCCCGGCAGTGGTTTGTCTCCCACCCATGCCCAAGCTGTTGGATGCAGGTTTTGTGGGATGGCGGCTATGCCTGTCGTACTGTCGAACGGTAGTGTCTTCCAATCTTTTACGTCAGTGGTTTTGATGTTGCTTGGGTCTGCGGTCAGGTATTTGCTGTCGGTGGAGTAGACAAGATGCCCGTCTCCAAGTTGGGAGCCGTTTCGGGGGCTAATGTGGATGCCTGCCAAAACCCAGTCGCCATGATAGGAGCTGAGTGTGTTGGCGGTGTTCGGCATGATGGCCGTGGCTATCGGATTGGACAACGGTGTTTCGAGATTGTTGGTTTTGATACTCTTCCAATGCAATGCCGAGTTGACCTCATTTACCAACGGGTCAGCCTTGATAGCCAAAGTGGTCAGTTTCAAACGACTGATTTTGATGGTGTACTCGGAATGTGTCAAATCCATTTTCGGTCTGACTGGAGAACGATAAGTGGAAACGGAAACCTTGTTCGTCAACTGTTCCGCGTTAACCACATCATTGTCCGGGTCGGTTGCGTCACCGATGCTGGTCGAATAGTGGATTGTATACTGTTTGGACGTGTCGATATTGTCCAAATGCCAGACAAGAGTGGTGGTTCCGTCTGCGTTGAGTGTGGCGTTCGGTTCGATTCTCGTGCCATTGGCTACGCTTCCCTGACTTGGAGTGTTCTCCTTGTAGTCTCCGCCCAAATATGCGGTCGATGGAAGATAATGGAGTTTTGACGGGAGTGTGTCGGTGACCGTCATATCCGTTTTGGTATCGACGGTATCCCGCCCATACAGGTTGGATGCCATGTTTAAATCCAGTTTCCAGTCCACGTAGCGTTGTCCGTTGTCGATGTCGTAGGTTTGTTTGGAGCCTTTGTTCCCGTCGCTTTGGTCTGTGCTTTTGGAGACTTGGGCGATTTCCGCCACGATGTGGAGGCTGTCACCGTAATGCCTGTCGGCTGTGTCTCCGCCCACATATCCTTGGACGTCATCCCATTTTGCCTTCTGATATGGGGTGCTGTCCACTCGTCCGGTCGGAGCGACTTGTTTGACGAGTTCTGCCGGGTCAAGTTTGTTTTTGCTAATCCAATTGGCCCAATCCTTATTGGATGCGTTGTCGGCGTCGAGACCGGCTTTTGCGGCCAAGTCTTTACGTGTCCACATGAGGCTTTGCACAGTATATTGGGCGGTCTTGTTGATGATTTCACGTCCGGTTTTGACTTGGACGTCCAGTCCGAAAAAATCACGTCCAATACCTTCGTTGCCTTCCATCCAAGACGAGTTATATGGTGCGGCATTGTATGACGTGGCGAGAATGGCTACGATTTCGCCGTGTTTCTTTGCCTCGCTGATGGAATTGTAATAGTTCAGGTAGCCGATTCCAGCTTTTGCCTGTTCAGTGTCGGAAGACCATGCTTTCCCGTCTTTTTTGACACCATAAGCCAAGGTGCTTTCGGAGAAGATGTTCTTTCCATCACCCAAACTCGCACGATTCCATGTGGAAGCATTCTCATAGGGTTCAAGCACTGTTGAATCGATTTTCATGAGTCGGGTTCTGATGACGGGCAGATTGGTTTTGTTTTGAGTGTAGCTTATGCGGGAGGCCAGCATGACTTTTTGGCCGCGCACGGCAATGTCGGAACCATCGTGAACACTGGAACCTTTTTGCTGGAACAGTATACAGGAGGAATCCCTTGTCTGAGTGTCCTGCCATTCCCATCCGGCGCACCCATACTCTATATTTTGATTATATTCGGAGGCCATTCCGGACACGTAAAGAGGAATACTCACCCCAGTCTCATCATCTGAGATTATCGACTGATTGGAAGAGTCCGACGGCGCCGATTTGGCTTTAATGCCACTGACGCTGGATGCTTGAAGGTTCATATCCCAAACATCCTGTTGAAGGTTCAGGTCGCTTCCGTACTGGTCGGCCAGATTCTTATTGTTGATTTTAGTGGGATTCACGAGGTCGATGCCTGCGGACGCCCAATTGAGGATGCCGTTCTGCTGGTCTTTGTTGTTGGGGTTGTAATGTTGGTCTAGATGGGATACGGTGAGATGCAGGATGATGTAGCCGTTTTTGGTTTCCTGCGTCATTTTCCATTCGCTGGCATTGTCGTTTTTCTTTCGGGAGTTGAAAGTTTCGGCTTCTTTCGTATTGCTTCTGTCCGACGGGTATTTGTGGAATATTGCCATCCAGCTGTTGCTGCCGTTGGCGATGCTCCAAGCTAATGGCTGCAAAGAATTCGGCTGGTTGGCTATAGGCGTGGAAGCGCCTTGCCTCCTCCACTGGTTTGAGATTTTAACGTCGAACGTGACCGGCTCATTAGTGGCCTCCAAGCCTTTGACGCCTTTTGCATGGTCGGTGGAGGTGTTCGCCACGTTGATGGTCAGATGGGAGAGGACTCCGGTCACTTTGCCCGCTGTCTTGTTTATCGCATCATCATCCTTGGATTCTCCGAAATCGTAGGTGCCGGATTGGATTCGTTTCAAGCTCGCCAATTCGATGTTCCATCGTGGCGCGGCGCTGACGGTGACGGTTTCCAACTGTTTGGTGACCGCCTCGCTATCAGTATTGTGTTCCATACTGGCTTGGACAGTCGGATGAATCTTGGTTCCATTAGGTGCGCCATACACGTTGATGGGCAGATTGACGGTAGCCATGCCCGGAACGACGGTCGGATTATCCTTTGTCCCATTGACGTGACGCCAGCATGTCAACGTCTGGTATTTAGCACCTTTGACATCCTCATATCCTACCTTGTATCCGTATCCTGCGGCTGTGTCCATCCAAAGCATTTCCTTGGTGGAGAACTCAGCCACGCCTGTATCGAACGGCATGGAGAATTTGAATTTGATTCTGGCGTCCTTGTAGTAATCTTTACTGTTCTTTGACGCCATGGTGTAGGAGATGGTGTAGTTCAGGGAATCGTAGGAGCGGACGATGCTGTTAGCAACGCTTGAATCGTCTCCGGGATTGTCGTCTTTGTCGAATGGTGCTGTTCCCGTGGTCTTCGAGACTGTGGATACGTCGGTGATTTTCGCATCATCGCCTGTAAGCGAATCATGTATGGTCGCGTCGCTTGGCGGATTCCAGCTTTGCTGGGAAACCCCATTATCGGTAGATTGTGTGGCGGGGACTTCTTCGGCATTGGCCGAGGAGATACCCCCCCCCCGCTAGGATTAGCGTTGCGGCGATAAAGGCGGACAGCGTTGCCCCCGCTCTATGAAGCATTCTCATACCACTTACTCCAATCGGATTCCTTAGATGTTTCCTTTCCTAAAATATACCTTGAAACGTCAGTTAAAAACCGTTCTGCGGGAATTTTGGAACAGGAAACCAAAAGACCCGAATGCAGCGGTGCGGCATTCTCCCCCGCCCGATAGAGGCGGGGAATCCTCGGCAAAATCAGCTGAAAATCCCATCCACGGCGTCGAAGACGCCGGAAACGCGCATCAGACGGCTACGGGAGCTTTGATTGACTGCCACGGGTCGTAGTCGATGAGATGGAACATGTCCGGCTTGTAGTCGAACAGGCTGTCCGCCTTGTCGATTTCCATATGCGGCCACGGGCGTGGCTCGCGCGACAATTGTTCGCACACCTGTTCCAGATGGTTCAGATACACGTGCGTGTCGCCGCCGACCCAGATGAACCGTCCCGGCTCCAATCCGGCCTGTTGGGCCATCATCATAGTCAACAGCGAGTAGGAGGCGATGTTGAACGGCACTCCAAGGAACATGTCGGCGGAACGCTGATACAGTTGGCAATCCAGAAAACCGTCTCCGCGCACGTGGAATTGGAACAGGGCGTGGCATGGCGGTAATGCCATTTCGTCCAATTCTCCCGCGTTCCATGCGGATACGATGATTCGACGGCTGGACGGGTTATGTCGGATAAGGTCGAGCGCGTTTGACAATTGGTCTACCGTGGTGCCGTCGGTTTTAGGCCATGAACGCCATTGGATGGGATACCCTTTGCCAATGGTTCCGTCCGGCAACACCCATTCATCCCAGATGTGGACGTTCTGCTTTTGTAGAGTGCTGACCTTGTTGTCTCCGGCAATGAACCACAACAGTTCCGCGATAATGCCACGCAGGAACACTTTTTTCGTGGTTACGAGTGGGAAACCGTCTTGCAGGTTGAATTCCATACGCGTGCCGAACGTGGACAACGTTCCCACTCCGGTACGGTCGTGAGTCAGCTCGCCTTCCAGTACGACTTGTCGTAACAGTCTCTCATATGGCTGGTCGCGTTCCAATGTTCCGGCAACATAGTTTTTAGCTTCTTTCGGTGTCATAGATTTTGTCCTTTCATCAGCCCATTAGATAGGGTGAACAATCTTGTTAAGTCCCCCGAATCGGTAGAAGAGCTACAGCATACATCCCCTGCTCAGCAAGTCACCGACATACTCCATGTCCACTCCACGCTCATTGAACGCCTTACGAGTGTAGACAAGACGATTCATGTTCGCATGGAACAGCACCCAACGTGCCAGTTCCGCACGTTCTGAATGGTCGTCGGCGGGAATCGGCCTATCGTGCAGGATGGCACGTTCCAACAGATTGCGAAGACTCTTGACCTCAAGATAATAGTCCGACTTCAATTTGAACATGTACCCGTCGGCGTCATACACCACAACGCCCTCACGGTCAGACCAGCGGCGTTCCTCGTCCAACATGCGCCACAGGCTCTCACGCTGTTCCTCAGTCTGGAAAACGGCCAGAACTTCGGGACGGGCAAAGAATCTATCCGTATCAATCAAATCGTCGGCATCATAGTCGATATGGAAGTCAACGGTGTTCTTGATGGCGTGCAGGAACACGAGCTGCGACGTATCATACTTGATGATGTGACGGTCGGACTCTTGGTCGATTACCTCGAAAGCCAAGGTGACGTTGGCATCATGGGCGATGTTCCACAACGCCTGTTCCTGACCAATGTCCAAAGTCTGCTTGAAAAGATGTTCGATAAGATACGAATAGTCGGTCTGACCACTCTTCGACCAGAAACGCCACGAACCGCCTCCGCGTGCGGACACCAAGCCGAGGAACCCGTTCTCCTTGCGTTCCACGCGCACTGGGAACTTGAGACGCTTGTCGATGTTCTCGCGGGTGGTCTGCTCGTTCTCTCCAAGATTGAAGAACTTCTCGAATCCTCGTGCCACGACATTGCCGTTCCCGTCGAGGAACAGGCCGCGTGCCTTGCTGGAATATTCGTCCCAACGCTGGTTCCTGAACGCGTCACGGCTGAAATTGCAAGCGTATACGTCGTTCTCGCCCTTGACCGGGCGGACGTTTACGTTGTCGGAATCTCGCATGAGTTCGAGCAGGTTCCTTCCATCCGTGGAGAAGTCGGCAAACCCGTCATTGGTCTTATGTGCGCCCTGTTCCAACCACTTCGAGTAACGGTCGAGAGTCCACTTCCTACCGTCTTTGAGCGGCGGCATATCCAACTGGATGACACCGGTCAAATCACGTCCCTTTGCCGGTACGGCGGTATAACCAAACTCGGCATTGTCGGGAACACGGGTCTTGTCGTTCCACAGCAATCCCACGTCCACCAGTGCGAGGTCTCCGGACGGATTCATATGGTAGGTTCCGTCAACCTTCCTTACATGGATGTTGACCCAACGGCTTTCATGGTCAAGGTTTTCACGCCAAGTCTCATACTGGGTGCGCAGATATTCCTCCGGCACACGGTCGTTTTCCGAACGGGTCTGGTTGCGTTCCAGCAGAACGTCCAACGGCGTGTTGAATGTGAAAGTCTCAACATGCGCCTTGTGGCGGACGGCAATCTGCACCTCGTCCACGCAGAAACGCGGGTTGACATGCTGCGAGTCGCTGATGACATTCACACCTTTGGCGAGCAGGTCGCTGATGATGGCATGCGCCTGACGGACGAGAATCCTGTTCAACTGTGGATTCATGGTTTCATGCCATGCCTGACGGCCTCCCGCCATCATTTCACGCAAACCGTCCAAGCTGACGATTACCGTATTCGAATCGACATGCTTCCGCGCCCAAGTGCTCTTTCCCGAGCCGGGCAATCCTCTAAGAATAGTCAAAGTGGTCATTGTATTCTTTTCTTTCGTTCTGTCTGTCTGAGTTATTTAACCTGAACGTCGTACAGTTTTTCCAGTATTTCCTCGGTGGATTCTTCCCCACGGCATTCCGTCCGGTCAGACATGTAGATGCTATCCATAATCTCGTAGAGGGAGACTATGAATTCGTCTGTCAGATTGGAGAGACAGCCTTCGATGTACGCTTTTTTCATGGCGATTCGCGTCTTTCCGTCGGGCACCTTCTGCTGGTCGAGCCATTCGTCGGCATCCTTTTTCGTCTTGCGTTTAATCGCCATACGTAAAGCGTCTGCGTATTGTTTCTGGTAGCTGTTCATTTTTTCTCCTTTAATCTAAGACGTGTTTGTGTGAACAGTTCCAGTATAGCTGATGTTTAGGCAAAAAGCAAAACGTAACGCAAACAAAAAACGCCCGCCAATCCATGGCGAAAAGACGGGCGTCTCGAAAACACTCAGGCTCATCCCTCCCGGAACATGCGGACCAGTTCAACCTCGGATACCGGACTCATGCCCCAAGCATCCAAACCCACGTTGATTTCGTTACGATTCTCGAACTCGTGCGGCGTGCCCGCATGGGTGTGACCATGCAACAAACGCATGTTCTCCCCCACTTGCGGAATGGCATACTGTCTAAGCTCCGGCTTAGCCCAATTAGCCGCCACCCCATCCAAAGCGGGAAGGTCGAAGTCCTCACGCCATTGGAAGTGGCAGAGAAACACGGGCATGACGGTTTCGCCGTCCGTGATGTCCGTCATGCCGATACGCCCGATTTCACCGAACGCCTCGGTCAGCTCCTTGAAGCCCTTGCTCTTCCCATACAGCACGTCGTCATGGTTGCCGAGAATCAGATGCCGGTTATTGCGAGGACAGCGCAAGCTTTTGACATGCATGATGGCCTGTTGAAGACTCCACGCGCCTCCGCTGCATAGGTCGCCCAGAATGTAGAGTTCGTCGTTCTCCCCTACCATTTCGTTGATGTGGTCGGTCACGTCAATGTCATGCTGGTACCAGTTGACGCAATCCTTGACCTGCATGTGGGCTTCGTTGGCCTGTTGTTTGATGGTGTTGTCCGACGTGAATCCAGTTTTCGCATATCCCCGCAATGCGGCCACGAACGGGTGGGCGAAGTGGGTATCGGAAGTAAAGTATTTGGTCATTGTCTTTTCCTTGAAAAAGTTAAGGGGATAGGATTGGCCCCTATCCCCTAGAATTACGAACTACTTGATGGGAACAGGAACGGCCAACAGCTCATTATTGGCGTTCTGCACGAGGATTTCCGGCGAGTGGAACCGCTTGGCCCAGTGGTCGAACTGTTCCTCCGTAAGACTGGCGTCCTCTCCGCTTTTAGGGTCGAACCCTGAGATGAAGAACGTGCCCGCCATCATTTCCACGATTCTTGAATCAGCCCCGTCTTCGAGGTCGTAGGCTCGGATTGCGCGGTTGAGTGTCCACCTGCCGAGTTTGCCTTCCTCATTGCAGTAGATGGTGGCTCCGTTTTTGAGGCCGAATGGTTCGATGTAGCCGCCTACCTCATGCTGTTTCGCTTCGAGGGTGTTGGGGATGGTTTTGCGAATGGGTTTCTCGTCCTGCTTGATGACGAGGATTTCGATGGTTCCCTGCTTGTCGCTCATTTTCGCTCCTAGCTTGTTTGTGTGAACGATTCCACTATATCACGTCGTGAGAAGGAAGCAAAATCCCGCAAACCTTGACTTCTCCCCCGACTAAAGTCGAAGGTTTTTACGGCGCAAACCAGATAAAGCGGTATCGTATGGCTGCGGTCAGCAACACCAAGACCGGTGTTGCTGCCGGAATGAATAGTAGTAGTCGTTCGGCTTTCTCGCCCAATGGTCGTCTCCTTGGAAAAGATAGGTTTCATGTGGATACGGCCAATCTAACACTATTAGTTGGAAGCCCACACTCCCCCAATCACCCGAAAAAGGGTTTTTAGAGGTTTTGGAATACAGTTGCGATGCATTCCGTCAGCCAAAAAGCGGAAATAATAGACAATACAGCCAACAGTCGAAGCGGGGAAACCTCCTCAATCAGCCCAACAATGCCGACAATCACTACTGGGATAAGAAGATTCCACTTCGAGAGCTTCAACACCTTCGGCAAAGCCAAAAGCAATCGGGCGAGGAAACTATGCTTCAACATTCCGACTGTCCTGTTCTCTGCGCCAATCCTGTAGAGTACTTTCCACTATAGGGTGATACAACGCATACTCTTCCAGTATGTCCCAATTGTCCACAATCCACTTGTCACGGCTTTTTTCGTCAGGAAATCCAACCCCGTACACGTCATGGAGATAATATGTTTCACCAGCGGAATCTGCCTCGTCTGCCAGATTCTTCGCAGAATCGACCAGTTGACAATATATCTTACAGTACTTAGGCAACAATAGACGTGACACCATGTCCGGGGAAGATTCCAGAGGATAAGCCCCTGTAACACTAAAGACCACCAGAAGGAAATCGGAAACGACAATGAAGCCGACAACAGGGATAGCCATAATCCCAAAGAACGCGCCACTTCGGTTAGGCAGACTCAAAGCCCACCCTGTGAATTTCAAGCCAAGAAACTGGATGGTGCAAATCATGCAAGCGACATCGGCCGAGATACAGTAAATCGCCGCCAAAGTCACACGGATTAGTTCGCCTGTTGATAGGCTCCACTTGTTCAGAATACCGAACACGCGACCTGTGGAAGCTACACCAATAATAACCGCCAATATGCCGACTGTCCACAGTAGGACAGTCAGTGTGGTATGGCCTATGCTCTCCCAAGGTTGGGCGTTGAACCATTGGACAAACCGGACGAGCAATCTTCTAACCTGTTGAGAAAGGTCGGTGAAAAAGATTACATAAGCTACGACACCTATCATCGGAATGACACATGCGGTGATGATAGCGGCCAACTGCGGCGGATTATGCCTTACTTGCTGTTTTGCACCCATTCTTCCAGTTCTTTCCTGAACGTTGGATGATATTCCGCATACTCTCTTAATGCGGGTAGATTGTTCTGAATCCAAAGGTTGCGTAGGCTTTCCTTGGACGCGATACGCAACATGTATTCGTCGTTCGAGCCTCCGCCGAAAGGTTTTTTCGGTAGGCAATAATGGTCTTCCTCGAACAAAGCCAATGAATTCTCAAGCTGTTGCCGTAATTTTACTTGACGGGGTGCGATTAGACGGCAACACCAGCTCTTCGGATAGGGCGACCAACTTTCGACCATTGCTCCCACGAACAGCATTTCAACAAGGAGCGTACTCAGGAAAAGTTCTGTATCGAATCCGTAGCCAATATTGTCGGAAACCAGTTCGATAACGATAATCACGTTGACGCCTAAACCAATCGTAATGGTTAATGCCGCACGAATCGTTTCCACAATTGAAAGACGCCAAGTCTTCAACATGCCGACGGCACCGCCTACCAATACGAAGGCTATGCCGACAATAATGGCGAGGAACAAGTATTCTACTATTTGACCGATTTCCGACCATGGGAGACGGAGGAACCATTCGGCAAAACCGTAGAGCGCTTTTAGTAACAGTATTTTCAGAGAGTGAATGCGCTCTCGAATGTGTAGGCTTTTCCAATCAATCCGGTATAGGGCATAACCCAATCCAATAAGCAAGGGTATGTCCGCAGAGACTATGAGAACCAACCACTGCGGCGGGTCGAATCGTTTTATTCTATCTGCCATTCGTTTCCTTGTTCAGCTTATCTTCGTGATACCGACAAGATGATTGCCATTCCCATTGCAAGTCTGCATCCAATCGCCGGAGGCGGGAGCATACTGGGCACCCTGAACGCTCTGTCCGTTAACCCGATAGGTGGAGCCGTTCATGGTGAACGTCTGACCCGCTTGCAGATTGTTAATCCACGCGCCACCCATATTGTTGTGTTGCGCATACACGTGTCCGTTGCCATAGTTCAAGTCCACGATGCCGCCGCCGTCAACCGCGCCTTGGCAGTGGTCTGCGGCAGAAGTCAAATCGCAGGACATGGAACTGTAGTAGCCGCGCGGAGTGGACTGGGTTGGAGTGTAGGAACCATAGTTGGAACGGGTAGGCGTATAGTTTCCGCTCGTGATGTTGGACGGCTGAGAATAGGACGCGGACGCCACGCTCTGCTGACGTTCCTGTCCGATACGGGACTGACGTGCGTTCATATCGTCGGACACACTCTTAATTAGCTTGTCCAATTCGGACACGTCCACGCTCATGGTCTGCACGTCCGTGGATTCCATCAAATCCTTGGCCTTCTCCAACAGGTCAGACAGTTTATCGCGATTGTTTTCATCGTCCACGTTGCCGTTGGATGATTCCAAAATTCTCTTACCCTTATCAACCATATCGGCAAGCTTCTTCCTCATATCATTAAGCTTGTGGGAGGCGATGGCGGTATCCACGGATTTGGCCGTCCGGTCGATGGAACGGATAAGAGAGTGAATGCGATTATTGGACTCGACCGTCTTGTCGGTCAGGGATGAAACGGTGAAGACAGTAGCCTTCTCTTTTTGCGACATGTGGATTTTAGTCGCTTCCGTTAATTGGGATTGCAATGCCTTACGGGCAATACGGGTAGCGTCATCATCGTCACGAGTGGCAATGGTCTTGTTTTGAACGTTTTCTGTATCCTGTTTCAAACGTGCAGTCAGAGTGACTGTATGGTTCAATGCCGTCTCATATTCTTTTCGATTCTGCATGAACTCGTTGGCGGTAGCCGTGTTGGCGGGAATAAGAACCATTGCGATAGCCAGTGAGAGGAACATGATGGTTCTCATGGTCTTGGTGTTGGTTTTCAATTTTTTGCTCCCTTGTTTTCTTTGATTTGGTTTCTTTTTTGTGGAATATGTTTTTACGGCTTTAACCTAGGAAGGCCATTTCGTCGGCTAGTTCGTCTTCGCCTTTTTCTCTGAGTAGATTCGCCACACCGTATCGTTGATTCCAACAACGCACGATGGTGTCCGCTTTTATGTCGGATGCTCCCCAGATGGTTGGTAGAATGGAACATTCGTCCGGCTTGTGGCTGATGCCGTAGCATGTTCCGTTTCCGGTATTGTTGTAGACGAGTCGAACCGGCTTACCGCAGAATGGGCATGAGGCTAGGTGGTAGCTCAATTACGACACTTCCCTAAAAGCTCTTTGATTGGGGTGACTTCTTTTACTTCGAGAATCCAAGCCGAGGTTATATGGTCGTTAGTCCAGTTTGGGAAAGTCCCTATCCGTTATGGTTTGAACCATCTTGCGGCGTTCTTCGTCCTTGTTGGGGGTCTACGTATACGCCATATATTTTGACGCTGACACTATGGGACCTTCGAGGACTCCCGCGTCTACGTGCAGTTTCATTATGGATTGCTCCTTTGGGTTTCTTTCGTGTGGACACTTCTAGTATAACACGTCTTTGGTTTAGTTTTATCGTTCTTGTCTTGGTGAGAAAACCGCGTCAGTCCTTCTTCTGCAATCTTTTTGCACGTCGTTCTTCGGGAGTGCCGAAACGCTTGTAGTAGCATTCCTTGGAGCAGATGTCGTAGGCTTTCATGCCGGAATAGTAGGGGTATTTTCGACCACATTCGACACAAGTTCTGGTGGCCGTAGCCATCATGTTTTTGGCGAAGGCGATACCCTCCGGAGTTCCAGTTGCGATATACCTGTCACCGCGCTTGACGTAGGTGATGCACCCGTAGTGGCGGAGCCGTTCCATGCTGGCTTTGGCTGTGGGCTGGGAAACGTAGTTCCAGCCGTATCCTTTGCGGGAGATTTCCTCAAGAATGTTGAACATGTCGTATTGGAGATACTTGCGTTCGAGCTTGTACTGTCCGACATGTGTTTCAACGAACTCGCTGATAGCGTCCATGTCGGGGATGAACCAGTCTCCGATGGCGGAGTAGTGTTCGATTCTTCCGAAGCCTTTCCGGACGAGGGATTTGAGGATTTTCTTGGTTTGTTCCAAGAGGATTCGACTGTTGTCTTCCTGCTTGTCGCGGGATGAAATGAATTCCAAGAGACTGTATTCGTCTACTGTGATGTTGCTCATGTCTGTCTCCTTGTTTGCTTGAACTATCTTTATGTGAACAATGCCAGTATAGCATAGATTGAATGTTTAGCTAATCTTGCCAAACGTCACTCAGCGCAAGCCATGGCGGCATGAAAGACTTTGTGTGAACAATTCCATTGTGACGTATGTGGTCTGAAATGCAAAAAAGCAAAAAGCCCCAACCCTCCTTATATCAGGAAGGTCAGGGCTTCCAGTCTCAAACAGACATCAGTCGTTGCGGCGGACAGAACGCTCCACTCCAACGAAGCCAACACCCATCATCAGGGCGACGATGGATACTGCGGCGATACCCGCCACATCCACGCCGGTGGCGGCAAGATTATCCTCACCAGTGTCCGTGACGGTCTTGTTGTCGGCGTCCACCTTATATGTGGTGGTCTTGTCGTTCTTCTTGTCAGCGGTGTTCATGCCCTTGTTGACGGACGTGGCATTGCCGTTGTTGCCGTTGGAGGAACCGTTGGCACCATTGGAACCGGTGGTATTGCCACCGTTGCCGGTGTCTTCCTCGTTGGACGGAATCGTGTAACCGGGGTCGATGTCGTCCTTCTCGCCCGGCTTCGTGGCGATGCCTTCAAGAGCGTTCTTCGCATCCGTCAGAGCGGCCTCGGTCTGCTTCTTGTCGGCCTTGGCCTTGTCCAGCTTCGCGTTCGCGTCGGCCAGCGTCTTGTCGGCGTCGGTCTTAGCGGCCTTGGCCTTGTCCAAGTTGGCTTGGGCGGTCTTCTGCTCGTCCTGCGCCTTGGACAACGTCTTCTCCGCTTCCGCCAGCTTCTTCCGGGCTTCGGCCAGCTTCGCGTTCGCGTCGGTGTAGCCGTCCAGCTTGGCTTGGGCTTCCTTGACCTGCTTTTTGGCTTCGTCTACTGCGGCCTGAGCCTTGTCCACGTTCGACTGGGAGGTCTTCACCTGCTGGTTCGCCTCATCGAACTCGTTCTGGGCTTTCTTAGTCGTGGACTGCTTCTGCTCGTACACGGTCTGCTTCTTGTCGGCCTCGTCCTTCGCCTGAGCGTAGGTGCTGTCGGCGGTCTGACCGGCCTTGACTGCGGCATTGTATGCGTCGAGGGCCTTCTGGTAGGCTTCGTTCTTAGCCTTGGCGGTCTTGGCCGCTTCGTCGGCGGTCTGCTGTGCGGACTGCGCGCGTTCCTGTAGTTCGGCAAGCTCCTGCTGGGCCTGTTGCGCGGCCTTCTTCGCCTCGTTCGCCTTGTCAAGAGCCTTCTGATACACGTCGGCGGCGGAGTCCAATGCGTTCTTGTAGGAGAGAATCTGCTGACGGTAATCGTTCACGGAAACACCGCTAGAGTACAGGTATTTCTGGCTGAAGTTCTGCGCGGCGGTCAGCGAACCTGTGATTGCGAAACCGGTGGTGTCGCAATCCGGGTCGATGATGTTCAGATAGTGTCCGGTCTGCTCGTAGATGTCCGGATACTTCATGTAGATTTCCACGGCGGTCATGTTGCGCAGTTCCGGATTCTTCTCCGCATACCGGTCGAACACGGCCTTCTCTTCCGTATACCAGCCATCGTAGGGGTTATCGTAACCCCAAGCGAGGTTCTGGGAGGTTCCGGTGAACACGTGTCCCATATTCGGGGAATACGTATTGTAGTCGGCGGCAAGCTGCGCGTCGGCGGTGTCTGCATCGTTGACCGTCCACTCCGGCAGTCCGAGGCTACGGCGAATCTCATTGCCCTTGTCAATCATGTCGAGAGCGTCGAGCATGTTCTGCAAGCTGGTTGCGGAGTTTTCCTCACCAATCTTCACCCAATCCTCGTTCTGATACTTGACGAGCTGGTCGAGGGCGAACTGGGTGTCCTCGTTCTTGTAGCTGGAGGCAAGCTTCCACTGGTAGAAGCCGATGGAGCCGGATGCGAGCTGCTTGTCCGCGTTGTCGGCTGTGGCTTTCTTCGAATCCGCGTCGGCTTGAGCGGTGTTGGCGGCCGTGTTCTTCGCGTCCGCGTCCTTCTGCTTCTCGCTGATGCCGTTCTTCGCGTCCGCCGCGTTCTTGTCGGCAGTGGTCTTCGCGGTGTCGGCGTCGTTCTTCGCTGCTAACGCGGCTTCGAGTTCGGCCTTGAGCTGGCTAATGGTCTTCTGGGATTCGTCGGACTTGGCCTTGGCGTCCGAAGCGTTCTTGTCGGCCTTGTCCTTGTCGGATTTAGCAGCGGCTTCGTCCTTCTGAGCGGCGGTCAGACTATCGGCCTTCTTCTGGGCTTCCTGCTGGGCCTTCTTAACCTGCTGGTTGGCGGATTCCAACTGCTTGGTGGTCTGGTCGAGCTGGCTGTTCGCGTCGGAAAGCGCCTGTTGGGCTTTCTTCTGGTTTTCCGGATTGGTGGCTTCGCTGGCGTTCTGCCGTGCCTGATTCAGATTCGTCTGAGCCTGATTGACGGTGGTCTGCGCGTTCTGAACCTGCTGATTGGCGGCGTCCAGAGTGGTCTGGGCGTTGTCCACCTGAGTCTGGGTCTGGTTGACGGTGGTCTGCGCGCTGTCAACGTTGGTCTGTGCCTGATTCAGGTTTGTCTGTGCCTGATTGTCGTTGGCTTGGGCTTCGTCCACCTTGGCCTGTCCGTCGGACACGGGGTCTGACTGTGCGGGGGTCGTGGTGGCCGTAATGGTATTGTCCGGCGTAGTGGCGGTCTGGGAGGTTGCCTGTGTGGCCTGTGCCACGGTGTCCTGAGTCTGGGATACCGCGTTCTGCGCCTGTTCGATAGCGCCGTTCACGTCCGGCTGGATATTGTTGCCGTCATCCGCGAACGCGGTGGCCGGTGCGGCGAGTGTCGCAACCGCCACGGTCGTGGCGATGAGCGTCTTCTTGACGTTTGCCAAGATTATCTCCTTTGTTTGGTTTCTTTTCCACGTGTGGGGTGGACATTATATTATTTTATATTATCCCCCCTTATTGAGGGTTCATCCAACTCGCAAGGAAAACCCAAACGAGAGGAAAAGCGCCGTGACATTCTCCCCCCGCCTGTGGAGGCGGGGGCTTCCTGCTCAAGAACCCCAGTGGGTTCAGTATCGACAGGCTATCCCCACATGCCCTGTGGTTCGCACGATTTATGAGTCGTGCTACTCGATGATTCTCATTGCCTCATCCCGAATGTTTCGGGCGGCGTTCACGTCACGGTCATGCAACACTCCGCATGATGGGCACGCCCATTCGCGGATACTTAAATCCTTGACCAGAGGATTCTTGCAACCGCAGTCGTGGCATAGTTGGCTGGATGGATACCATTTGTCCACATGAACCAACTGTTTGCCTTGACGGGCGAGCTTGTATTCCAACATGGTGCAGAACATGCCATACCCGTTGTCCGACGTGCTTTTAGCCAAACCTTTTCTGGCTTTGCGACCATTGGGGAGATAATGTCCCGGATGTTCGTAGTCTGGTTTCGGCTTGGGTTTCTTCATCATGCTTTTCATGTTCAGAGTCTCCACGCCGACCATATCGTATGATGCGACAATCCTGTTGGCTTTCTTACGCTGGTAGTCGCGTCTCTGATTGGAGGTCTTCTCATACAGTCGGCCGACCCGCTTGCACTGTTTACGCCAGTTGGCGGAACCTTTGACCATATGGGAGAGCTTGCGTTGCTCTCTGGCGAGCTTGTCCTGCATTTTCCGATAGTATCCCGGATATTCGGCGTGCTCCCCGTCACTGGAAACATACAGGCCGTGAGACGCGTAGTCCAATCCGACAGTCTTCACCGGCTTCACTTTTTCGGGTATTTGGGTCTCGTACTCGAAAAGGATTGTCGCGGTGTATCTTCCGGAAGGGCAATGCTCCACGGTGACGGATTTCAGTTTCCAATCGTCGGGGATGTGCTTGTGTTGGCGTACCGCCAACCATCCGAGCTTGGGTAGTTTCAACCTCCTTGTCTTGTCATCCAATCTGATGTTGCCGTGGGACAGATTCGTCGTGTATGTCTTCCTGCCCCGACGTTTCGACTTGTATTTCGGAAAACCTGTTTTCCTGTCCTCGAAGAACCTCTTGTACGCCTTCTCCAATGCGAGTTGCGCGTTGCAAAGAGCGAAGCCATCCACCTCGCGCAGGAACGGATACGTGTCCTTGTACAAGGCTGGGGTGGGATAGCATGACTCCCAAGTGGTCTGATAGTGGGCGATGCGGGTTTCGAGCATGAGGTTGTATACGAACCTGACGCAACCGATGGTACGGTTTATCCGCCGTGCCTGTTCTTCGGTGGGGTAGGCGCGGAATCTGACCGCCGTATGGGCTTTCATACTTATGCCAGTCCTTTCTCGCTTTGGCTTTCAGAAGATATCCTCAACCAAAGAAGTCAACGACTTGCTTGTCTGGTTCAACTCCCAGAAGCCACGTTCAAATTTCTTGGCCAATTCCATGACCTGTTCGACCTTGTCGAGAAGTATCTTGGCGGACTTGTCAACAGCCTTGAAAGTGGTGATAGGCACACCATCCCGATACATGGGGATTCGGGCAGTCTCCGTGGGGATTCCAGCCGCGCTTCCATTGTCTCCAGCGTATTGCAGTGAGAGATTGTAAGTGAGAGAGAAAGTAGCCTCCTTGACGTATCCTTCTTCGCCCCACATGCATAAGGTCATCTTCCAAGAGCGAGAGAAGGAACGTTCGGGATTGCAGACATGGCTTTTCGTCCAAACGTACTTGCCTTCCTTGGTGTTCCTTTGAAGGTAGGAAAGGTTTTCTCGGTCATTCCTTTTTTCGAACTCTTCGAGAGTGGTCTGCTTGTTCATGGGTTTGCTCCTTTTTGATTTTCTGTTTTTGTGTGAACGATTTCAGTATAGCATAAAACCTTGGAGCAAATCAACCCAAAGAAGCCAACTCCACCTCAATCCCTGCCAACTCCTCCAACAAACGCTTACGACGAGCCAACAACAGTCGTTTCCTGCGGACGCCATCGAAAACAGGCTGACCGGAAGCCACATCATGGGAGTTCACCATATTCCTGCCGGTGGGACTCCCATCTCGATTGTTCCCCAACATGGTCAAATCAGCCACGGTCAGCGAACCATTCCGAAAACTGAACCCGTTCTCGAACATCACATGTTCAAGCCGTGCGATGTTCAACGCTCCGAACTGGGGAACCGTGGTTCCACTACCGTATTTGATACGACGGGATTCACGCAGTCGGGCAAGATAATGCAGAAACTGGGCCAAAGTCAGTTTGGTTAGTTTAGCCAACGAGCCGACGCCAATCGAATACAGTCGAATACGGAAATCGGCATCCACTACTCCCTCACGATATAAGACGGAATCCTCCACCGGTCGAAAATCCATTTCGTTCTTCCGTAGACGGTTTCCGACGATACGGGCGCTGTCGGAGCCAAAGGAACCGACGAACTGCTCTTCGGTCAACGAGGTAATATCCCCGATGATGCGGAGTTTCCTTTTCATCTTGTTGACTCGGAACTTGTCGCAGATTTGACCCCGCGCGTTGGTGAAGAGTTTTTCTATCGGGTCTAGGACGGTTAGCTCGCTCATGGTTCTTCTTCTCTCGTTTTTTGCATGCGGTAGAGGGTTCCAAGATTGCGGCCGGAATCCTCTTTAATATCACAGATTCGCACTGTCGATGTTGTCGGCAAGGCAATCAGACAATCGGGCGTTTCCGCCTTGGGTCAGACGATAATGCTTGAGGAATCTGATTGCATCGTTGACTGTTACCAGTTGAGATGGCTTTGCGTAGTCCTTGTCCAGCGTGCGTTCCAATTCGCAGGTCTTGCATTCTCCTGCATCTCCAAGGCAGTCCTTGCAGAGTGTGCTACCACAGGTGTCGCACGTGTGCCTACAGGTTTTGTCGATGTATTTGCCGCAGTGTTCGCAACGTTTCCAGCAGTGGGCGCATTCCAAGGTGCCCTCGCAGTCTTCGCAGCTTGCGGCGTCATCGTCGCAGCAGTATGCGTCGCACTTGTCGCAGGAGTTCAGGCAATCTTTGCAGAACGTGTTGCCGCAGATGTTGCATCGTTCCGCGTATTTGTCGCAGACGATGTTGTCGCACTTGTAGCACAGGTGGCAGTGGTCGCAGCAGAAGACGCCTTCGCAGTTGGAGCACTGGTATAGGCAGTCTTCGCAATAGTTTTTGTGGCAGTGGTCGCAGGTGCCGTTGGCTATTGGATTGTTGAGGACGCAGTAGGAGCATTCGCAGTTGCTCATTTTTTCTCCTTGTTGGGTGTGGATTTCGACCCTTGTTTGTGTGGACGATTCCAGCATACCACATAAATAAGAGAATTAAGACAGCATGCCAAACAAGTCCCATCAATGATATATATTGGACATGTCCACAAATAAAAAACCAAGCGCTGTTCGAAAAACGGAAACGACACGCCGGGGTTGCCAGAAGAACACTGTGTGTTATAGTGGGAACCACGGCATATAGTTTAAACAAGTCCGGTGACAGACCGGAATTGACCGTAGAGCGGCGATAGGACGCAAGTCCCAATCGCCGCTTTTTTAATGCAGTGCGGAAAGAGAACAACAGACCTTGACCGCAAAAACCAATATCCGCTATCGCGTGGGAGCTGACGTAGGACTCAACAGTCTAGGATTCTCGGCAATCCAACTCGACGCCAACGGCAACCCAATCACACTACTCAAAACCCTCAGCTACATTCACGACGGCGGAGTAGACCCAACCCAAAACAAGTCCGGCACCACCCGCAAGGCCATGGCCGGAATCGCCCGACGTACCCGCAACATGCGCAAACGCCGCCGCCACCGTCTCAACCAACTCGACCGTCAGCTCTACCAACTGGGATATCCGGTGGACGAAGTGCCGGAAAGCGAACACGGACTCTACGAATACTGGAACGTCCGTTCCGCATTGGCGACCGCCTACGTCCCCGACAAGGACAAGCGTGACCGGATGATGGTCATGGCTATCCGACATATCGCACGCCATCGCGGTTGGCGCAACTCCTATAGTCGGGTCGAAACCCTGTTCGAGGACGTGGAGCCGTCCGACCAGTACAAGGATTTGAAACAGCGAGTGGAGACCCGTCTTGGAATGAAACTAGACGAGGATATGACCCCGGCGCAACTCGTCGCATTGACGCTTTCAGACCGTGATGAGAACTTCATGAGGGTTCGTACCAGCACAAAATACGGTGAGGGTGTTCTGCCAAGCCGTCTCATGCAGTCCGACAATGCGCGTGAACTCCGACGCATCTTCACCGTCCAGCAAGTGCCCGAGGACGTTTGGAAGCCCATCCTGCGTACCGTGTTCCACTGCGCATCCCCCAAGGGTTCCGCAGAGAAGCATGTCGGAACAGACCCGCTCGACCAGACCCAGAAGAGAGCGTTGAAGGCCAGCATCGCCTTCCAGAAGTACCGTATCCTCAACGTCATCACCAACCTGCGTATCCGACGCAAAGGCGAAGCATCCCGACCGTTGACCGTCAACGAGAAACAGGATGTATACGAACTGCTCACCACCGCCAAGGAAGACTTGGAATGGTTGGACGTGTGCGCCGTGCTTGACATCGAACGCAACGAACTCAAAGGCGTCGGCACCCTCACCCATGACGGGGAGGAAAGAATCGGT